AAAAACAAAGATATACAAGTTACAGATTATATAATGAAGTATCAATGTTTATTATTTGAAGTAAATGCTTTTTTGACAAATTCCAATACACATAAAAAAGTTATATTATTTATGTGTCCAGAATTAAGATTAGAGAATGATACATTAGAATCTATAAATAATATAGAAAATAATGATATTGTAAATATAAAATAAAAGTATTAAAGATTCGTATATTATATTATATAATATTATATTATAATGTACGAAGGAATATATTTAATTAAAGAAAGAGAATTTGTGATTATTAAGAGCCTAAAAACCTATCATTTCTGAAACATTTTCAAGGAAAATGTGACAGAATGTGATATGATTTTTTACGGATATTTACAAAGTTGGACGTTCACGTAGTTTAAATTCGAGAGTTAAAAATTATCCAAAAGATTCTTCGCTACATTTAATGGTTTTTTGTAAAGATTCAGAAATAGTAGAAAATGAAATAATAAAATTATTAACTAAAAAGTTTAAAATTCGTATAGTGGAGTGTCAAAACTTAAGACACCTAGGGGATCTTAAGATTGGCACTAGACGGTACCACCAATACCACCAATACCACCAATAATATCATGAATATAATTTTAAAAAATCAAAATATTCTTGCTAAAGAAATAAAAGCAATATCTAAACAAAACGAAATAATAATAAAACAAAATGAATTATTAAGAAAGACTATAGAGAAAAACAAAATAAATCAGTATTGACAAATATAATTATTAATTCTAACTATATATTATAATGGATATAGCTATTGGAGAAATTATAATTTTATTAATTGCAATTGTATTAATATTTATATATTTGTATAATGAAAAAAAATATACAAGTACCACAATACAAGAAGATAAAGAAAACATAGAAAACACAGAAAACACAAAAGATAAAGAAAACACAGAAAACCTGTAAAAAAGAAAATATTAATAAATACATTAAATATTTTTTATTTGTAACTCTTTATCTATATTTTTATTTTTAAATATCGTAATTTGTTTTTCGAATGATTCAATTTGTTTTAATAACAAGACTAAATCTTCAATTGTTTTTGATTCTAAATCATCATTCAGTGAATTAATCACTGTCGAATATTCTTCTAATTGTTTATCAATATCAATCTCATCGTCGTCGTCGTCATCATTATCATTATCATGATTATTATCATCATTATCATCATTTTCTTTACATAATTTATTTAAAGACGATTCCAATTTAGTTACATTCTTTTTAATTTGTTTAACATTTTTCATATATAGAGAAACATTTTTAGATTCCAGGTCATTAAACAATTCATATAAATTACTCAATTTTTGTTCCATATTAACTTTATAATAATATATAATATAAAGTTAGAATTTTAAATATGTTAACAAAATTATTATAATTCAATTATTGTTGCTGGTTTAATTAAATATTTTTTATCACCAATAAGTAAGATAAAGTCATAACCAATATCATCAACTGACAAGATTGCATCTTCAGTATCTGGATTAATAATCATAGAATAACCATTAAACAATAATTGTTCTTTTTCTTCGAGATAAGATACTTTATCTTTTAGAATTCTGATTTTATTTTTTAATTCATATTGTCTATATTTAATAGTATTTTTCAAATGTACTTTTTTATTTATTATTTCTTGTTGTATCTTGTCAAAAATATCATACGATTTAATATAAGATATATTCATTTTCATCTTATCTCTTTTTTTATTAATAATATTTTTGATACGATTTTTAATATCCAATCCTTTTTTTAATATATTAAATTTATTTAGAAATATATTAGATATAAATTGTGCACCGATAGATGGTGTTGGTGCTCTATAATCTGCAACATAATCACTTAACATATTATCAGTTTCGTGACCAACTGCACTAATAGTAAAAATATTACTTGAATAAATAGATTCAATAACATCGGAACTAGAGAATTGAAAAAGGTCTTCAAAAGATCCTCCACCTCTTGTAACGAGAATCAAATCAACTTTATCAGAATATTTATCATTAATTAATTTTACAGCATCGCCAACCGATTTACCCGCATTTGGACCTTGTACCATACAATCTTTTAAATAAATTTGTCCAGAAAACCCATTATCTTTTAAAACATATAAAACATCACGAATCGCTGCACCATCGCTACTAGTAATAATAGCTAAATTACGAATAATATCAGGTATTGATTTTTTATTATCTTTGTCAAAATAACCTTTACTTTCATAAAGAGATTTAAATTCAATATACGATTTAAATAAATCACCTAAACCTTTTTTCTCAATAGAAAATGCAACCAAACTTAATTTGTTTGTTTTCTTATAATAATTCAATTTACCACAAATAATAATTTCATCACCATTTTGAAAATCATTTGGATTATTCCAAGAAATAATATCAATACTTGCATCTTTATCTTTAATATTTGCATAAATATTACCACCTCTCTTAGAATAATTTCCTAATTCGCCTTTTACTTTATAATTATAATTACCATTTGATGTGATACACTTTTCAATTATTCCAGTAATATCACTGGGTTTTAATATCTTATCCATTTATTTAGTTTTATAATATTATATCAATTTAGTTTTAAATATATCATCTAATTTATTTTTAAACTTATCATTTAAATACATAGTTTGATTAGAAATATTTTCATTATGATTAATCTTTTCATAGAAAGTTTCTAGAAGGATATCAAAACTATTTTCAAAAGCTTTAAATATTCCATCTTTTTCGATTTTAATAAATATGTCATCACACTCCAATTGTTCTATTTTTCCCTTAATATACTCAACCATATCTTTATTTTTAATTTTTTTTAAATTTATCTTTTTTTTAAGTTTATTTTTATCTGGATAAAATTTAAATAATGTATCAATTTCCAATTTAGTTAAATTAATATTTTTGTCATTTAATTCTATTTTTTGTAATATTTCTTCAGGAAATAATAAATTAAATGACGAAAATAATAAACTAACATCAGATGGAATAAAATTTAACCATTTATCATATCTATTTCTCATTTTTAATTCATTATAAAATACTTTAACGCTAATACTTTTATATTGTATTGTATCTTGTATTGTATCTTGTATTGTATCTTGTATTGTATATTGTGATTCACAAAATATAATAGATTTTGAATATTTTAATCTAATATAAAAAGAACTTTGATTAGAATGAATAAAAGAGTTTAAAATTCTCATTTCATCATCAAATATTAATTTAGTATTTTTGATAATATTTTTCATATCTCTTTTTGATTCAAAAATTTGTTTTTCAGTAAATTCGTGTAAATAAATATATCTAATAAATTCAGTGAAATCTGTATAATTTGTTCCAGATACATCAATAATAAATCCGATTTCATTATATAAATCCATTTTTTCATCAGAAAAGAATTTTTCGAATATTTCAATTTCATTAATATTTTTTATTTTATACCAACTTTTAATAGGTGAATTAGGTAAACCAATTAGATAAATATTATATTTAACTTCTAACCATAAATCGAAAAAATTTATTCGTCCAATATATTTTACATTTTCTGGAATATTAATTTTGGTAATATTATTGTATGATATATTCGTAATCTTAGAAAAATCAATAAACTTATTTTTATAAAATAATGTAATATCATCTAAAGTAATATTAGATTCATTATCCAAACTAGTCGCACTAATCACACTAGTCGCACTAATCACACTAGTCGCACTAATCACATTAGTCGCACTAGTCGCACTAATCGCACTTATATTTTCCATTTAAATAAATATAATACTTAATTATTTAATATATAAATATTTATATATATTAAATTATAATATTGAGAATTTTACTCGTATACTGGCATATCAGTATCAGTATCTGCTCTATCACTATCTTTACCAGTCATTTTTTCTTTATTGTCTGCTTTAACTTTCTTTTCTTCTCGTTGTGCTTTTGGTTGTTCTTTTGGTTCTACTTTTGATTGTACTTTTGGTTCTACTTTTGATTGTACTTTTGGTTCTACTTTTTTTTGTTCTATTTGTTCTACTTTCTTGACATCCTTTGTCTTACTTTTTTTTGGTGCAACTGGTGATGAAGAAGACGATGATGTAGATGAAGATGATGTTGATGATGATTCTTTGTCTTTCTTTTTAGATTTCGATTTTTCTAATTGTTGTTGTGCTAATTGTTGTTGTTTAAATTGGGTTTGTTGTGCAAGCTGTAATTGCTGCATTTGCTGCATTTGCTGCATTTGTAATTGTTGTGGTGTCATTTGTGATTGTGGTGTCATTTGTGATTGTGGTGTCATTTGTGATTGTTGCGGTGTCATTTGTGATTTTTGCATTTCAACAACTTTGCGTCTATCTTCTAATTCTTTCATAATTCTTTCTTTTTCATTTAAAACGTGTTTTGGTGCATTTGGTGCATTTGGTGCATTTGGTGTATTTGGTGCATTGTGTGTGGTGTCATCTTCATCTTCAGAATCATTTATAATAACTGGTTGTAAGAATTTAGCTAAAGCACAAGCAATAACAAAATCGGCAGCCATGGCAAATACTAATTTTTCTTTAAGGTGTTCTAATATTCCAGTTCTTGCTTCAAGGTGTAAAAAATAATGAATACAAATATATAACAAACTACCTAAAATAAATATTTTTAGATATTTTCTGTCAGATGTATCAGAATAAACAAGGGGGATTCTTGATGAAATTATATAAAACATTATAAATATTATAAATATTTTATATATGTAATAAAAACTCATTTCAATTATATTAATTTCTAATTATTTAATCTTAATCTCTAATTATTTAATCTTAATCTCTAATTATTTTAATCCAAGATGTTTATCTAAATAATTTGGGTCATTTTCAATGTCTTTTATATTTAAAACATTTGTAGGAATTTTATAATCTTCTATTGCATTATATTTTTGTTGTCTTTCTTTTTGTCTTACATTTAATGCTGCTTCAAATAAAATAGTGAGGTCATTTGTTTTGTATACATTGCGAAGCATAGAAACAGTTCTATTAACACTTAATAATTCAGGAATATCTATACCATCTTTTAGATTAAGTAAGTATTCTTTTCTTCTAGTAATTTCTTCATCAAGAAATACAATAAAATCGTCTTCACTCATTGTATTCATTTTCTGAAGGATCGCATCTTCTTCTATAATTTTGTCATCAATAGCATTTAATATTGAATCGAATGAATTAACAACTTCATCGTCGCAAAACAATTTTAATTTAAATTTACCATATAATCTAGCATTAACGCATTTACGAGGGTCTTTGACAATTTTTATACTTTCTTCGTCTAATTCAAATCCAATAAAAATATCAAAAAGAAAACCAGATACAATTGATTTTGAATATGCAATACTAATAGAATATACTGGTAAAAATGTATGTTTTAATAAATAATTGCCAACCACATTATTTTTATAAATTGCCGCAGTGATATTATAATCATAAATTTTGTTAATAAAATCAATATTTTTACCACATACTTCTTGAGCTTCGCGACATGTTTCAAATTCCATTAATTCGTCACCAAGTTTTTGTTCTGAATCCATATATCCAACAAGTTTTACTTCGCATACATTGCTACGAAAAACTGGTTTTAATCTAAAAATTGGTTCAGTATCCGAATATTTTTCTTGCATAATTATATAAATATAATTAAATAATATTTATATATGTATAAAACGAATCAATTTATAATGCAAATATAGTTATATATATTTTTCAATAATTTCTTTAGATTTATTAGGAATTAGAGAAACAATTTTAATGTCACGCTTGTCTTGCATAATAAATAATTCATAATAGAACATAGAACGATGTGAGGTATTAGCTAATACAGAATCTTTAGAAATGTTTACATTTACATCAAATAATGTAATATAATTGTTTTGTTTCTTATTTACAGTATTTAATCTTAAACCATAAAGTAAACTAGCCAAAATTTTTACCTCTAGCGATAATTCTTCATTGATTTCATCAGAAAATAATTCATTAATCAATACTGTATTTTCTCTCATTCTATCTTTAATTTTATAAAATATTCTTTTGAAATTTTGAGTAATTTTATCTAAAGTATTTTTATTTAAAAAATTTTTATAAACAAATTCATCTATTTCCTCGCTTTTTCCGGTATCAACTTTTTGAGCATATTTTGTTAAAATTTTATATATAGTAATAATATCACCTAATTCGTGAGAAATCATATCTTTTGCACTGAGAAATTTTTTATATAGAGGGTTAGGGATATTACCATCTGGTTTAGGAACTCTAAACATATCATTAATCGATGTCTTAATCGTTTCTATTGCCGTAATAATTAACAAAACTTCTTTGAAACATTTTAATTTATAAGCCATAATTAAACATAGACCAGATTGTAAATCTAATTGCATATCTGCAATTAATTCTCCTAATTTATTTAATTTACCATTATCAATAACTTTTAATGATTCCATATTATTTACTGCAGCACGAATATAAACTTCTCTGGGAGGTTCAATTAAACTAGACAGAACGGTTAATAATCCGGTAACGTCTCCGGTTTTACTTTCTTTCATTAATCTTAATCCCTCACTTGTTATATCACTTGTTCTAATAGAAGGAGTAGGGAATTTTGCCATTATATTATTAAATTCATTTTGAGTATATAAATGGTAACATAAACCTGCTTCGGTTCTACCGGCTCTACCCATTCTTTGTCTAGCTTGAGCATTAGTAATTAATTTTTTTTCTAAAACTTTAGCATGTTTAACGGGATCATCATATGAAGACAATTCATAACCAGCATCAATAACATATTTAATACCATCAACGGTTAGTGAAGATTCTGCAACATTAGTACTAATAATAATTCTTCTATCATTTGACATTTTATTTTGAACTTCATCCTGGTCAGCATTAGATATACCAGCATAAACAGAGATAACTTTTACCATTGGATATAATTTTTTTAATTCTTCTCTTGTATCAATAGTTTCATTAATACTTGTAACAAAGAATAAAATATCATTAATTTTAGTAACTAAATCTGATTCAGAATAAGTTGACATAAGTTTAGCAATAATTTTTTTACCTTCTTCGATATAAGAATTTGGGTTAGATTCTGTATTCATAAATATTGATTCGATAGGGAAATTTGTTTTACCACCAATATCAATAGTTTTAAATTTACAAGTAGCAAAATAACTTTCAAATAATTTTGCATCGATAGTTGCACTCATAATAATTAATTTAAATTCTGGTCTAGCCTTAACAACATTTCTTAATAAATAAAGTAAAAAGTCAATTTGTATTTTTCTTTCATGTGCTTCATCTATAATGATTGCATCGTACTCAGATAACAATGAATCATTTAATAATCTAGCAACAATCGTACCATCGGTTGCATATAATAAATTTGGATTAGAACCGCGACTTTTTTTATCAGAACCTTTATATTGATAACCGACTTGTTCACCTAATTCAACATCTAATGTTTTTGCAGCAAATTCTGCGGCGGACTTTGCAACAATTTGTTTAGGAAGAGTAATACCAATTTTACCTTTATAATCTAGTGCATGTAATGCATATTTAGGTAATAATACAGTTTTACCAGAACCAGTTCCAGATATAACTAATAAAACTTGATTATCAATAATATCTTGAATAATTTCTTTTGCCGAATCATATGCAGGAAATTCTCTCCATTTTTTACTTAATTCTTTATACGTATCAGAATATGGAAGATTATTTAGAGGATTAGGATTTAAACCATCTGGATCTAAAATACCAATATTATTATTAGTTGTCATTATATAATATATATTATATTAATTAATAAAAATTGGTATTAATTAATAAATTATTTTTAAAATAAACTATTAGCAATAGAAACATACATCAATAAATTAAAAGCTAAAAATGTAGAATTTATTTGTTTTTTTGTTAAGTGGTTATTTTCTTCAGTAAATTTACCTAATAAAGTAGATGAATTAGCTAAAAAATTTATAATTCGTTCATCGGCAAAAATATCATCATAATAAAAACTAATATGTACAGCAAGAGAGAATAACATTTCTTCTGGTGTAGTAATATCATTATTCAAATTCAAAAAATGTTTATTAGATTTAGGTTTAAATATCATTATAATTAATTATATTATAATAATATTAAAAAAGTTAGATTGTATCGCAGTTAGATTGTATCGCAGTTAGATTGTATCGCAGTTAGATTGTATCGCAATTAGATTGTATCGCAATTAGATTGTTTTAACATTACATTTACAAAAGTCGTTGTAATCCATCATATTTTTCTCAGCATATTCTTTACAACAAATATTATTATGTACTCTATTGAAACTAACAAAAAGTTTATCTTTATCCCACGATTTACAAAGTATTTTATCACATTTTGGACACCAATCTTTCCCACATCCATCCCAGTCATATCCTTTATTATCATTTAAATAACCACAAATTGCATATTCTGAATTGATTGGAATCTTGCAAATTATTTTACAATGAGGACAATGTTTTGTAATTAGATTCGAAGAATTGTTATAATTTGTATCATCCGTAAATTTTTGTTTTTTATTAAATATATTATTTTGAAAAGTAAGTTTATATTGTTTATCTTTTGATAAATTATGAACTTTAACCATTTTATTTCTACCGAATCTTAAAAATGTATTTAATTGATTTGTATCAATGTTATTTTTCATATTTTTATTAATATAATCATCAATATCTTCTCTATATTGAACATTATTCAATTCATTTAGAGTATGTGAAATTGTACGCATATCCATAATTTTGTCATATTTTTTATTATGTATCATACCAATTAAAAGGTCTTTATATGATTGATTTAATTTTATAATTTTTTCTGCAAAGAAAAAGGCATCTATCATGGTTTTACACCCATTTAATATATTATTAAATATTATATATGTTTCTTCATAAGAACTCATTATATTTAATAATAAATTTTATTTTTTAAATATAAAAAAAACACTAATTAAATTATTATTAAAATTTATTAATAACATTTAATTTCCTCTACTTCTTCTCCTTCTTCTCCTTCTTCCTTATCTTCCTTATCTTCTTTATTTTCTTTATTTTCATTATTTTCTTTATTTTCATTATCTTCATTTACTCCATTAGTACTTATGCTATCATTTTTCTTCTTATCTTTCTTCTTTTGTGCTTTCTTGCGATTAGCTAAAGTTTTTTTAGAAATTTGTTCAACTAATTGTGGTTGTTTGCCACTACTTTCCATTTCTTCCATATATTGTTTCTTAGCAGTATTTGAACCGCGCATCATTCGTAGTTCATTCATTTTTGCACGAAGTCGTTTACGTGGGTCGGTCTCTTCGGTTGCAGTCATGTTACCAGACTTATATTGTTTTTTCATTTGTTCAATTTGACTATCAGAAATACCCATTTTACGAATCATTTTAGTTAGTTCTTTGGGATCCTTACTTTTAAGACTTTCCATCATTTTACTAAAATCGAAATTGGACATATCTGGCATCGATGACATATCTATATTTGACATATCTATATTTGACATATCGGACATTGTTGTAGAAGTATCAGATGTAACAAGTTTAGGGACAGATACTTCATCAAGGTCATCGTCGAGGTCAACGTTGGCATCAATATGTGTAGTAATATGGTTGTTATTGTTATTCATTTCAGTCATTATAATAATTAATATTAAATTAAATGTTATATATTTAATATGTTACTAATTCAATTTTTTATTATCTATCACAATAAATTATTTAGTCTTTTGTAGACCAATTTTATAAATAGAATTATTATTAATAATGAGCATTTTTAAATATTTTTTAAATTTGTTAAAATCGAAAAGTTTAATTTTTTCGAGTAATTCTTCTTTGACAATAAAATTAAAAGATTCATCAAGAATTGAACCCATATAATATGATCCTAAATCACCAATATTAAGGAATGATTTTTTCAATTTAGATTCTTCAGCATTAATAGATTTTATATATTCTTTTTCAGTCATTTTGTTTAAAATATAATCATTCTCTTGTTTAATAAAATCTTCGGTTTCTTTGAATATATCTTTAACAGAGAATTTAGGTGATTGTATAAGGAATTCAATAAAAATATTAGAATAATAATTATTATCTAAAATTTTCATATTAACTTTAACGATATAACCCATTTGTTTTTTTGTTCTTAATTCATAGAAGAATTTATTAGATACCATCATATTATATATACGTGCAAATAGAATTAATGATTTCCATCCATTAGTATATTTATTACATTTTCTAAATCTAAATAAATCATAAATGACTGCACCAAGTGAGTTATCTTCATCATCATTATCGACTTTAACAATTTTAACCATAGGTTCTTTTAGTCTAATAATATTATCAGTTAAATCTAAATCAATTTGTTTATTATCTTGAGTTTGTTCAAATTGTTGTAAATTATTATACACAGTATCATTTATTTCAATTGTTTTATCTTGACTAATATTACCAATAGTTAAAATATTGACTCTATAGTTATTAAAATTCTTTTTAAATATGTCTCTACATTTTTGTATGGTCATATTTTTAATAACTTTATATTGTTCATCTGGCGTGAAATAATTAGAATATATACATTTTTGAAACATAACATTTAATTTAGTAATAGGACTAGACTTATTATAATTTTTAAGATTTTTAGTTAATTCAAATTTAGCTGTTTTAAAACTTCTAGTTTTAAAATCTTTTTGAAAAATATCTTTAATTAAATCAACAACCAAATCAATTTTTTCATTATAACCACTAAGTAAAATATATAATAAATCATAATCTAGTTTAATATAAAATGTATAACCGGCATAAACTGCCATATCTTTTAATTCATTAATATCACTATATGCGGCATTAAGATATAATAACATTGCAACATATGTTTCAACATCTTTTAATATATTAGGTAATTTAATAATAGTTCTTATATCAACGATTGGAGATTTGAAAGTTTTATCACCATAATAAAATGAGTTATATTTAGTGATATTAGCATCATTCGTTAAATTAAGAGGGTGACTTGATTGTACAATTGTTTCATCAAATTTGAGATTATAGCAAATATATTTATTTAATACAGGTATTGTAAAATTATATTTTACAGGTTCAATTACTATGTCAAAAATGTCAGTTTTATAGCAAACATTATAACGAGGGAAATTTTCTTTACAGATTGATTTATTTTTTTTTGTGCCTAAACTTATTGCATAAAATTGTTCATCAAAATATAATTTAGCACTTGCACTAATAGTTTCAAATGTTGCATAATGAATATCATAACTGACGATATATTCTCTAGGAACATTTTCTTTCATAATATTTGTTAGAGGAATAATAGATTCAATAATATCTTCTTTTTCCCAAAAATTAAAATTATTAATATTTGATTGGATTAATTCCTCATATAATTTTTTTAAATCTTCATCATTATTTTTTAATTTATCTAATAAAAAGTTAAAATAATTAATAATTATAGTATATACTTCTTTATAATTTTCTAACCCTTCATCGGTTAATATATATTCTAAAGACAATAAAGTATTATCTTCATAAGATATACTTTCATTAATTTCACAAGATGTTACAAAACCTTTATTTAATAAATATTCATATAGAGAATCGGTAATTTCACTAGACAATATTTGTATAATAAAAGGGTAGGGTGATTCTAAAATATTGTTAACCGTTTTCATTTCGATTAAAATGTTTAAAAAATGTTCATCTCTATTTGGTACATAATATGTGATAGAATTATTTTTTAAAATTTTGCCATATTTTCTATTAATTTCGATATTGGGATTAGTATTAATTTTACCAAAAGTTTCTTTTACGATATGTTTAATATGTTCAATGTTATTATTATTTTTATTATCATTATTAGTAAATACTATTAAATTCATATATTTAGCATCATAATTATTTTCATGAAATGATTTTAATTCTTGATAGATATTAGGAATTTTTAAACTATCTACGTCACCACATGAGAAATGATTAATCGGATGTTCTTTATTAAACAAAGTTTTACATAGTTCTAACTGAATCCATCCATCATTTAAGAAATTCTTTTTTGCTTCAGAATCAACGGCATTAATTTCTCTTTCAATATATTCTTTTTTCAATAAAGGGTCAGTAAAGAATTGAGCAAATTTATCTAAAATTTCTGTAAACGATGAAGGATCAACGGTAAAATGATAATTTGTATCAGTATCTGACGTATAAGCATTAGTTTTTCCACCATTATTATTAATACTTGACATAAAATCATTAGAATCAGGATATTTTTTACTACCCATAAAAACCATATGTTCTAAGAAATGTGCCAACCCTTCAATTTTCTCATTAACTGACCCAATATTAACATTAAGACAAGCACCACACATTGATTCAGTGGTATCCAAAATAATAATACATTGGATCCCATTATCTAATTTTAAATACTCATATTCTCTATTATCATTAATTGATTTTTCAATAACCGGTGATTGTGACATATATAATAAAAATTGAATTAATTTATATTAAAAATATAAACTTTTAAATATTACTAATAAATATATGGAATATCCTCGTTTTGATCGTGAAAAAGGTTGGGCAGCATATTGGTTAGAAGTTGCCAAATATCAGCGAGAATTAGAGGCACCAAAGAAAGAAGCAATATTATTATATATAAATGAATGGCTAGGATTAAATAAGAGTAGTAAATTTAAATCATTGACAGCATTTAATAAGAAATATTATAATGAATTGCCGAACAATAAAAGATCGAAAAACTTTTTAATAAAGAATTTCGAACACTATAATGAATTTTTTAAATTGAATTTAGAATACAATGAAGAACTATTTACAACATATAATGTTTTATATTTCTTAAAACTAATGTTAAAACAGATAGATTTTGATTTAAAACGGGAAAAGACACCAAAATATAAGAGATATACTATTATTTGTAATAAAGATTTAGCGTGTTATTAATATCTATATTAAAAATTGATTTATTTATTATTTATGATAAATGTATGAGTATATACTATAACAATTATAACAAACATTATGTCCAATTATTTCGAACGTTTTTCATTAGATTCTAATGGTAATTTATACATTGATGATTATTGGGTACATGTAAACCGGTATGACCATCTTGACTTTTATAAAGTTAATTCTGAATCAACAATTCAAAAAGTATCAGAAGAAATTAAATTAAAGGAAGATGCATTACATATAAAAGTTATAGAAAAAGAGATTGAATCATTACAAAAAAAATATAATGAAGAAGAGAACGAAGAAGATTTTGACGAAATTGCAGCAAATCATTTAACAAAATATGTATTTAATCCAGAACTAAAATATATAAAAGAGAATCATATGAATGAAGAGAATGATAGTGATGAAGAAATATACAATGATCCAAAAATTATCATTACTGGAGATTTTAATTTAAATAATTATGAATTTGATATTTCGAATTATGAAGTATATACTATTGATTCATCTAATAATTTAATTGCATACACAAATATAATTAATGATAATCCACTCTATCGTATTACTCTAAGTGAGCGGAACGAATTACATTTAAATATAATTGGAACGAAAACGATATATTATAAAATAAAAGATAGCGAAACTAAATCTAAACCAATTGAATTAGAAGTAATCACTATTAATTATCAACAGATTTAATTTATTTTAATTAAACTTTAAGATTAATATTAATTTCACCTAATAGATACATAATATTAATAAATTCATCACCTCTTTCTAACAATCTAGCCTCAGTATTAGTTATAGTCATAATCAATTTACTTTTAATATCATCTTTAATTTTTAATTTAATAATTTTATCTTTTAGAAAGAATAACATTTCACTAATATTAATACTTTGACTTTTAATATAATTTGCAATATCAACAATAGTTTCAATATCTTTATTTATAATCGTTGACCAAATCATATCTAAATCCGCAATACTTGTTGACCCCACTAATTCATCTAAATCTTGAATGCTAATATTTTTTTTATATTTATAAAGATATTTAATATTTTGAAGTAACATAATAGAACGTCTTGCATCACCTTCACTAATTTGAAAAACTTTTTGAAAACATTCATCAGATAGCGAAATATTTTCTTTTACTGCGATTTGTTTTAATCGAAAAATCATAGATTCTGAATCAATTGGTTTAAATCGAAATTTAACACACCGAGAAATAATAGGGTCAATAATCTTTTCAATATAATTACATGTAAAACAAAAGCGAGTAATATGACTACTAGTTTCAATAACTTTTCTTAGCGCACTTTGTGCATCTAATGTGATTGCATCAGCTTCATCTAAGATAATAATTTTATACGGAGGAGAAGGATAAGCAGGATCGCCATTACCAATAGATTCTTTCGCAAAAGAAATAATTTTTTCACGAACAGTATCAATACCTCTTTCATCTGATGCATTTAGTTCTAAAATTCGTTCATTCATTAATTCTGGTCCAAATAATTCATAACCTAAAGCCAATATTGCACTAGTTTTACCAGAGCCAGGTGGACCATAAAACAATAAATTTGGTAATTCGCCAGTTTTTATAGTTTCTTTTAATACCTTTTTAACCTCATCTTGATGAATTATACTATCAATACGGCGAGGTCTATATTTATCAACCCATGGAATATTATTAGTATTTATTTTATTCATATTATTCATATTATGTTATATTATGTTATATATATTTATTGTATTTAAATGTTATATTTTCAAGTTTTTTTTGAAAGCGTTATTTTATTATAAATATAATAAAAAATATAGTTATAATGAATAATATTAAATTTCCTGAAATGGACTCAAATACATCATCCGACGCAGGTGGAGAAATTTTAAATACTTTAAATACTAAATTGAATAATTTTAAACCTCCAGTTATAGAAAAATTAGCATCCTTTGCATCAGCTTTACCATCATTATCTCAACAACCAACAAACACATCAAACATCACATATGCTGTACAACAATCAAATGCCGCACCCACAACACAACCATCAAACACATCAAATGTCACACATATCGCACATATCGCACATTCTCACACTGCAACACCAAGACCACCACCTGTTGCATCTAAAGTTGCAACACAATCGACAAGTGTGTCACAACCGCAATCAAAAAATGTAAGTTTTGACCATAATGTCCAACATAAAACGATTTCTCCGAACCCAACAAAATCAGATAACAATTCAATAACAAAACCAAGTGATGAAACAAAACTTGAAACAAAACTTGAAACAAAATCAGCAGAAGGAGAAAAAGTATTATCTCCATCAAACGATGTAAAGAAAGAAAGATTTATCGATAAATTTCTTCCAAATTTATCATCTAAATTACCAGCAGAATTTATTAATATTGGCTCTGTTAAAATGCCAACAAAAACATTAATATTAATAGTTGGAGTCATTGGTGTTAGTGTTGCATTATTTTTTGCAACAAGAGATAAAAATAAAAATAAAAATAAAAATAAAAAAAGTAAGAACGATAAAAAGAAAGGTAAAGATGATGAAGATGAAGATGACGAAGATGACGAATGATTAATAAATAATGATTAATAAATAATGATTAATAAATAATGATTAATAAATAATGATTAATAAATAAATAATTTTATTGTGTTTTACAATCAACTGCTCCATCAGTTGACATACCACGTGGAGGGCCACGTTGACCACCATGACTTTTTCTACTTTTATATTGTTCTTTTAATTCTTCCTTTTCATTTTCTTCAACCACATTCTTTTTATATTCATCATATAAAACAATATTTGGAGAATTCTTTTGATGATGGAGATATGGTTCATCAGTTAATGTAGCCCAAATTGTTTGTTTATCAACTTTATTAAGTTTTTTAGTTTCTACACGAATACGAATTAACATATCACCACGTTTATTCGAACCTTGTTCATACATGCCTTCATCTTTTATAACTAGGATATCGGAATTTTTAACCATATCGGACATAGTTACTTTAACATTCTTACCATCTAAATGTAGAATATTCTTTTGAAAACCACAAAGTGATTCTTGAAGAGTTAATTCCATATCTGTAACGAGATTATTTTCATTAACTTTACGTAGTTCTTTAATAATTGAACCACGTGTAAAAATAGGATGTGGTACTTCTTTAATAATAATTACAACATTGGAACGAATGCGGTTTGATTTATCACGTTCGAGCTGTGGGATTTCATTACCTTCATCTTCAATAATAATTGGTTTAGAACGACTATGACCTCTATCAATAGTAATTTCAATAGTATGTGAATCGCAACTTGAACCACTTCTTTCACAATCTTTACATTTTTCAGCTTTAGGATTAATACCTGTTGCTTCGCATTCATCACATGGAATTTGAGCAAATCCTTGCATTACACGCATCATCCGAATACCCTTACCTTGGCATTGTTTACAATCAACATGTTTACCCTTTGCACCTTTTCCATTACACTGTTTGCATAAAGAATAACGTTCAAACGTAAAATCTTTTGTACAACCAGTAAATAATTCTTCAAGGGTTACTTCTAAAAATGCTTCAACTGGTGGAACACTAATAGTATTTTCAAATCCGAACATATTTTTCAAAAGTTCAGTAGGGTCAAAATCTGTAGGTTGAAATCCTTGTTGACTTAAACCTTCCATACCATATTTATCATATGCTTCTCGTTTAATAGGGTCTTTTAAAACTTCAAATGCTTCTGAAACTTCTTTAAACTTTTCTTCAGCCATTGGGTCACCTTTGTTTTTATCAGGATGATGTTTTAAAGCAAGTTTTTTATAAGCGGAACGAATAGTGTCATCACTTGCATTACGGTCAACGCCTAATACTTTATAATATTCTTTATCTTCTTCCATTATTAATTAAATTAATATTTTATCTTTTATGTAACTAAATTATTATGTAATAAATAAATCAATTTTTTTTATATTTTTAGTAACATTTCTTACCTTTTTTATTATTTACAACTTGCCATTCATCAGTAATATTATTGTTATTAGTAGTAGAATCAATAATGTATGTATGCTCAAAATTATATTTTTTAATGGAATAATTATCATAAAGCATATTTGCAATATTGGTTATATTATCAATTTGAGTATTATTAAAATTTTTAGTTTGTAAAAATTGTTTAATGTCATTATAATTCGGTTTATTCATATAAATGTTAATATCTTCAGGATTAATAATTTCTGCATCTAAATAATTATTTTTAGAGAAAACCCACTTTTCAATAAAATTTTCAGGGATATAATATTTTACATACCCAATAATTTTGTTAATTTGATATAGATGAGCAACGAATTTAATTATATCACAATTATTTAATACAAACAATTCAAGAATTTTTTCACGATTATTACCACCACCGCAACGAATACCATGATTATAATCATTACCTAAAATTATAGTAAAATCGATAAAATTATTAATAGTGAATTCAAAAGTTTTTTTAAAATGAGTAGAACAAATCAAATTAACTTTTTTTTGAAAAAAATCAATAATTTCAGTTAATTCTAAAGATTTGATAACATTTTGTTTAAAATCAAAATCACGATATAATTTATGACCTCCGAAAATTAGAACATCACTATCTTCACTTAATACACCAGAAATAACATTTTTATAATAATGACTAAGAATAGTACATTGTGAATCTGCTTCACCGATTGAATTAATATAAGGTATACCCATAGAAGATAAAAAGTATTTACAATCATTAATAATTTCTGTATTAATAGAAATACTTTTTTTAAAATTTTTAATATATTCTGAATCATCACTATTAGAATCTACATTAGAATCTACATTAGAATCTACATTAGATTGTAAATTAGATTGTAAATTAGATTGTAAAATAGCTTTACATTTTTCATCAGCTAATTCAATATTATGTTTTCGTTTTTCAATACATTCTTTTTTAATATCTGGCGATTTTCCATCGAATACACAGATAGGGAGAATACCATTTTCAGAGAAGATCTTTACTAAATTATATATTGCAAAAATATGATTGATATTTTTTCCATTAGAATTTAAAATATCATGACCATTATTACGTATTCCGATTATATATTTGTAAATGTATAACATTGCATCAATAATAATTGGTTTACCTTTTAAAGTATCCATTGATTCAGTTTTAACAGTATCATTAAGAAAAGCCCACAATCCTTTACAACCCATATTTTTAAGTTAATTTTAATAAATAAATAATATATTAGGATGTTTAAGATTAAAAATTTCAATTTTTATTAGACAATTTTTATTAGACAATTTTTATTAGACAATTTTTATTATACAATTTTAGCTAATATAATATTAAAAGCCGATTTTAAATCACGTGGTACTAAAATACAAATTTTATCTAGAATTAAAACATTAGTATCAAATTCAATATTCATATATATATCATTATGCGACTGTATATTGACATTGTATATAATATTACAATTAATTAGATAATATTTAGAGAAAGAACAAATTTTTCCTAATAGAATATTTAATTTCAAAGATTTAATATTAGTAGATTCAATAATATTTAATGTTGAACGAGTAGTAATTATACAATCTTTAGTAATTTCTTTCTTATTATCATCAATAATAGTATACCCAATAGAACCTGTTTCTTTATAAAATAGATATTTTGCTTCGATATTTTTTTTGAAAATAGATTGAATTTTAATTTTTGAATGAGTTAAATCTGGATGAATTACATATAATAATGAATCACTTGATATATTACCACTCATCTGAATACCTGCAATAATTTGATTTCGATCGGGAATATTATATATTGACGAAACCTTGAATACATTATCAAAATATATATTTTTTTGTTCAGTTATATCAGATATCATATACTTTTTAGAATCAATTAATATATTTTTAATTTTTTCAATCTGTGATATTTCTGGTACAACACATGATATATTTATTACATTATTATTGGTATGATTGGTATGATTGGTATGATTGGTATCATTAGTATCATTTGTATCATTATGTAAATCATATTTTGTTTTAATTTTATAATATTTAATATTTAGTAATTCTGCATATGAAATTATAAAATTGTCATACATGTCTAACGTATCGTCATATAATATAAATATTACATCGATCATATAAGTTCTCAAAGCTTTTATAACAGATTTAAAATATTTTAAACTACCGGGTGTATCATATATATTAATAATTTTATCAGAAATTTTTGTTATTTCTTCCCAATTATGTGTTTGGTCATAATTAATAATTTTATTATTTTTAACACCAATAATTTCTTTTTTAACAGATGTAGTATTCCCAGTTTGTTTTTCATGTTCATGAGACATAATATAATCGCGAATATTTCCACAACCATTATCTTTATTAGAATAACAAAGGTGAGATATTAAAGTTGATTTTCCTACTTGTTTTGCTCCACATACAAGAACATTAATTTCTTCTATTTTTTTATCATATGGTTTAAGTTTAACAATACAATAATAAATATTAGATGAGTCAAATTCAAAAGTTTCAGAATAAAATATTTCTGCAGAAGCTTTAGATACAACATTTTTAAATATGTCAACGGTTATTGCTAATTCTTCTTTAGTTAATTTACCAAATGTTCCATCATCATATACACCTAATACATAATGAGCTTCATATATACCAATAGTTTCCTTTCCTTCATTAAGTCTCCATAAAAGTTGTGAGACTAATTTCTTCAGATTCATATTAGATTTGAAATCTAATCTCCATTTATATTCAATAAATCCATTATCATTTTCTTCAATTAATACAGTTTTATCATTTTGGAGGAGTGTTTGAAATAAAGACATTCAAATAGTTTAAGTTTATTTTAAGTTTAATTATTAAATATTCTATTAAATAATTAAAAAATCATTTTTTTATAAAAAAATTATACATTGGTAAAAGTTTGAACAAGTTTTTGAATTCTCTTATCATTTTCATCATGATACATCATAGTAAAACGGCGTAGTTTACTTGCAGTTTTATTTTTAGTTTGAATTTCAGCATGAATTGATTGTATTTGTAGTAAGAATTTCATATCATTCTCTTTAAATTCTTCTTTGGTTTTACTTTCTAATGTTTTGAGAATATTGTTAATAATGCGACGATATCCTTCATAAACATTTTCAGATTCAGATTGTCCCCACGTTGTGTTGTAAATAAGAGTTACGAGACGTTGTAGACATGTGCCAACAACGGAATTATTAATTAATCCTTTAGAATATAGGAGACCTAAAAAGTTTGTAAAACCTTTAAAATTATCTACACGATACAAGTTATTGTGATCGAGAGGTTTTATTGGGTCACAAAAGTCATCAAAATGACGTTTACATAGTTCTAAAAATACTGATGAAAATTTAATTACTTTATTGTTATCTGTAATAATTAGTGGAAAGAAATCGCTCGCAACAAGTACAAAAATTTCAGATGATGAAATTTGTCCAACTGGTACATTAATACCTTTTACACCAGTAATATCAGTCATTGCACAAATTAAAAGATCAGATGCCAATGTAGTAAAATGTTCAGTTTTACTAAAATTAAGAGATTTAAGATTTGTAATAACTGTTTGATAATTACGTTGAGTAATATTATTAAGTGCTTCTACAATACTATTCTTAAATAGAATATCATTAGGATTACGTCCATTCATGAAAGTGTCAATAATTGCTCCAACTTCTTTAACCATCCCATCGCGGAAATATACATTACCTCCAATATCGTTACAAAATGGTTTGAGATTGGGTGGAAGCATATAATTAAGGTCTTTATATTTCATGAATTCATTGATTTCATAACTAATGTTAATATTATTGATTTGCTGTGTCATATTGAATAATAATATATAATTATAATGATATTTTTTAAGTGATATTAATATCAATTTTTATTTTATATAAAAAAATCACATAGACTAAATTTTAATTTTATTATTAAAACATTCTATCAAGTATAGTATTATCTGGTTTGAATAATGCTTGTTTAGTATTTTCAGATTTAATATATACAGGATTATATAAACCATCATCTTTAGTTAGAACCATGATTTTATTTTTCTTATTTTTATCAGGTATTTTAACATAATCTTTTAATTTATCTTTTTCTAATAATTTAATTGTTAATCCATCAATAACATTTTGTGTAGATATATTACCATCGTCACTAAATTCATGTTGAATTATAATATCCGAACATATTTTTTTCATATCTTTTTGAGTTAACTTTTCATCTTTAATCATTTTAAGACCATGATCTTTATAAAATTGATTTACTTTAACTGTTTTAGGAATAATTTGGTGAGATTTTAATATATAATGAATTGAATTCATGAATGAATAATCTTTATCATATGAAGTCGGTGATAAAACTTTATATTCAACAACTTCACCTTCTTTATCTTCTTTATCTTCTTTATCGTCTTTACCGGTTGCTTTACTGGTTGCTTTACTGGTTGCTTTATTGGTTGCTTTACCGGTTGCTCTACCTGTTGCACGTTTTGGAGGAGAAGTTGATTTAGATTTCTTTCTAAAGATAGTGTATCTTTGTAGGAAAGTATATTCATAACATACTTTATTAATTTCAGTTTCATCATAATACAATGCAACATTACCCAAGAATTTTTGAGTTTCGGGGTTGTGCATAGTTTGTTGATATTTGGAGAAGAATTCTCTGTTCATTTTAAATTGATTTGAGAATAAATCAGTTTCAACTAATTCTAAATCACAATCTTTAAGAAGGTCTTCTGCCATGAATTTATAATCAACTAAGTATTCTGTTTGATAAGAACCATCTTCAAACATCCACGATGCATATAAATCGATTGCATAACCTGGTCCAATTGGTTTACTGGTATCAATCGTTCCAAATTTCTTTACTATTTCGAATAATTTTTCTTTTTTACCTTTATCGTCTGTATAAAACCGAGCCATACTGTTTTCTGTACCTAAATATTCTAATACTTTTTCTGCATCAAAATGAGTTAAAATTAAATAACCATCATCTTTAAGAATAGTATTTAAATTGTATTTTAAGTTATTCCATGTTGTTTGACTTGCAAGTAAATAGTGAATAACGAATTGAGAGTTAATTACATCAAATTTAGTACTATTTTGATTAAAATATTTTTCAATTAATTTTTTATTATCTTGACTCATACCACCAAGAACTCTATTTTGTTCATCATATGTTAATTTTGTTCCACAATCAGCATGAATAAATTCCATCTTTGGAAAATTTGGTTTCTTTTTTCTGAGAAGATTATAACGCGATATCGCACCATCTACTGCGGAATATAAACCATCTTTTGCAATATCCGCACCAACATATAATGCCGCAGCAACATAATAGAACTTCATAAGATCCGCACCTCTACCACAACCTAAATCGAAAATATTAAGTTTTCTACCTTGTTGATATTGTGCATTACAATAAGTATACACAAGATTTGAAACAATCCATCTGTGAAATTGTCTAAGGGGTTTAGCTAAATTGGAAATCTTTTGGAAATAAACATTTTGTTTAGATGCAGAAATAATAAGTTCATGACCTATTTTAAGTCTTAAACTTTCAATCTTCTTATCATAGAAGAACAAATTACGTTCAGGATTATTACCTTTAGCAAGGTCACTAAAATCACTAATTAAAATTGGTGTTTGAATTGAACGCCAAATTTTAAATGCAATTTCTGAATTGTTACCATATTTGCGTCCATATCGTAAAACACTTTCAGTTTTATCATGACGTGTACGAAGTGGTCGCCATCTAAATTTTTCAGGGACAAAAACGTCTTCACCTTCACTATTATCATAATAAAATTCTGCGACAGTATTATCAACCAGAATATTACCTTCTACATCACGTGCTTCACCATCTTCTAAAAATAAATATGCCCAATAAGCCCCCTTTTCTTCTAAAAATAATTCCGGCGATTCTTTATTATTATTATATCTACCTGTATATAATTTGCAAATTCTGTATGGTTTATTTCTTACATAATCATCATTTGAATTATCATAAACTGTAAGAACTTTACCAGTGTTTTTATCTTTTTCAAATTGAATATAAAAGTCAATAGAATTTTTAGTTGGAGGTTTCCATTTATATTCGAAGAATTTAGAATCACGTTGTGAAGTAACATATGATTGATTTAATGGTTGAAAAATTAGACCATCTAATAAATATGGACATCCTACAGTGGAATCTTCAGTATATGATTTCCACATATCTTCAGCAAAGGCAAAGATTTCCCACGGCTCTGCACCAGTAGCATCAGCAAAATATTTTGTTCTGATTAGAGGAAAAGATTTTTCAAATTGCATATCTTCATTAAGAGTTTTCATAAGTCTAACAAATTCTTTATGATGAAAACTCTTAACGTCTCCCAAATTAAAAGTATTACCTGGTTTATAAACATTCTTTTTAAAACCCTTTTGACCCTTCATAACAAAAATTTTATTACAAAGGTCTTCTGCCATTTCGATACGTTTCATAAATACTGGCTCTGGACGAATATCTTTAGAACCAATAAATAGTGCATCAAAAATCAAATAAATATGACGATTCAGACGTGAAATAAAAATGTATTCACCGTCGAGAATAGTTCCATTATAATCATCAGTATCTAATTTAATACCACTATTTTTAACATTTAAATTTGTAGAGATAAAATATACTTCACGATTCATAATAACTAAGAAATATCTGTCACCATCAGCTTTATCAGTTACTGCATATTTATTAGGTAAAATATCAGTTGCATATTGAATTTCAAGTGAAATTGATTGACGAGCATCTAAAAATGTATTAGCTTGATTAACGTTCGCAATATTCTTATAATATTTCAAAACTTCATTAATTTTTGAAGAAGTAATTATATGATTACTTTGTTGAATAATTTTATGAAAGATTAAAGTTTCATTCATAATCAAATCAAATGATGAAGTAGTTGGTGTTACTTTAGAATCTAATAAACCGTATTCAATTTCTAATTCATATATTGGAACAGTATTATTTAAACTGGAATATTTTCTAGTAGTTTTTGTTACGGTTAAATCAATTTGAACAAATTCGCTGGTGTTTCTAATTAAATCAATACTTGTTCTTTGTTTTAAACGAAAAGTAATTTTATCTAAATCTTCATGAGTAATATTATCAATCAATTTAAAATCTTCATCACTGTAATCAATTTCGCTGGCTAACTTGACACGTTCATTTAAATCAATAATATCAATCACGTTTTCTTTTGTTTTTAATTTTTTCATTAAAACAATTTCGTCAGATTTCTTTTTACGAGCAATTCTAACTAAACTTTTGAAAATAACATGAGATTTCCATAAATCTAATTTTTGAATATATTGATTAATAATTTCAGAACCATTTAACGTAACTCTGTACGCGGTTTCGGGGTTAGGAGAATAAGTAATATCTAACATATCAGATGTGATAGAATTGGTATTTAGTATTTTACTTTTATGTTTTATATATTTTAAAAGTTGTATATACTTTTCTTGACCAATATACTTATTTTCTTGATTTACAAAATTTATTTCGAACTCGTTACCTTTTTTAGTAGAGGAATAGAGATCGAACACATTTTTGTAAATGTCATTACCGATTAAGTCTTTAATATAGGATTTATTATGGGAAGACATATAATATATATTATAATGATATATATTTCTTTAATATTCAATTTTAAATTCATTTTTTTTTATGTTTTTTTATAATTATTTAAAGTTTTTTATCTTATTAATTATTATTAGTAATGGTAAATAGAAAAAATATTAAGGGTGGTACAGTTGACCCAAAATCAATATCCATACCTAAATTTATGCCATTTTGTATAAATGTATCCGTACCTGATAAATCAAAAAAAACTATATTTGATTCAAGTGAAGAAATAGTATTAAATACTAATATAGATTATCCAAGATGTTCATTAGGATTCCAACATTTTATACACGCTGTTAAAAATGATACATCAATATTAAAACAATTTGAGAATAAAAAAAAAGTATATTTAGTTATGAATCCGTTTGAACGTTATATAGATTCATATAATAAGAGTATCGGAGACATATCAAAATTATATTTTGATTTAGGAAAAGATAAAACACCAGATATTTTATCTCGAGGATTTTATAAATTATGGGAATTATTTTTTATGTTTGATTTAATTGATACATCAAAGGAGAATTTTGTATCAGCACATTTAGCAGAGGGTCCGGGATCATTTATTCAAGCAACAATATTTTTTAGAGATATGTTTAGTAAAAAAGGTGTAAGTAAGAATGATAAATTTTATGCGATTACATTACATCCAGAAGATACACGAGGACATGTACCAGAATTAGAAAAGAATTTCATAGAATTCTATGCAAATGAAAAACCACGTAGATTTTTTCAACACGAAACGGTAAATAAAAAACAAAGTGGTGGTCATTTAGATAATGGCGATTTAATGAATCCAGAAACTTTAAAGAATTTTTATGGTGGAGGAGAGTCAACAGTAAAAGAGAAAGTAGATTTAATTACAGCGGATGGAGGATTTGAATGGGCAAATGAAAATATTCAAGAACAAGAGTATTTTAAATTATTATTTTCACAAATTATTTTTGCAATAAATATGCAAAAGAAAGGTGGATCTTTTGTATGTAAATTTTTTGAAACATTTACAACAACATCATTAAAATTCGTATCAGTATTAACAGCTTTATATGACAAAGTATTTTTTGTTAAACCGCTAACAAGTCGTCCATCAAATTCAGAAAAGTATGCGGTATGTATTGGTTTTAAATTCTCAGAATCAGATTCAGAATTAAAAAGTATTCTTAAAACATTAAATAAAATGCATGAAGAAATTTATAAAAGTCCAGAATTAAATATTGTGAATATATTTCCAGAATATCAATTTAATTCAGATTTTCTTAGTAGAATGATTAATATGAATACACACATTTTAAATTTACAATTTAAAGCAATTGGTGATATTATTAAATTTATCAATTCACAAAACTATTATGGAGACACCTATCAAGAAAGTAGAGATGTGCAAATTTCGGCAGCCGATTATTGGACGAAACAATTTTTTATGCCAGAAAGTGAATATAAAGAAAATAAGAAAACAATAAATGATATATCATTTTTATCAAATAAAATTAATATAGATAAAAGTTTAGAAATCGAAAAATTGTTAGACTTTTAATTATAATATTATAAAATTAATATAATTTAATTTTATAATGAATCTTACACCATATATCTTAATATAAATAAAGAAATAAATTTAAAAAGAGAATTGGTTGCATTTGCTTTAATTATCGGAGGATTTTTAATATCGCAAAATATTATATTGAATAAATTAAAATAAAATAAAATAAATTAAATCTAAACATCACCACCTTTATCTTTAATGTCTTGAATAAGTTTATCTTTGCCACCAAAAGCAGGATAAAAGTAATCTTCGTTTTGTTTTTCTGTAAATTCATCATGAGCAACTTGAAGGGAAATCTCGCCATCTTTTACTTTTGAGAGAGTTTCTAACATAGTAATAATTTTTTGAAGATTTTGGATCTGTTCTTCTTCATCTGATAAAAGTTTAATCATCGACATTGGAAGTTTTTCAAATTTATCAAACATCATATTTAAATAACGACCATTGTCTGACTTTCTAACTTTTTGTACAGAAGGATCATTAAAGAATTCCACAAAATCAACTACAAGTGATGAAAGTAAAGTAATATCAGGAATTGCATCAACGCTCATTACTCTATCCATGCCTTCTTGATTTGCTTCTGCCTCTGATACTAAACTAACATTAGTGTCATTCGTATTTAATTTAAAATTGCTAGATTCTCGTTGTTGACGATACATATTATTATTAGTCTAATAATATATATTTTAACTTTAATATATTTAGTGTAATATATTTAGTGTAATATATATATTTATGTTTAATGTATTTCTTCTTTAGAGATACATATTAAATAGTTATGTTTAACTTTAATAATTGCTTTACCTATATCAATATATTTTGATGAAATATTTTTAGTAAGACTATATGAACATAAAATTAGGTCGAATTTAGGAAAGAATTGTAATTTATTAACTGGTGTATTTATAATTTCTAGAGTTTCTAAATTTGATAACTGTGGAATCGATTCTAATTTAGTAGAATTTGCAACAAGATGAGATATATTAGGTATCAAATCTAATTTTACTTTATCGGTATTTGAGATATCTAAAAAATATAATGATGGTAAATTTATAATTAACTCTAATGGATTTGAATCTATAATTAATCTTTTAAGATTATTAAAATTTTCTACTTTATTAATTTTATTTTTACTAATTTCAATTAGTTCTAGATTTTTATACGAAGTGGGTATTGTATTTATATTATTATTATTAGCTTTTATTCTGATTGGATTAATATTACTAGGTAATTCAAAAAGATTATTATTATTCACTACCACTTCTTTTATAGTAGAAGGAAGAAGTAATTTAGATACTTTATTATTTTCTATATCTAGGACTTCTAGATTATTAAACAATCTTAAATCTAATTCACCTTCTAAGTTATTATCATTTAAAAATAAAAATAAAATTTTTGAAAAATCTATTGATAAATTTAATATATTATTTTTATTAATATTTATAGAAGATAAATCCAAAGATGTTAAATTATTATTATTCTTTAATTCTTTTAATCTATATTCGATAGAATCATAATTTGTAGATAATTTATTTTTTAAATCATCTATATCAAATTCATTTTTATCAGAATCTAAATTTATATTAATATTTCTAGATTTTCTGAATTTCAAATCATTTTCATAAATAAATGCGATTTTATTAGAACTTAAATCGTTTTGGCTCATATAATATTAATATTATTTTTTTACTTTAACTAATTCACAACATAAATCTTTCTTTGTTTTTAATTTTCCTCCCTTTTTAATATCGATATTATATTTTTTAGCCTCTTTCTGAATTTCCATTAAACTGAGTTTCATATATTTTTCAATAATATCATCATTATTATTATTGACAGTATCGCTACTATCATCGTCACTGTCATCGCTGTCATCGCTGTCATCATTGTCATGATTGTCATGATTGTCATGCTTGTCATTGTGATTGTCATGCTTGACATTGTCATCATTGTCATCATTGTCGTCATTGTCATCATCGGTATCATCATCAAATTTATTGATAACACTTGTTTCATCCATTTTTACAGTAATTGGAATTTCTGGCATAATAGTTGCTAAATTAATATATCTAGATAAATCTTCTTCTTTGAATGTTATTTGATCATGTGATAGAAGAGAAATTTTATCACTATTAGTAAGAAAATATTTTACAAGAGGAGAATCGAAAGCAAAGTACTTTTGATTTTTAGAAAATACTGGATAAAAATTATCGTCAAACTTGTATAAAAATACATTCATTTTAAATGGAACAAAATCTCCTCCTCCATATTGAAATGTATTAGCATCTTCATTAAATATAAAGATATTAATATGAAGGTAATCACTTACAAGACGAATTGTACCAGCATCAATAATATTTTTATTCATATTATCTTTTAATGTTTTTTTATTCCATTTCAATTTAGTATAATTAAATTCTGTAATTCCACCATAACTAATATGTTTGGCTAAAGTTTTGATAAAATTTTCAAGGTCGGATGGTTTAGGTGTCTTAAGAAGATTAAATAAGACCGATTTAAAAAAGGTAAATTTTGAAAAATCTGTTTTTTTCTTAGTTTCTGGTTCAGCATCAGTATCCGCATTAGCAGTTGTTTCAACTAAAAAAGTATTCATATTGCATACAAAAAGTTCTGATAATGATGGAAAATTAGGAAAATGTTTAATAAAATTTGAGTTAAAATTAACATTAGTTGATGATGATAAAAGTTCTTCATAAAATGTTTTCACTTCAGATTTTTTCTCAGTTTTCTTTATTTTATCAACAGTGATTTTTGGTTTTTCAATATCAACAGTAATAATTTCTGTTGGTCGCTGAAATGTAGAAAAATTAGTTTTAATAAATTGTAACAGGTCTTCTAATGTGATACGTTCATATGCTTTTGATTTATCATTTAATATAACTTCCATGTTTTGATTATATTAAATATATACATATTTATCTTTAATATAAATAATTATCAATTTTTATTATCTATGATTTTTTCTTATTGACTTTAGGTTGAGTTTTGACTTTAGTTTGAGGTTTCGGTTGAACTTTAGATTTGACCGTATGTTGTTGTTTTGTTGGTAAATCTGGAGAATCTTTATTTAAAAATATATCCATATCATCATCATCACTTTTATATATAACATCAGTGTCAACATTGTTTTCTTCTTTTAATTTTTCATAATAATCTTTCTTTTTAATAATGTTCTTTTCGAGAGAGCTTAATCTAACATTATTAATTTGAATTTTTTCAGATAAATTAGATGTAATTAAATCATCATCTGTTAAAGTTGTAAATTTTTTAATTTTGTCAGTATCAATTTTTCTAAGATACGTATCTAATTTTTGATATGTATTATCTGTTAAATTATGAAAAAATAATAATACACCGCTAGAATTTTGTGTATATGATAATTCAGGATTATTTTTTAAAATTAAATGTTTGATCTTTTCAATATTTTCTTTTTCAGTTAATTTTTCTATACGTTCCTTTAGTTTTTTTTTAAACTCGAAAGTGATTTTCTCATTTTTAGAATTCATATTATTCATATATATTTAAATAATAAATTTAGAATATAAAATTATCACATTATTATTATATTAATGACTGATAAAGATATTCAAACTGATTTGATGAAAACAAATTTTTCATATCCAGAACCAGGGGATCAAGATTTACAGTATAAATTGTATAAGAAAAGAGAATTTTATTATAATAAATTTCCTGAAAAGCCAGAATTAAAAACTTATGAAGATATAAAAGATTATAGAGATAACATTTGTGCAAAAGATTTTAGTCTTCATGAATATCAAACATTAATTGCAAATTTGATAAATCCGGATACTCCATTTAAGGGGTGTATAGTATTTCACGGTTTAGGTACTGGAAAATGTTTACATAAAGACACCTATGTAAAATTCTATAAAGATAAAATTACTAATCATTTACCAATTAGTGAAATATGGAATAAATTTAAAACAATAGAAATAAAAGACGACGAAGGAGGTATTTGGTCAGAATTATCAGAAGATATATATGTTGATAGTTACATTCAAGATAAAATACAATTAGGTATTGGTAAAGTAGTAAGATTGTATAAAGAGAAGATTAAGACTGTAGTTAATAAATATACATTAAGTAATTCATCCGAAATTATTACAACACAAATACATAGTTTTTTATTATTAAATGGAGGAATATTAGAATGGACGAATAACATAATAAGGGGTTCAACACTTGCAATTATGAATTCAGAAGGAAGATTAGATTTTGAGACAGTTAGTGATATTCAGCAAATATATTTAGATGACTATGTATATGATTTAGAAGTAGAATTCTATCATAATTATGTAGCCAATAATATCTTATGTCACAATACATGTGCAGGTATTGCAATTGCTGAAAAGTTTAAACCATTAGTTCAAAAATATAATACTAAAATATATGTATTATTACCAGGTCCACTATTAAAAGAAAATTGGAAAGATGAGTTAATTAATTGTACAGGTGAAACATATATGAAAAAAATAGATAAGAGTATATTAGTCGATCCATCTGAAGTTGACCGTTTAAAAAAGAATGCAATAGCTCAAGCAATGCAATATTATAAGTTTATGAGTTATAAGAGTTTTCAAAAGAGAGTACTTGGAGAAAAAATAGTAGAAAAAAAAGAAGGTACTAAAGTAATTTATAAAAAGACAGATGAAGGAGAATTTGAAAGAGATGTTTCAGTGGATAGAATTCACAGTTTAAATAATACTTTAATTATTGTAGACGAAGCACACAATTTAACAGGTAATGGTTATGGGGATGCATTAATGGAAGTTATTAGAAATTCGCATAATTTAAAGATATTATTGATGTCAGCGACACCAATGAAAAATTTAGCGGATGATATTGTAGAATTAGTTAATTTTTTAAGACCGATAGATTTACCAATGGAAAGAGATAAAATATTTTCATCTGAAAAGAATTATGAAATGAAATTAAAATCAGGCGGTTTAGATTATTTTAAAAAAATGGCATCAGGATATATTTCACACGTGAGAGGTTCGGACCCTATGGTTTTTGCTAAAAGAGTAGACAGAGGAGTAAAACCTCCAGGATTATTATTTACAAATGTTACTCGTTGTAAAATGAGTGAGTTTCAAATAAAATTATATTTAGCAACAGTAAATAATGCAGAAGATGATGACGCATTAGATAGAAAAGCGGAAGCAGTAGCAAACTTTGTATTTCCCGCATTAAGTCCAGATAAAAAGAGTATAATAGGTGTTGCAGGAAATGAGGGATTAAATACATTAAAAACTCAATTAAAATCAAATTTAGAACAATTAAATCAACTTATTGCAAAAGATATATTAAAAAATCCAAAGGAATCAAATGATTTACTATATTTAACTCCAGATAATGCAGTTAGTGGGAAAATATTTAAAGCAGAGAATTTGAAAACATTCTCAACTAAATTTTATAAAACTCTTAAAAAATTAAATAAATTATATTGGGGTAAAAAAGGACCAAAAACCGCATTTATATATTCAAATTTAGTTACAGTTGGTATTAATGTATTTGAACAAATTTTATTACAAAATGGATATTTAGTATATGAAGAAGATCCATCCGCATACCAGATTCAAGAAGATACAAAATGTTATTATTGCGGAAAGACATATAAATCACATCATACAACAACTGGCGATGATGTAGATAATGAAAAAGAGAAGAAAGGTAAGAACAATAAAAAGAATGATAAAGATGGTGACGATGCAAGTGTATCATCTTCAGAATATGATGAATACAAGGCACATAAAACGACTCCTAATCCTCCAGCTCATACATTTTCACCTGCAACATTTATAACAATTACAGGTAAATCAACAGAAGACGGTGCAGGTGAGACAATCCCAGAAGAAAAGAAGAAGATATTAAATACAGCATTTAATATATTTGAAAATAGAGAAGGTAAAAATATTAAATTTATATTAGGTTCAAAAGTTATGAATGAAGGTATTTCACTTAAAAATATTGGTGAAGTACATATATTAGATGTTTACTTTAATTTTGGCAGAGTTGACCAAGTAATAGGTAGAGGTATTCGTTGGTGTTCACATTACAGATTAATGACAGACGTTAATATATATCCATTTGTGAATGTATATAAGTATGTAGTATCATTAGATGAAGGATTGAGTAGCGAGGAAGAATTATATAAGAAAGCAGAATTAAAATATTTATTAATTAAAAAAATAGAGAGAGCGATGAAAGAAGTATCGATAGATTGTCCTTTAAATTTACAAGCAAATATATTCAAAGAAGAAATAGAAACATTTAAAAATTGTAAGGAGAATCCAAAAGAAGGTGAAGAGATGTGTCCGGCGATATGTGATTATACAACATGTGATTTCAAGTGTGATAACATGAAATTAAATTCAGAATATTATGATCCTTCAAGAAGAATATATAAAGAAATAGAGAAGAAAAATTTAGATTTAACAACATTTACAACATCATTTGCAAGAAGTGAAATAGATTTTTGCAAGAAAAAGATAAAATCTATGTATCTTACAAATTACATGTATTTATTATCAGACATTATTTCATATGTAAAAGGATCATATCCAGAAGAGAAATTAGATTTATTCGATGAATTCTTTGTGTATAAAGCATTAGATGAATTAATACCAATAAATCAAAATGAATTAAATTCATACAAAGATACAATCATCGATAAAAATAATCGTAATGGATATTTAATTTTTGTAGATAAATTCTATATATTTCAACCATATGACCAAAATGAAGATGTCCCTATATATTACAGAACAAAATATGTTAAACCAATAACACAACCAATATCCCTATATTCATATTTGAAAAATATCCCTGATTTCAAAAATATTAAAAATATAATACAAGATGAATTAGAAGCAGATGATAATGATAAACCTGAAAATAATTATGATTTTGATGCAGTAATGGATTATTATGATGGAAGAGATGAAAATAAATATGTTGGTATTATAGATAAAGACGTATCCAGAAAGAAGAGTCAAGAAAAACAAGGTCAAGAAGATGTATTTAAGATTAGAGAAAAACGTGCAAAGATTCTTGATAAGAAACGCGGTACAGGTATTCCAAGTTTGAAGGGTGCAGTATGTACAACAAAAGAAAAAGGAGAAATAGAGAAAGTAGCAAAAGATTTAGGATTAAAATTTGAGAGAAATATAACACGCCAAGATTTATGTGCTAATATTAAAAATACTATGATAGAAAGAGAGAGGGACCAAACAGGTGACAAAAAGAAGACATATGTAATGATTCCAGGAAACCATCCTCAATATAAATTTCCATTAAATATAGAAGATAGAATAGATTATATTAAAGAAGAAATTAAGAAAAAGATTCCAGCCAAAATAAGTATAACAAAAAAGAAAACAAAAGATGGTATGAGCTTATTTATAGAGAAAGATAAAATATTAGATGATTATGCCGACTTTTTATCTAAATATAACCCCATAAAAGATAAGGATGGAATAACTATAAATATTGATTAATTGAATAATTAAATAATAAAAAATATTGAAAATAAAATTAATTAAACATAAAATAATAATATATGTATATAATACAATGAGTACACCATATATTAATACTTATCTTAATACTACAGTAAGAATCCAACCCAACCAGATGGATAATAATATTAGAAAACATATAAAAAATAGTATTGAACGAGAACATCTCAATAAGTGTTTTCTAGATTATGGATATCTTAGTAAAATGCATGAAATAAATCCCGATTATGATGCAGAAATAGTAGCAGAAGACCCAATGGCATGTGCTCTATTTAAAGTGAAATTTTCATGTACTTTATGTAGACCGATTATTAATAGTTCAATTATATGTAAAGCAATAGGTATTACTCCTCCTATCATCTATCTAGTAAATGGACCTCTTGATATTATTATTAAAACATCACAAAATTTAAATAAGAATATATTTATATTTAATCAAAAAATGAATACTTGGACTGTAAAGAAAGATAATCCAATAAATACCAATACAGCAACAGATACTGAAACGAACAGTAAGAATAAATACCAAGTAATTGAACAAGGTACGTATCTTAAAGTAAAGATTTTAAATAAGAAGATTATTGATAAATCTGACCGTATTTTATGCATCGGTTTTTTAGAGAATATTGCAACAGAACAAGAAGTAAAAGATAGTATTGAAGAAATTTCACCAATTGAAAAGTTTTCATCAATGAAAGAATATTTAGAAGTAGAAGATTTCAATCAAAAAGAGGAAGAAAGACGTGCCCTATCTCAAGTAGAAATTTCAGAAATATCAGAAATTACTGAAGCATCTGAAATGTCTGATATGTCTGAAATGTCAGAAAATGAACAATCTGATTAAAATTATTAATTTTTTTATTTATATTTAAAAATAAGAATCTATTTTTAAATTAAAATATGATGAATAAGAAATATATGTATTGTTCCAATTGTGGATTCAATACACATGATTATAGGGATTGTTTAGAGCCTATAACAAGTTGGGGAGTGATATTAGTTAATTTGTCTATGGTTCCAATTAATATATTCCACAATAAGATTAATATTAAATCGCATATATTTAATATAACACCAACAACACCAAACGATTTAAAAATACTTTCTCAAGTGATGTCAACATTAAAATTTCTTATGGTGCAAAGAAAACATTCAATTGGATATATTGATTTTTTAAGAGGTAAATATCGTATTGATAACATTGATGGAATAAATTTTCTCTTTCAACATATGAATCAAGAAGAAATTAATAAAATAGGTTTAGAATCTTTTGATGATTTATGGAAAGATTTATGGAATAATGATGAGTCAAAATTAAATAATATTAAGAAAGAATATTATACAGCAAAACTAAAATTTGAAACATTAAAAAATAGTACAGAAATAGAATTAAATTTAAAATTTTACGTTGAAAATGTACAACCAATATATAAAACGTATGAATGGGGTTTTCCAAAAGGTCGTAGATCCAAATTTGAAAATTCAAAAGATTGTGCGATTAGAGAATTTTCAGAAGAAACAAATATTCCAAAAGAAAAATTAAAAATTATAGATTCAATTGACCCAATTGAAGAGAATCTGATTGGAACGAATGGAATAAAATATAGACATATTTATTATATTGCAGAAATACATGAGGATTATTTACCAGAAATAAATGGTAATAATGAAATTGGAAATATAAATTATTTTTGTTTCAATGATGGATTAAATATAATTAGGGATTATCATATTGAGAAAAAAGAAGTATTGACAAGTGTTTATTATTATTATTTAGAGACAATTATGAATAATATTACTTCCGACAACAATGTTGATTCTGAATAAAAAGTTATTTTTTTAATATATAATTTAATATAATTATATATTAATATGTTAACAATAAAAGATGATTTAAAGGAGAACGAAGACAATTATATAAAAATATTTGATTTAATAAAAGATAATAAATGGGATGAATTAATGAAAATATTAGAAAATGTTGACAATAATATTGATATAAATATGAGAGATTCTACGAATAATTATATCATATCATATGCAGTTATGTATAACAGAATAGATTTAGTTAAAAAGTTATGCGAATTAAATGCAAAAATAGATATTCTAGATTCGGACGAAAGGTCGATATTATATTATCCAGTAAAATATGGATATAATAAGATGTTAGATTATTTGATTACTATCAATAATGATATGATTGGGGTAAATATTACAGATATTAAAGATAAAGTATATAAAACACCTTTGCATTATGCAATCTCTTCAAAAAACATGTATGCAATAAAAAAATTATTAAATAATAATTCTAATCCAAATTCAACAGATAATAAAGGTTATAATTCTTTACATCAATCTATATTTACGAGAGACGAAGAAGTTGTTGCACTAATTGTTCCATATATTGCAGATATAAATTCGAGAACACACACTGGTGAAACTGCTTTACATTTGGCATGTAACTTACAATTAGGTAATATAGCAAAATATTTAATTAAAAATAATATTAATATTAATATTCAAGATACATTACACGAATTTGCAGCCATACATTATGCAGTAAATTTAAATATGATATCAACTGTTGATTTATTAATAAAAAATGAAGCAAATATTAATGTACAAGATGTATTTGGTAATACACCCATCCATTATGTATTTATAGAAGAAAATATGAATATGTTACCATTATTTATAAATAGTAAAATTATTGTAAATTATAATTTATATAATATTGATGGTAAACTACCTTTACATATTATATTAGAATCGTACAATGATTCAATTGAACCATATTTAGAAAATATCATTTTAAAATCAAATTTATCATTAATGAATAATGATGGAAATACATGTTTATATTTATTATGTGCATTACATTTATGGAAAAAATATAAAGAAATACTCAAGAAAAAAAGATTAGATATATATTCTAAAAATAAATCTAAACAAATGATTTTAGATATAATAGATAAAAAAGACCGAGATGAATTTATTGATTTAGTTGTAGAATCATACTATGACCGATTAAAATCGCATCCAGATTCGTGGAGAGAAGAATGGGAAAATATTTGTTCTAAAGAATTTACAAAAGATAATAAAAATAAAAATGCCAGTAATATTAAATCGCCAAAAGATTGTATATCACATATCAGAACTAATTTATTGGAAACATTAGAAGAAATTAAAGAAGGAACCAAAAAGTGCGGTATATCATCATATCCAGTAGATAAGAACAAAATGTGTATAAAATTAGATGAAGGTGAGACATTAGATGTATGTACATTTACAGGAACAACATTAGATGTATTATTAGGATTAATATATTTATTAAAAACACATCCAAATACATGTTCAACATTATCAACAGATTTTTATTCAAATGAGAATTTACAAAACTTTTATAAATCTATTGGTATTATCATGGGATCTCGTAGTGAGTTTTTAAATTTTGAAATAGTATGGGTTCATCAAAAATTATATTTAATTGAAAATTTTTATGATAAAATTAATGAATGTAAAGGTAAAAATATAGAATTTATTATTATACCATTAGGTATTGAAATGAAAGCGGGGTCACATGCAAACTATATAATATATGATATTAAAAAGAAAACGGTAGAAAGATTTGAACCCCATGGTTCAGCAACACCGCCTGGATTAAATTATGATCCGAAAATATTAGATGAATTATTAGAGTCAAGATTTAAAGTAATTGACGAAGATATTAAATATTATGCACCAAGTGATTATGAACCTAAAATTGGTTTTCAATTAATGGATATTTTTGAAAATAATAAAAAAAGAATTGGGGACCCTGGTGGTTTTTGTGCATTATGGGCAATATGGTATGTAGACATGAAACTAAAATATAAAGATTTAAATTGCAAAGATTTAGTAGAAATTTTAATTAGAAGTATTCGAACACAAAATATATCTGTTAAAAATATGATTAGAAATTATGCTAAAAATATAATAGATATTAGAGATAAATTATTAAAGAATGTTGGGATGGATATTAACGATTGGTTAAATGATATGTACACCGATACACAAATTAATGGAATCATTGAACAAATCCAAAATGAGATTTTAGATATTGCAGCCAAAAAATAAGATTTTTTCTGAACAAATCCAAAAAATAGTTAATATTTTTTATTAATATAAATTAGCACAGCGAGAATAACAAACATAATTATTACTAATACTAATTTATTATTTTTAATCATATCAAAAATATTATTATTTGTATATGTATTGTTTTCTTTATTGTTTTCTCTATTTAGTTCTTGTTTAATTTCTTCTTTTAATTCTCTTTTAATCTCTTCTAGTGTCTTATCAGGATTAATATTATTACTTTCTAATGTTTTACTTTCTAATGTTTTACTTTCTAATGTTTTACTTTCTGGTGTTTTAGAAATAGTATAATCTTTAATGAAATCGTCATATGATAAGATTGGTTTTTCTAAAGATGCATTAACTTTATTATGTAAATTGAATAACCATTTAATAACTTCAACATTATCCATTAATATTTCTTCACTTAATGGTGTTGTTTCCAGATGAACTTGAAAATTGTATCTACATTTTTCACAAGGTATAACTTCTTTAATAGAATCAAAGAAATTATATAAATTATCTTTATCAGCATCTGTTGGATTATCTGGATAGGCTAATGTTAAATAATGCATAAATTTCCATAAATATGGTCCCCATATTGTAGGGTCAATATTTTTATATGGCATAATTAAAATATATCAAGATAAAAATATTAAATAATAAATAAAAATAATAAATAAAAATAATAATAAAATAATAATAATAAATAAATAATAATAATGTTATACTGAAATTTTTATTGACTTATCATATCTTTCAAAATAGAAAGTATTTTTATTTTTATCAGAAATCTTTTCAATGTAATCAACCAAAGTTTCATATGATTTTATATTTTTATTAGAAATTTTCTTAAGTATATATAACAATCCGTCTGGGTGATTTGTTAGAGTTATATACGAATGATTTGAAATAGTATTATTTTTAAATTGATTTTCTGTTAAAGGAGAATCATTATACGATTCCATTAATTCTTCACTCAATATACTAAATTCTAAACTCCGATACTTATATACTAATTTTGATGAAATTGGAATTTTTAAATTTGATTGTGAAATTAATGGTAAATTTATTTTTGCAGTTTTAATTGGAATATCTATGATTTTTAAATTTTTAAATTTATTGTCATATTTGTCACCATCGATATTGTTGTCATCGATATTGTTATCAATATTGTCATCGATATTGTTATCGATATTATAATTACTGTATTCAAAAATTAATAATTGTGTACCAAATAATAAGAAATATAAATTTATTGGTATATAAATTTGTAATTTATCTGAATAAATTCTTCCATTTTTATTAAACTTATTATTATTAATATTGTAAATAATAATACCATTATTAATTTTAACAGATTTATCTGTCGTACAAATATTATATCTTAGTTCTTGTTTTACATATGCATAGAACAGATTATTGGTGTTATCAGAAATTTCTAACATATTAAATATTAGTTCATTCCATACGAATTTTCCATTATTAATCGATAAAGTATATAATAGAGGGAATAATATTGAGAATGGTAATATATATTTTTCATCGAGTTGAATACCAAAGGGTTCGGAATCAAGAAAAATGCAAGAATTAGGAATAGATTTATCCGAATTAATAATTTCAATTAAAGGAAAATCTGGGAGAAATTGTGAGAAATATTTTTTATAAGTAATATTTGAAACAACATACACTTGTGAATCCCCTGTCAGAATAGTAGATTTACTAATTAGCCTAAAAGACATTGCTGACTCTTGAAGAAAACTATTATATTCTTCTTGTGAAAAATTATTAAGTAATTCTACATTCAGATGTTTAAAATTTTTGTATTTAAATGTTGCATTCGTGTTATTACAATTGAAACTAATTCGGATGTTATCATTAATAGTAACATTGTTACTAGAACTATTATCGTAAATACAAGTTTTGAAACTCATTAAAAAGTAATATATAACATAATAATATATCGTACGTAATTAAAATATCAATTTTTTATATACATACTTGTTAAATATTTTAAAAGGAATGTAAATCAGAATCATAATCACTGTATCTATTATATAAAACTATTTGATTTTTATACGTACAATATACGTCATATGGATTACCTGGTTTCTCTCTAGAATGATTCGGTTTAATTTCTTTTAAAAATTGGTATTTTTCATTAGAACTATTTGATTTATAAGTGTACACGCCTTCTTCAGTGATTGATTTACCAAACATATTATTAAATATATTAGCATAAACATAAACAATTGACCAACCCCAATAACTGTATGCAAAACCAGATCGATAAAAATTTACATATGTGTCGATTGCTTTTTTATTAACTGGATGCAATGGTGGACATATTATAAAATGAGGATTCATATTATTTGTTTCGTGTGATACACAAGTTAAAAATTCTACATCTTTTTCTAAAAAATCTTTTATTGGAATAACTGGTTTAACATCTATATCACTATAAACACCACCATCGATATATAATTTACAACATCTCCAAAAATCGCATTTAATTGGTCCATCTTTAATGAAATTAAAAATGTCAACATATTCCGAACCAAAATTCTTCATTAAAAATGTCTTACAATCTATGTCATCATAAATTTGAACTTGATAATCTGGATTTAATATTTGCCAATTTTTAACAATATATTCTGGAATATCTTTAGTTTCTTTAGTTTTATTACACAGTGTGATAATTTTTGGAATATTGTTATTATTATTATTATTATTATTATTATTTTGTGAATATGTAGTTACATATATATATAATACTAACATTGCTAACAATACTATTATTCCAATTAAAAATATATTTTTCATTATAATATTTGTAATGAAAAATAAAATAATAAATAATTACTTTTTTTTAAATTGATGATTAGATGCATCATAATCTGGAAATCTATTATACATTATAATTTTATTATTATATGAACAATATACGTCATGTAATGTACCCAATGTTTGTTTAAATTTACCAGCCGAAACTTCTTTTAAGATTTTTGGTTGGACCTCTTTTAATATTTGAAATATTCTTCCATTTTTAGCAATATATATACCTTCATTTGTTATATTTTTTTTAAATTCTTGTGAAATAATATTAGTAAGTATGAAAACAATCGACCAACCCCAATAACTATAAGGTTTACTATCTCTATAATATCTAACATAAGTATCTACAGCAGATTTAATAATTGGATCCTTTGCAGGACAAATTATAAAGTGTGGATTTAATAAATCACCCATTACAGACGTACATGTTAAAAATGTTGCATCTTTATCAAGAAAATCTCTAATTGGAACAATTGGCATTACATCTACATCACTATAAACACCACCACGTATATATAAAACACACACTCTCCAGAAATCTCCTTTAATTGGTCCATCTTGAATATAATTGAATATATCAACATATTCTTGACCATAATTTGTTCTTAAAAAGTTAATACAATCGTTGTCGTCATATAATTCTATGTTATATTCTGGATTAAGTTTCTTCCAGGTAGGAATTATATATGATGGAATATTCTTATTTTTGTAACAAAGAAATATATTTTTTGGAATATTTTTAACTTTAATATTACATTTATAAAATTTATTTATAATAAGTGCAAAAATACCAAAGATGATAAGTATTACACTTATTATAAAAATTATTGTTTTATTATCATTGAGATTTAAATTAATATTAATCATTATAATTTATTATATATTATATATTGGAAAAAATATATTATATAGTGGAAAAATCAACTAATAGTTCTTTGTAAGTAGTTCCTACATATTGTAACATTTTAATATCATTCATTGTGATATTTTTTGGAATAAGTTTATCATTTAATTTATCAATATATTTATCTACTTTTTTGAAATCATTGTTACTTACTTTATTTAATCTATCATAATTGTAAATATTTTCAAATAATTTCAAATAATCTTTTGTAATATGTGCAATACATACTACCGATTCTCTTTGAATATTTATGTTAAAATAAAATATATAAGATGTTGCATATTCTGGTGAAATTAATAACATTGGGTCAAATGTTATACCTTTTTTTTGCAGTTGTTTATATACACCAAGTGAATATATATTCTCAGTAGATGGAGCATAAACACTTAGGAAATGATTAGTATGTAATATACGTTTAGCAATATTAAATGGTTGTGCATGTATTAATGTTAATAATATAGGATTAAATTTACTTGATAATAAATTTTTGTATTGACCTTCATATTTTTTAATTTCATTTGAATATGTTTTATTTCTTTTATTTGGGAAATATAATGATCCTACTAAATCACTTGATACAAAATATAATTCTAAAAAAGTTAATACAAATCTACTATTTATATTCAATATATTACTAATATTGTAAATTGCACTTGATAATTTATTATCAAATAATATCATTTGTAATCGAGCTGAAAATATTGTTTCTCTCTTTAATTTCATACGAGTACCATCTTCTTCTGTTTCAATATTTTCATAAGATTTTAACATAGAATTATAATCATTTTCACTTATATTATATCTTTTCCGTATATTACTATCAATTGCTGTCATATCTAGACTTAATAAAATATATTTAATAATTTCTTTTCCCAAATCATTTAATACATTGAATTCCGAAGAATGATTTTTAAACATCGACTTGAATGATTTTAAATCATACACATTTTTTTCCATTGAATTAAATAACTCCATAGGATTACCATTTAATGCGGCTAATATTGATACTATTCTACAAATGTCATCAGTTGTATTAAAAAATAAACTAAATGTTAAAATTTCATTTAATGCAGGATCTTCAAAACCAAAAGTTTGATTAATTTCACTAATAACTTTTCCAAATTGTGTTTTAAAATATTTATTACTATTTTTTTCTAAATATTTTTTCATTAATAAGTCTTCAAAGAAACTATCCATTTTTAGAGACACTATTTTATTAGTATTATTATCATATATTACATCATTTTTAGAAGTGGATTTTATACGTCCCATCAAATCTCTCTCTATATATAATTCTTCTGGATGAACAATATAATACATACCGGTTGCATCATATAAATTATCAGAATCATATCCGGTTTCAAATAATTGAGGTACATATTTTTCATCATAATCATAGTCATAATGAGTCAAATTACCTTGATAATTATAATTACCATTTGCTGTACTAAATAAATTATAAAATTGGTCTTTTATTATTTTATTTTTTAATAATCCTTCTATAGTTATTAAGTTTTCTTCAGTATTTGTTTGCACAGATGAAAATATACTATCACTAATATTTCCTGTACTAAATTCAAATAAAATTTTATTATTTTCCATCAATCCCTTTTTATAAGTATAATATACATGTCCTGGTCCTGTTCTACCTACTCTACCCTTTCTTTGTAATCTACTTGATTCACTTATATTCATAGTAACTAACTTACCTCCTCTCTTTGTATATGAATACATTAAAGCCTTTCTCGTTCCAGTTTCAATTACATAATATAATCTTCTAATAGTTATTGATGCCTCTGCAATATTTGTCGCACATATTATACAATTTTTATAATTATATCCTCCACTAGATAAGTCCCTTGCTGATGAAAAACTTTCTCTTTTTGATATATGTAATTTACTAAAATTTTCATCAATTGTTTCAATAAATGTTCTTTTATTATCACTTAATGCTGAATAAAATGGTAAGGCAATAACATCATCGGGGGTTGCATCGTTTAATTCTTCTACTAATTTAATAATATCTGCTTCACCGGGTTGAAATATTAAAATATCCCCCTTTAATCCTTCTCTAACTAAACTCTTTACTATGTCAACAACATTTGAACCATCTAAATATGTTTCTTCTATTTTATGTGTTGTACCTAATCCAACCGGAGAAATATGATATCTTCTATCTATATTTACTCTATCTAATTTATTATCTCTTATTCTACAATCAATTGGAAATTTTTGATTATCATTAATATCTCTATAATATCTTCTATAAACTGGTTCATCATCATCCATAGTTGCAGAAAGAATAACTAATTTGATAGATGGATTGTAATAAGCAAAATCTCTCATTAAAGTTAATAAGACATCCATATTTTTACCATGTTCATGTGCTTCATCTATAATTATAATATCATATAAATTAGTATTTGCCATTGTCCCTTTATCGTCTAATAACTTTTTTAAAAGTGGAGAAGCATTTTTAAATTCTTGTACTAAAGTACCATCGGTAATATATTTTAAAGATAAATGTGTAACTTGTGCAATATGTTGTTGTGTTTTATGATGCATTTGAACATAATAATAATCAGAATCAATATTGTTATTAAATATCGCTACACCTAATTCTTTAGATACTTGGTCAGCATTATTTTTTGTTGGTGCTTTACGTGGTTGAGTACATACTACTTTACCCATACTATTGTAATCGATTGCCTTAAGATAATACATATATAATTTAGGAACTTGTGTAGACTTACCAACACCAGTTGCACCAGTCATATAAGTAACACGTTGGTTAATATATTTATGTACAAATCCAATTTGAGAAACCCAATCTAATGCATATAAACTAAACCAGGCGGATTTATTTGCTTCTGGAATATTACCAGAATAAATATATGGTAATTCGGTTAAATAAGAATATGCGGATGCATAAGGATTATCTAATTCCATAGAAAATATTTTTGGATTCATTTTTGATACTATCCCTCTTCTATCAGAACGAGAAGTGATTGATTTATCAGTTAATTGTTTATTTGGTCTTAATTGTGATAATATACCCTTTGTTATCATTGTTTGAAAAATTATTTCAATAAATGCATGGTCAGTTATAAATGTGTATAACTCTACATTATATACATCTACTAATTTTGCATCTCCGTCTCTATTTAATGACTTTAATATATATCTAATATATCTTTTAATATTAAACCAATCTTCAGAATTAGCATAATTACCATTTAATCTTTTTAATATTTCTTCTTTTTCTTTATTTTCTAAACTTTTCCAATGTTTTGGATAAGAAATATATTCTTTACCTTTTTGATATTTGCTTAAACTTTTTGCGAAATTATATATATTTTTTAAAGTTACTTGTCTTAATACCGTATATCTTTTTGTATTAATATCACTAAAAATTAAACCATCTTCAATCTTTTCTTTTTTTATATCAAATAATACTGAACCGTAAAAAGTAAATTTTAATTTTTGCACTAATTTTCTTAAATGTTCATACATAAATTGTGGTTTTATCGATTCAATTTGAATAGTTAAATTTTCTACAGAATAATCATCATATACTTTTTCATCATCTATTACATTATCTTCTTCTATTTTTTTACTAATTGGTTTATATCCGGACCTAATAACACTGGGTTGCAATCTATAATTATTATCAAAAGTAATAGCTAATGCTTTTACTAATCTTTGAATACTTAATGCGGATAAAACATACGACATATTATCACCATCAATAATATAATTCACTGATAATTCAATTTCTGATATACCGTGTTGATATAATTTATTTAACTTTTGTTCAAATAATGTTTTATTTTCATCTGTAATACTTGACCATAATGTATCATTTAATATATCATTCATACCGTCATCGAGAAAATGTTTTAAAAATAATAATGCTGGTATTAAACTACCATTACGTATATCGACTAAATCATAAATTAATAATTTTAATGGAATAATATCTTCGTATAAATAATTACGAAATATGTTATATATATCAGATATTTGTATACTGTGTAATCTTTTTACATTTTCTGGACTATATGATAAATTATTTTGATCAAACTCTTGTAATTGTTTTTTTTTAAATATATTTAATGTATTATTAAAAAGTTTAAAGTTTTTATAATTTTGCATAGATATAGGCAAAACATCCATCCAATTTACATATAATTTGTGAGATGATTCAATTATTGATGAAACTAATAATTTAAAATTATTTTCTATATGTTCTTCATTGAATTCTATTTCTTTTAATATTTCTCCTCTAATACATCTTCCATATTGTAAATTTGAATACTTATATTTTGGAGAAGAATTGTTTATATTTGAATTGTTTATATTTGAATCTATATTTTTTTGATTATACATATTTTCAAAAGATTTTAAACTCTTTTCAGATTCTAAATGAGGTAATAAATGAGATAATAACCATTTTAAATCTTGATAGTCATTTTGAGTTAATTCATACATAAAAACATTTTGATTAGAATCAAAATCATAAACCATAGAAATAACTAAAACTAACTGTTTTAAATATTTTAATAAAATCATCTTATGTGGTTCATTTAATTCTGGATATAAAGAAGATATAACATTGACATTTAATATTGAATCAAAATCATTATTAAAAAATGGTGATTCCATAATATAATTTTAGTAGATAAAATATATTAAAGATTTTTGTTATGTTTGAAAATAATGTTTTTAATAATGTTTTTAATAATGTTTTAAAATCTATACTTAATCATATATGGAACATCAATTAATTAATATAAAAAAATATCCAAAAAGTGCAACTGGGTTACAATGTATCGGACCATGTTATCCAAAAAATAAAACAAGTATACATCCAATTAGAATGGATATTGTATCGTCTAATCAATATTCATATTGTGCGGTTAATCAATTTAATAAATATAATCCAGAAAAACAAAGAACAGAAGAAGTAATAATAGATAAATGTTATAATAATAATAATTCACAAAATAAAGTGGATAGTAATGAAAATATTTTGAATGTAATTGTACCATTTATGGATTTTAATTTACATCAATTTTTAATAATTTTTTATAATATTCACACATATGAAGATGGAATAGAATATATAAGTAAAAATAAATCATTATCACTCTCTACTCTGCAGAGAATTTATGAAGCAATGTTAAACGTATATGCATCTAAAATTGACATTATAGATAATAGAACTATTGATTTTGTAATAATTTTAATTAAGAAAGAATATACTGGAATATTTTATGAAAGATTAAAAAAATATATATATGTAGATAAGTCAAATGAAGAAGTATATTTGAAAAAAAATGGTCAATCGGATGATAATGATAATATAGTATTAAAAACAAATTACATTATAAAAAGTTTTATAAATCCTAATGATGTGTCTAAATTTTTGTTTAAATATTTTAAATCAAGAAAAAATGATTTTGAGGATAGTGAAAATATTATTAAAAATTTAATGGATGATTTTTGTTCATATATTATTAATATAATAATTTCTTCTATTGACAAATAATTATATTATTTCTATTAAATAAATATTTTTTATATAAGTGATATTATATATAAAAGATGCCATTAGTATTGACTGATTCAATAAGTGATATTAAAACATTATCAGATATTTCATATCCTCTATCCCCTACTTTCCGTACATATACCACAACAATCTCACCAAATCAACCAAGTTTATCATTGTCACCAACATCATATAATATTAAAACAACTCTCTCTCCATCATACACCACAACTCTCTCACCAACACTTAGCACAAGTATTGTCGGAATTGCACCTAACAATGTTTCATTATTAGCTGTTAAACCAACTGTTTATGTTGATATTGATACTGGTCTCAATGATTCATACATTGTACAAAAAGATGTTACTAAATATTTTATGTTTAAAACTCTCGATAAATGGATTTATACCGAATTTCCATCCGTATTAAAATATTTAGTTTACAAAGATGGTAAAGTTACATTAATTAAAAATATTAAAAACAAAGATACAAACAATATTTCAAAAGATGGAGAAAAAGCTTTAGAAGCAAAATCAGATTATATTGAAAACAAAATTTTATCAGAAAGTAAAACAAGAGCTGTCTTAATTAGAATTATGAAAGAATTAGGATTAAAATGGTTTGAACTCCCTTACCGTGAAAACTTAGTTAAAGAAGTTATAGAAAGATACCTTAAGAAAAAACTTAAGAAAATGGTTATGGGCGTTAATGACGACGACGATCTTTAAAATATAAAAAAGGATAAGAGAGTCCTAAAATATAATTTATTTTTTTCAAATACGTATAAAGATTTATTAATTAATAATAATAATTAATAAATATGTCAAACAATATGTCAAACAATATTGTATCAGAATACGTAAATTCTCATAGTGAATATAAAAAGAAATATGGAGACAAAACTGTAGTATTAATGCAAGTCGGTTCTTTTTTTGAAATGTATATGACAAATAATGCAGGACCAAACTTGAAAGAAATTTCTCAAATTTTAAACATAGTATGTACTAAGAAAGATAAGAGTATATTAGAAGTATCTATTCGTAATCCATATATGTTAGGTTTTCCATTAGTTGCAAGTGATAAATTTATTACATTACTTATACAAAATGGTTACACTGTAGTAATGATTGAACAAGTTACACCTCCTCCAGAACCAAAACGTAAAGTGACAAATATTTATTCTCCATCTACTTTTATATCTTCAAGTCCAACAGTAGAAACAAATTATGCCGTATGTCTATATTTAGAATATGAAAGTCAAAAGTTAAAAAAAAGTCAACATATTAATTCTCTATTATGTATTGGATTTAGTGCAATTGATGTTACTACTGGTAAAGTTATAGTAGAAGAAGCAATATCTAGTACTGTTGATACTGAGTTAGCATTAGATTTAGCATTAAAATTTATTATTAACTATGAACCACGAGAAATTTTTATTATTAAAAATGGAACTGGTAAAATGGATATTAATATGATTACAGAATATTTACAACTTGATATGAAAATTTGTAAAATAAAAGAGTTTAATTCTAAATATAATAAATTAAATTATCAAGAAGAATTCCTAAGTAATATTTACAAAAAATCTAAATCAAATGTTTCATTAATTGAATTATTAGATTTAGAGAATAAAATGTATGGACGAAGTGCATTCATAATGTTATTAGATTATTTACATGAATATTCACCTCGTATAGTCGCATGCTTAAATTATCCATCCTCTCATGAAATATCTAATAATTTACTCTTAGGTAATAATGCCGTATATCAATTATCTGTTTTATCACATGATGATTCTATGTACAATAGTGGTACTAAATATAAATCTCTATTTGATGTTGTTTGTAATGCTTTAACACCAATGGGAAAACGGTATATAAAATATATCCTATCTAATCCTCTTAAAAATCCACAAGAGATTAATAAAATTTTGGATCATGTAACTTATCTTAAAACAAATCAAGAATACAAAAAATTTACTGAAAAACTTAGTACGATATGTGATATTGAGAAACTTAAACGTAAATGCAATCTTGGTATTCTTCAACCATATGAATTAGCAGATTTTATTGAAACTTTTGAAACAATATACGCACTACAATCGAGTTTAAAAGATACACCATTATCTTGTTTATTGTTTAATAAAGAATATCAAAAAATGTTAAAAGAGTTTAATATATATTGTAATAAATGTTATAATTGTAATGAATTAAAAAAGAACTTATTGCGTGATATTAAAACAAACTTTTTTAATAAATCTGTTTCAAAAGATATTGATAAATTAGTATCAAAATTTAATGTAGAGTATGATACACTTGTAAAAGTCAAATCGTATTTTGAAGGAATTTTAAATAAAATTAAAACAAGTAAAGCAACTAAGAAATCAAAACAATCTACACCAATTGATTCAACATTAATTACTATATCAAATACTAAATCAGAAGGTTATTATCTTCAAATGTCGTCTTTACGTTTTAAATCAATTGAATTATATATTAAAAAATCATCACAAGATGATGATGAAGCAGAAGTTGATTCGGGTGACGACACTGACAACGGTGACAACACTGACAACGGTACCATTGAATTAAATAATTTTGAAATCAAGACATTAAAGTCCGTAACAAAATTATTTCTTAAAAAGAAAGACATTAAAGACACTAATAACATTAAAGACACTAATAACACTAATAACATTAAAGACACTAATAAAGACACTAATGATATTGCTTCAATCCAAGAGGAATTAATAAAACTAGTTGAAAAAGTATATCAAGAGGAACTTAAAAATATGATGGAAACGTATGATAAATTATTTGATAAAGTGATTAGTTTTATTACATACATTGATTACATCGTATCAAATGCAATTACTGCAGAAAAATATTCTTATTCAAAGCCAACAATTGTAAATAATAAAGAAAATTCATTTGTAAAGGCAAAGAATCTTAGACATCCAATTGTAGAAAGATTAATTGATTACGAATATGTACCTCATTCATTTGAATTAGGTTCAGATTTAAAAGGTATGTTAATTTATGGATTAAATTCATCGGGTAAATCAGTCTTAATGAAAGCAGTTGGTCTTTCTGTTATTATGGCTCAATGTGGAATGTATGTACCGGCAACGAAATTTGAAATTACTCCTTATTCTAGTATCTATACTAGAATTACTGGTAATGATAATTTATTTAAAGGGCTTAGTTCATTTACTTTAGAAATGGTTGAATTAAATGCTATTATTAAACGTGCTAATTCGTCATCACTAGTTATTGGCGATGAAGTATGTAGAGGTACAGAACATATATCAGGTAATGCAATAGTTGCGAGCACAATAGTATCACTATCAAATAATTCCGCCTCATTTATTTTTGCAACTCACCTTCATGAATTAGTACATTTAGAATGTATTAAAAAATTAACTAATGTGAAAGCATATCATTTAGCAGTAGATTTTGATGTATCATCTGATAGTTTAATTTATGACCGCAGACTCCGCGAAGGATCCGGTGATAAAGTATATGGTATTCTTGTTGCAAAATATATTATTCAAAATAAAGATTTTATTGATTTAACATTAAAGGTTAAGAATGAATTACAGAATACGTTTGACACAATGATTTCTGGAAAAACTTCACGTTATAATTCAGAAGTATTTGTATATAAATGTCAACTATGTGAAAAAAATACAATTAAAGGCGATGTTCTACCCTTAGAAACACATCATATTAATTTTCAAAAAGATTGTTCAAAAGATAAAAACAGTAAAGTATTAAAAGAAGGCAAAGAACATATATTAAAAAATTCTGCATCAAACTTAATTGTAATATGTGACGATTGTCATAATAAAATTCATTCTAATGCCATAAAGGTTACTGGTACAGTTATGACGTCTAAAGGTAAAAAAATATTAAAATCTAATTAATTTATTAATATATATAAATATATATAAATAATAACCACATTAATTTATTAATATAATGGAATTAATAAAAGAGTTTGATACGGATATAAGTAATAAAATTAAATTAAATAACATTCAATATAATTCACACTATTTTAAACATAGAGATTATAATACTAATTACTATTCACAAAATAAATTTATATCATATGATGATACTGAAATATATAGTCCAAAACTATTATCTTCTGAAAATATTAGAATGATTAGAACAATGATTACAATGAATACAATTAATACAATTAATACAATTAATAACAATAAAATTGATGATATTGGATTAGAATTAAATAAATTAACAATTGGATGTAATTATATATTCCATGATGATAGATGGTTAAAATTTTATAAAGATAATTTTATTTGTTCAATAGACGATGATATTAAATATATATATTGTAATTCATTTAATCGTGAAGATATGAATGATCCAAATCTTATTCAATTCATAAAAATACTTCGAGAGCTTAACTTTGAAGTCAAGTTTATAAATTTTGACGAAACAGAAGAAGATTTAGAAGAAGAATATGAAAACAATAGTGTTACATGGTTTGTTATTCTAGTTAAAAAATAAAAAATGAAATTAAAACTTGAAGCTTATTAAATAATAGTATATTATTATTTAATAATATGTTCTATAATCAAAAAGATACACTTCCGATACTCAATACCGTCTGCTTTGTTAAATTAGCAGATTATAATATTAAACCAAATGACCTTGGCATTTACGTTAAATTAGTAGATTATGATGAAATCGATGGTTTTATTCCATTAACTGAGATAAATAAATACAAGATTAATTTACAAAAGATTTTTAAATATGATAAAATATACCCTTGTTTAGTTTCATCATATGAGAAAAATCTAATCAATTTATCATATATGCGAATTAAAGAAAAAGAGAGAGAACGTTTAATTGAGCAATTTAATTTTGCACAAAAAATTAATACAATTTATGAATTAGTAAATGAAAATAAAATGTTAGAATCTTGTATGTATGATGATTCTACAATGGAGACATTATTTTATGATATTTTAGAAAATCCTACAAAATATTTTAAAGAAAAATCATTAGAACCAATTAAAAATAGAATTAAAATTGAACCATCAGAATCTCTTAAAGAATTTCAATTAATTATTTGTCAAGAAGATGGATTACACATTTTAAAAAACACTTTAAATCTATTTCAATCATATATTGACGAAATTTCTGAAAATAATTCTAATTTAATTAATGCAAAAATAGAATGTAAATCTAGCCCAATTTATGCAATTCGCTTTTCACATCTTGAAAATGATACAGAATTATATACAGAAATGTTTAAAAAGTTTGAATCAATTTTAGAAAAGAATTCGATTAATGCAATTTTAACTGAAAATGAATTAATTACTTATAAACAAAAAAGTAAATATTTTTTATCTTAAATAAATAAATAATATATTAACCTTTTTTAACAGTTGTTTTTGGTGCAACTTTAGTTACAACTTTTGGTGCAACTTTTGGTGCAACTTTTGGTGCATCTTTAGTTGTATCTTTAGTTGTATCTTTTATTTTAACAATAATATTATTATTTTCTTCAATAATATTTTTAATAGATTCTATTGTTCCAGTTTCTTTATTGTATACTACATTTGGTGTGGTAATTTTTTTATCAACAATATACTGAACAATTTGTTTTGTATATTTTTCAAGATTAGTTTTACCCCACGTTCGTTCAATATAATCTTTTACAATTTGTTCTTTTTGAAATAAATTTAGACGATGATATGGTTTCTTATTTTGAACATTTTGAATATTATTAAGAATTTGATTAAACTTTTCGACGTTATTTTGTTCTCGACCATGTAGTTTTTCAATAATCGCTTTTAATTGACTACGTCTTAAGATGTCATCGGTATTATTATATTCTAGTTCAAAACGGTAAAGTTTATTTTGTATCACAATCATATCCATTTTTTATTAATTATAATATATAATTGTATTGCTTATAAGGTTTATTATTATCAATTTTTTATTATTTTAGTAACATTATACAATATTGCATCAAATTATAATATATTAATATATTAATATAATGAGTGAACTCATTGGATTAATAATATTTATAGTTATATTTTATTACTATTATCAAAATCAGCAAATTAGTCAGGAACAACTAAAACCGGTTTCATATAAAGATATTTTAATTCCTTCCATAGTGAATAGTGCAGATAATAGAGAATTTGTAGAATTAAGTAAAGTAGAAAATAATTCCATATCAAAGATTTTATTAAAAATACAATTATTTTATTTTTACAATGAACAAGCATATGAAGAAATGGTTACAGAATTAGAAAACTTTTTAGTATTATTTAGATCAATAAATATAGATGCATCATATGGTGGAAAGTTTTATGGTTTAATGCAAGATAAAAAGAGTTTAATATTAAATAATTTAAGGTCTATAAATATAAAAATACCTGAGCAATATAATCTAAAAGATGTATTACGTGATTTAGAAACAATATTAGATATATATTTAAAAAAAGCAGAACGATTATATAAAAATTATATACATATAAATGGTTACGATTATCAAACTAAAATAATTAATCCTAATGAAATGGCATACAATAAACATAATGAAAACATTGGTTCATTTTCATATTATTAATTCTAAATCTAATTATATAATATATATGAATTTTGATACTAATAATGATACTCGTATGTTAAAACCTATGAGAACAAGATACGTAATGGGAAAAGCAAATAATAATACTGGTCAGGCATATAATCCAGAGCCAACCGAATATTCTTTTTATCAAGTATGTTCTTATCCAGAAGATGGATTTTTTTATGTAAGAAAAATAATATATAATGAAGCATTTCAACCAGTTGATGTATATGAAAAACCTTATCCAAAGAAAAAAATAGATAAATTTATTGAAAAAACACCTAAACATAAATTTCAAATGTATCCAGTTGCTAATTTAAAATTACTCGCATACCCAAATCCTAATCAAGTCATATCTGCAAATTCATCCTTACTTAATTAAATTTTATTAATTTTTTTTTTGCTTTTACTATATTTTGGTGGTTGCACCATATAAGTTACAGCGGGTGCAGGATTATATCCGTGCATTATATTTTGTTTTTTTGTTTTATCATCATCCATACTCGACATTACTAATAATATACCGAATGCAAAGAATATGATACCTAATATAAGTGGAAAATTATTATATATAATCTTTGGTTGTGCAATATCATTTAATCGTCTTGTTTCATCTTCATCTCTTTTAAAAAAAACATCATTTACATCTCTTTTATATGATTCAAAATTTATATTATAATTTCTAAGAAAATTACGTTCTTTTAATAACTTCTCTTCGCTCTCCATTCTTTCTCTAAATGAACTATTATTGTCCTCTGCTTCGGATGCCATATATATAATAAAAAAATGATTTTTTAAAATCTTATTAAATAAATAACATCTCTATATATTATATTAATATGCTTTATATGAGATGCCCAACTTGCGGAGAACTTTTAGGTAACAAAGAGCCACTTCTAATTAAGAAGCTCAAGGAGATTTGTGACGAATTAGGTGTAGACGACGATATTTTATCAATTGGTATGGTTGATAAAGATCCTACTTTTGTAAAAAAACGCCAAGAACTTGTAAAAGAAATGTGTCCTAATATTTGCTGTAGAATGAGAATGCCAACATATATTGATATTGTACAACTTATTAAATAAATTTTAAATAAATTTTATGTTTTAATATGGTTTTGAAAGATTTCAACTAATTCTGAGACTAAATTCATTTCTATTTCTATATTAACTTCTTCGCCTTTAAAAAAGTTAAAGAATCTTAAATGAAATTTATTTGTTGTATCTTTTTTTATCTCACTCATTTTCATAATATTATATACTAATAATTGTAAGACATGTTTTAATCCAATATCTTTGACACATTTGATTTCAATATATGAACCTTTTTCATCAATTAAATCTACTTCACCTTTTAGTTCATAATTATAAATGTAACCATTGTTACAATCATAAATATCATTTGAATTTTTAACATATTTATATATCAGATTAAATAGTTTATCACAATCATCTAATATTGATTTATAATTCTTTCCTTTATTATCTACATGAAAGTAATGATGAGAATCTATTGAATGTAAAACTAAAATTATATAAAACATATCTTTTTTTAATTGTTCAAAATCATTTGAAGACAAATATGATTCATATTTTTTCTTTATCCACTCTATTCGTTTAATAATGCTGATATTAAAATATGGGTCATTCACTAATAAATGTTTATTAAATGCACATTTTTTATCAAATTTCTTTTCAATAAAATCTATAATTTCCTTTTCTATTTTTCCAGAATTTTTTAGAATTTCATATTGCGTCCAATTTAATAATCTCGCAGTATCATTATACCAAGTAGATACATTCTTATTAACATCTTGTACAATTTTTTCAGCATAAATTATTTTTTCAATATTGTAATATCTTTTTTTAGGATTATTTTTTAATACTGATTGTGAAATATGAAATATTGCTTCAACGTACTGACCTAAAAAAGAAGTTAATTGAATATTATCTGGAGCTGCATATTTAAACATCTTATTATTTGTTCTGACCATTGTAGTTTCATATCCGATAATATTAGATAAATAATCTAATGTCTCTTCATTAAATTTTGAAATTATTTTAGTAACACTCGAATCAATAAATGTGTCATTCTTAAATTGCAATTCAGGATATGATACATTTTCAAATCCATCAGATACTTCATATAAATTATTTGGAATTAATTGAAACCATGGATTCAATCTAAATTGTGTACCTTTCTTTGATGCATATATAGTATATGAAGTAAATATTATCATGCCTTCAATAGCTCTTGAACATGCTACATATAATAAATATTGGTCAAAATTATGACGGTCTAAATTAAATTTAGATTTATTAATCAAACATACATCTGCATCTATTAAAATTACATGAGACCATTCTAATCCTTTTGAACCCATATAAGTTAAAATATTAATATGGTCATCAACTGGCTCATAAGATATTTTATTTGATTCTTCTTCTTTATTCTCATCATAAAATTGTTTAAATTTAATCTGATGTTTACTTAATATATTAGTTATCAAACATAATCCATTTGATTTACCAAAACCTTTCATTCTACCTCTTACCGGTGATAGAATTGCAACATCTTTTAAATTAATACCCTTCTCTTTATAAACAGTAATAATACTCACTAAATTATCTTCTGTTTGTTTTTCATTTTCAACAAAAATTAAATGTGGAAGAACATTATTACTCTCTTTAAATGCGGTAACCGGTGTTTGAATTGGTCGGAGTGCTTTAGAAAAATCAACAATATTTTTATGAGAACGAAAATTTAGAGTAAGTAAAAATTCATCTGCAACGTATTCTCGTAAATATTTATCACTAGAATTTCTAAATTGATATATATTTTGATTAGGATCTCCTATCAAATTTAAATTAATATTTAATTTATTTTTTAAAGACATTAAGATTGAATATTGTGTTGGATTTAAATCTTGGGCTTCGTCAATGAATACACACCGATATTTATTTAAATCCGTATTCTGTTTTAGTTCTTCTTCTGGTGTGTTTAATAAATATTTCATAAATTTATAAGATAATAAACTTACATCGATTTTATGATTTTTATCGATAACCTTTTTGGCAAAGGCATCAATTGTACTAACATTTTCATGATTAAATATAGTACGTGTATCTATTTGTTCTAATCTATGTATAAAATCTTGTTGAGTAAATCGTGAAAAAGTAAGGGTAAGAATCTCATCATTTTTTAATAGATTGTTTTGTATTAAAAACATTATTCGACCAATAATACATCTAGTTTTACCAGACCCAGCACATGCTAATAATTTGGTATCATTTATAGACAAATTATTTATATATTTTAACTGTTCATCTGTGAACGTTGTTGACATTATTAATATTATATATAAATAACTTTTGTTCTTTATATATAAGCTTTTAAAGAGTAAATATCAATTTTTAATTTTATTTATATTTCTATTCTAATTTAGTATTCGATTTATGTTCTTTTATTTCCATTAATTGATTAAACATTTTATTAAAATCAATTGTCTTAAAAATATCCATTTTTCTATTTATTTTAGTATTCAATGTGTTATCTAATGTGTCATCTAATGTGTTATCTAATGTGTCATCTAATGTGTCATCTAATGTGTCATCTAATGTGTCATCTAATGTGTCATCTAATGTGTCATCTAATGTGTCATCTAATGTGTCATCTAATGTTGTATCTTTATTACGAATAGTATTAATCATACTATTTAATTTATATATATCCAAATTAATATTTTTATTCATCACTTTTAAATCTTCAATTTTATTATTATGAATTGTATCTATTAGTTCATCTAATTTATCTATATCTGAATTAATATTTTTATCCATTCTATCTAATTCTGTTTCATATGTGTCAGGTACATGACCTGTTTCAAAACTATCTTTTATATTTGAATTATTTGAATTATTTGAATTATTTGAATTATTTGAATTATTTGAATTTTTTGACTTTATCATTTCAAATTCCATCTTAATTGTTTTAATTGTATCTAATTCTGATTTAATATAAACATTATTTAAAACATATTCGTTATATTTAGATTTAGTATATTTTATTACAAATTCTATTAATATATCATATGTATTATCACATGACATATATAATTTTTTAACAATGTCATAATTTATAAATCTATCAATATAATTCAAAAGTGTACTATTATAATGTAAAATTGTACTAGTGTAGTAATTACCAAAATTGTAATCTATATTTTTTGATTGCATAATCATCTTTGATTTCAAAATAATATTATTAATAGTGTCTTTATGAAAATTCATATTGGATATTAACAATGTTGTAATAATTAAAATTCGTTCATTGTATCCAAAAATGTTTATTGTAAATAGCGTTAAAAGTGCATTGAAATAAATAAATGTTGGACTTTTAGCCATATTATATAGGAGATACAAATACATAAAATATTCGTAACCTAAAAGATTACTAATAAATAAAGATGTATATAATTTAATTAATTTATTACTCATTCTATTATTTTAAAATAATGTATGTATCTTTATATATTTTATTTTTTAATGTTTTTAATATGTGCACGACGATGACTTTTCTTTGTTTCTGGTCGAGCATCTGGATCATTCATAATTGGAAGAATATCAAGAATTACTCCAACACCGTGTACATTACCTGAACGGAAAATAAAAACTTGATATGGTTCAATAAATTCTGGATGAGCCTCAAATTTAAATGTTACATACGCATATTCTTTTACACATATAACATCTTTACCATTGTTATCATTTGGGTCAATATACATTTTAGCAGATTGACGAATATTTCCAATTTGTAAAAGTGGTGTATAATTTGTTTTGAGCGTAGACGAATGATTAAAAATCGTAATTCCTGCTTTAAAACGAAAACATAAATTTGTTTTAGCAAGTTCTTTATTACGAATAATAATCATACCACGTTTTATATATTGTCGTGTCATATAATCTTTATCACCAGTAATTGCAATTGTTCCACGATGATGATGTTTTAGTGTTTGCATTTTCTGTTTACAATCATTATGAATTGACCGAATTTTAATTTCTTTAAATTCTTTATTGATTGGTCCAATATAGATTGTATCACCAACTGAAAGATCATCACCTCGATTAATACCAGTCACAACAATACCAATACCAGGTGGAGTATAAATACTATCTACATAAAATGTAGAAATCGGTTTAATATTTTTTTGATTAAAAAATCGTTGATCCATATGTGTTTTAAAACTATTAATAATACGATTATTTTCAGGTAGACCCCAGATATTACGCGGTGGCAGTTTTGACATAAATTGTTTAACGAATTCAACATAGTATCCGGTTTTGTTAGAAATCGAAATTACTGGAACAAATGGTTGTTTCATAGTAGATGACAAATCAAAAGAATTAATAATCCGATTAAGTTTATCTTCAATATGGTTGTTACTATTGTTACTATTGTTACTATTGTTACTATTGTTACTATTGTTGTCATCCGCATAATAATTATTAATAATTTCAGCAGGAATACGAATAATATCTTTACAATATTTTTCAATTTGTTTTATTGTCATATCGTATGTTTCCTTTGGTGTAATATCGATACGAGTAATAAGAATAATAATTGGAATGTTCATTGAAAGAAGTAGAGTAAAATGTTGTTTTGTCATAGGTAAAACTCCACGGTTTGCACCTACAATAACAAATGAGTAATCTGGAAAACATCCACTTACACCATATGCAGTAGTTTTAAAATATTTTTCATGTCCACATAAATCAATCATAGTAATTGCACGATTAGTTTCTTTTACAATAAAATGTTTTAGAGAAATATCTGATGTTTTTCCAGAGTTTACCTCGTGTGGATGTTTAGCTACAGATAGACGAGCGGAACCATTGCCGTTATCCAGTTCATTCGTATTCAGAACTCCAACAAATGTTGACTTTCCAGAATCAACAGAACCAGCAATGGTAATACCAATATCAGTAATATATGGGATTTCTTCCATCATTCTTTAATTTAATATAAATTATCATAGTTATGATATAATATTTAGGAACTATGAAATTCAATTTTTTGATAGACTATCCGAAAAACCTATCATTTCCATTTATTAATAAAAAATTGATAAAAACATTATATAAACTTATAATGTTTATATAATAATTAATATAAAATGGATCCTAACGTAAAGAATGACATTAAACATACTATTAAACAGACTATTAAAAGATTATACAATGGAATACACGATGCATCACAATTTGAAAAGATTATTTCAGATGTTACTATTCTTGTAACATCTACATATAAAAATTTAAATGAACAATTAGTAAAAAAACTAGTTTCAAAATATTCACATATACATTTAAATTATCTTATTATCGATACAAAAAACCCTACGTATAATTTATATCAAGATATAGTAAAAAATATATCAGATATTAAACTTACAATAAAACCTTGCAAAAAAACTCATCCTATATATGGACCATATAGTGATACATGGATACACGATATACAAGTAGATGATGATGTTTCTAGTAAAGAACTTCAACGGAGAATAAATATATTTAGATATTTAGAAAATGTAGAATATCCCGCACAACGTTCACCAGAGTGGTATGCGGCACGTGATAAAAAAATTACTGCAAGTGATATTGGTTTATGTTTAGGAGATGACCATTATAACGAACCATATTATGCGATACTTAAAAAAATGCGAGAAACCTTTGCAAATAATCCTAATACATATCATGGTAAAAAAATGGAAGAAATTGCGACAATAATTTATGAATATAGAATGAATGTTACATGTAATGAATTTGGTTTATGTAATCATCCAAAATATTCTTTCTTGGGTGCGAGTCCCGATGGTATCGTATCAGAATATAAAAATGATGGAATACATAAGACTAATATTGTTGGACGTATGTTAGAAATCAAATGTCCGCCCCGTCGTCAGATTAAAACATCAGGAAAAGTAAGAGGCGATATTTGTCCAACATATTATTGGGACCAAGTACAAATTCAATTAGAAACATGTGATTTAGATGAATGTGACTTTTGGCAATGTAATATTAAAGAATATGCAAATGAAAAAGAATTTAATTCTGATACATTGTCATCTGAACCATTTCGTTCACAAAAAACAGGATTTGAAAAGGGTGTTTTAATTCAATTATTGCCACTTGATAAACCGTTTGATAAGACTCATTCAGATTTTGATGAAGAAGTTTATAATATGGCAGTATATTCAAGTGCAACATTTATTCATCCTACAAAAGTCGAAATGACTCCAGATGATTGCAAAGAATGGATTAAATTGACTATTGAAAAAATTCCTGAAACTCATCCTGGTTGTTATTTAGATAAAGTAGTTTATTGGTATTTAAATAATTCACATAACGTATTAATTCCAAGAGATAGAAATTGGTTTAAAGAAAGTATTCCAAAATTACAAAAGATGTGGGACCGTGTATGTTTTCTTAGAGCTAAACCAGAAGTAAAACAATTACTTTTAGATTATCATGATTATTTCCATCCCGAATTAAATGAATATATAAATGAATATAAATTTCCAAACTTAATTAAACAACGTCACGACAAAGGTCACTTAATTTTACATATGATTGATGAATTAATGGAAGTAGAAAATAATGAGAAAGAATATAATAAACTTGTTAAAAAATTTAATAAACAAATTGAACCTATGCGAACTACTAAACTATAATTTTTTTAAACTATATTTTTTTTATTAAAATCTCGAATTCAATCATTGCGATGATTTAAATTCAACGTTGGAAAATATTCTATGATTTTACAATCTCGAATTCAATCATTGCGATGATTTAAATTCAACGTTGTTAAAAAATATAGGTCTGAGTTCATTAACACGTTTATCTGGAATAATATTTTGTTCTAATTCATCAAATGTTGTACCATTTAATAATTCGAGTATAAAATTTAATGAATACATACCACATTCTGAATTTCCACGCTGATGACGAGTTTTATTATGTTTAGCTATTGCTTTGACATTTAAATTATCTTCAGAAAATTTACCAAATCTTCTTAATAATTCTCTTACTCTTTTATCTGGTGCAATTCCATAAGAATCAGAAAAGTAACTTTCTCCATTTTCTAAATTTGTATATGCTGAAACCCAATGTGAACCACTTTGCCAATGTTCATCTAAATTAAATATTACACCTATTTTTTTTACTCCATTATTATATAAATCTTTAAGATCTAAACTTTTTATACCCAATGATGGCAATTTATCAAAATCCATTGGTACCGCACCAAGAAATTTAAAATCAGGATGTACTTTTTGATATTGTTCCATAACGTCATTTAAATGTGTAGTATTTAACCATTCAAATTTACCCTTTGGACCCTCTGGTCTAAATGTATATTTTAATAATTCTTCTTTCATTAATTTATTCATTTTATTAATAAAATCTTGTTGTGTCCAGCATATTTGGGTCTTGCATACTTTTTGGTATCTACTCTTCATTTCATTTAATAAATATTTTTTATATTTTGGTGGATTAAATGTTTCTAGTCTATCGTGTAATTCTATCTTATTATCATTAACTTTATTATATGCTTTAGTCATTTCAATAAGTATAGGTAATTCTATACAAGAACCTTTGTCAAATTTAATATGAGGTGCACATTTTGTACTTCCTTTATCTTTTGGCGCGACTTCATCTGTATCAATACTTATAATAGATACACTAACATTGTCATTATTGTTATTATTCATTATATAATAATAAAGAAAATATTTTAATTAAACATAATATTTATCCAATTCTGCAAGAAATTCATTTCGAAATTGTATACGCTTGGACTTTTTAGTAATTACATATTTAATAGTATTATTACCCAAATCAAAACATACTCCACAAATATTTAAATCTCCATCAATAATAATATTATCGATATCTTTATAATAAACCGTTTTATTAATTTCAATACGGTCTAATATATATTTATCTGGTCGTTCAATCTTATCTAAAATTAGATTAATTATATGAGTTCGATCCTTTTTTAAATCTGGATAGAATTCAATAATTGTATCAATTATTCTAATCTTATCAATATCTTGTAATGTTTTTGATGTATTCATAATTGTTAAGTAATATAATTATTATTTAACAATACATAAAGTAGAATATAATTAAATCAATTTTTTTATTAATTCTTGAATTTTAATTCAAGTTCTGGAGGTATTCCACAAAAGTTATGAAACATACTATTTTCTCTAGTTGCCTCATCTTTTATTTGTATAATTACACAATCTAATTTTGATATAACTTTATCTGAACTATATAACATTTCTACTTCTAAATCATAATTTATTGAACATATTGGTTTTAATTTATCAATGTTTGGTATATATACGTATACTTTATCAATATTAAATGCTGACATTTTTTCTGCGGTATATGATGTGGCACCTTTATAAACTTTATTTTCAAATCCTAATAATCGTAAAAATGATTCTGATTCGCCATTAATTTCAAAATTATTATCAGCAGTATTTTCAATAACTACATAACCATCATCATTTAATTTACATTCTATTGATACATCTTCTAAATTTTCTGTTAAACCATCTAATATATCCTCTAATTCATACGAATCCTCATCTAATTCAATATCTTTTGTCTTAGATTCACATATAATTGATAATTTATTACATGAATTATTTATATATGGTTGAAATGTTTTGAAATCTTTTACAATTACTTCTAAATTACTAATAGTTTTATATACTTTATTATCTCGTTCATTGAAATCAATTATATAATCTGAATAAAATGATGGGTCTTCGTCTTTTGATGGAGAAATATCAATAATCTCATAATTCTTATCTTTATCATTGTCATCATTGTCATCTTTATCTTTATCATTGTCATTAGTTTCTGAATCCGATGTTGCATTTGTCTCGTGTTTGACTTTAACTTTCATTTTACTTTTTTTATCCGTTTTATTAGTCTTATTTTTTTTATCTTCTTCAAATTTAACACTCTTCTTCTTTTCCGCTTCTTTTTTTATTCTATCATTTCTTTCTTTTTCTTTTCTCTTTTTATTTTCTTTTTCTTTTTCTCTTTCTCTTTCTCTTTCTGAATCAGAATTATCATCACTGCTTTCATCATCATTACTTTCGTTTTCATCTGATTCATCTGATTCAGATGATGTCTTCTTCTTTTTAAGAACTGTCTTAACTGCTTTTGTTAATCCTTTACTTTTATTCAAATTATTTTTCTTAAGGTCAACTAACATTTTTAGTAATTGTTCTTTGCGTGTTAATTTTGCATTTGCTTCATTATCTACGTCATCTGCATCCGCTATGTCATCTTCATCATGGTGTTTATTACGTGATTGTTTACGTGGTAAATTACTTCTGCCTCTATCTTGATAAATACCTTTCTCTTTTCTAATTTCTATATCAATATCTTCTGGAGACATATATAATAATGCTTGAGCGTTTAATCCATTTCCTACTTGTGCATCATTTTGATTCGATGTATGAACATATGATACAGTCTCTTTACTACTCATTAAATGATTTTGCCCATTTTGATTATTATAATTTCTATCACGTTGTAACATAGATAATCTTGTAGTAATATCATTATCTACATTTTTATTATTACTATTTATTGGATTGTTATGTTGCATACCTTGCATCCCTTGCATACCTTGCATCCCTTGCATACCTTGCATACCTTGCATCCCTTGCATACCCTGCATCCCTTGCATCCCTTGCATATCATGCATACCTTGTACATCGTTAAGATTTGGCATCCCTTGCATACCGTTCATACCTTGCATACCTTGCATACCGTTCATACCGTTCATACCGTTCATACCGTTCATACCTTGCATACCTTGCATACCGTTCATACCGTTCATACCGTTCATACCTTGCATACCTTGCATACCGTGCATACCGTTCATACCGTTCATACCGTTCATACCTTGCATACCTTGCATACCTTGCATACCTTGCATACCATCCATATCATAACCATTATTTTGCATACCATCATAACCCATTACATTCTCCATACCCATCCCCATATTATTATTTTTATTTTGTCCAAGATTACGAGTATCGCTACCATCTAATGCAAAATTTATTTCAGGTGGTCTTTGATTAATACCAACATTTGGATTATATGATAAAGGGGATTGCATACCATGCATACCCTGCATACCTTGCATACCCTGCATACCTTGCATACCCTGCATACCCTGCATACCCTGCATACCTTGCATACCCTGTATACCCTGCATACCTTGCATACCATGCATACCCTGCATACCTTGCATACCCTGCATACCCTGCATACCCTGCATACCGTTCATACCGTTCATACCGTTCATACCTCCCCCGCCAATATCACCGGCAAAACCTTCATAATCACTTTGTCTCATTAACATACGACGTTCAATCTCATTTGCCGCACTCTTTTTATCACCAAAATTCATTTGGTCATTTAAATTTACACCAGTAACAAATTTATCACCTATCGTACCATCTGCTCTAATAAATTCACCTTTAGTTGTATCAAGTGATGCAAATGATGCAAAACCTCCCGTATCATTAATTGTACCTAAACCATCTTTTTGAGAAGTATTAAACATAGGTCTAGCATCTACTTTATTTTTTCTATTCCCATATATTTCTGTCTCTCTGTTCATTTTAACTTTATTAACATTTTGAGAACCATTTTGAGAACCATTTTGAGAACCATTTTGAGAAGCATTTTTGCCAGAATTACCGGATCTCTTTTTATATTCATTTAATGCAGTTACTAAACAATTCTTGTTTAATTTCTGTATAATCTCTTTTTTATTACCACCTTTAGAAAAAGTATCTCTATTATTTTCTATAGATGTTTTCATTTTCTTTTTTAACCATAATTTGCAATATTGCATTGCTTCTTCCGTATTTCCAAAATCATCGACAAGTGACGCTAATTTTAAAGATAATTTTGTTAAATTGTTATCGGAATATACATGATTAATTATTTCTTCCATTTATATTATAAATAATAATTATTTTTTAAATCAAAACACGCATTTAAAAAATATTACAATATATATTACGTTAAATATAATAATTTAATTTTCATATTTAATGATATATAATGAATAATATGCCACGGGGATATTCCCAAAATCAATTGGCTATGGGTAGAAATAATCAACATAATTTTAATTCAGGATTTCAACAACCACAAAATCTTATTCCACAACAAGACTGGAATAATACAGGTAACTTAATACATAATAATGTTGGTCAAAATGTAATGAATGAATATTTAATGGATTACACTCTTCATATCGATTCATATGATAGAGATACTGCAGTATTTCCCAATCCATTTAAATTTACAGTATCACTTGGTGGAGCGGGTACATCGTCAGAGAGAGTGTTTGATAATATTACACAAACATTTAAAACAAATAATTATGTAGGTGTACCCGACCCCCGCATTGAACGTAATTTTCATAATATTAAACAAGTCACCGTAGATAGAATATTTTTTCCACAATATGTTGTATATACTAAAACAATTGTTGACGGAGTTGCAACTTATACAGGCACAACGAATATTTCAAGTAAATATAGATATTTAATTTTAAAAATAAAAGAATTAGATAATAACAAAATATATTCAACTAATATTCGTGTAAACGATGATTCATTTATTATTTATAAAGATAAAGATTTAGGTGGAACTTCTACCGAAATCTGGTTATCATCATATTCTAAAAGAACCTTCCCTAAATCACAATTAAAGAGTTTAGATAAGTTAACTATTGAAATTGTTGACCCTGATGGTAATCCAGTAAAAATTACTTATGTTAATGGTGCAGGAGATGATACTACTACCGAATTTGATATGCCCGCCGCAGAATTAAATAGTACTCGTCAAGAACGCTATGAATGGGCATTACAAATGACAGTATCATTAATAGAAAATGAATTAACAACAAATGTCAATTTCAGATAATTTCAGATAATTTTAAATAAATAATTCTTATTATTAAAATAATAATAATAAGATTATTAAATTTGTAAAAAAACAAAATTAGTAGAATAAATAAAAATTGTGTTAAATAAAATGTATTCACTTAATTCTTTATATGTGGTATAGGAATAACTTTATCAATAATATAAGTATTTGCATCTAATTTCATAGGAATTTCATCATCATCTAATCCTACTTTACCATATGGATAATGCATTTCAAAATCATATACAACTTGTGTATCTGGATTATACCAATAAAATTCAGATTCTGAATAAGTAACTTTATCTCCATCTTTAGTTAGAATTTTTACAGCGGATATTTTAATAACTTTAATTCTAACTACTTCAGAGTTAACACTATTTAAACCATTATCCATTTTAAAATCATCTATAATATCATCTTTGTATGCGGGACCAATTTGAGGTGCAAATAAAGATGGTTCATCAAATTTGAAACATTTATAATCATTCTTAAGAAAATTATGAGCTTTATATAATTCACAATCTATCGCCGCTTCTTTTACTGCATCTTCAAATGATTGTAATAAACCTTGTTTACTACGAGCTAAATTTTCAATCAATTGGTCTGCCGTAATCTTTTTATCTCCTTGTTCATATCTTACAGATTTGTATCTAAAAACATCAACATGTCTTTCATTTAGAGGTAATTCTTTATGAGAGCATAAACGAATTGCACGACCTATCATTTGTTCAATTCTAACTTCGTGCCAATATGGTTCCATAATATGAACTTGACGAGTATTCATCAAAGATAAACCTTCAGCACCTGCGGGGGAAATCATAATAATTTTAATTAATTTACCATGAGCATTTTCAGTGACGTTGAATTGTTTAATATATTTTCCACGAGTTTCGACATCAATGCCACCGTGATATTCAATATATCTAAAATCATTAACTCCAGAATCTTTATCTTTCCATAAACTAAATCCAAAATATTTTAAATAAATTTTAAATAATTGTAAACCTTCCATTAATACATAGTTAGAATAAACAAGAGATGGACCAGGTGATTTTAAAATATTTATAATTATCATAATAAATTTAGCAGAAGAATTATACATTGCATCAAATAATAAAGATCTCTTCTCTTCTTTTTTAGCAAATTCAGTTAAATCATAAACGTATTTTTCTCTTATTTTTGCAATATCATCGGCTAAAGTATATCCATTCTTTTTATCTTTTTGATAAGAATCATTTAAATATGAATCAAACATCACTGCGTACTTTTCTACAGTATCAACATATTGTTGAACATTGTAATATTTCTCATCTTTCTCTTTTTCTTTATCATCCTCTAATGTTTTTCCACGGTCAATTTTATCAACAACTTTAAAATTACGAGGTCTTGGTCTATTTTCACCACTCATACCTTGTGCCATAGGTGGAAAAACAAAATTTGCCGCTTGTCTTGTATATGACATATATGTTTGTGATTTACCTTTTGATTTCTTTGCAATCGATTCTTCTATCCCTTCAAAATAATTATATAAATCTTCTTGGTATGGAGACATTGGAATATCAACATAATCAATCTTTTTAGTTGCAAAATAATCAGGTGTTGAACCAATATAATATGATGTTAAACCTAAAATTCTTCTTTGAAAATTATTCTTTTTATTTGGATTCAATCTTTCAAATCCACCGGTACCACTAACATAGATAGAATTAAATTGTGCTTCAGATTTTGGAAAGATATTTGGTCTTAATAAATTAAATAATAGAGCTAATTCAAAAGGTTTATTGATAGTCGGTGTCGCAGTAAGTAAAACAACACGAACTCCGTCATTTTCTTTCTTATCTTGAATAATATAATCATATACTGTTTGTGCTCTCTTACCTGCTTTACTTGAAATATTTGAATAAACGTTTCTTATAAAGTTATGTGCTTCTTCTATTATATATAAATTCTTTTTTGATGAATCCGCATCTTTAACTGCATCCATAAATGATTTGTCAGCATTAGGTGCATCATATGAAATAAATTTAATATTATCTAAACGAAATTTTTTATCTTCTGTCTGTAACCATCTTTCCATTTCATTAATCCATCCAGGTCTTAAAGTTGCTTTTAATAAAATAAATACATTCCATGCAGAAGTAGAATTATACAAAACATTATATAAATTAATTGTTGCGGCAGTTTTACCTGCACCTAACCCATGATATACTAATAAGTCTTTGTATGGAGAATTATAATCTAATATTTTACTGATAAATATTTGATATTCTCTAAATCCCGATTTTGTTTGTTCATTGCATGCATCTTTATTTGGGTCTCTTATAATTTCTGGTAATTTAAATTTAGGAAAGTTTGCTACAACCCATGATGGGAAAAGTCTTCCATTTACTTTTAAATCAACATATTTTGTTTTCTCTTTTTGAGCCATTATATATTATTTAATAATAAAATATTTATATATTAATTAATTTCATAAATTTCATCATCGTCATCAGAATTATCAACATTTTCTTTAATAACATTAAAATGTATAAGTGCATTTTGTGCTGCAATTTGTGCGGCGGCAACTTTTGAGTTGGCAGTACCTTTACCTATTAATCTTTTATCCGGGTCATATGCACCCATTACAAATTTCTTTTTAGGTTTTTCATCAATTATTTCAAGTAATTCATATCTCGGTGTTGTTTTAAAACCAAGTTTATGATAATGTTGCATTAACATTTCTTTATAATTATCTTCTGTATTAATTAATTGAGCGAAATCTATATTTGAATCAATTAAATTTGTTAAAAATAATTTACAATTTTCAAATGATGTTTCTAAACTTAGTGCACCCATAAATGCTTCAAAAATATCTTCCATGATATTAACATTATTTATTCGACCTCCTGCCAATTCTATATTTCTTGCAAAGATTGCAAATTCGTGAAATCCTAATACTCTTGATAATTTGTTTAACGTTTCGCCTTTCTCAATCTTTGTTCGTAAAATTGTAAGAAAACCTGGATCTTTATTTTCATATCTATTGAATAAGTAACTTGCCAGAATTAGATGTATTACAGCATCACCCAAAAATTCTAAAGATTCATAAGAATTTTCTTGTAAAGGTATTGTAGATGCTATATATTTTTTATCAATTGGAGGAATTTCTTTCATTAATTTTATTGTTTTTTCATTTAATTGAATATTTTTTAAATATGATTTATGTATCATTGATAATTGAAACTTATTTATATTTTTAACTTTATGGTCTAATCCATATTTCTTTAAAATTTTTTCAATAAAACTAATACTGATATATTTATTCTTCTCGTTTAATACATGTTGAACATATGCACTCTCAGATAATATTACTTCCATTTATTTAATAATACTAATAATATTAATAATAATTTAAATAATAAAGAAATCAATTTTTATTTTAGTTACAGTCAATTTTTATTCTGGTTTTATTCAGGCATAATAACTGAAGATTTCTCTTCACTTGGTGCAATTTCTGGCTCTGGCTCAGGTTCAAAATTTTCGGCAACTATATCTAATTCTGATAAAACTTTATACTCTGTTAATTGTAGATTTTTTGGGTTTTTAATTTCGTTACCACTCATATTACTAAAGTTAAATGTTGAGTCGGCGGTTTTAACATCTTTCTCGGGATCATATAAATATTGAATACGTTTATTTGCTTTACGACGTGCTTCAAATTTTAATCCAACCGCGCGATCGGGAGGAATACCATCACCAATACATTCTACAATAAAATCTTTGAACATTGTATCTTCGTCAAAAATATTTTTATTATTTTTTTTAAAGTATTCTGCACGGATTTGAATAAGATGTGAAACGATTGTCATATATACTTCTGTTAGAGTTCTATCATTTATGACTCTGTATTTAATTGTCATGATTTGTGCAAATAATACGACAAGTGAAAATGAACCTAAAGTAATATTGCCATTAAGTTTATTAATTTTATTATCTTTGAATTCTAAAGCGGGTAATAATTGAAATGGTAAACATTTATTATTGTGTGAATATATTACCGCAACAACTTCTCCATCTAAAAGAATTTCAACACTAAATCCAGTAAATTGAAAAAATGGAAAATATTCTTTATGTGAAATTCTTGAGGAATCAAACTTCTTCTTTAAAATCTCTATTAAATCATCAAAATCCGATTTATAATTTGTTGAAATAAATTCGTGATAAGGTACATTTACTGGTTTAATATTTTTATTTTTAGTTTCTGAACCATTCACAAAATAATCATATGCTAAAAATCCAACAGTAATACATGATTTTCTATCGACTAAATATTTAGTAATCACGTCAACCGCTGAATCTAAATCGGGTTGAGAAGTCATTATTTGAATAGGTTTATCAACTTTAGGTAGCGGATAATGTTTTTGTAATAGAACCATTCTTTTTAATGATTTTTCAATACGCCAATAACTTGCAAGTGGGTCTGTAATCATTCTAAGATAATCAATTGCCATAAAAAAGGGATGAATATAATTTAATCCTCCAATTTCTTTGAATGGCATTCTATTATAAATATTACGTGGCACGTATGATATATCACAATATAATTGAAAATTTACTCTGATACTATAAGTATCTGCATGTAATGCTTCTTTGCCTTGAACACGTTTGAATCCTGCCTTATGTAAAATATTACAAAGATTAATTAAATCTTCAATCGGTGTTGGTGAATAAAAATCAACATCTGGAGTTTGATAATCTTTATAAAATCCTTCTTTCGCATCTTTATCCATAATGAGTTTATTAAGAGCATATCCACCATAAATTTTACGTTTGTTAGATTTAATGAAATCCAAAATGATAGCCGTAACTTGTTTACGTTCTTGGTCATTTGGCTCATACATTTCTAATTGTTTACGTTCAATCTTCTCATTAATTGCGTCAATATTCTTTGCAAGCAAATCGACATCTTGTTTATCGTACAGTGACATTAATATATTATAATCAACTATTTTTATATATTTGAATTGAAGTATTTATAAAATCAATTTTTTTATAAATAAATTTTAATATTTTTTTAATAAATTATAAAGGATATAAATCATGTGTTCCAACCTCTGTAAATGATGAACCTTGACCATATGATCCCCTAACATTTAATTGTAAATCTATAAAATCTCCCATTGGATTTTTGGGGGGTAAAAATTGTTTTGGTATAATAACTGCATAATATCTTTGATTTACTCTACTATTATAATGTTCTGAAAATGGATTCTTAAATGTTGTATAAAATCCACCTAAATCTTTATAAATAGCAAGAGTAGCAGCCTTAGCAGGAGTAGTTACAATTTCCAAATTTTTAAAACTTGGAGAACTAGCCATATTATATTCTATTATATAAAATATTTTATCTTTACCACTATTTACAAAAGGAATTCTAAACTGTGTTATTGTATTATTTTTAAAGAAACTATATGTAAAGAATGCATCAGTTGCATGCATTATATTAGGATTTTGATTTTTTAAGTCACTTGTATTCGATCTATTAACATCCCAATGAATTGATACGTGATTTATCGGACAATGATTCCAGGGATTTTTTGAAAATGCAAAACCTGAAAACCACGGGTCAGTATAATCTGTACGAGTGTGATTATCCATATTAAAACTAATCATTAATTTTCTAGAAGTATTGCCGGTTAAATCAATTGGTACCGGCCACCAAGTAAAATATTGAATACCGTCTGCGTTATTTGTTAATTGATTTACTGTTCCATCTGGTGAAATTGTATTTAATATATATTTATTTATTTCTGTTCCAGTAACATGTGACCCAAAATCTTTTTTTATGTTTGAACCCTCCAATTCATATACTCTAAAACTATTGTATCTATCTGCGATTGTTTGAACCCATAATACTGTAAAATCTCCAATCATATCATCTGGTTTATCAGGTATTATAATTTCTAAACCGATTCCTAGTTTTTCGCTTGTTTTTCTGGTAGATGTTGTATATATATTCTTTGCACCAGTTACCCCCTTTTTATCAGATGTAATAGGCCATGGTCCATATATACCACCTACTTGGTGTGTCATAACCATTGTAGTACCAACTGCTCTAATTACACCGTCTGTTCTATTATTTATAATTTTATCTTTTAAATCGTCCCATATAATTAATTGGTCAATTTTATCTGGAGAATTTTGATTATATATATATTTATTTTGTGGATCCGTTTTTCTTTTTACATTTATGTATTGATCTGTGGTAATACAAGATGAATCAATACAAAATTTATCTGTATTTAATTCACTTGATATAATATTTTCTGCAAAAATTTCACCATTTACTGTATTAAATGTTGCAGTTTCACTTTGTATATTATTAGTAAAAAAAGTATTTGCACTAAGATTATTCGACACAGTAAGATTATTCATACTAATATCATTTGTAATATTTAAGTTTTTAGTATTTAATTTATTTAATAATTGTATTTTTTGCAATATGTAATCTTCTTTATTTATTGTAAGATTATTAGTATTTGCATTTCTAAATGAAATGTTGTCTAATGTTAAATTATTATATTTATATTTATAAACTATATTTGTTAATAAATTTCTTTCAATGTCTGTTAATTCATTATCTTCTGTTAAATGTTCATATAATATTTTATTTCTTTTAAAATTTAATAGTAAAATAATCATTATTAGTAACAAAATTATTATTATTTTATTAATAATCATAATATTATAATGTTAGATAATAATGTTAGATAATTATTAATCATCATCAAATGGATTTTCATCATGTGTACCAACTTCAGTAAAAAGTAAATTTGACCCAGGTGCTACAGTAATTTTTAAATTTATAAAATTTACTTCACCTACTCTACTTGGTGGTAAAAGGTCTTTAGGTATTATTACACCAATATATCTTAAACTTGTTTTACTATTAAAATGTCTGGAAAAAGGATTATCAAATGTTGTATAAAAACTACCTAATTGTTCCCATACACCATTAATATAAGTTTCTAAACCAATAATACCAGGATTTTTATCATTATTCCATGCAGCAATATAAAATATCTTATTGCGTTGTGAATTAACATAAGGTATTCTGAATTTGGGTGATGTATTATTCACAAAACTTGCCAATTGAGTATTATTCGTAAGTTCAATTCCTTCCCATTTAATATATGTTGTTCTATCTGTAGGTGAATCATCAATACCCAACGATGTATCAACCATATTTACTCTCCAATTAAGAGATACGGCAGAAGATTTTGCATGATTCCATGGATTTGTAGAAAATGCAAATCCAGAAAATGATGTGTCTAGAGTATGAAAATTACTAATATATATTTCTCTGCTGGCATTACCGGTTAAATCTATTGGTACAGGTATCCATTCAAATTGATCCCATGTATCTGTTTGTGCAGAACCAGTAGGATCAATATTATTTAATTTATTAGCACCTCCTACATATTTTCCATAATATTTTCTTACATTTGTTGTAGTGGGGATTAAATCATAAACTCTAAATGATTGCCAATAATTATCTGGTGTTTTATTAATTACTTGAACCCACAAAACAGTATAATCACTTGGCATTTTATTATCTTTTGGAGGTACAATAATTTTTAATCCATTACCATTATCTTGTGGCTGATTTCCAGATTGAGTTGGAGTTGTTGTATTATTGGAACGAATTATCATTTTAGCAGGAGTGCCATGTGTAGTATCTGACTTTATAGTCATTGATTCTCCTACCGCTTCTATAATAATTTTGTCAGTACTTTGTATTTTAATAAATTTAGGATAAACTTTAGGAGTTGCTGTTACATTACGGGATGGATCAAATATATATGAAGTTGTATCGGAAAATGGTGGTAATATAAAATTATACGTTTGTAGTGGTGTATTTGGTAAATACATATATGAACTAATTGGTGAATCTAATAATAACATACTACTTATTGTATCTTTAGTAATACAATTTGTAGGAGTAAAACATAATTTATTAACATTAACATTCTTAAGAGATAATTTATCTGTATTTAAATTTTTTGTATTCATTGTTGTAAATGTACCACTTTCACCGGTTACATCGCCATATAAATTTTTTGATCTAACCGTATCAAATTTACCTTGTTTACCTGTAAAATTATTAGATACATCTAAATTTGCTACTGTAATATTATCTAAAGTGCCATTTTTACTCGAAATTATACTATTACTATTAATAGTATTTGCAGTTAAATTATTAAAATTACCTGTATTATATACAATATCCTCTTGTTTACATGTATTTGTCAAATTTCTTACAGCTTCTGTAGATAATTCAAAGTGCTCTAATTTATTCTTATTATATATGTGTATCAATGCCATAATTATTACCGCTATTAATACCGTAATTACTATTAATGTAGTATTATTCATAATGTTATAATATTATATTATAATATTATAAAAAATTTGAATAAAAAAATGTAAACGATATAATTTAAAAGAATAGTAAATTAATATAAATAATGACAAAATCTTCACATACCAATAATAATACTATTAACATTACCAATATTGACGATAATTCTGATAATTCTGATAATTCTGATAACAATAGTAGAGACTTTGAGCTCGATATTAACAACTTTTCTTATGATAGAGAGTTTATTAAACGGCAAAAGTTTGTTATGACGAATTCTTGTTATTTACCTATACAATTTATAAAGTTTGCCGAAACACAAGTAGATCGTAAAATGTATGTTAATACTTTGGATACTTATATTAATTGTTTGCCAATTTCAATTCAAATTGAAAAAGGATTATTCGAATTTGCTTTAAATTATATTAAAACTTCGTCATTAGATCAAACCGACTTCTATTCTGTATATAATGATAAATTTTATGAATTGTGTGACAATTTAGATATGAATAATAAAAATATTAATAATCAAACCTTACTACCTAGTCTACTAAATGGTTCTATTTCGCCACAAATTTTACCATTTCTTAAAATGTATCAATTGCATCCATTGCGGTGGAAACATATTATAGATAAAAACAATCTACGTGATTTAACTTTGTATACTGTTAATACTACCGATGAATTTAAATGTGGTCGATGTGGTGAGAAGAAACATACATATTATATTACTCAAACACGTAGTGCGGACGAACCAGCAACTGTATTTTATACATGTATTAATTGTAAGAAAACCTTTACACGTAGTATTTAATAAAAAAATTTGTTTATTTACTTGTTTCATAATAGAAATCAAAATATGATTTTACATATGGACTAATGTTTCCATTTGGAGCAATTGCATTAAATTTTTCACAATCCATTTTATTATTTTTTTCATTATAATATTTATTTATTTCATCATATGTTTCAATATATTTATATTCTTTCTTATTTTCAAATTGTGTAAACATATCTGAATACACTTCTTTTTGACCAAAATATTGTTTGCTCAATTCGTTACGAGTAATATGTTCTTCTAATTGTTTTAGTTCATCTTTATTAAGAAGTACACCAAAACCACGTTTCATATATTTTATTACAATTTGATAGGGGTCTCGGATACCTGCAAAATATTTATAATCAATATTTATACCTGTCATCATTGCACCAACACATGATGGAAGCATATACACATTAGAATCGTGATAATATGCACGAACACATGGTAGATGAAATCGCGCAACAGTACTGAAGAAATCTTTACGTGTAGTTTTAAATACTTCAATCGTTTTATTTATTTTCTTAAAGTTTAGTTTAAAACGAATACTTTCTCCAATACGCATAATTGCTTTGTTATCAGCGTCAGAAACTTTTTCACTATCTTTACGAAAGTCATTACGATAGAAGATAAAGTCGGTTTCTTTAATTTTTGTTTCAAAATCATAATCTTCTTTTTGAGCGTAATATATAGTCATTTGGTCAATTGAAAGGGGATTCATGAATAAGTCAATGAATTCATTTTGATTATACTTGCCAGAACGAAACGTAGTTTCATTTAATATTGTTTTTAAATTATAATATTTGGAATGAAGAAACATACGTACACGAATATCTTTTGCATTGGAAATATATTCATCCATCGTCCAATTTACTCCAAACAGATTATTAAACATTTGATTCGTCTCTTCAAAAAACTCTCTGCTTAGAGAAACACCAACAGTACGAACAGAGTCAAAGTCATAATCTGTTTTTTGTGAATCAGTATTCTTAATAATTTGTTGATATAGCCCATATGATTTATTAATATAATCAATATATGATTCTGTATTACACATCACGTCAATATCAGAACTATTATAATAATTGGCTACAAAGTGTTTGAATGCTTCATTTTCATCCTTAAATTCATGAATATATGAATCATAAAGAGGATTACGTTTTTGCAAACATGCTGGGATAATACTTCCACTTACCGCAAATTCACTCCAATTTATTCCATGAAAAATATCAGTTGTCGCATTTCCACTAATAAAAATATTCATACGTTTTTTAAATGTTTCTAAATCACATACACCATAACCATCATAATTTTGAATACATTTAATACCACCACAATTGACTTTCATATCTAATTGTTCATTATGAATCATAATTGATACATATGGATTCTGTTTATAATCTAATGACATAAAGGGAAACGTAGGTAGTTTATTTGCTGTATTGATATCAAAAACGAATCGACTATGTTTAGTAGATTTTGTTAAAAATATACATTCTTCAAGATACATTGTTAACATAGCATAACCTAGAGAATATTTATAAGCACCTGGATATTTTTCAAAGAGTTTAGAAATATATTCTAAACAATCTTTTGTAAACAATAGATGTGATAATTCTTTTGAAACAAGAATTGAATTTGTTAATTCATATAATTGTTTTTCATTATGGGTAGATTTTATTGTATCTAGTACATTGTTTTCGGTAAAGATATTGTCTGGAACTGATGCATAAAATGTACGCGAATTGTTTTTATTTTCGCGTAGAATACTAGAAATATCACAAAACAAATTACTAGTATTACTAACAGGATAATTGCTATCACCGGTTGGAGTGGCAAGTTTTTCGCGGTCCGGACACTGTGCTAAAAGAATAAAGTTATTATTTTCTGTTCGACTTTGAAAGTCGCGTACCGTAAACATATTTGTAATATTAAGTTTACAATTTTTTTGATTTGCCCAAAAGTCTTTATCTGTTAAATCTGTAAGAAAACGAGAAATATTCTGTTTTAAATGGAACTGGTCATTGTGATTATAATTTTTAATAATATCCAATGTATCTTTAATTTGTTCAATCGAAGTTTCATTTTGATAAAAACTTACATATTTTGTGGCATCCGAACGATTTAACTCGAATAAAGTTAATACGATTTCGCGAGTATTAAATGTTTCATGTGGAAATAATAATTTCATATCTTTATCAGTAACAATATTTGCATTGGAATAATGTTGTGAATTTTTAAGAATATTTCGCGAAACTCGTGTAAAATATACAATATTTTGTGGGAAACTATCAATATCTTTTAGACTAATTGTTCGTGAAAAGAATTTTTCCATAAATTGTTCAGTTAAACCATTACTCATTAGAACAATGACATCATTGAATTCATACATTACTTTACGTTCTACTTTCTTTAATGTTCCGCCATTAAATCCAACATAAAATGGATTAGAAATCAAATCGTCTGTTAAAATTGTATTATCTACATAATGGATTGATTGATCTGTAGTATCGATACCTGCATCAAGATAGCTTGACGTAGTATCATTAATATAAAAGTTTGTAATTACTGGGATTGACATTATTGGTTAATAAATAATATATATATATGAATAAGTTTCAATAAATAAAATAATCAATTTTTTTAATAATTAACTAGTTGGAGTCTATAATTTATGATGATTACGAATACCACCTTTATATTTTCCAATTTGAACATATTCCCGTTTCATTGGTTGTAACTCTTGTTGTTTTTCAAATTTAGAATATAGAGTCGTATAATCTTGAGTCGCATCAAGATTATTCTTCTTTAATTCTTCAATAATTGTTTTAATTTCTTGTTCAAAAATATTCTTATTTTTTAAACTAATACGTTTATTATTAATTGAATTTTGTAGAATTTCTAATTGTTTTATCTTATCAGAAATATCAATTTTCTCTTCCTCGATTTTCTCTTCCTCATCTTCCTCTTCCTCTTCATCTTCATCTTCATCTTCCTCATCTTCCTCATTTTCTTCTTGTTGTTCTTCTTCATCTTCTTCTTCTACTTCTACTTCTACTTCTACTTCATCTTCTTCTTCATCTTCATGTTGTTCTTCTTCGACGTGATTCTGTGGAATTGCTTCGACTTCGACTTCGACTTCGACTTCGACTTCGACGTGATTCTGTGGAATTGCTTCGACTTCGACTTCTTCGACTTCGATTTCTTCGACTTCGATTTCTTCGATTTCTTCGACTTCTTCGACTTCTTCGACTTCTTCGACTTCGACTTCTTCGACTTCTTCGACTTCGACTTCTTCGACTTCTTCGACTTCTTCGACTTCTTCGACTTCTTCGATTTCTTCGACTTCAACTTCTTCTACGTGATTCTGTGGAATTGCTTCAACTTCTTCTACGTGATTCTGTGGAATTGCTTCAACTTCTTCTACGTGATTCTGTGGAATTGCTTCAACTTCTTCTACGTGATTCTGTGGAATTGCTTCTTCAACATCATTGTCATCATTATCATGATTGTCAACATCATCGTCATCATTGTCATTGTCATCATCGTCGTCATCATCGTCATCATCGTCATCATCACTATCAGTATCATTGGGATTATCATCAACAATTTGTTGTTGATTAATTATACCATTATTGTTTTGTTCAATCATATCTAAAATTTTATTATATGATTCTACTAGATTGATACACTTATTATCAGAAGTGAATGATAGATTTAATGCAATAACAATATTGTTTTTATCTTCTTCAAATTCATTCTTTTTAATAATAACTTCAGAATACAATAGTGAATTGAGAATGGGATTAAGATCAATAATTGGAAGTTTAAGTAAATCAATTAATTCACCAATACGAAGACCACTAATACTTGCGGTATTAAGATATTGAATAAGTGATACTTGAAGTAAGTTTGCTGTAAATTCATATTCTTTATCAAATTTCATTACAAACGTTACATTCGTTTTTTCAACATTCGGTTTTATTATTTGTGTAGAATCATTATAAACTTGATATACTTTATTACAAATAATAATTGGTAATTCTAAAGTTTTATGAAGTTCAACCTTATAATATTGATTACAATTATTATCCCAAATATCAGGTTTCATAAGAGAAACATTAATTGATTTTAAATTGGGTTTTGTCATATCTTTAAATTTTTCACTTACAATATTGATATTTGTTGAATCATAATTGTGAAGATATTCTGTAAATTCGCGACTATTTTTAATATCTTTAATAATCCCTTTTAGTTTATTATTCATAACTTTATCAAGATAAGTATTATTAAATTTAAATACAGAAATTAATTCTAATTCAATTTTAAAATTAAAATTATTAATTAATCGAGATTCTAGATAAGATTTATATTTTTCTATAAAAAATCTACGTGTAACTCCAATATATTCATCAGTAAAAATTTTAATAGTTTCAATAATTTGATTTAGTTCATATTCATCATATTTTTTATTATCTTTCATAATTTTAAGTTTTGAATCAATTTCTTTTACTACATATAATGCAACGTCATCGATATCAAACATATCAATATTAATTGCATCTGGATTATTTAGAAACGGTTCTCCAAACATATTTTTAAAGTTTTTAAAATGATACATAATCTTTATAATATTAAGAGTTTTTTCATCAAAGTTGTCTTTATCAAAAGTTAAAAATAAGAGTTGAGGTAAATTTTCCTTTTCAAAAATATTGTAATACAGATAAAAGTTTGTCATTACATAAATTAGAAATTGTTTTTTCTTTGTACAACTCATAATTGGAAAAAACAGTTTGCGAAGTTTACCAATACTCTTAACATATGACGAATATGTATTAAAAAATTCATCAATGTTAATTCTCCGAGTATTATCATCGAGTGTTATCGTATGTTGTTTCATTTGTTCAGCGATATCACTAGTTACTTTGTGTAGAACTTCATTAAGTTTTTCATAAGGATTTAATCCATGACGAATATATTCAATAAGTAATAGAGAACCCTCCGTATAATCTACATATACATTACATAGAAGATTATTTAAATAATCATAAAAACGTTTTTCTAAGTATTCCTTATTAAATACCGAGGGTTTATTAAGAATAATATTATTAGTATCCTTAACGAAAAGATCAAAAGTTGTAAAGTGTTCAATACCAATAGCCATTTTAGTTATTATGTATATATAATTAGTATATTAACAATTATATTAAAAATCAATTTTTTTTATAAAATCATTTTTTTTATAAAAAAGTGATTTTTTATCTATTTAACTATATATTACAATTATTCATATATTATAATAATATGCACACTGTAAAATCAAATGGAACAAATGGAACATATGGAACAAATGGAACAAATGGAACAAATGGAACAAATGGAACAAATGGAACAAATGGAACAAATGGAACATATGGAACATATAGAGCATACATATTAAAACAAAATTTTGATTGTAATAATAATGGGATATATGATTTTGACAAAATTAAATTAAAAGATAAGATTACAGATAAAACTAAAGAGAAAAAATATATAGTAAAAAAGAGAACATATTTAAATATTAATCAAAAAAATATAAATAATAAAGTTATTACATACAGTGAGAATTTTATTGTAATTCATAATAATCACAATAAAATAATTTTGCAGTATAATATAGATATCTTAGAAAATGAAGAGTTTCCACCATTATCTAAATATGATTTTGATGAAGAATATGAAGAAATAGAGCAAATTACACCATATGGTAAATTGATTAAAAATAAATATGAATCATATTTAGAATTAGATCATAAATTTTGTAATGAAAAGTATTACGATTTAATATTTATTTAATTGTTTCAAGATTAATTTAATGAATGAATATAATGATACTAGAATTACACCATATACGGCAATACCTGTAAGAGGTACTACACCCTCATCTGTTGGATTAATTAAAGTAATATAATTCCCAATTAATTTCTTAAAAAAGTTTTGACTCATTAACATATATATTAACCATATTAATATAGGATCTTTTACCATATCAGGAATATTAAAACCAAATGATGAATTGTTAGATTTCTTTTTCTTCTTTTTAATTTCTTCTTTTTCTGATTCTTCAGTATCAGTATCAGTTTCTGAATCTTTTTTTACTTTCTTCTTATTTTTTCTACTTTCATCTATATTATTATTTATATCTTCAACAATATATTTAATTCTTTCATCTCTATCTGATTCAGTTCTTGATAATTCATCATTAGAAGACGTTGGTCTAGATACACTTGCAACATCTCTTCTTAATTGTGTAATAGGTGTACCGCCACCCATTGAACTAATACTTGGACCAGTATTTTGTTGCATATTTGGCATATGTTGCATATTTTGCATATTTTGACCCATCATATTATTACCCATCATATTATTACCCATCATATTTTGACCCATCATCATATTATTGCCCTGCATATTATTGTTCATTCTATATAATATAATTTGGATAATTTATTTAATATTATTAAGCACATCTTTAAAATTATCTACATTAGTTTTATTTTTTACATCAAAATTCTTTTCAAATTCTTTATGAATTATAGAAAAAAAATTAGGATCGTAATTTATTTGTGGAAAATTTTCTTGTGCGGATAAATCAAATTTTCTTGCATATTTAGTATGGTCTAATTCTTGTTCTATTCCGTGTAAGTGATATATCTCTCTAATAGTATTTGCATCTAAATCCAATAATTGAGGTTGTTCGTCATTATTGTCTGTAAGAGATACAAATACTCTACCATAAATCTTTTTTCTATAAATAGTAGATGCAACTTTATTTAAATTTTCTGGAGTTTGTTCTACAGAGATATCGCAATAAAATAATAAAGTATAATCAAGAAATTTATATTCATGATATCTAATAGTTTCAAACGTTCTATTATCCGGAATAGATTCTAATACATCTGTAATATAAGGGAAATCTTCCATAGAACCATTAGGATTAATAATTATAGCATTATGAACAAATATATGTCTAATTATTTTATGTAAATCATTAAAAGTAAACTCTACATAATCATGTGAAGAATTTACTATTAATCGTTTTATAAGAATCATATTTCCATCAACATTATTTGAACGTGTTAATTGAGATCCTAATCCATTATATGTTTTTAATTTAGTATCTGCTGAAGACTTATATATTGATTGATATACATAATCTTTATCATAATATAAATCTGTTATATTTAAAATAGATGTTTCATTTGGTTCAACATACATTTCAATTAATTTGAACAAATCTTCTGGATTATTTATATTAACTAATTCGTGCTCTATTCCCGCATCTTTTACTGATTTAAATGAAAAATTATTAATATACCAATCTTCATTATTATAACAATCGTTCTGATTCAAAATACATATTTTAACCATCTTTAATTAATATTAAATAATAAAGTATATATTGTTTTAAAACGTATTAAAACTTAAAATGATCCATTTTAACATTATATCTGATTAATTCATCATAGCGTAAAGTGCTTAATTTAAGACCGCAAAGTGCTTAATTTAAGCTCCTCCTTAAATTAAACACTTTTCGCTAGCGTGAGTGCTAAAATCTTAAGACCCTAGGGGGTCTTAAGATTGGCACTCTATGGTATCAATAAGTAATAAAATTTTTTAATAATATATTATTAAAAAATTGATTAATTAATCATCTAAAAAGTATATTAAATAATGCAATATATAAATACTAATATATAATTAAATGACAATGCAAGCAGATATAGAAAAAATGGAAAAAACTGTAACAAAGATATTGAATGATTCGAACAGTAAAATTTATAATTTTTTTGATAAAAATTATAAAAATTATAAAATTGACGAAGCATTAACTATTTTAAAAGATATTTATAATGAATATAAAGTATTAAAAATGCCATCAAAACAAAATTTAGTATTATTACAAATAAATAGTTTATATGATAAATTATATTTACATAATTTTGATAGAATGTATAAAAAGTTTCAAGCAACAAATTTGAAAGAATTATTACATTTAAATGAAAAAAATATGACACTAAGAGATGATACATTACATTATATTGAATTATATATTAAAATTAGTCACGAATCAGCAGATGAAAACACTTATATGAAAGCATTAGAATATGTAATAAAATATTATAAAGATGACGATACTAAATTTGATATTGTTATCAAATGTTATAAGGAAATATATGCAATAACTAATGAATATAAAGAGGAATACGGGAATATATTAGCTCTAAATGGTGACTATAAAGAGGCGGCGGAAATTTATGAACATATAGGTGAAAATAGTATTAATAAATTGACAAAATTTTTATGTCCAAATTATTTTTTGAAAAGTATTATATGTTATATTTTACATAATGATGATGTATATACTGAAATTAAATTAGAAAAATTTACAAAAGATTTTATTATAATTCAACATTCGTCTACATATAAATTTATGATAGACATAACAAAATGTTATTTAGATAATAATATAATTAAATTTACTGATTCTGTAATTGAATATGATACAATTAAAAAATTAGATGATTTTTATGTCAAACTATTAAATAGTATTAAGGAAAAAATGAAAAATACAAATATTGAAGATGAACTTACTTAATAAAAATATATAATTTTATTTATATTTCTGATTATATTATATAATGACTTCAGTTTGTTTTGACAAAACTTATTTTTTAATTATAATTATTATTGCTGTATCTATAGTATTATATAATCATTATAATCTCTTTCAAGAAAATAGAAATCTTAGAGCAAGTTTACAATTATCTACTGATAACAAAATTAATAATATACAAAATAATCAACCAGCACTTTCCACAATGAATCAACCTATACCGTCTCCATTATCACATCTTTCTACTCCACCTCCACCTCCATCAATTGGTCAAGTAGTTAGAGATTATGATAGAAGAACTATAGATGATCCTCTTACCCCACCTTTTAAAAGAGATGATTATATGATACCTTCACAAGTAATTAGACCCGATATATATGGGTCATATACTCGAGGTGCTCCAGGTGTATTCAAAAAAATGGGATATGTTAAAACAGAAGAAGTTGGCGCGGATTACAAAATATTATCATTAATTGGTAGACAAAAATATCAAGGTTCGACACAATATGAATATTATGTAACAAGTACAAATAGAGACGACACTATAAAGTTTTATATTGATAATGTTCGTAAAGAATTATTTAGCGGTGATACAATTACTGTACCTCAATTAGGAACAGTAGTTTATAATGTATATATTGACAAAGAATTAGATTTAGAGTACAATCCATTAATGTTTTAATTTAAGTTTAATTGATTTTTTAAATTAAGATATTTCAATTTATATTTGCTATATAATTTTTTATATTCTAGATCATCACCAAACTTTGAAGATGGTGGTTGTTGTCGTTGTTGTGGTTGTTGTGGTTGTGGTGGTTGTTGTCGTTGTGGTGGTTGTTGTGGTTGTCGTGGTTGTTGTGGTGGTTGTTGTGGTTGTCGTGGTTGTTGTGGTTGTTGTGGTTGTCGTGGTTGTTGTGGTTGTCGTGGTTGTTGTGGTGGTTGTTGTGGTTGTCGTGGTTGTTGTGGTGGTTGTGGTGGTTGTGGTTGTTGTGGTTGTTGTGGTTGTTTTCTTTGTACTGGTTTTGAGTTATTTGGATTCCAACCATTATAGTATGGAGAAATATCTTTTAGTTGATTAAAATATTTAGCTAATATTTTAATTTGTTCTTTAATTTGTTCAGTTAATCTTATATCTGTTGCGAATTTATCGAATATAATTACTAATTTTTGTATTGAACTTGTAATACTTTTTTGATAATAATTAGGATTAATCTTCAAGAAATGTGTTTCTGTATTATATTTTAATAAGTGAATTACTTTATTTACATCGTCAATGTCGTCAACAGAATTTATATATACAAAATCATCAATTTTTGTTTTACCAGGTATTAAATCTCCAGGTATTAAATCTTTTCTTTCAATTTTATTTTTTTCAGATTGAGTGCTTTTTATAGCATTATTTTTTGATGTTTTAATATCAAATAATGCATTTGTTCTTGTATTAAAAATATCACCAATCGATGGTAAATTAATTTTAATATAACCATTATCATCAGCAACTGTAGATAATTGTTCTAATATATTTGAATATGTCCATGTCTTAATAATTTGTATACCTAATATATCTCGCGTATATGATTGTATGCTATCTGAACCTGCTATACAATAAGTAATTTCATTTAACCATGACATAATTATGTTAAGCTCCATATTTTTTAAATACGCAGGATCATTATATAAATCAATTAATTCGGGATAAAATGATATAGCACAAAGTAAACTTAAATATATTTCAACTTTAATATCCAAATATATTTTATTAGTTATTGGCGGATTTATCATTTTACCAATCGTACGTTTTATTCTATCTTTTATTTCTGGTGTAATTTCTAGATGTTTGGCTGCTTCTATTTTAAATATGTCATTAAAAATACTAAATATCGTTTTTTTGTTTTGTGTATCAATTCGAACATGTGTTAAAGGGGGTGTTAATATATTCATGTTTGTAAGTGCATCACGTATTTTTATTAATTCTTCTACAACTAATGATTTTACTTTTATATCATCTATCGCGACTTTATCACTTGTATAAACAAGTTGACTTAATGCATATAATATTAAAGTATCTATCTTTCTTTCTTCTTCTAATGTTAATGGTAGTACCATTGTAGACATTTCTATTGTGGATATTTTATCTGCCATTTTATATTATATATTATTATTTTAATAAATTTTCATAATCTAATAAAAATAAAAAGTGAGAAACATATTCTTTTTCTGTACCATTTTTTGAATAATCAGGATGAATTACATCAGTTAAATCATCATCAACTATATTTATATAATTAAATATTTTATATTTGAATATTACTGGTTTTTTTGATAAATATGATGCTAATGCTGCATGAATATCTAATTGTATTTCGTGATTAATTCTAAATCTTGAAGTAATTAATTCTGATTTTAAAAAATGTGCAACCGGTTCTAATTCTGTTCCATAATTTAAAATCTTTCTAATAATATTTGTATGTTTCTTTTTTAAAAATGGTAATGACCAAGCCCATGACCATAATCTCATTTCGGGTTCGTGCATACCAATATATTCATATCTAGATTTAAATAAGAGTTTTTTATCAGAATCATAGCAATGAATTATATTATGTTCGTGATCAGTTTTACTTTGTTCTATTTTTACATAACTTACTTGTTCTAACTTTGTTTTATATATTTGTAAGTTTTTATCATAATATTCTAAAGAATCTCTAACAAGAGTAATATCAGGTGTTGAATTATATTCTTCATTTTCTTCATTATCTTTTTTTTGAAGTTTAATCATATATAAATAAATATAGAAATTTATATATACAAAAAATAATATAATTTTAGTTTGATAAATTTTTACCTCTTCTCATCATTATATCTTTAATTGATACCGCTGAAGTTGGTTTTGCAAATTCTCTCCTTTTTGACCCCTCTACTAATTCTAATTCACTTTTAGAACATTCATAAATTGGAGGAAATCCACCATTTGGTTTAATATCATTATTCATTATAATATATAATATATAAAATATAATATATAAAATCTAATTGTTTTGATTTATTAATCAAACGATATTGTAAAATCTAATTGTTTTGATTTTTTATTTGATTCAACATTTTTTATCACATCAATATTATTATTACAAATATTATTATCATTATTATTATCAATGTCGTTTTCAGAATCAGAATCATTAATGTTTTCATCTTTCTCGTATTTTATCATATGATTTAATGTACAACATTTACCTTTATTTTTACAAGTAAATCTTATATATTCATTTGTTGATAATGATTCAACAAAATTAGAATAAAGTAATCTATGTAAAGCTAATTTTTTTTCTCTAAAATAAAAATTAATATATGGGCTTTTATTTTGTTTTGTATTTGCAACAAAACCTTGCCATAAACAACATTGTTTACCAAATATTGATTTTTCAATATGTTTTATTACTCTCATAATATCTTTGTAAGTGAACTTTTTACTTAAACTTACATTTTTCAATTGTTTTTCAATCATTTCATTCAATAATTTCTTCTTTTTACTCGACATAATTATATATATTATATACTTATATATAAAATTACAATCATCAGAAATCTTCAATAATTCATTTAAAAATAAGTAAAAGTTATTTAAAATTCATTAGAAATATAGTACTTCAATAATATCTGGTACATATTTTAATTCACCAATTTTTGCTTCATTCATATAATATATGAAACGTAAATTAATTGATTTCTTATCATTTTTAAATTTATCTGTGTTTTCTACTACTTTACCATTACTAAATACTATTATTATTTTATTTGAATCATTATATACTACAATAGGAATAGATGGATTAAGTGAACTCATAATCATTAATTCAATATACCCATCTGTTATAGTATTATTATCAGATGCTACTTTAACAATATAATTTAATATATAATTTCCTTTTTTCTTTCCGGTGTAATGTTTTGGTAACTCTTTCTCTATTAATTTACTATTTTTATCTTCTGCAATGAATTCAATAACATTACCTCTAAAATATGATGATAATTCAGATTGTAATGGTGAATAATATCCTATATTCTTTGATTCTATGTCATTATATTCATTTTGTAACCAATAAAACCCATTTACATAAGCTCTGTAAAAACTCATATTATTATGAATAATCTTTTGAATATAATATCCTTTCATATCTTGTAACGGGTTATCTTCATTTATTTGTTGATAATTTGTATCTATAACTTTTCCAATTCTCTTTTTTCCAATTTCAGGAATATTATCTTTTCCAAAAATATCTCCTAATATTCTCTTTACGTTACTTCCTGAACTTCTTACAACTGTTTGGTTTGGTCTTTCAGTATATGTATTATAATCAACAATATCAGAAACAAAGTAATCTCCTATTCTTAATATTTCAAATGCCTTTCTATCATTTGTTGCTAATTCTTCACTCATTCTATTAATAAATTTTATTATCTCATCTATTGTAATTGACATGTAACAACCTGTCTTTGTCCAATGACAATGTATATTAGTATTACATGTATCTTTTTGTTTATTAATTGCACATGATACACGATCATTATTAATTTCATAATTCTTTACATCTGGTAATTGCTTTGATATATGTAATAATTTATCATATTTTCCACCGGTTTGTTTTTTATTATTGTTATTATTGTCATTGGTGTCATTGGTGTCTTCTTTGTTTATATTATAATCAGGTTCCGATTCAATTTTAACTACATTATCTACTTCTTCGTCCTCTGCTGCTTTTTCATCAACGTCGATTTGTGCCAATTCATCTTCTCGTAAACCCTTTTTATCAATAATCTTTTTATATTTATAATATAATTCTTTATCAACTAATTTATATAATATGAGTCTAATATTGTCTACTTTTTCTTCATAAGATAATTTTGTTGAATTTATAATTTTTGATATTTTTTCTTTTAATGGATTATTTTCAAGTTTATTTAAATATGATGAAAATTCTAATCTGAATAACTCATAACTTTCACTTAAAAATTCATCCATATTAACATCCATAACTCTCTTATCTGCTTTCAAATTTAATTTTCTCTTAATAATTTCATTATCTATCTTATCTATTATTGGTTGATTCTCATAAAATAATCCTAATGCTTCAATTTCTGCTTTTCCCATTTTAATTTCTTCAACTGGTACAGTATCATTTGTTATTGTAACTATTGCATTAATTACAAATTTACCATTTTCTTGCACATCATAATATACACCAACTGGTTTAACTGGTATATGTTCTTTACTTATTGTATATAATTCTTTTAATGATTTTAAGGTATCTTTAAAGGATTTAATATATTTATCAATTGATTTTACTATTTGAATATTATATAATGCACCCGATGGTCTAATTGGTATTAAAGTATTATTTTCACATATAAAGAATTTTGTTTTATTTCTACTATCCACAACTTGATATTTTATTGAATAATCTTTTAATTCTTTTGAATCTATCTTCTTAATATAATGATAAATCTCTGTGGCAACAGGTGCAGAATCTTTGTAAATAATATTATCTATGAATGAACCTTTGCAATTATTTGAATAAAATTCACTAATTTGTTTTACTATATTTGTCTTATCTTCTTTATATAAAAATGTTTTTATTACATTTAAATTTTTATCATTTTCATCTAGTTTTTTAACTAATACTATTGGGTAATAATTTTTCCCTTCTTTTATTATAAATAAATTGTTCTTTTCACTTGATACTAATGAATATATGTCTTCCAAATTTTGACACATTATATTGAAGTCTTCTCTTACTCTTTCTTTTTCAAATGTCTTCTTTATTACAATTGTTTTCTTTTGAAACATAATTATATTTAAACCAGTATTTGTAACAACTTTTGGTATGGATATTAAATTATTAAATAATTCATAGTCAAGAATAGTATTATTTTTTATGTAATTAATAAAATTATCTTTATCCCCAAATTGTGTTTTTAAATCTCCATTATTTAATGATGTATATATTTGTTCAGAACGGTCTCTCTCTAATACTTCTACCATCTTATTAATTATTGTTTCAACACTAATATCTAAACATGTTCCAATTGCATTTAAAAAAGGATACGTAGTTTGGATTGAACCATATTTAAAAAAGAACCCATTATCTGTTGTTTTATTTAAATAATGTTGTTTTATAAATTTGTCTCTATTATTAATAGTGTTAAAAAAGAAATCAATATATTTTGGTAATAATCCAAATCGACCCTCTTGAATTTTATTGGTGTCTTGTAATATATATAATTTTTCCATAATTGATGCATCTTGTTGTATTTTATCTTTTGTTCCATCTTTTTGACCATCTACTCCCGAACATTGTGCATAAAAACTTTGTTTGGTTTCATTTTTAGATGCATTAGGATCTTTCTTGAAACAACAAGGCATACAATGTCCATATGGATTTCTACATCTTGTAAGAAAACCTACATAAAAATGCTCACCGTTTATTTCAGGATCGCATGTATAATGTATCTCATTTCCTGTTGGTTCACCGTCTGTATTAAATTGAGCAAATTTTAAACTTTTTAATTGTATTTCTTCTTTCTTACCAGTTTTATCATTCTTTACTAATACTCTCTTTTCATATTCACCACTTTTCTTATTTAATTTATATCCATTTTTTAATAATTCCGCCATATTTTCTGCCGTATATTGAGTAGGTCTTCTCTTTTTACCATCGCCACTATTTTGACAACAACGCGTCCATTGAGATTGACCTTCTTCAGGTTTATAACCAATACGTTGTTTATCTAATTTTGCCATTTGTTTTATATTCTTATTATCTTCATTCTCTCTTACTAAGTCCATTACTTTATTACGACGTTTAGCAATTTTAGTTAATTCTTTTAACTTTTCTTTTAATTTTTGTCTATCTGGTTTTTTGTATAAATATGTTTCAATATATAAATACATTAAAATTGACATAAAGTGACTAATTCTATATAATTGTTCTTTATTACGGGCACCTGCAATTCTAATTTTATATTTATCTCTTTGTTTACCTTGAATATCAACAGTAATACCAGGTGACTTATATTTAGGTAAACTTTCTAATTTTTTAAGAACTCTTCTACTCTTCTTAATATTAGGATAACGATTTTTAACTCTCTCAATCTCTTCTGCTGCTTTATCTTCTGTAATATTAAATTGTTTACTGATTTCTGTTGCTAATACTTTATCTGTTGTTTCATAATTTCTTATTAAATGTAATATTCTCATTTCAATTCTAGTTTGATTGTCATATTTAGATACACGTTTGTATCTGAAATATGAACCAAATTTACCACTTTCGTTTTCTTTTTCATTCTTTGATTGACGTTTACGTGGTTCAATACATACTGTAATATATGGATAAAAGAAACGTGCAAAATCACTAATATCGTTATGATTTATTATATACTTTTCTGGTAATTCAAAATGTTGTGATGTATTTATGAATGCATAATTAAATTCAGATTCTTCAGGAATATTATATCTTTGTCTATTTCTTTCTGAATTAATTTTATTTATTAATTTTATTATATGTGGGTATGTTAATTTAATATCGTCAATTGTTGCATTGTCGTCTTCTTTCCAAACTATTTTATATTCTAGACGACCAGATTCATTAATAGTTACACCTAAAAATCTTTCTCCAAACTTATCTGAAATTGGAAATTTAAATGTTATTCCATATGGTGTATTTTCAAACCATTTTGATAATAAATCTGTATTTTCTGGTTTTTGTACATATCTGTTAATTTCTGATTCATGAAATTTATATACAATATTTCCATCTACTGTTTGATATAAAATAAATGGAAAGTCTTTATTAACCACAAACTCATTAAATATTCTATATAAATCAATCTTAATCCCTTCTTGTAATCTTAATTTAATATGAATAATTGATTGGAGAATATATGTTTCTTTAAATAATTTTTTATAACTTGAATCTAAATGTGCATTATCTACAACATTCATTATTTCATTCTCTATGATTAAATCATTGTTGATTGTTTCAAAAATTATCTGCATTCTATTTTCTTCTATTTTTTTATCATTGTTTAAATAATCAATAATGTTTTTAACTTCATCATTTCTAATTTTAGGAAAATATATTCTTATATAAACATCTAATAAATTTTTAATAACTTCAGGATTAGGATTATATTTTGAACCAAATTCATTATATATATCCATCATGTAAATTTCATTATGAGAAATATAATCTTCGTAGTCATATAATATATTTGTTTCATCATCTTCTCTTCTTATTTTACTTGTATATCTTTTAATATTATCTCTTAATGCTTTTAATTGACCCTCTAAATCTTCATATAAACGTAAATTATTATTTGGCTCAATATCAATATTTAATATCTCTGTACGTCTTAACCATTTTTGACCAACCATAATCTTTTCAATATTATTATTAAAATAATATTCACTCCATAAATATTGTCTAGATGGGAGAAGATATGAATGTTCGCCAAAATTTTCATTATTTCTAATACTGCAACATATTTTATCTTTTATCATCTTAATTGTATCATCTTTGTATAAATAATTTAATTTAACATATATTTTCTTAACAATATCTTTTAAATTCTCGTCATATATATTTTCCATCTTTTCCATATCAAATGGTATCATATCGTTTATTTTCTTATCAAAAATTTTATTATCATCTAATGCTTTCTTAATTAATGCAGTTGTTTTTGAACTTTCTGCATCATGTACAGTATCTGCATCTTTGTATAATTGTTCTATCTCATCTAAATCTACTACTTCCTCTTCTAATAATTCTCCATTTTCTATCTCTACTTCTTCTGGATTTTCATTATCTTCATCATCTCCAATGTCTCCAATGTTTCCATTATCTCCATTGTCTATATTATCTTTACCCGTTGATAGATTATCATTTAAATCTGACACAATTTCATCACCATCGTCAAATCCTCCGTCAAAACCACCTTTGATATTACTAAATGCAAATGTGTTATCTTTATCTAATTTCTTTTTAAAGATTTTCTCTATGTTAATTTTTTTACTTGTAGTAAAATCTTTATCTTCTTCGAATTCAACATTTAATGCTGATTCTTTTACTTTCTTTTTTTTTCTTTCTAAATCATCATGAATTAAAGATTCAAATGAATATATTAATTTCTTTTCTAATAATTGATGTGATAATATATGTTTCTGAACCCATTCTTGTCCATATTTATCATTTAATTCATTCTTTTGAGCAGTAGACTCGCGAATAACATATATTGATGCATTTAAATGATAATTATTAAAAAAATATTTATACCATTCTTCTCCATACTTTTTTTCTAATGTTTTATAATCATCTTTAGTTAATGTCACAAGTGTATCATAGAAAGATAATAATTCAATTTGTTTTAATACTTTCATAACACTTGACGATACTTCACCAATAAAAATATATTGATTATATTGTGTACGACGATTGTTATTTTTATATTTCCATATTACTTTGATAGGTTCATTCATAATTATAATATATGAATATAAAATTATAATTAAGTTATTTTTGAATGAAATTTATATTATACTATCAGTTAAATATATTCCACAATATTCTTCATTGTTTTTACGATAATCAACATATGAATATATTTTTAAATCAATTGCGGTTTTTGTAAAGAATGCAAAAATCTTTTTAAATAATGCACCGTGTCCATATTCTGGACATGCTATATGCGATATTTCGTGTAATATTACATACATTAGAGTATTTATAGAATGAAACTTATTAAATTCTTTTCTCGATCTTAAACACATTACTAATTCTTCACCTTTATTCACACTATATGATGTTACTATATCTTTCTTATTACCATTCTCATCATTCGCTTCTTCGTCTCCTCTACTTTCTGATATTGTCACATCATGTACTCTATCTGATAATTGTTCAATATATTCTTTGTATTCTTTGTAGTCTGTATCTTTTTTTGAATTTAAATGGTCTTTTAACTTTAAAATGTTTCCACGAAGTGATGCTAATAAATTAACCGCAATATATTTATCAGATAAATCCCTAACCATATAATAGTGATTATCTATTGGAGATTTAATAAAGGTCATCTTTTTATAATTAAACCAATAAAATACACTCAATATTACAACTAATAATATAATTAAAATTATAAGTTTCATCTATATAATAATGTTTCATATAAAAAAAATATTATCTTCTGAAATTATATATAATTATGGGTCAAACGTTATCAGCAACAAATCCTAAAATAAGCCACAATGCTAAAAATATGTTAAATGTTCACGCTAAAAATAATTATAGTGACCATCATACTATTAAATTCTCTAGAAATGATTTAGTCGATACTATATCTGCATTAGATTTAAATTCAGTTGTTGAACTCTATGGAGGTGCTTCAAAACATATCGAAATTCACAATATGCCAAATCGTGATAGATATACCGAATATATGTCTACCAAAACTATGAAATTAAATGGTGGAAATCGCGGCGTTGTTGCCGGTTTTTCATCTGCATCTGAAGGTGATTTAAGTTTAATTAAAAATATGATTATGGGTACTCAAACAGGTGGTGCTGGTTGCAGCGCCCCTGCCCCTTCAGTCCCTGCTCCATCATATGGTTCACCTCAAATTTCCTTTACTCAAACACAAAACACTATGAGTGCTTCTGAGGGTTGCGGTTGTGAAAAAGGTAATAGTGTTTTACAAGGTGGTTTTAATATGGGTTCAATTTTAGCTACTCAAATGGCAACAAATGTTACTAACTCTTCATCATACAACCCAATCAATTCAATGTCTGAATCAGATTATAGTATGATTGGTGGTAATATGTTATCTACACAAAGTATGTCAGCTACATCATCTAATATGTATGGTGGTAATGGTATGGAATTATCTGCAACATCACCATTCAACATGTCACAACAACAAGGTGGTTCAGTATTATCCGCAACATCCAATTACAATATGTCAACGCGTCAATCACAACAAGGTGGTTCAGTATTATCTGCAACTTCTCCATTCAATATGTCACAACAACAAGGTGGCTCAACATTATCTGCTACTTCACCATTACCAATACAATATGATAGTTTAATTGGTGGTAAAAAGGGTAAAACTGGAAAAAATGTCAAGGATTCAAACAAAAAGAACGTTAAAGTAGAAAAGAAAGGAAAGAGAACTCATAACTCTTCTTCATCATCATCAACAAATGGTTCATCTACTGCAAGTTCAAGTAATAAAAACAATTTATTTAATGATGTAGATGCATCATCATCATCAACTAAATCAGAGAGTGAAGACGATTCTGACCAAATTATCACAAGAGCATTAAGATCCGATGCCATGAGTGAAAAGACAAGAGAATTACATAGATTTACAGATAATAAATCTTCAGCTAAGAAGATGGTAAAATCATCAGATAATAAAAATGTCAAACAACAAAAAGCAAAAGATTCTGATTCATCATCTAATAAAACAAATTCTTCTACCAGTACCTACAGCAAATCAGGTTCAATGTCATCAACAACCACCACCTCTTCTGAAACACCAGTTGAAGCAATTGGTAGAGTTAATTCCATGAAATATGGTAACTTATTATTAACTTCAGAAGGTACAGTATCTGCTTCAGAATCTCTTGTTAATGCCAAACAATTCTACAGTTCCGAACACGGTGATTTATTTTCATCCGAATCAAACTTTTTAAGAAATAACATTAACAAAAATAGATTAAGATAAAATTTAATTAAATAAAATTAAATAAAATTAAATAAAATAAAATTAAATAAAATAATTATGAAAAGTCTGTTAACATAAAATTAAACTTTTTGACTTGGGTATTACCTTTCACCGGGTCTACAACCTTTTTAACTTTTTTCGACGAAACCTTATTTTTTGGTAGTAAAATTCTTTTCTTATCACGTATCTCCTTTTTTTCTTTCTTTATTTCTTCATCTATATTTTTAAGAGAAGATTTCTTTTTACACTGTTTCTCTATAATATCTGAAAAATCGTCAAAACTAATATTATCTTCTCCTTGAAAATAATATCCAATAGGCATTTTACCTGCTTTACGATTTTCTTCTTTAATGATATATTCTTGAAATATTCTTTGTGCTTTATCTACAATTAATTCTAAAAATTGTATTGACGGTTTCATAATCTGATTAGTTATATAAAACAGATAATCTAACTTTAATTTATTTTCAACAATATAATCCCAATGTTCAACTCGTTCACCTTGTAATTTAATTTGGTCTTCATTTTCCACTTCTATGTATGCATATGGAATACGGTCATTTGATTGTGGTTTGTTACCCGGATCTCTTATACCCATTCTATCTGCTAAAACTGCATGTACAATACGTGTTCTGTCTTTGTATGTTGTCTTTAAAGTTTTTGTGATAATAAATTTATCTAAAGGTATTTTACCGCGAATAATTTTTGATAATAACTCTTGGGTCATCTTAACCGCACCTACCGTACTTTGTTTATTTAAAATTTGGTCAACAATATTACCTACTACTATTTTTACAACATTTGCATTATCGCGACGTTTTAATACAATACCCATACTCTTTTGATAAAATTTATCTGGGGATTTTTCATATAAGTTTCCAACATATCTTTTCTTAGTTAGAATAATAAATGGCCACAATACTTTCTCATATTCCATAACCATTGGTGAAGGTAATAGAGTTGAGATTAATAGAGAACTCCATATACCAAATTTAATTGATATTATTAGTGAACGTCTATCTTTAACAATCTCTCCTGTCTCTTTATCTTTAATGTGTAAACAATAAAAGATAGAATCGGTATCACCATATATACCTTTAGGGTCTACTGTATATTGACGTGATGGACTATTTAAAACTAGTTTTACCATATCATATAATTTCAAATACATTTCTTCGCGATTTTTATATCCTAAATTATGAAATATCTCTAGAAAATCTCCTGCAAACATATCTGTCCATTTTTGTTCTTTTAATAATCTTAGTTGTTTCTTATCTTCTATTTTAAATATATTTAATATTTCACAACTCTTACTATTAATTGTAATCGTTTCATCAAATATATCCTTAATCTTATTATATATCATACTTTGTTCTTTGTATGGCATTTCTTGTAATTTTTTAATTACTTCTTCATAATCTTCGACTGAATTAATATTAAATTTCTCTAAATCTTTCGAATATTTTTTAATCATATCTTCATACGATTTCACATATAATTCTATCGATGATTTATTAAATTTTGAATCGGGAATAGGTTTATTCTCAACTGTTTCAATATGTAAATCTTCTCCGTTATCAAACTTCATTTTAGTAGGATGAAATTTGAATAATTCAGTCATATAGTTTATATATGCATCTTTATCTCCTGTATCTTCTGCTTCTAAGATTAATTTAATCATTTTAGAATACATTTGTTCAATAAAGATTTTTGAAAATTGTAACATCTCTCGCCCTGTCGCTGTTGTAGATGCCGCAATTTGTTTCATATATATTGGACTAGTTGGTGCTCCGGTTTGTCCATATAACGAATTTGCTGTAACTTTATACGCTTGTTGTAAACCATCTAAAATAGCAATGATAAAACTATCACCTCCGTTTTCTTTTAGTTCTTCCATTTGATTTTTATATTTTTTACGAGCTGTTAATAATTCAGTAATAATCTCATGTAAAATACTTTTTCCTCCATCTTTTTTCTCAGCAAACATACATTCTGTATATGTGTTGTCCGCATTTTTATATTTAATTTCATGATAAATATATCCAGGAAGATTTTTATATTCATCATCATTTACATATGTTTCATGTGATAAATTACGAAATCTCATAGAATTTGGATACAAACTACCATAATCTAAAACCGGAACCGGTTCCATATGTACTCCTGTTTTTGGTTCAAATACCGTTGCACCTTCATATCCCATTTCGTCGTCTTCATCATCGTCATCGTCAAATTGTTGATGTTTATTATTCAAATATTTTTCAATTCGTTCTGCATCATATTCTACATTGTCTGGTTTCTTTTCTTCTTCTGGTTTAAATTTCTTTTTAATAACCGGAATAAGATGATTCTTTTCTCTGCATTTCTTTGATACTAGACTAAAGATTTTTACACCTTGTCCACGTAAAAATAGAAATGATAAAGGTACGTGACAAACCATTGCCATACCAATACTATTAGTAATAATCTGTAATCGTGAAATGAGTTTATTACATAATGCACAATCCTGTACACAATATTTTGCAATTAATGCTCGGTCTTTATCTTCTTGTTCTTGCATTGCAAAAATATCATGTGGTGAAATATCATCTTTTGCTTGTGTCCAAAATATTTTAAACCCTTTATTCATAAATTCTGTCGTATCGACTTCTTCGTTAATAATAATAGTATTTTTAGTTAATTCTTCTACTTTAAATTTTTCACCATCATTATATTTATTTTCTGTCATTCCATCGTTATAACATATTTTAATGAATTGGTCTATATATATACCATTCGTATTTTTTGTATGAATAATTGTCTTACCATTCTTTCTCTCAATATTAATAATTGATTCACGAATAAAATTTGATACGACTTCATCTAATTTATAACTTGGTAGACGATAATCGCGTTGAATTACTTTCATCAAGTCAAATACAACTCGACCGGTCATTTTATAATATTTTAAAATGTTCTCGCCTAATGCGGACGATGCTAATTTACTTTCTACGTACTCGCATGGTTGATTTTTAATACGAGATAAACGAGAGAAATATGTTTCTATGTCTAATAATTTTGCTCGTTGATACATATATTCAAAATCGAAACCAAATATATTATATCCAGTTAACATATCAGGATCAGTTTCTTTTATCAATCGTGTAAACCCTTTCAGTAATTCTTCTTCAGTATCATAAGATCGAACAACTATTCCGGGTAAGTCATCACAACCTCTTAATGTTAAGACATATTTTGCATAACATTCATCTTCACCATAACGTGATAAAGTTAAACCAATTTGAATAATTTTATCACTTGGTCTTTTTGGATTAGGGAATGAACCATCACAACTTGTACATTCCAAATCGTAAGATGCAATAATAAATTTTTGAGATTTAATTTCATTAAATGGTTCTAGATTTGTAAATGGACAAAATATATTTAAATTACATGTTGTTGGTTCATCATTCGTTTTGTAATATTTAAAATTACTTTTATTTATTTGTATCCATCCAACACTTCCCAATTTCTGAATATGCATCATTCGAATAAATGGAATAATATTTGACTCATATACTTTTAATTTAAATGGAATACGATCAATATAATTAATTTTAAACTTCTTTTTAAATGCACGGTCATATGCCTTAAATGATGTCAATTTTGTAAATTCCAATCTTATAAATTTAAATTTCGCATAATTTGTAAATCCATAATAATCATATGCTTCGTAAAATCCATACTTTTTTAAACCATCCACTTCTTCTGCCGGCCAAACTCGTTTTTTTAATTCTTTTATAAATATGTTTAAATGTGCTTGTGTCCAATTATTTTTTACTTTTACATAAAAATATGGAGTAAACTCTCTAACATCACAACATATAGTTTTATCATCATCAGTTCGACCAAATAATCGAATACGATATTCCATATCACCAGATAAACCTTCTGAATGATATTCATCCCAGTCAAGTACTTGAAATTTAATATAATCACTATTTTGAGTCATTTGTTGATATTTTATATATATTTAACATTTTTAAACTATATTTTTTAAATATCAATTTTTTTAATAATATATTTTTAATCTATTATTAATGATATTATGAGTATCTCACAAGAAAACTTTTACAGACTTATAAAACCATATGATAGTAATTTATTACACGTATCTTCTACTATGATGGGTGGTGCTTCAAAATGCTATAAAGAATTAAAGAAAGTATCTCCCAGCACCAAAAATTTTAGTATAATTAATACTAAAACTAATCAATTATATGAATTTGATATAAATAATAATTTACAAATGGGTGGAGGTACATCTGCATCATTAAGTGAAATAGAATTATTAAAAAGACATATTGAATCATTAGAAAAAAGAATAATTAAATTAGAAGATAATACCAACAACAACATTAACAAAGATATTATGGACCAACCATCAAGAATCCAAAATGAAGGCGTCGGTTCAAATGCCAATGTCAATTCGATGGGTATAAATAATGATAACACTGGTGTATCATTATTAGGAATACAAAAAACTTTACCTCCTCAACGACCTGAATTATTACCACCAATGATGAAAACACAATCACAATCACAAGCAACACATGCAACACACGCAACACATCCTATACACCAAATGCACCAAATGCACCAATCACAACCTATGCAACCATCACAACAAGCACTCCAAATGATGCAGCCAATGCAACAATCGCAACAAATGCAACAATCGCAACCAATGCACCAATCGCACCAATCACAACAAATGCAACAATCGCAACCAATGCAACAACCTAGACAAACTACAGCATTCAATCAAGAATTAGCAAGAAAGTTTATATAAATAAAATTATTGGTGTTGTTTCTGATATAATAATACATAAGCCGAAGAAGTCATAATTTCTTTTTCTGGATAATTAAGATATGATACTCTAGAATCATTAAATTCATACCAACTATTATTTAATGAATTTTTACTATAATTTGTATAATGTCCACCACCAACATCACCCATATGATTAATTACAGAATATAATTCATAATTAGATGGTTCTTGTTTTATGTGTTCACTAATTTCAAGATTTGAAAATGGAAACAGTACTTTCATATTATTCTTTCGTGAATGATTGCCATTAGAAATAAATCGTTTAAATTGAATAATTAATTTTTCTGGTAGAGTATGAATTATAGTTCTTTTCATAGCTCCGCTTTTTGTCTTACATTCATCGCATTTATAATTAATTTCTTCGGATTTCAAATAATGTTGTAACATTTTTTCGAGTGATAAATTTTCAATATTAAATAATTCTAATTGTAACATATTAAATGGTTCAAATGTTACAGATTTATTTGAACAATTGTTGCAACATATTTCACTCATAAATATTCCGTAAAATAAATCGGTAATAATAGAATGATTATTTTTAAGAAATGATTCGTAAAATTTTATTCCTTCATATTGTGTATCAATTATATAATTATTATTTACTAATTGTTTCAGTTGTAATTTTAAAGTTTCTTTCTTTTCTTCATTATCAATCTCTTCAATTTGTTTTAATATACGTTGTTTTGCTCCAATATAAGCATTCGTTTTAGAATTCAATTTTACTTTTTTAATAACAATATCCGATTTATTTTCTTCATGAATTTGATCCAATAAATATGTTAAAAACTCTTGTGCATCGTGTTGCATTAAACCTCTAAATTTTGGTAATAATTTGTCAATTGATAATTTAAACTTTTCTGGTTTTAATTCACAATTGATACTCCACATTATTTTCAAAACTTGATATAATCTATAAGTAATACTTGTTTTAAATTTATGTTTTATTTTCTTTTTCGATAGTTCTTTATCTGACTTTTTTTTTAAATTTTTAATAATACATCTGTGTAATTTTTCTTTAAACAACGCTTTTCTAAAATAATAACAAAATAAATTAGTTGATGACAATGATTGTATTACTGAATTCATATAACAGGTATTACCTATATTATTCAGTCCACTCAACCCTCGTGTAACAATTTTATTATCTAAATTTTCAGTATCCATTATATTTATAGTAATAATCTTAATTTAAGTAATAAATGTATTAATATATATATATTTCATTTTTTTTTTAATTTTATATCATAATATATTATATAATATAATGTTAACTGCACTTAAAAATCCCGATGTTATAAAAACAGAACTTACAATTCGTAGTATAAAAATGGTTGATATTGGATTCATTACAGTTTTATACTTCATTTTAGGTTATTCTGTTTCTCTTCTATTAAATAAATTATATGAAAAATTTATTGATTTAAAAGAAGAAGATAAACCAACATATCAATTAGTATATGAATTATTAATACACGTATGGATAATTGGTATATTTGTTTATATTGCAAGAAATGTTGTTGAAGAAATCCCTTCACCTTTACATGGAATAAAAGGGTTTGACCATTATCGTGTAAAAGAATTACATTCCGCTACAACATTTACTCTTATTATTTTCTATAGTCAACCATACATACACAAAAAGATTAACATTTTATATAAGAGATTATCAAATAATAATCATATACCCGGAACTGTAATAAATGGAGAAGATAATAATAATCATTAATCATTAAAATTTTATAAAATTTATATAATTATTTTATAATATATAATGACAGATAAAACCATAATATTAAATAATTTTAGACAACTAATAAAACAAATTAAAATAGATATAGATAGAACTACGGGAAAAGAGAATCTTAAAAATTTATATCGATTAAAATCTATCGAATTAGCAACAAAGATTATTGATAAATATCCTCATAATAAAGTTGATATAAAAGAATTAGAAAAAATAAAAGGTATTGGTCCAGGTACAATTAAAAGAATTGAAGAAATTCAAAAGACAGGAAAGTTAAGTGAAATTAAAATTACTGAAATGGACAACGCATTTTTTAAGATTATGGATGATTTAGAAGAAACATATGGTATTGGTAAAAGAACTGCATATGAATTATTTAAAAAAAATAATATTAAAAGTATTGAACAATTAAAAGATAAAGTTAATAAAGGAGAAATTGTAGTGAACGATGTTATTAAAAAAGGTTTAAAATATGTTGGGAAAATTAATACTAAAATTCCACATGACAAAATAAGTGAAATACAAGATGCAGTGTTAGATATCCTATTTAAAATTAATGTAGAATTATTTGGTACGGTATGTGGTTCTTATAGAAGAATGAAACAATATTCAGGAGACGTTGATTTTATTATAATACATCAACAATTTAAAAAAAAAGAACAAGTTAAATTATACAGTGAATATTTTGAAACATTTTTGATTGAATTAAAAAAGAATAAAATATTAATAGAATCACTAACCACAGAAAAAGTTGAGACTAAATTTATGGGAATATTTAAATGGAAAGATATCATTGGTAGAATAGATATAAGATTTGTACCTTTAGAATCTTATTATTATGGATTATTATATTTTACTGGATCTAAAGATTTTAATACTAATATGAGAATTATCGCTATATCTCGTGGATTTAAATTAAATGAATATGGATTATATAATAAAAATAATAAATCTTTCAAAGTTGAATCGGAAAAAGATATTTTTGATTTATTAGATATGGAATATGTCCAACCTCAATTAAGATAAATTTATTAAATTATTACTAAATATTATTAAAATATATATTAAATATATATAATAATGGCTGAAGCTAATCCACAAACATTAGAATTTAATGAAGAACATATAATAGCGACTTATACTAATTTTAGAGAATATCAAATATATATAATTATCGGTCTTATATATTTATTATCTAAAAGTCAGGTTATTAATAGAGAATTTTTGGAAAATTGGTTTTTTGATAAACCGGCAAAAATATTGGGTAATGAAAATTTAGATACTGTATATTATTCTGCTACAACAAATGATATTACTTCTCATACTTTTTCACAAAAACCAATCTTATATTTTACTACACAATTAAATCAAGCCTTATTACATCCGATTGATAAAATAAATTCAGTTAAAAATTCTCCGCCAAATATGTTTAAATTTAAATTAAATAAGCCTATTAGATTATTACCATCTATCAACTTAGATAATTTATCAGTTATTGAAGCGTTTCCTGAAGATATTAAAAATAACATATTAGATTTCTTCTACTTAATAGATGGTAAGAATAATGATGAAATAATTCAAATTTGTAAAAACTTATTGACAATTGATAACTTTTTACAAATTGGAATTGAAGAAAAAAAAGAAGAAAAAATAAGAAATTATAAAAAAGAATCAGCTAAAAATTTAAGTAAAGTAAAAACTTCAAAATATACAGAAGAACGCCAAAAGATATTAAGTGAAAAATTTACTCAACTACCTAAGGAATCTATTAGTGATGACACATTTGAAAAAGAAATTATTAATGAAAAACACATGATGCTTACTGGTAATAAAAATAGTAGAATATTATTTATTATTGAAGCATTAAATTATTTTATTAATTATTATTTAAATAATACACTAATTCTACACGGATATTGTAATAATAATGATCAAAATGAAATAGCAATTACGCATTTTAATGAACATATTGATACTAATTCAATTATAAAATATAAATATTTGAAAATTGATATTTCTGGTAATATTTTACTATTTAATGAAAACTTTAATAAGAATTTATTTATACAGTATATGGAAACGTTTGGGTATAAAGGAATATATATAAAAAGAGATTCAACAGCAATGATGTCATGTAAAGATTATAATATGAAAATATATTATCAACAAGTTAAAGAAGAAAATGTTGGTGCAGAAATAGTATATGATTGTAATAATAAAAGACATAAATACTTTAATAAATATTTAAAATACAAAAATAAATATTTAGAATTAAAACAACAAGTAATACCCACCTATTAAACCATCACATTCTGTCACATTTTCCTTGAAAATGTTTCAGAAATGATAGGTTTTTAAGCTCTTAATAATCATATTTTTTTAACTATCTTTTCTATACCTTTTGATATTTTATTTAAATCATCTAAATTATAAGACATATTATAAAAATTATTCTTATCTAAACCAAATTTTTCAAACATCTTGTCTTTTTCATCATTTAAATTTCTAGCATAATCCCTAATAAAATCAATATATGGTGTATTTGAATCACAATATTCTACAAAGATTTTTTCAGATGCTAATGATATTAATTTTGATTCTGGTATATCTGGGTTTTTTAATTTTATTTCTACATACCATAAACACCATGCTAAACAATATCCAAACGGGTCACCTGATTTTTTATTATCTATATCTCCATCATTTGATATTGTTTGAAATCTACCCTTCTCTAAAAAGTCACCTGGTGTATAATATTTAATCTTATTTTTCTTAAATTTTAATATCTGATCCATTACTAATTTATCTAAATACATTTCATCATATGATGATAAATTACCATATGGTTCAAACCGTCTATAACTTGCATCGTTCTTATCATATATTATTACATTCGCATGTAAACTATCTGGTTGATTTAAATATGATACTTTAATTATAATAAATCTCTTATCTGATTTTATTGTTTGTTCTATTGCTTCTTCAAAATTTGGATCAAACCAATATAAATTTCTATTTACCCACAATATTAATGTTGGCATCATTGTATGAAATAATTCATAACCTAATCCTAATATATCTCTCATCCCCATATAATATTGATCGTATGGTATATCTTGCATATCTAATTTTGATATTATGTCATCTCTTATCTTTTGACTATTTTCAGTTTCTTTAATAATTGGCATTATTGCATCATTATTTTCTCTTAATATATATAAAAAATATATCATATTGTGAATGATATCTGAATTAAATAAACCTGTATTTGATTTAAAATTAAACTCTGGAAATAAAATTTTATTATCTTTACTTAATTTTATATTACATCTTGATTTCGTAGTGTCTATCTTCTTGTTTTTTAATATATCATTTATTGTAATTCCGTCTAAATTCTTTAATGTTTTATCTGATTTTGATATTATTTTATCTAATATTGTTTTTTTATTTATTTTATATTTCATCTTAATATCTGCTGCATAATGTCCATACAAATTTTTATATAAATCAATTGAATCATACATCTTAATATTTGAAAATATTAATTCTGTCATTGATAATATATTCTTTGATAATATATTCTTTTCCATTCCTAAACTATTTAATAAATTTAAACACATATTTAATGGTAAAAATTTATTCATTGGACCACCATGATTTAATATATTAAAATCAAACTCTTTAGAATTCATTAAGCTCTGTAATAAAGATAAATTCCTATGAGTAATTATTGCATGAATCGGATATAAATTTAAATTGTTTGGAATATTAATTCCATTATTATTTGATATTAAATATTTTGTCACAATATATTTTTTTGCCATTATTGAATAAATTAAAATCGGTTTGTCTTTCGGTAATTTATAATCTATTTGATAATTAAACATTTTTAATATTTCTATTATTTTTGGTTCATCGTCTATTGCTTCTATTATTTTTGTTATTAAATTTGTATTCTCGATTGATACATAATTTATCTGTTCATAATATTCTTTTTCTATCAATATTTTACATAATTTAATTAGAGTATCTAATCTATTTACTGATAATGATATTGGATAATATTTTGCAATATTTTGTAAATCTAATAGTCTAGGATGTATTTTTACTATATCTAATGCTAATTTATCCCACCCATTTCGTAATAATAAATGTAGAATATTTTCTCCTCTTCCATTAGATGCAAATATATCTACACTTTCTTTTTCTAATAATTTTAATATATAATCTTTGCCACGAATCGCTAATAAATGTATCAAATTATTCTTATCAATAATACTTTCATTTACCATTTTATTTTTTTTTAGAAGTTTATATACTAATTCATATTTCTCATCATTTATTAATTTTATTATATTATCCATTATATAATTCATAAATAAAATATTATTTTAACAATTGTATTCATATTTATAATCATCGTCATCATTTATATCATTTGTATCATTTTTACACTTATCACACTTACAAAGATAATCATTATCTTCATCGTCTTCGTCATAATATTTATCATCTTCATATTCATCATCGTCCTCTTCATAATATTTATCATCTTCATATTCATCATCGTCCTCTTCTTTATCATATTTTTTTCCAAAATCACTTTTATATTGTTCAAATAATAGTTTATTCATAAATACTCCGGTACAAAGTATTATAAGTGTAGTTGTAATAGAACCTGGAATATAATATTCATTAATCATGTAATTACAATTATCCATACTATTTTATACTAATATTTATTAAAAGTATGTTAATTAATAAATATTTTGTTCAATTTTTTATTAAACTAATATAATTAAAATGTTAATCATAATAATATATATTAAATAAATGGAAAGTAAAAAATACATCGATTCTATATTTTGTTCTAGTAATTTGTTTGATATAAATAATTATAATTTGGATCCAAACAAAATATATTGTTTAAACATTGTAAATGATTATTTTGATTCGCGGTCTAAATTAGTTAATCTACCAAAAAATATTATTAAAATATATATTGATAGTAAATATTATAATTTAGATAAATTAGATTCACATATATACATTTTATCAATCAATATGCTGAATAATTTAATTATTGTTCCACCATCAATAACCAAATTATATATATCTGACAAATATTTAAATTTATTTCCAAATTTTTTACATTTTTTACATTATGGAATAGAATCAATTGAATTAAGAATATTTGCACATACAGAAATAAATTTAAATTATTTACCAGACTCAATAAATAAAATTGTTATAATTATATCTTATTACAAATCAAATGACATTAATTTGGAAACTAATCTAATTATTGATAAAATTTATCCTAATTTAAAAACATTTAAAATATATGACATATGTCCATACAGAGAAAAAATAAGAATTTTGAATATTGACGAAATTTTAAAAATTTATCCTAATTTGCAAATTAGTAACTAATTACACCTCCCCCTTTTTAATTGTTTTTTAATTGCATTTTAATTGTTTTTTAATTGCATTTTAATTGTTTTTTAATTGCATATATTTTTGTTTATATTTTAAGTATTTTATTCTATATAATTCATCATTACCGCCTCCACTCATTGGAGGTGCTGGTATTTGTGATAATGATTGTAAATTAGTTGGTACAATTGCTACAGGTATTGATGATATTTTTCCTCTTGATTGTTGTGTACTCATTGTACCCATTGGTGCCATTGATGCCATTGGTGCCATTGATGCCATTGGTGCCATTGGTGCCATTGGTGCCATTGGTGCCATTGGTTGTGTTCTCATTGTACCCATTGGTGCCATTGATGCCATTGTACCCATTGGTTGTGTTCTCATTGTACCCATTGGTGCCATTGATGCCATTGATGCCATTGTACCCATTGGTTGTGTTCTCATTGTACCCATTGGTGCCATTGGTGCCATTGGTGCCATTGGTGCCATTGGTGCCATTGATGTTGGTGGTTGTGTTCTCATTGTACCCATTGATGCCATTGGTGCCATTGGTGCCATTGGTGCCATTGGTGCCATTGGTGCCATTGATGTTGGTGGTTGTGTTCTCATTGTACCCATTGGTGCCATTGGTGCCATTGATGTTGGTGGTTGTGTTCTCATTGTACCCATTGGTGCCATTGGTGCCATTGATGCCATTGGTGCCATTGATGTTGGTGGTTGTGTTCTCATTGTACCCATTGGTGCCATTGGTGCCATTGATGCCATTGATGCAATTGGTGCCATTGATGTTGAAGTATTATTATATTTAACAGGCATTGTTTTAGTCATTAATGATGGTATATTATCATTTTGATTATCTTCTTGTTCTAAATTATCTATATCTTCCATATTAACTAAATCATCTATATCCTTTTTATCATTATCTGAATTATTCTCTTCAATATTTAAGTCAGATATCATCGCATCTAAATCTTCAGATGCTTCAATTTTAGGTTCATTGTTTGTTGCTGCAACTGATGAAAACATAGAAGATAATTTTGTTGGTGCAGTTGCTGGTTTTGTTGGTTCTATTGTAGGTTTTGTTGGTACAGTTGTAGGTTTTGTTGTTGCAGTTGTAGGTTTTGTTGGTACATTGGTTGGTACATTGGTTGGTGCAACAGTATTAGTAGTTCCATTTTTTTCAGAACCAATTATATAATCTAAAATTGCATCTATAATTCCGGTTGATTTATTATCAGAAAGTTGGGGTTTTAATTCAGATGAGGTACTCATTAATATATTATAATTATAAAAAAATAATTATAATATTTATTATATATATTAATTATATAATTATATATGAATTCTACATTAAATTCTAATCAAAAACAAATTTTTGTTAATTATAATAAATTTCAAACTTTTTCTGACATAATAAATAACAAACTTGGTAAATCTGAAGAGTATTTTAAAAGTGTCTGCGGGAAAGATGATTTATTTATTAAAACATACATAACAAATTTAGGTATTACTGATGAAATTATATTAACTTGTGCAGTTAATGCTAGTAAAAAATGTACATTGACTGGTGCGGACCTTAGCAATTCTAATAAATTATTTGAACAAATTACTAAATTTAGAGATGATTTTTTAATAGAATTATATAATCCTTATTATAAAATATTGTATGATATAAAAAAAGGTATTCAAATGATTATTGACTTATACGATAATGGACAACCTGCTACATTAAATAAATATAATATCCAAAAAACTAATGAATATTATGATAAAATCGGTTTAAATGTTTCATTATTCCAATCATATATAAATCCAAATACTACACTTAGTAATTACTTTGATTTAAATAATTTAGCAACTTATGTAATTTCTGATGTGTTATGTGAAGCAGAATCTACTTGTAGTCTTAAGATAAATAAAAATAATGCTACAGATGTTAGTAATCTTAATAAAAAAATTATATATCTAAAAAGTCATATATTTTACACACTAACCCCTGAACAAAATTGTATTTCTATTGCAAATGATTACAGTAAAAATAATAGTATTGATGCTTCATCTAATACATTAATAATTATTGTTTTTGTTATAATATGCATACTTATATGTTGTAGTATATCTATTGCAATGTATTTACAAAATAGAAGAAATATGGGTTACGAGACTTATGATTACACTGATACATTTTAAATGATACATTTTAAATTATTACACTGATACATTTTAACTTGAGCACGCATCACATCCTTCTGCTTTTTTACCCGGTGTCCATTTACACATTTTTACTGGTTCTGGTTCCACTGGTTTTTCAATTATTACTTTTGCAAATCCTATAATTTCATCTATAGAATTAAAGTTCTTTAATCGTTTTATATCTTCTATATCAATACCAAATTGAATTGGATTTACTGCAGGATTGGAATGTAAATAATACATTCCTGTTTTTAATCCATTCTTCCATCCATATAAATGTGCCGACGCAAGAATTTTAAAGTCTGGTTTATTGAGAAATAAGTTTAGACTTTGTGATTGGTCTACAAATGGACCACGTGCCGCCGAATGGTCGATAATCGTTTTTAATGGAATCTCAAATGCTGTACGATAAATTTCTTTTATATCTTCTGGAATCGATTCAATATCTTGAATTGAACCATCGTTTATAATAATTAGTTTTCGCATATCATCTGTCCACATATTAAGTGCTTTTAAATCTTTAATCAAGTGTTCATTAATTACAATGAATTCTCCTGCTAATGTTGTACGAACAAAAAGCATTTTACGATATGGTTCAAATGCTTCATAATTTCCCATAATTTGAGACGTTGATGCAGTTGGCATTAATGCAGTCATTAAACTATTTCTAGTTCCATATTCTTGAATCTCTGTAATAAGACTATCCCAATCTAACGTTGAAGATAATTCTGAACGTTCTACTCCCCACATATGCCATTGAAGTTCTCCTTGAGAAAATGGTGAACCGTTAAATGATTCATATGAACCATATACTTTTGCTAATTCTTTACTTTCATCTAAACATGCATAATATAGGTGTTCATATATTTTTTGAATTAATTTGATTGCTTTAGATGATCCCCAACTCATTTTCAACATATTTAGTACATCCGCTTCACCTTGTGAACCAATACCAATTGGACGATGTTTCATATTTGAAATATTTGTTTTATCTGTTGGATAAAAGTTTAAATCTATTACTTTATTAAGATTGCGTACACTTACACGTGCTACATCCATTAAAGTCGCAAAGTCAAAATATTTCGTACCATCATCATGTGTCTTAACAAAAGATGGTAAACATATGCTTACTAAATTACATACCGCTGTTTCTTTTTCATCTGAATATTCCATTACTTCCGCACACAGATTTGATGAACGAATCGTTCCAAGATTCTTTTGATTTGATTTACGATTCGCATGATCTTTATAACACATGTAAGGAAATCCTGTTTCACATTGTGAAATCATAATCTCTTTAAACAATTGTCTGGCATTCATTTTACCTACAACTTTCCCTTCGCGTTCATATTTTTCATATAACTTTTTATACTCTTCTCCATATACTAAATTCAATTTTGGTGCCTCATCTGGACACATAAATGACCATTGCATATCTTTTTCCACACGTTCCATGAATAAATCGGAAATCCATAGAGCTAAAAATAAATCTCTACAACGTTTATCTTCCATTCCTGTATTCTTACGCAATTCAATAAATTCTATCATATCTGGATGATGTGGTTCTAAATATACTGCAACCGATGCTTTACGTTTTCCACCTTGGTTAACATATAAACTCAAAGAATTTAATACACGACATAATGGCAAGATACCGTCGCATATCCCATTTGTTCCGCGAATAATTGATCCTTCGCTTCTTACACCACTAATGTGAACACCGATACCACCCGCCCACTTTGAAATCATCATAATATCTTTCATTGTATCTGTAATATTATCCATTGAATCTTCCATCGCCAATAAATAGCATGATGATAATTGTGGTTTACGTGTTCCCGCATTAAATAGAGTAGGTGTCGCATGTGTAAAAAATTTATTCATCATATAATCATATGATTCTTTTACTGAATGTAAATCATTCTGATGAATAAATAGAGCAACACGCATATACATATGTGATGGACGTTCTATGATTACTTCTTCACTTGTTACTTTACGCCATTTCCGAATGAATTTACGAACTTTCATAAGATATGAACGCTCCAGAGTACGTAATCCAAAATAATCAAAATTATAATCACGTTCATAGTTAATCATCTTCTCAAGTTTTTCATGATGTTTCTGTACTAGAGAATAATAATTGTCTGATAAAAGAGGAAACTTATCTCCCTTTGTATCATGATTATTATATAATGTTTCTGTTACTTTTTTAAGAGTATTGGGTGTTCCCTTGTGTAAGCGTTCTACTAATATATTAGATGCCAAATTATTATATTGTGGGTCGGTACTAGTGTGAATTACACATTGGTCGGCGGCAAAATTATAAAATGTATTCAGATTTACATTACTTGGTAATCCTAGTGTAATCTTATTTGTCAACATATTGACATCAATACATTCATAATTGAATTTTTTAACAAACAAATTCAAAAAAGTTGTTACGTATTGTGAGGTAATTTCAACATTAGTATTAATAAGTGCATTATATAAGTCCATTTTGCTTTCTACAGTTTCAACCATCTTATATCGAGTATAATTAATAATCAATTTTTTTTATATATTTTATTTTAATAAAATAATATAAAATGATAAGATAGTCAAATATATAAGACATTGAACACTCTATAAATATAAAAAAAATTGAAATAAGTAATAGGTAAATATATAAATGTATATATATATAAATTAATATATATTAATAATAAATGATTAAATTTAATCCTGATTATTTGCCCCCTCATTATGATGATTTATCTATTAAATCAGGTTCTTTGCCATCATATGATGAAACAATTACATTCAGTAAATATCAAATTCCTGAAAAGTGTGACGACATTCCTTCATCATCAATAAAATCAAATTTCAAGTCTACAAAGTCTACAAAGCATTCTAAATTGATTGATAAACTTTATACAATGGGTCAGAAATCCTATATTATAATTGATATGTCAAAAGTTAATTTTAAAGAACTGTTGCTTGAAATTGCAAAAAATCATTCTAGCCTTGCAGTCTATCAGTTTGTCACTAATGAAAAAAATGATTCTAGACGTTCAGTCTTTCAGTTTTTCACTACTGATAAATTGATTTTTAAGCCTATCTCTATTTCTATCAAGATTAACGATTCAGTTGTCAAAATTACTGACAAAATGATTATAATCGGATTTAAAAATATTGTTATCGAATATGAAAATAGTTTTAATAGTAAGAAAAATAATAGTAAGAAAAATAATAGTAAGAAAAATAATAGTAAGAAAAATAATAGTAAGAAAAATAATAGTAAGAAAAATAATGAGGATACTACATCGCGTATGTTTCAAATTAATAACAAACACGATGTACGTGCTGTATTGTTTAATTTTCAAATGATTGGAGATGAACACATTCAGACTATTACTAATTATCGGGCCTGTTATCACAACAAGTGATATATTTAGTTAGAATGGAAAGTTTCGCTGCTTACTTTATATTAGGAGAGAGATTTAAACATAATTCACAATATGTTGGGAATCTTAAATTAAGCACTTTGTGGTATAGTATATTAATTAAAAAAAATTGAAATTTTATATATATTGGTATATTTAATAAAATGATTTATTTATACTAAATTCATAAAATGTTTCATTTTATTAAAAAAATCTTTCGCAAAACTAATAAGATTGACAAACTACCACCGTCTTATGATAGTATTTCTTTGAAATCAACACCACCGTCTTATGATAGTATTTCTTTGCAATCAACACCACCGTCTCATGATAGTATTTCAAAGAAATCAACACCGCCGTCATATTCTTCAGATGTGCCCAGGTCTAAAAAATATGAGAACTCTCTACATTATTCTTCAGATTTGTCCAAATCTGAAGAATATGAGAAACCGCCACAATATGATATGTCAACAGATACAACTAAATTGATTGATAGCCTTTATACAATGGGTCAGAAATCCTATATTATAATTGATATGTCAAAAGTTAATTTTAAAGAACTGTTGTTTGAAATTGCAAAAAATCATTCTAGCCTTTCAGTCTATCAGTTTTTCAGTATTGACCAAAATGCTTATGGGCGTACAGGTAAATTGATTTATAAGCCTGTCTCTATTTCTATCAAGATTAACGATTCAGTTGTCAAAATTACTGACAAAATGATTATAATCGGATTTAAAAATATTGTTATCGAATATGAAAATAGTTTTAATACTACAATAAATATGAATGAGAGTAAGAAAAATAATAGTAAGAAAAATAATGAGAATACTACATCGCGTATGTTTCAAATTAATAATAATCTCTCACGCGAGGTGGGTGCTGTATTGTCTAATTTTCAAATGATTGGAGATGAACACATTGGGACTTGTACTAATTATCGGTTCTGTTATCTCAACAAGTGATATATTTAGTTAGAATGAAAAGTTAGAATTAAAAATTTATTTATAAAAATTGATTTTACAACATTATATAAAACTATAATATTTAGCTATATTTATAAACATAATGAATACTACGGATAACCAAATTACCCAAATTACCCAAAATAGTGAAAAGGTTGATGAATTATTAGATGAATCAAACTCACGATTGACTATTTTACCAATCAATCCAAAATATGAAATTTTTTGGAACTTATATAAGAAACAATTAGAAAGCTTTTGGCAAGCTAGTGAAGTTGACTTTTCTAATGATTTTAAAGATTATATGACACTTAATCCCGAAGAAAAGGAATTCGTTAAAATGATTCTGGCATTTTTCGCTGCAAGTGACGGTATCGTTAACTTTAATATTCAAAAACGTTTTATGAATGAAATTAAGATTCAAGAAGTATTAGTTATGCTTGGATTTCAATATATGATGGAAAATGTACACGGTGAAGTATATTCTAACATGTTAAATAATATTATTACTAATGAAACAGAACGCAAGTTCTTATTTAATGCAATCGAAAATATCGAATCAATCAAAGGAATGAAAGATTGGGCATTTAAATGGATTGAATCAAAAAGTTCTCTTTCATATTTAATTTTTGCAGCTGGAATCATTGAAGGATTATTTTTCAGTGGAGCATTTGCTAGCATTTTTTGGCTTAAAATGATGCGTGGTAAGAATCGTCTTTTTATGGAAGGTTTAGTTAAATCAAATAAACTTATTTCTCGGGATGAAGGTATGCATACTAACTCTGATGCTGCTATGTATAAATTTATTACTCCAGTGCCTAAAGATGAAGCATACAAAATGATTACTGAAGCGATCAGCCTTGTTGATAAGTTTCATCGCGATGGTATTAAAGTTGATATGATTGGTATGAATATTCGTATGATGGATGAATATATTCGTTATGTTGCAGACCGACTCCTAGTCCTATTCGGTTATGAAAAGAAATACCAAGCTATGAATCCTTTCCCTTTTATGGAACTTATTGGATTAGATACCAAAGGAAATTTCTTTGAGACCAGACCTACCGAATATCAAACCGCACACAATGATACTAATATGAATTGGAACTTTGAATTAGAAGACTGGTTTGGCAAGCCTAAAAGTTGCTAGCAACTTTTAGATCTTGATAAAGCACATTTATTTATTTAATTATTAAAATCATATTTAATATCTATTTTTAAATTTTCTGCTTCTGAAATAAATAAATCTTTTAAATATTCATAATCTGGTTTCTCTTCAAATTTAAGTTTTTTACAATAATCTAAATATACAGAAAAACATTTGGGTAAGTCTTCACATAAATTTTCAGTAGTTACTACTAATTTCTTTTCACCTATTTTTTCTATCTGTGTCTTTTTCTTATCCGCTTTTAATCCTTGCCACGGTAAACGTCCTTTAGCTAAATAAATTAATACATATCCTATAGATTCTATATCATCGCGTCTAGATGGTTCGATACCCCAGTGAATATTTAAACTTGCATATCTTGCAGTACCAATTAAACTACGGTCAAATTTAATATCAATATGTAACCCTTTATTTATGTAATTTTTACTTAAACCAAAATCCATTAAATACAAAGTATCATATGGTTTATTTTTATTAAATAAAAAATTATTGGGTTTTATATCTCTATGAATAAATCCTTTAGAATGAAATCTTTCAATTACATTCAACATATCTATTCCTAATTTAAATAATGTTGAATTATTTATTTCTCTATTATTATCATCAAATATATTCTCTAAACTTTTACCCAATAATTCCATTATAAGTATATTATAATTTGTTGTTTCAATATAGTGATGTACTCTTGGAATACCTACAATTGTCTTATTATTTAAGACTTTTTTATATATATTGTATTCCGCTTTTAAACGTTGTTTATCTGCATTTGATTCAATCTTTGCTGCATATTGATTACCACTTTTGTCCTCTGTTAAATATACTTCACCAAAAGATCCAGAACCTATCTTTTTTATTAATTTATAATTATCTCCTAATATTATTTTATTCATCATATATAATTAATAATTGTTTTTCTTAATAGATATAATCGAATTATAATTATATTTATATTCAATTATAATTATAATTATAATTATAATTATATTTTAATTATTGTTATTTTCATAATAAAAAATTATCGTTTCTTATTTTATACATAATGAACGATTTTTTTTCCGGTTCAAAACCAGATTTAATAAGTATGAAATCAATGAATGATTTAGTTGATATAGTTGTTGAAGGTGGAGCAAATGCGATTATTGGACAAGTTGGAGAACAAGGTATAGAGAATTTTCAAAATATTATACAAAATACTAATAATAAAACCCCATTTAATATTAAAGATATTTTTCAAAATTATATTAGACCAAATTTATTACCCATTATAATAATTCTTATTTTCTTTCTCTTTGTATTTTTTAGATATTACACAGTTCAAGAAGAGAAATTTAATCCAGGTGAGCCAATAGATTCTCAAGTAAATAGAAATAGTTATGTTGATGTTAATATCCCCGTTTTATATGATGTTGAAAAAATTACAAATATGTCTGAAGATGAAATGATTAGAAAAATAAAAAAAAAGTCTACGCCATTCGAATCTTCACCTAAAACAGATAACGTATGTTATGGTAAACAAAAAGAAACCAGAGAAGAAGTTATATATGGTTCTAACCAATGGGCAAACCAAGATGATGGTATACCTAATCCCTTTTATGATGTAGACTTTGTAACATCTACTGCCGATGCCGTACACTTTAATAATACTCAAAATAAAAAATCATTAGATGTAGCAGCTAAAATGATATTTAATTAAATTAAAATTAAATTAATTTACGAGAATAAATCTATTGTTATTATCACTTTCTACAACACCTATAGTTACAAATATATCTCTTAATAATTTCTTTTTTAATTTTCCATCTCTTTCATCTTTATAATTTAAGTCAGGTCCTTTATTTATTTCCATTAATAATGTTGACATATCTTCATTTACTGCTACGTCCGCACCAAATACTTGAAATTGTACCGAGCCTTTAAATGATTGAACACTAATTAATTGTTCTTGATATGGTTGTAATACATCTCTCATTAGATTTCTAATATTTTCAAAAATTATATCTCTTCTCGCCTGTCCTAAATACTCTCTAAAATCATCATGTGTTAGTGGGTTATCTACATATACTTGTCTATCTATGTATCCGGTTGTAATATTTCTAGAAATATCCATTGATCCTTTCTTAAAATATTCTGGAGTATAATACATAAAACCGTCATCGTATACATATATATAACTTTTTTCGTTGTATATTACTAATAATACATATACTCTTAAATTTATTTTCCTTCCATTCACTAAAAATGGATTCTGTAATAATTCTTGTATAATTATAAATTCTTGATCTTTGTTATTTATTAACTCGTCATAATTTGATGTTATTTTTATACCTTCTTGTCTTTGTAAATTCTTCTTCATTATATATAATTTGTTTGGTTTGTAATCTCTCTTTAATTCTTCAATTGATTCTGGTCTGTATGGTAAATAACTTTTTGGTAAATAATTTGTTACTTTGTCTTTATATTTTTGTTCAAGAAAATTCCATAAATGATTCTTACCAACAAATATATCACACTTATTTATTACCATATAAAAATTATTTTTTGTCTTTGGCATTTTTGATATTTCCATATCAGTATCATCATATAAACATGGCACAAATATTATCTGACTTGATTTCTTATTTTCTACAATATCTTCGCTTAATATTTGATTATCTGTAAAAAAGTTATTTAAACATTCTGGTAAATAATATCCACAATCTGGTCTTCTTCTATATAAATATTTCGGACCGTCTACTTCATTCATTTTATTTGAATACTTATTTTTTTTTAATAAATATATTATTGATAGAAATAATGCTAATACTAATATAATAATTATGACTATAAATATTACTTTCATAATTTATAATATTAACATTAGAAAAAATATAATATAATTTAATACTATATGATTGGAATTATAATCATTGTATTATTAATTTTAATATTAATTTTTATTAGTTCAGACAAAATTAATAACTTACAAAATATATCTAGAGATAAAGATACTAAAATTAAATTAATTACTAAACAAAAACCTGTTTGTAAAAAATATAAATCTTATGTATATCCACCACCTCAATATTACAATTTTAAACCTGAAGAATTTGAATCAGATGAAGATAGATTTATCTTTGATTATGTTTATAAATCTAATCTCTATAAAGATTACAAAAAAGAAGATTTAAATGATACACAACTTGCTACATACAGAGATAGATTTTTTGATTTCAGAAATAAAACTAATATTGATAGTAATATGATTACACCAGTAGATAATATTAACGAAATGTTGTTATTAAAACCAGATTTACAAGATAAATCTATTGGAGAGATTTATGATAGTTTAACTTCAAATAATCAAAACATATTGATGCTAAATAATATGGATAATAATATGGATAATTAGAAAATATTGAAAATTTAATATTTAAATATATAACTATATATAACTGGTATATTAATATAAATATGGCTAATACATTCAAATCTTCCCAAAATTCTCAAAACGATTTATCTAAGCAGCTTATTGGCTCCATTTTTGCACAACAAAATATTTCTAATTTTAAATATGAAGTAATTCAATATGAATCAGACCTTTCTAAATTAATTCGTCAAAAGTTTTTCACTTCTATTAATTTTTGTGGTACAAATTCTCTCTTAGTTTTTACCAAAATTAGTGGCAAACACTATTGTTTCACTGTTGAGCGTCAAACTCTCAGCTATAATTTTTCAAAAATAGATTACTCTAAAGTTAAACTCGATATGCGTAATATGCGTCTAGATATTGATATTTATAATGGTACCATTTTAGATGGTATTCTTGTTAAACAAAGTAAGAAAGATGACTTGTTTATTATTTCTGATGTTTATAAATTCTGCGGTGTCGATTATACTAAATCGAAATTAGATGATAAATTAAAAATGATTATTAAATATTTACAAAATAATTATAATCAAGACCATATTGAAAACAATATTCTTCTCAGTGTTAATAAAATTTACCCTATTACACATACTGAACATATTGTAAATAATGTTTTACCATCTATTAAAACATTAAAAGCCAGAGGATTATGTTTTTATCCAGAATTTTCTGAAACTAAATTAATCTTTTTGTTCAATAATGATAATAAAAAATTAGACGATAAAGATAACAAAGATAAAGATAACAAAGATAAAGATAACAAAGATAACAAAGATAAAGATAATAAATTTGTTAAGCAAGATAAGCAAGATAAGCAAGATAAGCAAGATAAGCAAGATAAGCAAGATAAGCAAGATAATCAAGAGAAAAAAGTTAAAGATGAAATAATTGTTAAAGAAAATAAGATTATTAAACAAAATAAAGAAGAAGATAATAATCCAGAAAAAACTAAATTTAAATATGTTAATACATCTAAAAAAGATGTTTATGCAACACTTGAGATTAAATCTACACCAAATATTGATGTATATAAACTTAATGCAGTAGAACGTGTTACAATTGATGGTAAAAAAGTTTTAAAACGTGTTACAATGGGTATCGCGTATATTTCTGGTATTGAACAGAGTCATAAAATGAATAAAATCTTTTCTCAAGAAAAGAAAGTATTAATGAAATGTAAATTCATTAATGATAAATCAAAATGGGAACCAATTGAAGTAGATAAGACCGCACCACATCCTACATTACTTGATGATATTAATTTAGAAATGATGGAAATTAGTGATGATGAAGATTAATTTATTTAATATTTATTTAATATTTATTTAATATTTATTTAATATTTATTTAATATTTGTGTTAAAAAAATATAACACTTACTGTAATATTATCTGTCGAACCTTTTGCTATTCCTAATTCTGCTAATTTCTTTGCAACGTTTGTCTTACTTTCATTTCTTTTACCTGTATTCATATCATAACATGTTGCCAAAACGACATTTACCGCTTCTTGATTATCAAATACATCCCATAATCCATCACATGCCATTATCATAAATTTGTCTGTTTTTTTTAATTTATGTCTATACACATCTGGTCTATTTGTTAAAAATGGTTGTGCGTCTAAATCTCCAAATGCTCTTGATACTGATAAATCTTTTATTCTCCAATCATAACCATCAAAATATGGTTTTCCTCCTAATTTTTTTATTCTTAATTGTTCTTCTGGCCAATTAGGTTTATGATCTTTTGTTTTACATATTGCTACATTATCTGAACACAATACACATCTTGAATCTCCGGTATTTAATATATCTACATATTTACTACTTTTATATTTATATTCTATCGCTACTAAACATGTTGACCCACAATTTGTTGCTTGTTTCTTATGTTCATTCTTTAATTGTAAATTCATCTTCTTATATACACTATTTATATATCTTCCATTTAATGGATATTCTACTGTTTTATCTAAAAAATGCTTTGGAAGAGTTTCACTTAAATAATTAGATACATATTTTCCACCATGACCATCATATATACCATAGAAATTTATTGGTTGAATTGTTTTATCATGTTTATCTAAATTTAATATTATATTATGCTTATCCTCGTTTTGTGGTCTTTTTCCACATTTAGATACACAATGTACACTTATCATTAATATAAAAAAGTAATATATTTTTATATTATTAAAAAAATATATATATAATTAATTTTTAACTTCAATTTTTTACTTCAATTTTACTTCAATTTTACTTCAATTTTACTTCAATTTTACTTCATTTTTACTTCAATTTTACTTCATTTTTACTTCATTTTTACTTCATTTTTATATTAATTATCTACATATAAATATATATAAATATATATGTCTACAATTATTGATTTAGTAGTAACGAATATAAAAAATATTTTTAATCCAACAGAAATTACACAAGAAACATTAGATGCACAACAATTACCGCAATTAACTGATTTGGAAATACTTCAACAGAAAATGATAAAAGAAGAAGCGAAACAAGATGAATTAGTAAAACAAATTTTACATACTGAAATGATTAGAGAAGAAAATATAATAAAAGAAGAAAAATTAAAAATTCTGCAAGAAACGAACGAGTTTGAAAATATCGACGATTTTAATTTTAATAACAAAAATAGACCAACATATTTTAATGAATTTTTCGGCAATATTAATAACAACAATAACAACAATTATTATAATTATAATAACAATATGAATATAAAAAGTAAAGAAATATTTTTATTAATTATATTAGTACTTATATTCTATTTAATATTTATTAAAGATTGATACAGTGGAGTGCCAAAGTTTTGATCCCCCTTAAAGGGGTGTAATTTGTGAAGTTAAATATAGGATTTGATTTAAAGACAATAGAATAGAATAGTATAATAAGAATGAGTGTACTGATAGGTCGTATAATTCCGATATATATTGGTTGTTGTGGTGTGGCAGGAGCAGCGTTGGGTGTGAATATGTCAACACATGGTCATTTGGGCGGATCATCTTCAAGCGGGACTTTATTAGCCGGTATTATTGGTGGAGCACTATTAGGATCAACTTTTGGTTCTGTAGCTTTGCCATATGTTGCTGTCCAAGAGGTTTATTACCGTTTTGTTTATCCTTCTTTATATTAATGTAAATAGAAAAAATGTATGGAAGGAGAAGATATTAAAGAGTACATATTAAAGAGTACATATTAAAGAGTACATATTAAAGAGTACATATTAAAGAGTACATATCTAATTGATAATATCTATTTGTTCACATTGAACAAATTCTCCATTACCTACAATTTGTAAACCATCAGATTTTTTAATAGATATAGTAATCTTATCTTCTTTTTCAATATAAATTGCTTTATCTAAAATGAAATTATATATATCTTTATCTTCTTTTTTGTCTTTATCTTCTTTTTTGTCTTTATTTTCAAAATTTATTTTCGCTTGAATATTATTCATATTAATATTTAATATTACGCCCTTTGTTGTATTATCTTTTAATGAATCTAAAATTTCTGAACAATTACCTTCAAAATAATTTATTTTTAAAGTAATATTTTTAGTTACATAATATACAACTGGTATACTTGTGGTGGTTGTGGTGGCTGTTGTACTGGTGGTTGTTGTACTATTTATAATCTTTTTAATTACATTTCCTACAATTGCATCATCTCCAGTTAAACCAGGATCGATATCTAAACCAATACCAATTAATCCACCACATATCGCAGATTCTAAACTGTTCTTCTCTGAAAAAATAGATAAGATTTTTGATTTTAATGGTTTATACCCTTTTTCATAAATTATTCCTGGTAAAATATAAATACTATCACCAACATTAATTTTACCTTTTACAATACTACCCCCTACTACTCCACCTTTTAAATTATCTATACTTGTTCCTGGAAGATTTACATTAAAACTTCTAATAATATTCATACGAAGATTATCAGGAATCGTATCACGTTCTGGAATTTTTAAATTAGCTAATAACTCACAAATTACATCTACGTTTACATTAAATGTTGCGGACATTGGAATAATCGGATTTTCCTTACATTTATAATTTTGAAGAAACTTCTTAAGTTCGTCAATTTTATCAATTGTCGTGATTTCCGAAACTAAATCTACTTTATTTAATACAACACCAATATTAATAATATTATTTGATTCTGTTGCTGATAAATGTTGCACAGTTTGTGGTGCGGGAAATGTTTTGTTTACTGCAGATTCTACAGTAATTGTATAATCCATTACACTTGTTCCATTTAACATTGTTCCCATAAATGAATTGTGTCCTGGACAATCTACAAAACTAACATGATTTACTAAATCACCTTCTGTTTTACAATATTTACATGACGTATCTTTTGTTAATGAACCAATTGCATAATAACATTGTGGGGCAATACATGTAGGGCATTTATAAATTCGAGCATTCGCATAACCAAGACGAATTGTAATATTTGTCTCTTTTTCTTTTGCATATTGTTGTGTCTCTTTTTGTGTTAGACATTTAGTTAAAGTTGATTTGCCATCTGATACGTGACCAATCATACCAATATTAATTACAGGTTGAAATTCCATTATTTATGTTATAATGATTTTATATATATGTGATTTTAAATAATTAAAATTCAATTTTTTATTATTTCCTAATATATACATTATAATATGAGCGATCCTAATACATCCAATACACTACCTGGTGATACACTACCTGGTGATACACCATATAGTGACACACCATATAGTGACACACCATATAGTGACACACCATATAGTGACACATCTTCACAAGATTCAATACCTGATTCAATATCTGGGTCAGCACCAGATTTTTCATCACCAAATTATACGGCACCCGATTCAGTAATATTTGATAAAAATCTTACTCCAGAAGAACAAGAAAACAAAAAATTATCAATTGGAACACAATATAATTTTATAATTATATTTATTACCAATCTACTTAATTACTTTATTAATATAGACTCTTTTAGTTTAATTATAAATATTATTTATAATGATATAGCAAAATTAAATTCATTACCAATGGATAAAGCAAAACCTACTAGTTTATTTTTACAACAAAAACTAATAGAAATAAAAAATAACATTTCTACTAATAATAATTCAGATTATGTTTCACAATATATGAGCTTTATTAAAGACCCTAAATTAGTAAGTGATATAAATCCTGAAAATTATACTGACAAATTATATGAACAAAAAATAACTTCTATTGAAAATTTTGATGAAATAAATAGAAATTTAAAATTAATATCGCCAACCATTGAATTAAAAAATAACATAGTAGAACTTACTGAAACAAGCGTAATAAATTCTACTAAAAATTTATTTAATATTAATGCTATTAATAAAATTATAGAAAATATTTCATCTAGTAATATGAAAGTTATATTTGATATGAATAATAGTTCTGCTGCTAGTTTATTTGGAAATATTTATAAATTATCGGAGATATCTTATATATATTTCAGATTATATCCACTACTATTGTACATTTTATTCGCCGAAGGCGTATATGGTGTAAGAGATGTAAATATTAGAATATATATGTTAAAAGAATTTCAATTTCAAATTAGATCAATTTTAAATAATTTAAAAGATAAATTAATATTAGAAAAACTAGAAAATACTGAAATACCTATTCCATCTTGGGACCAATATGGAAAACCACTTCAAAATATATTTACACAAAAAAAGACTTTAAAAGTATTCATTGATGATTTCTTAAAGAAAACAATTGTACCAAATAAAATTATTGATTTATTTAAAATTAATTTTATTATTCATTCATTCGGTATAACCACTGAAGATGAAATTGAATATTTTACACAAAATAAAAATAAAAATAATAACAATAATATCGTTAAAAAAGTACAAAAACGTGAAATAAATAAGAAATATTTTATGATATGTGTTATAATTTTAATCACAATATTATTTTTTAAATTCTTTATTTACAAATAATACCACATATTAAATTTTAATATAATTTTATATTATTATATTAAATAAGTACAATGTCATATTTATCACCTAACGAAAATATAAATAATATAAATCAAGAAATAATAATTGCACCAATTACAACAATTGCACCAATTACAACAATTGCACCAATTACAACAATATTAGAAGAAACACAATTTACACCTATTCCGTCAATATTTGAACAAACAATTTTACAGGAAGTAAGTGCAGAAACTGAAAAAGATAATTTAATTACACCCAATTTAATTAATAATTTCTTTAAAAATATATCTATTATTGATACGTTTACAAAACCTATTTTTGATACAATTAATAAGTTTGATAAAGATATTAATTTAAAAAATGTTTTTAATGAATTTATTATTCAACCAATCAATAAAGAGAATTTCAATTATCTTACAAATATTATCCAATTTGATATTAACCTTTTCAAAGAAGTTATGATAAATGGTGAATATAAATCAGAACCTAATATTAAATTTATTGTTGAAAAATTAATTGATATATATATGATTCAAACTACAAACGACCCAATTAAAATAGATAGTTTATTATTTAATGAAAAATATAAAGAAACTGAACTAAAAAATCTTATAATGGATTTATCATTTAATGATATGAATAAATTAGATTATTCAAACTTAACCACTCCAAAATATAATTTGATTAATGATTTTGAATTAAATCCTACAAATCTTCAAAAACTACTTAATATAATTGATGCAAAATATATTAAAAATAAATTTGATACAATTTATAATTATAATGTATATGTATCACAAAATGACGAATATCAAAAAAAAATTAAGAAATTAAATGAAGAAATTAATATTTTACAAAACTTTCAAAATTCTACCGAAAAAAATAAAGATTTCGTTAAATACAAAAATGATAAAATATTTGATTTAAATAAATATATCGAATTTAATAATCTAAAAATTAATGAAATTAAAAATAATAAATATCTTGAAAAATTAAAACAATTAAAAAAATTAATCAAAAATAATGATGAAATTACTTTATTTAGTAATTTATATAGATTTAATTCATTGTTGTTTTTTTTAACAAGATTATATCCTCTAATAATTTATACTTTACTTATTTTAAATAAAATTAATATTAGAGATGCACAAATTAGATTAGTAATTATTAAATATATTCAAACACAAACTTTAGACTATATTAATTACTTAACGTCTATTTTATATTCTAAAGATGGTGCAAATATTGACGAAAATATTATTATTACCCCATTCCCTAATTATACTTCACCTAAAACTTTAAATAAATTATTTGAAGAAATTAAAATTAATTTGTCAATACCCTATAAAATTATTAACTTGTTTGACATACCTAAAAATAAATTAGATGACACTAAATATTTTACTAAACTTATTACAACTTACCCACAATATACAACCGAATATTTTACCCAAAATTCATATAATAATCAAACAACACAAACAACACAAACAACACAAACAACACAAACAACACAAACAACACAAACAACACATATAAATAAAATTAAAACAAGTAAAAAATATTTAATAATTACTTTAATTTTATTACTTCTTGTAATATTATATTTTAAATTTTCATGTAAAAACCACCATACTTAGTTGTTGGATGTACTGGTATTTTGTATGTAAATGATTTTGAATTTACATTTGACCAAAAATCATGATGTTTATTGGAAATCACCCATACATCTTTTACTTTATTTTGCTTCATCTCTTCAATAATATTTTTTAAAATATATTTTCCCAATCCCATATTTCTAAATGTTTCATGAATTAACATCATTCCAATCTCTCCAGTATTATTATTGTACTGAACTAAACCAATACTTTCGTCTCCTGAATAAATATCTATAACTTTTACACCAGTATTAGTATTATTATTGTTGTCTTCATTATTTGAATTACGATACACTCCCTTTATTTTGGTCATTACCGGTAATGGTATTGAATTCATTGAATGAATTGACCGACATTGTTTAATAATATTAGAAAAGATTGACATTTTAATTGTTCTTTTATATTATTATTTATCTTGTAATATTATTTATTTTTCAATTTTTTCATTATTGTAAGGTGTGTTTTATTAAGACTTAAATATTATCACCTTATTTTAAAAATATATGAACCCACCTTGTATTGGCATCGATTTAGGTACAACATATAGTTGTGTCGGTATTTATAAAAATGGAAATGTTGAGATTATTGCAAATGAACACGGTAATCGTACTATCCCATCATATGTATCTTTTACCGATGAAGAAAGATATATCGGAGAAGATGCTAAAAATATGGCTAGTCAAAATCCTACAAATACTATTTATGATGCAAAAAGATTAATTGGTAGAAAGATTACTGAAAGAGTAGTTCAAAATGATATTATGCAATTTCCATTTAAAGTTGTCGGTGATTCGAATGATAGACCAATGATTAATGTAAATTATCTAGGCGAAAATCATAATTTTTATCCCGAACAAATTTCTGCGATGATTCTAGAAAGAATTAAAAATATTGCATCTAATTACGTTGGTCAAACTGTTACAGATGCTGTTGTTACAGTTCCCGCATACTTTAATGATGCTCAACGTCAAGCAACAAAAGATGCTGGTAAATTAGCCGGATTAAATATTCTAAGAATTATTAATGAACCTACTGCTGCCGCAATAGCCTATGGCTTAAATGAAACTAATGAAAAAAATATTCTTGTTTATGATTTAGGTGGTGGTACTCTCGATGTTACTATTTTAACTATCGATAATAAAGTATTCGATGTCAAATCAACTAGCGGTGATACACATTTGGGTGGAGAAGATTTTGACCATTCTATTAGAGATTATGTTTTATTAAATTTTGCTGAAAAAAAAATATTAAATACTAAATCTCTTTCCGAAGATAATAAAAAATTTATTCTCGAAAATTTTAATATTAAAAATATTTATGAATTAACTAAAAAAGATAACTTATTAAATGAAATTAATAATTTGGATAAGAGTGTTGATTCTAATATTCGGTCGTATTTAAATTCAATGCTACTTTTTCAAAAACTTAAATCTAATCATAAGATGATGAGAAAACTTTTAACTTTATGTGAGGCTGCTAAAAAAACTCTTAGTTTATCTAATAATGCTCAAATATCTATTGATAACTTTTATAACGGCGAAGACTTAAATATGACCATTTCTAGAAACAAATTTGAAGAATTATGTAATGAATGTTTCGTTAGAAGTTTAGAACCAATTCAAAAAGCATTAAAAGATGCAAAATTATCTACCATTGATATTAATGATGTCGTATTAATTGGCGGTTCCACTAGAATCCCTAAAATTCAATCTATGTTAAATGAATTATTTCCTGGTAAATTAAAATCAAATATTAATCCAGATGAAGCGGTCGCATTTGGTGCAAGTGTTCAAGCCGCAATATTAAGTAATAATGGTGACAGTCGTACCGACCAACTCGTATTATTAGATATTACCCCACTCAGTTTAGGTATTGAAACTGCTGGCGGTGTAATGAGTACAATGATTAAACGAAATACTTCTATACCATGTGCGGTTACTGAAATTTTTAGTACATATTGTGATAATCAACCTGGTGTAACTGTTAAAGTATTTGAAGGAGAAAGAAGTATGACTAAAGATAATAACTGTTTAGGTACTTTTGAATTATTAGGTATTCCTCCTATGAAAAAAGGTCAGCCGCGAATTAAAGTAAAATTTATGGTTGATGAAAATGGTATTATGAGTATTGAAGCAATTGAAGAATCAACTAACAAAACTAATAAAATTCTAATTGAAAATAAAAAAGGTAGACTAGATGAAAGTATTATTGAAAAAATGATTTTGGATTCTGAAAAATTTAGTGAAAATGATAAAATGATTAAAGATAAAATAGAAGCTAAAAATAGATTAGATACATATATTAATAATAGTAGAAATAATATTGATACTCATGATATTAAATTAAAATTAGGTGAAGAAAAATTTGCAGAAGTATATGAAAAAATTAATCTAATATCTACTTGGTTTGAAGAAATTGATAATAACACCAATAACACCAATAACACCAATAACACCAATAACACCAATAACACCAATAACACTAACAATGTAGTTATTACAAAAGATGATTATGATATAAAATATAAAGAATTAGAAGATTATTTAATTCCTGTGTTTAAAATTATTATGAATTAAATTTATTTATTGTTAGTGACTTTTTAATTTTTTTTAATTATAATTATATTATAATTAAAATGAGTCAAACTATTGTAATTACAAATAATAGTAAAAAATTTAAAATTGATTTAACAAGAGAAAATATTATGAGTTACCGTATTAATTCAAATGATATTGCAAATACTGGAGATAATTTTGTTAATATAAAATTCTTCTTAAATACTGATTACGTATATAGTTCTATTGATAATATTTTAGTTACTGTATCATCTTATTTAAATGACGATATCGTTAGAAATGAACATTTTATTTTTAAATTAGAAGATTTATTTTTTGATAAATTGATTAATCTAAATACTGATTATATTACTATTTTTATTGATAATACTGGTTTATCATTAACTGGATTAACTCCAGTATTTGCAGAATTACATGGTAATATTACTCAAATTAAAATTCCTCTCGTATCTAGAATTTATGGCTCTAGTAACGTACCTATTAAAACGGATATTGAAGGGCGACTTGATATTTCAGGACAAACTATTCAAGTGCAAGGTGGAATAGATATTAGTGGTCAAAGAGTAGATATTAGTGGTCAATCTGTACAAGTGCAAGGTGGAATAGATATTAGTGGTCAGAGAGTAGATATTTCGGGACAAACTGTTATAGTACAAGGCGGAATAGATATTAGTGGTCAGAGAGTAGATATTTCGGGACAAACTGTACAAGTACAAGGCGGAATAGATATTAGTGGTCAGAGAGTAGATATTAGTGGACAAACTGTTATAGTACAAGGTGGAATAGATATTAGTGGTCAGAGAGTAGATATTTCGGGACAACGTTTACTTGTATATGATAGTATTTTGGAAACATCCGTGAATAATGTTTATGCTAATATTAGTTATGGTAATACAAAATTAAATATTATTCAGTTAGTTACCGAAGACAATAATACTATTTTGCATAATTTTAATTTTGATACAAGTGGTAATTTGAAAACTGATATTAGTGGACAAAAAGTAGATATTAGTGGACAAAAAGTAGATATTAGTGGACAATCGGTATTAATTAATGGAACGATTAATGTAAATATAAAAGATAGTAGCGGAAACGCTATTACATCAACAATAACAGCTATCTCAAATAGTCAAGATGTTTATATTAATAATGAGGATACAACAAATACAATTGTTAGTGGTTATAATTCAAGCGGAAATGGAGAAGTTATATATCCATCATCTGGTATCAATTTTTATCAAATTATGCCTAAAATTAGAAGTTTTGCAATGTGTGGGGCTAATGGTTCACCTACTAGTGTCGCAGACACTTTATTATGTGGTAGTGGAAATACATTATCTATAATTACTACAAGTTTTGGTTTTGTTAATAAAAAAACATTTTATGGATTTATACCTACTGGTTCAACTACAAGAAGTATTGCATATACATATATTGATAATAGTGGTAATGAAGCAACTGGAAGTAATACGATTACTCCTGTAAATACATATGTTCCCTTATTTACAGGAGTTGGCATTAATCAATTTAATGTAAGTGGTAACGTTAATATTGGTACATCAGATAACATATATATTACTATTTCTAATACTATCGGTAATACATTACATGTTGGTTATTTAGGTAATGTTAGAATTTATAATTGTGGCGTATTTACTTGTCCGAATAATGCTATAGCAATGGTTACAAGTGTGGATTGTAATATAGGAACTGCAAATGACCTTTTTTATATGCATATATGGGATAGAAATGGTAATAGAACTATACCTATCGCATATTATATGTATTTAAGTGGCGTTAATAATGCTAAAGTAGCAGGTAGTGGCGAATATGGCTGTATAGGACGTATTTTAACAGCGGGAGAAACTGTTGGTTTTTCATCTTGGAATTCATCAACCACAAATAAAACTATATATTATAATGTTTTAGTTAAATATTTTTAATAGCTAATAATATATCTTTATCGTGATATTTTCAATTATATATCATATTATTAATATATATATATTAATAATATAATGAGTACAATTATACAAAATTTTTTAAGAGTAGATTATGATCTTTCTATTGGTAATACATATGAATATAATATTGTAAATGACATTTCACAAAATAATATTTTAAATTTATATTTTTTTTTAAATACAAATCAATATAATAATTCTGTTACTATCACTATTTATGAATTTGATATTTCAAATGTTTTACAAGATACTATTATATATACAATAAATAAAAATAATAGTAATTTAAAAAAAGATGTTAGTTTAAATACTGTTAATACTTCTATCATAATTTCTTATCCAGGTTTTATTGGAAGTTTAAGTGGTATATTTGAAAAAACTATTAATGGTGCATCTGAAACTAATAATCTTGCAATTACTTCAAATGATATAAATGTAAATGGAGATAATATTTTACTTACTGGTAATACACTTAATGTAGATGGATTAATTTTTGATATTAGTGGTCAATGTGTTGATATTAGTGGTCAACGTGTTGATATTAGCGGTCAACGTGTTGATATTAGTGGTCAATCTGTCATAGTTACTTCTATGCCTTCTTTCTCTGTTACTTCCGATATTAGTGGTCAACGTGTAGATATTAGTGGTCAATCTGTCGTAGTACAAGGTGGAATAGATATTAGTGGTCAACGAGTAGATATTAGTGGTCAATCTGTCGTAGTACAAGGTGGAATAGATATTAGTGGTCAGAGAGTAGATATTAGTGGACAAACTGTCGTAGTACAAGGTGGAATAGATATTAGTGGTCAAAGAGTAGATATTTCAGGACAAACTGTCGTAGTACAAGGTGGAATAGATATTAGTGGTCAGAGAGTAGATATTAGTGGACAAACTGTCGTAGTACAAGGTGGAATAGATATTAGTGGTCAACGAGTAGATATTAGTGGTCAGAGAGTAGATATTTCAGGACAAACTGTTATAGTACAAGGTGGAATAGATATTAGTGGACAGAGAGTAGATATTTCGGGGCAATCTGTCGTAATTACTTCTATGCCTCCATTAACTGTTACTTCTGATATTAGTGGTCAGACAGTAGACATTTCGGGACAATCTGTCGTAATTACTTCTATGCCTCCATTAACTGTTACTTCTGATATTAGTGGACAATATGTTATAAATAATGATTTTCAATTACAAAATATTTCTGATGGTATTAATAATAATATACAATATTCTAATGCTAAATTAAATGCAATAGATGGTTTAACAAATGCAATTTTAAATAATAATATATTATTGATTACAAAAATTAGTGTATTGATTGATGAATTAATTGATACAAATAATAAAGTAGAAGGTGTACAAGTTTATTCTAATATAACTAATACTATATTAAACGACATTAATACCAATTTAAGTCAAAATAAAAAAGGTTCTAGAGGTAATATAAATAATAATATAAATATTAGTTCATTTGGAGTTAGTTCTTCATTTAATTGTAATGGATTTGGCACAAATAGTGTTATATCACATCAAGATTCTTCTATCGATGCAAGTGGTGAAATTATTATTTTTGCTTCAGAAAATTCTATTACACCAGTTTATTCATTTATTGAAATTATAACCCCTATTGTTGTAGGTTCATATAGATATGCAAGTAAAACAATTAATCTTGCTCCATTTAAATTAATATATATACAATCTAATTCAATCAGTTCAATTAATAATTGTTATACATCCGTGTTTTCTGCATGAGTATTTTTGAATTTATTATGAAATTAAAATTTATAATTTCATAATATAATGGTTACGACTATTGATAATTTCAAAAGAATCGATATCGATTTAAATGTAACTGGTGGTATAACACAAGAATATAGTTTATCAAATGATATAACTCTTACAAATTCTTGTTTTATGTATTTTCATCTAAATAGTACTATTCCTGACGAAAATGTTGTTTTTACTATTGAGGAATACTCTACACTAGGCGGAACTTTAGTAAATGTACAAACATTTACTATGAATAGTACTAATAAAATTTTAAATAAAAATGTTAATGTAACCACGTCATATACTCTAATTAAATTAAATTATAATTCATTTATTGGTACATTGAATGGCTATTTTGAAAAGTTAATTATTGGTATAATTCCCGATAGTAATACTTTACGTGTTGATATATCGGGTCAAACTGTAATTACCGATATTAGCGGTCAAACTGTAATTGTAAGTGGTGGTATTGATATTAGTGGTCAACGTGTTATTACCGATATTAGCGGTCAAACTGTAGATATTAGCGGTCAACGTGTTATTACCGATATTAGTGGTCAACGTGTTATCACTGATATTAGTGGTCAACGTGTTATCACCGATATTAGCGGACAAACTGTAGATATTAGTGGTCAACGTGTTATCACCAATATTAGTGGACAAACTGTAGATATTAGTGGTCAACGTGTTATCACCGATATTAGCGGACAAACTGTAGATATTAGTGGTCAACGTGTTATCACTGATATTAGTGGTCAACGTGTTATCGTCGATATTAGTGGTCAACGTGTTATCACCAATATTAGCGGACAAACTGTAGATATTAGTGGTCAACGTGTTATCACCGATATTAGCGGACAAACTGTAGATATTAGTGGTCAACGTGTTATTACCGATATTAGCGGACAAACTGTAGATATTAGCGGTCAACGTGTTATCACCAATATTAGTGGACAAACTGTAGATATTAGTGGTCAACGTGTTATCACCAATATTAGTGGACAAACTGTAGATATTAGCGGTCAACGTGTTATCGTCGATATTAGTGGTCAACGTGTTATCGTCGATATTAGTGGTCAACGTGTTATTACCGATATTAGCGGACAAACTGTAGATATTAGCGGTCAACGTGTTATCACCAATATTAGTGGACAAACTGTAGATATTAGCGGTCAACGTGTTATCACCAATATTAGCGGACAAACTGTAGATATTAGTGGTCAACGTGTTATCACCGATATTAGCGGTCAACGTGTTATCACCGATATTAGTGGACAAACTGTAATTGTACATGGAGGAATTGATATTAGTGGACAAAGAGTAGATATTAGTGGACAACGTGTTATCACCAATATTAGCGGACAAACTGTAGATATTAGTGGACAACGTGTTATCACCGATATTTCTGGTCAACGTGTAGATATTTCAGGACAAACTATACGAGTACAGGGTGGAATTGATATTAGCGGTCAACGTGTAGATATTTCTGGTCAACGTGTAGATATTAGCGGTCAAATATTGAGAGTTAATTTATATGATAGTAGTAACAATGGTTTATCAACAACTATTAATTTAGGAGTTAATTATCTCAACACATATTCAAAAATAGCAGGTACATCTAATGGAACAGATAATAAAGTTATTTTAACTGATTCTGGTGGTAGAGTTCAAACTAATAGTAGAACTACTGATGGTAGTGGTAATAATATTTTTTCAACAAATAATGCTTTAAATGTTCAAATTAAAAATAATGTTATTGATATTAGCGGTAATATCAATGTAATAAATAAACTTGATATTAGTGGCAATACATACGTTGATAATAAATTAGAAGTAGATATTAGTGGTCAAACTCTTAATATAAAAGATTTAACATTTAATAATGGAAAGTTAAATGTTGATGTTAGCGGTGTAGTTAATCACGATACGCTTATTTTAGTCGATGGTATACCAACATTTTTTAGTTGTATACAAACTTATGATCCTGCAAATGATATGGTTAGTTCAGTAATTCTTAATAAAATTGTAGAACTAAATGATACAATACATAATGATGTTAGTGGTTTTGTTTTCTCTAATAATAAATTAGAAGTTGATATTAGCGGACAATCTGTCATAGTTACTTCTATGCCTCCAATTTCAGTTACTGCAACCGCTGATATTAGTGGACAACGTGTAGATATTAGTGGACAAACTGTCATTACTGATATTTCAGGACAAAGAGTAATCACCGATATTAGTGGACAAAGAGTAATCACCGATATTAGTGGACAAAGAGTAATCACCGATATTAGTGGACAAACTGTTATTGTACAAGGCGGGATCGACATTAGTGGGCAACGCGTCGACATTAGTGGACAAACTGTTATTGTACAAGGCGGGGTCGACATTAGTGGGCAACGCGTCGACATTAGTGGACAACGTGTCATCACCGATATTAGTGGACAAACTGTTATTGTACAAGGCGGGATCGACATTAGTGGGCAACGTGTCGACATTAGTGGTCAATCTGTAAGAATTACTTCTATGCCATCATTTTCAGTTACTTCAGATATTTCGGGTCAACGAGTTGATATTAGTGGACAAAGAGTTGATATTAGTGGACAAAGAGTTGATATTAGTGGACAAAGATTAATTGTTAGTGTTTCAAATACTGTGCCGATATCAGGTAGTGTATCTATTACAGGTGAAGTAAATTTAACGGAAGATTCAAGAGTATTATTAGGAACAAATAATATTGCTGGTGGTGTGGCTACTTTAACTTCGGTTAATCCTGCATTTGTAGATGCGGGTGTTAGAGCATTACATACATTTAATTATAATCAAGCATATAATAATAATGTTGGTATATATCTTCCTTTAACAAGTAAAACAGTTGGGGGAACTTATGCTTTAAATTGTTATAATATTCGTGATGAAAATGATACTAAACAATATACATTCGGTGGTACTGATACTAATGGAACCGCATATCGAATAATTGGTGGAAATGCTACAGCATCTGGTCTTGCTGTAGATTTATATAATTTTGGCTTTCCAAATGCAAGAACATATTGGGCGTCTTTATCTTTGGGGACACCGTCCACACTTATGTATATTGATTATATAGACAGTAATGGGGATTTAGTAGAAGATAATGTGAATGGTTATACACTTGTAGGAACTGATACTTCTACTAATTGGACTTTATTAACATCTATGATTGGTGGACCTATTAAAATTAGAACATCTACAACTATTGGTGATACGGTAAATACTGCTCGTTATTTATATATAAGTCCCGTAACAAATACTAATAGAGCCATTTGTCATACAAGTATTGGATATTATAGTATTGCAACATTTACAATCCCTAATGGTTATATTGGCTATATAAATAATTTGACGGCGGATTTTTCTACTGCTGGTATTTTAATATTGGTTAAATGGGATGTCAACGGAATTAGAAGTGCAGTTTATAGAATAGGTATTACATCAACATTAAATATATCAGTTTCCTCTGGTTATGAAGGTAGTATAGGCGGTGTTTTTGTAGCGGGTGAGACTTTAGCGTGGACGCATAGCACCGTAACTACTACTAAAACGGTTCAAGCATCAATTACATTAAGAAAGATTTAATTTATTTAGTTAATATATAATGACCTCGAAACAAGAAATAAAGAATTTATTTACTGCTGAATTAAAAAATACCCCACAATATCAAATAGTATTAGATATTAAGCAGGTGATATTAAATGAAATAGCAACACCTAAAGTCGAATCACAAGTAATATATAATTTTGAGACAATACAAACAGATGAAGAAGTAGGAATTATAAGAATGTGTATGATAATTGAATTTGGATTTGATACAAATAGTATAAGTAATAATGCTGTTATTATCGATATGAAGAATTTTTTATGATTTATTATGTATTAAATTATTATATACAATTATATACAATTATATACAATTATATATCATTTTATATAAGAATATATAAAATATTTAGCAATCTCTTATCTTTTTTTATTTTTTTTTTATTTATCAAATATAGTATAAAAATGTCAATCATTACAAATGGTTTTAAAAAATTGCATATTGATATTAGCAATCAAACCACAGATGATGCAGGAAATGTAATTATAAAATATTATTTATTAAATGATAGTTCAGATACATATATTGATTGTTATTTTGATTTATTTTTAGTAACAGAACTCACTAATAAAACTGTCAATATAAAAGTTGACCATTTAGATGATGATGAAGTTAAAATGACAGAATCTTATGTTATTACAAATACCAATCCTACTATTAAAAAAAATTTAAATTTATCTACTAACATTTTATTAATTACTATTACTACTACCAAATTTGTAGGTCATTTATATGGTAATATTAAAAAAAGATTATTACCAGATACTACTAATACTATTATTACTAATAATAATGATACAATTAATGCTCCCACAAGTTATGATGCTTTCGGAAGATTTCGTACTTCTCAACCATTAACTTTATTTGATAATTTACATTCATTTAGTAAAGGTATAAAATTTACAGAATATATAAATAATATAGGTAATGCTACATTTAACGACACAGATTCAACAGTAGATTTAACTGTCGTTAATCAAGCAAATTCTATGATTATTAGAGAAACTAAAACAATATTCTCATATCAACCAGGTAAGTCTTTATTAACATTAAATACTTTTGTATTTAATAATACTTCCGGTAATAATTTAATTCAAAGAGTCGGTTATTATACAGCACTTGGACAAACACAATACAATTTATCTAATAATTTTGATCCACGCAATGGTATATATCTTGAAGCAAGTGGTAATAATATTTATATAAATAAAGCCAATGGAGGAGTGGTTACTAAAATTATACAACAATCGTGGAATGGATACAAATTTGATGGTTCTGCTCCATATTATATAACACTCGACACAACTAAAGCACAAATATTTTGGATTGATATTGAATGGTTAGGTGTTGGTACTGTAAGAACCGGATTTATTATTAACGGTTCGTATATTATTGCACATTCGTTTCATCATGCAAATATATTATCTTCAACATATATGCAAACCGCGTGTCTTCCAATAAGATATGAATTAATTAATACTACTAATAGTACTGGTGGGATTATGAAACAAATTTGTTCAACTGTTATATCTGAAGGTGGTTATGATTCATTTACTCCAATTTTACATGTTGGTTTAGATAACATCATTAAAACGGTTTCATCTGCAAATAGTAGATTATTTACACCTCTCGTATCTATCAGATTAAAAAGTACTAGATTGAATTCTATAGTTTTACCTTGTCAAATGTCAATATTGTCGACAACTGCTGATAATATAATATATAAAATATTACTTAACGCTAATATTACTGGTACATATTGGAAGTCGGCTGGTGACGATTCAAGTATAGAATATGATACAACTGGTACAAGTTTATTAGGAGGTACGCAATTAAATTCAGGATATATAAAAGCAGAAACTACTTTAAATTTAGCATCCAGAAATGATTTCAATTTACAGTTAGGAAAATTCTTCTCGTCAAATGCATATTCATATACATCTGATGTGATTACTATCGCAACTAGTCTAGTTAAAAATGCAGATTCTGCGTATGATATCACAGGTGTAATTGGCTGGTATGATGTATTAAAATAAATAAATAAATAAATAAATAACAATTACACTTTTAATCGTAATTCTTCTTTAATTTTATCTGTAATCATTTTATCTTTCTCTTTATAAAATATCATTATAATTGTTTCTTGAAAATTATCTGGCATTAATTTTGTTAAATCTGAATCCAATAATTTAATTACATCGTCGTTTTTACTTGAATATAAGAAGATATTCTCTAAAGGATTACATTTGTTTCCACTAATATATCCAATATTTGATTGATGTAAAATATATTCATCTTTATTTTTCAACATATCTTCTGTTAAAAAATCTTCTAATTTATATTCCCTATCTGTTTTTTGTATTGTCTTCGAAAATACTAGCGGGTATAATTGATGAGAAACAATCTTATCTAAAATTGTTTTTATTTCTGGATTTGTCTTATATTGTTTTGCATCACTAATTACATCATAATCTGTAAAATCTGCAAATGACTGCATGTTTGTAATTAATTTTGAATAATGCATATATTCATCTAGTTTTAACATTAAATCTTGCAACATATAATCAATAGATATTACTCCTTTGTGTCCATATACTGTTCTATGCATAGAATGACGAGTATTAAATAGATTAATTATGTCACTAATTAATTGTTTAGGATACATAATAATATTATTTATAACTTTTGCATTATTAATTAATCGTCCTGCTTGAAATGATATATTGATTCCAAGTGTTGTAGAATCACGTGTTAAATAATCGAATTTATCAACATCTAAACTATTAAGAGTATTACTTACGACTTGATATATGTATCCTTTATGAATATTTTTATCTGGATTTATTAAATCACAAATAAAATCTAATTCATCGTTACTAATTGTATTTTTTAATAATTCAGTTTCTTCAATAATTATTTTTAATAGTTCTGTTGAACGATTCTCGTGTAAAATATTCTCCCCTAAAATTAGTTCTGGATATTTCTTTTGTAATTCAGGTATGAATATATCATCAAACATATGTGAATATGGTCCATGTCCTATGTCGTGACATAACCCAGCAATAGATATCAGTTCAATAATGTATTCATCTAAATCTATCTTATCCCGTTTTTTAAAGTACATTTCTAGATTTTTTATCTCCATTAATGGTTTTATTAAATCTATTGTTGATGAATTTATCTTTATTGAATTAAGTATTTTCTTAGATAAGTAATATGTACCTAAACTATGTTCAAAACGTGTATGAACTGCATTTGGGAAAACATATGAACACGCACCTAATTGTTTTAAATGACGTAATCGTTGAAATATAGGATGATCTATAATTAATGTTGCTGCTTTTGAAATACTTATCATACCGTGAATAGAATCATTTATATTCTTGTGCTTCTTACAAAGTTTTGTTATTTGCATAATGTCTGACATGTTTATTATTTATATTTAATGGTTAATGTTTAATGGTTAATGTTTAATGGTTAATGTTTTAATTATATTATATTTCAACTTTTTTGTTATTACAGTAGACATTGTAACAGTAAAAAAGGAAATATAAAGAGAATTAGACCTTAAAGATTGCAAAAGGATTCAGAAATTATAAATAACAATATATAATATATAATATAATATATAATAAATAATAAATGAAAAGACTATATACCTCATATATCATATATACTAAAATAGGAAGCATATACACATTCGACGCAATATATAATAAATTTTACTACAACTCTTGTGTAAAAAAATTTAAAACTCCAGATATTTTCCAAAAAAACAAGAATTTTGTCACAAATTTCAAAAATGACTTTGCTGCCTCTTAACTTACGTTTTTTGAAAAACCTGAAATTTTACAGTTCACCATTAGAAATCGTTTGGCTGCAAGATGAGTTTTGGAGGGGTTTGAGCAGTTTTTTATTTTTATGTGCAAAAAATCGAAGTTGTCGTCTATATGACTTTTCAAATTTACGAAATTGTCGCGTGTATGACAATCAAGGAGTATTGTATATATGTAATGTTGTTGTTTCTATTACTTTTTAAAATAAATCAACGACAAACGACGACATTTTATTGTATACAATAAAAAAAAGTAATAGAAACAACAACATTACAATTCTATAAATATCGTCAAATGTAATATAGTAAACAACTTTATTAAATAAAAAACAAGAATAAAAATAAAAATATTTATAATTACTAATAAAAAAGTATATTAAAAATATACATATAAAAGTATAATATAAATATGGTAACTCATGTTTGCAACGTATGTGATTATAAAACATTAAAATCATGCGATTATAATAAACATTTACTAACACAAAAACATATAAAAAATATATCAAAACATAAAATAGTACATCATAGTACAAACAATGATAATAATATTATGAATGTTATTGTAGAAAATCAAAATAATTTAGCTAAACAAAATGAGACTGTATTAAAACAAAATGAAGAATTAAGAAAAAAGATAGAACAATTGGAACAAGTAAATAACCAGAATACCAACAAGATAGTTAAAGAAGCGAGAGCAATAAAGAAATCTATATTAACTATCTTAAATACTAACTTTAAAGATACTCCTTCTATTGATTACATTAAAGAAGAAGAATTTAGATCAGAATTGGAATTAGAATATGATAGAAAAATAGATGACAAAGAGAATAAATTATTTATGAGAATATTTAATGACTATGAAAATAAGAAACTTATTAAAACACTTTCAGATTTAATTTTAAAGTTTGTAAAAAAAGAGGACCAAAAAGTTCAGCCTGTATTTAACATCGATTCTGCTAGAGGAAATTATGCAACTAAAATAGAAAACTTTTGGCATAATGACAAAAGTGGTTTACAATTGAAAAAGTATACGTTAGATGTTGTAATAAATTACATGTTAAAAGTAATGGATGTATTTAGAAAAAAAATAATGACTATGTGTATAGAAAATAAAAAAAACAAAGATATACAAGTTACAGATTATATAATGAAGTATCAATGTTTATTATTTGAAGTAAATGCTTTTTTGACAAACTCCAATACACACAAAAAAGTTATCTTATTTATGTGTCCAGAACTAAGATTAGACAACGATACATTAGAATCTATTACTAACTAACTACCTTTAATAAATATATATTGTATTATTTATTAATTATAACTCTATAACTCTATAACTCTATAACTCTATAACATATCTTATAGCTAATATTGTAACAGTAAAAAGGAAACTGTAATAAGAATTACACATTAAAGATTGCAAAAGGATTCAAATTTTACTACTAACATTATAACTAACATTATAACAGTAAAAAAGGAAATATAAAGAGAATTAGACCTTAAAGATTGCAAAAGGATTCAGAAATTATAAATAACAATATATAATATATAATATACAATAAATAAAAAGACTATATACCTCATATATCATATATACTAAAATAGGAAGCATATATACATTCGACGCAATATATAATAAATTTTACTACAACTCTTGTGTAAAAAAATTTAAAACTCCAGATATTTTCCAAAAAAACAAGAATTTTGTCACAAATTTCAAAAATGACTTTGCTGCCTCTTAACTTACGTTTTTTGAAAAACCCGAAATTTTACAGTTCACCATTAGAAATCGTTTGGCTGCAAGATGAGTTTTGGAGGGGTTTGAGTAGTTTTAAATTTTTATGTCATAAACTTTGAAGTTGTCGTATGTATTACTTTTCAAAACATCATTGTTGTCGTCTCTATGACATTCTACGACATATATAACTCGGTATATTTACTAAATTGTTGTTTGTTTTATCACTTTTCTTGAAAAAAAATCGCAATATGTCGTAGAATGTCATAGAGACGACAACAATATTTTAATTATGATACATATATCTTTTTTAATAAAAAATGTCTATAAATCTCGTAGAATGTCATAGAGACGACAACAATTATTTAAACAAGTATATTTTAAAAAGTAAATAATGTGTCAATAATTAATATTAACATATTATAAATATATAAATATAATAATATATTATAATAAAATATGGTACAACATATATGTAAAATGTGTAATTATGAAACAAGTAATATATCTGATTATAAAAAACATTTATTGACAAAAAAACATAAATTAAATTTTTCAAAAAATAAAAAGAACTTTACACAAAATATAGTAAATGATATTGATAAAAGTGAAAATATTATAATTAACAAGATGGATAAACTTGCAGAGAATCAAAATAATTTAGCTAAACAAAATGAGACAGTATTAAAACAAAATGAAGAATTGCGAAAGGAAATAGAAAAATTAAAGCAAATCAATAACCAGAATACGAACAAGATAGTTAAAGAAGCGAGATCAATAAAGAAATCTATATTAACTATCTTAAACACTAACTTTAAAGATACTCCTTCTATTGATTACATTAAAGAAGAAGAATTTAGATCAGAATTGGAATTAGAATATGATAGAAAAATTGATGACAAAGAGAATAAACTATTTATGAGAATATTTAATGACTATGAAAATAAGAAACTTGTTAAAACACTTTCAGATTTAATTTTAAAGTTTGTAAAAAAAGAGAACCAAAAAGTACAATCAGTGTTTAATATTGATTCTGCTAGAGGAAATTATGCGACAAAAATAGAAAACTTTTGGCACAACGATAAAAGTGGTTTACAATTGAAAAAGTATACACTGGATGTTATAATAAATTACATGTTAAAAGTATTGGATGTATTTAGAAAAAATTTAATGACTATGTGCATAGAAAATAAAAAAAACAAAGATATACAAGTTACAGATTATATAATGAAGTATCAATGTTTATTATTTGAAGTAAATGCTTTTTTGACAAACTCCAATACACACAAAAAAGTTATCTTATTTATGTGTCCAGAACTAAGATTAGACAACGATACATTAGAATCTATTACTAACTAACTACTTTTAATAAATATATATTACATTATTTATTAATTATAACTCTATAACTCTATAACTCTATAACATATCTTATAACTAACATCGTAACAGTAAAAAGGAAACAGTAATAAGAATTACACATTAAAGATTGCAAAAGGATTCAAATTTTACTACTAACATTATTACTAACATTGTAACAGTAAAAAGGAAACAGTAATAAGAATTACACATTAAAGATTGCAAAAGGATTCAGAAATTATAAATAACATTATATAATATATAATATACAATATATAATATACAATAAATAAAAAGACTATATACCTCTTATATCATATATACTAAAATAGGAAGCATATACACATTCGACGACATATATAATAAATTTTACTACAACTCTTGTGTAAAAAAATTAAAAACTCCAGATATTTTCCAAAAAAACAAGAATTTTGTCACAAATTTCAAAAATGACTTTGCTGCCTCTTAACTTACGTTTTTTGAAAAACCCGAAATTTTACAGTTCACCATTAGAAATCGTTTGGCTGCAAGATGAGTTTTGGAGGGGTTTGAGCAGTTTTTATTTTTTATGTCGCAAATTTTGAAGTTGTCACATCCATTACTTTTTAAATTTTGAAGTTGTTGTATCTATCACTTTAAACGCAATAAGTGCGGTAAAAAAAGTTGTAAAGTTGTCGTATCTATTACTTTTTAAAAAAAATAAAAATATACAATTCCGCAAAAGTAATAGATACGACAACTTTAATTAACATTTACCGCGTTAAAAGTAATAGATACGACAACAAAAATATAATATTTAATAAAATATATGCACAATTAGGTTATTAATATAATATATTTAATATATTAAATGAATAGTATTACTATATAATATATACAATGACTATACATTCTTGTAAAACATGTGAATATATTACATATCGTAAATCCGATTATGATAGACATTTATTATCACAGAGACATAAAAAGAATATAAATGAAAATTTAATTAACAATAAATTTGATAAAAGTGAAAATATTATAATTAACAAGATGGATAAACTTGTAGAGAATCAAAATAATTTAGCTAAACAAAATGAGACTGTATTAAAACAAAATGAAGAATTAAGAAAAAAGATAGAACAATTGGAACAAGTAAATAATCAGAATACAAACAAGATAGTTAAAGAAGCGAGATCAATAAAGAAATCTATATTAACTATCTTAAACACTAACTTTAAAGATACTCCTTCTATTGATTACATAAAAGAAGAAGAATTTAGATCAGAATTAGAATTAGAATATGATAGAAAAATTGATGATAAAGAGAATAAACTATTTATGAGAATATTTAATGATTATGAAAACAAGAAACTTGTTAAAACACTTTCAGATTTAATTTTAAAGTTTGTAAAAAAAGAGGACCAAAAAGTACAATCAGTGTTTAATATTGATTCCGCTAGGGGAAATTATGCGACTAAAATAGAAAACTTTTGGCACAACGATAAAAGTGGTTTACAATTAAAAAAATACACATTAGATGTTATAATAAATTATATGATAAAAGTAATGGATTTATTTAGAAAAAATTTAATGGCAATGTGTATAGAAAATAAAAAAAATAAAGATATACAAGTTACAGATTATATAATGAAGTATCAATGTTTATTATTTGAAGTAAATGCTTTTTTGACAAATTCCAATACACATAAAAAAGTTATATTATTTATGTGTCCTGAATTAAGATTAGATAACGATACATTAGAATCTATTACTAACTAATATTATAATTATTGATTATAATTATTTAATTTGGCATAATTCAATAAGAAAACTACTTAATTGAACATCTGTATCCATCGTTTTACTAATTGAAAACATATAATCAGAAATTACAGACAATACTTTAATCTTAATGTCTTCGGTAATATCATTACAAATATGTAATTTAAGAACATTAAAAGAGTTATATATAATATCGACACCTGTAAAACCATTTTGTTTCAAAATAAATGCACTAATTATAGCATCTTTTAGATTATTATTAATACAATTAACAATAATATTTTTAATAAGTACTGCAGAAGGTTTATCACATGTTTTAGATACAGTACTCATATTAATTTTTCCAAATTTATCATTAGTTAATTGTAACAAATTAATAGCACTTCTTAAATCACCATTTGATATGATCGCAATCTCTTCTATCCCATCTCTTTTACATTTAACTTGTTCTTTAACACATATATCGGTTAATTTTTTACAAACAAAATCAGTAGTTAATCGAGCGAATCTAAGAATTTTACATCTGGATTGAATACTTTCAATAATCTTACTAGATACATTACATGTAAATACGAATCGTGTCGTTTCATGATATGTATCCATCAATTTTGAAATAATTGGTAATGCTTTATCTGTCATGTTATCAGCTTCATCAAAAATAATTAATTTATGTTTAGCATAAGAACAATTCTTTTCATTTTTATAAGATAAAAGATAATTACAAAAATTAATTACACTAGAATTTATAGATTGAATACCTCTGTCATCTGATGCATTTAACTCTAATACCGCTTCTTTAACGTGTGGACCATATAATTCATATGCCAAACATAAAAGAGTAGTAGTTTTACCAATACCTGGAGTACCAGTTAAAATCATATTAGGTATATCTTTATTCTTTACAATATTTTTAATTTCTCTCATAATAGTATCATCAATTACAATATTATCAATTTGTCTAGGTCTATATTTTTCAATCCATGGGATTTTACTCATATTGTTCATATTGCTCATATTACAATTATATTAATGTTTCTATCTTAAATATCAATATATTTCTTCCTTAAATAAATCAATTTTTTTAAAAAAATGAAAATTAAAACATTTGTATTTAAAAGAAAACTAATAACATAATATTATTAAATTATTAAAATGTCTGAATCTAATTTATCAATTATTTCATCATTTGATATATCATCAATAGCAAAAGAATTTATTAGTAATGAGCATACAAAAGAAGATATTGTATGGATATCAGAAAAAAATATTGGTGGGAAATGTGATGAATGGGGTCCTGTATCTGAGACATTCGTTTTATTTGTTACAACTAAAAGTGGTGGAATTTATAATTATTACCATTATTTGCGTGAAAATTGGTTTACAGGAAGTGAACTAGACGATACTTATATTATTTTAGAAAAAATTAAAACACGTTATTTAATAAAGGTAAAAAATTTTAATGATTGGAAAATAATTTTAGATAAAAGTGTAAAATAAATAATAATTTATAATTTTTGATAAATAATATATTAAAATTTTAGTCTTTTACTAAAATCACTTTTTTTTATTACAGGTTTTTTCTTTTTAGTATTAACATTATCGTTATTATCACTATCGCTATCACTAATATTATTATTTATACAATTTACATTATTATCTTCTTCACCTTCTTCACCTTCTTCACCTTCTTTTATTTCTTCATACGTAACTTTTGCAACTTGTAAAGTATCTACAAATGATATTGTTTGTTTTTCTTCAAAATCTTTATCAACAAAATCTTTATCCATAATATAATAATCTTCAATGATGAATTGAGATTGTTTGTAAAATGCTTTTCTTTTTTTTATATGTGAAATAAATGCGGAGAGATAGTCAGAGAAATCTATAATTAATGGTCTTAAATCGCCATCTGATAAAATCTTTCTCATAGCACGACCAACAGATTGAATAACATCTTTTTGAGAAGTAGCTAATATAACAGTATTTAAACGTTCGATATCTAAACCTTCTTTTGCCATAGCGAATGTTGCAAATAATACATCACCTTCTTTCTCTGCAATTTCTCTCTCTTTCTTTTTCATTTCACCAATATAAAAGTGCGTATGAATCTCTCCTTCTAACATCTTACCATCTTTTATATCTTTTGTAATAAGTTTATCTAATTTTTCTTTCATTGTTTTAAGATGTTGAACTCTTTCACTAAGAACAATAATTTTTCTTTCAGGATCTTTTCTAATTTCATTAATAATATTAATAATGTTATTTGTTCTTTCATCTAATTCAACCAAGTTACTTAACATTTTAATAATATTAGGTCTACCCTTTTGTTTACCATAACCAAATTTCTTTTCAACAAAGTTTGCATTAGAAGATTTATAATTATAAACTTTTGCCACAACTTGATTATTAATTCTTACATTTTCTTTATAAATAGTTTTACCCAAAAACCAATGCATAACTTTAATTAAACCATCGCCTCTATAAGGTGTCGCAGACAATGCTAAAGTATACATTCCACCAAGTTTCATTAAACTGCGAGAAAATACTTTAGATGCACAATGATGAGCCTCATCATAAATGACAAAATTAAATTGTTTAAAAATATCGTCGTCGTATTCTTTCATACTCAAACTTTGAATCATACCAATAACAATATCTTTATCTTCAATATCAATAATCTTGCCTCTAATAGTACCAACTCTAGCATTAGTGAATTTTTTAATACTTGCAACCCACTGGTCTAATAAGAAACTCTTATGTACGACAACAAACGTCTTAACTTTTAATTCACAAGCTGCATAAATAGCCATAGAAGTTTTACCTCTACCACATGGAACACTTAATAATCCCCCACCTTCTTTTTTCAAATGATCTAGAATAAGATTAACAATTGGTATTTGATAATCTCTTAATTGACCACTAAAATTAATATTAATTGGAATTGGGTCAATTTTAATATTTTGTAATCCATATTTTTCTTGTCCATAATATCGTGGAACAATAATGTATTTTTTAGTATTAGTATATAGTTTGTATTTATTGTTTTCATTGTCATCATTATTGTCGTCTTTATTGTCGGGTCCAAAATCTAATAATTTGGGTTCTACAGTTAACTCATCTTTTATAGATTGTAGAACTTTGCTATCTATAGATTCTTTGTCTATATAATAACCTTTTTGTTTTATAAAAGCTTGTAATGTCATTATTAATATTATATGTATGGTATTATTTAATATGAAAAAAATATAATATAAGATTTTTTTATCAATATTTTTATTTTAAATATATTTTTTTAAATTTTAAATAAAATATAAGCTATAATTATAATATAAATGGACTCGCTCACAAATATTGTAAGAAATGATTATTTCATAACAATCTTATCTCTTGCAGCAGTAGCATATGTTGCTACATTAGGACCTAAACTTCCTGAATCAATTGTTGTGTTATCTGATAATATCGTTGTTAAATTCGTTGTACTTTTCATCATTGCATTCTGCATTAGCCGTAAATATGATGTTGCTCTTATTTCAGCATTAGCTGTATTAGCACTTGTTTTAGGTTTACAAGTATACATGCCATCCGCACAAAATTCAGTATATGGTGTTGAGAAAATGGCTGGCGGATTTCAACCTAGTTTTCAAGGAAGACAAGCTGAAGTAACAATTGACAAAAAAGGTAACTTTATGGAAAACGAACCATTAAATGAAAAGTGGACAGAACAATCAGGACAAGTAGAAGGTTACACACTTGATTGGCCCGGTTACGAAAGCACAATTGATGATTCTCAAGTACCCAAACCATCAAACTCAACCGATTCAGATTCAATGGATAGAATTGTAGCAAAGAACGATACAAGAGATAAACCAGTTGATGGACAAGTTATTGGTATTTCAAATACCGATGTTTCACACCTCGAATTAGTTGATAATTAAGTTAATTAAGTTAATTAAGATAATTAATTTAAAAAATTTATAAACTTGTATTATATTAATGGAATTTATTAATATAATATTCATCCTATTAACTATTGTTATAATAGCAGTAATAATTTATTTATTTGCATTTTTACCAAGTAATATCACTAAACCGGTAGACAATATAATTACATCAACAAACAACATAGAAGGGAAGATAATTTTTAACAATGATGATTTTAAAAAATATAAATATCCACCACTTGTACCGAATTTAGATAATAAAAATATTCCAAAAGATATAAATCCGAATGCGTGTAAAAATATGGTTATGGACTATGATGAAATAAATTTAAATTCAGTAAAAAGTGATGCACAAAAATTAGATTTAGATATTACTAAACATACCGAACAAAAATCAATAAATATGAATAAAGATAATAAAACATTAGAATTAACAAGAGTAACAACATATATGGGATTACCAGGATATAAACCATATAATATTCAAGATACAAATAATTATGAATTAAAAGAAAATAATAACGGGTCTACCAATTATATTAAATTAAAAGATAATGAGGCATTTAAGCCTTGTAATTCATTGATAAATTCTAAATAAAAAGAAGATTAATAATTTTTTGTCTAAATAGATTTTATATGAATAAATATAAAGACGATTTTATTAATAACGAATTTAAAACTCATTGTAAAGATTATACATATGTGCCATTTATATTTCCAGCAGTTAAGAAGATTGTAGTATTTGGTGATATACACGGAGATTATAAGTTAGCAGTAAATTTATTAGTATTAAGCGGAGTTGCTGAAATTATTAAAGAATCTGACGACGAAAATAATTCAGCGTCATCAGATGACAAAGAAGATAAATATAAAAAGTCAAAAATATATCGAATGAAATGGATAGGTAATAAAACACATGTTGTACAAGTAGGGGATCAAATAGATAGATGTAGAGTGTATGGAAACTTAACATGTGAATTACCAGAAACAACTTTACATGATGAAGATTCAGATGTAAAAATATTAGAATTATTTACAGATTTACATGAACAGGCGGTTAAAGTCGGTGGAGCAGTAATATCATTATTAGGAAACCATGAGATTAATAATTCTATGGGAATTTTAACGTATGTAAGTGAAAAGGGGTTGAGAAATTTCAAAGATTATAAAGATCCTAAGAACGAAGATATTAAATTTAATTCAGGATACGATGGAAGATTATATGCATTTAAACCAGGTAATGAGTATGGAATGATGATGGGTTGTACAAGAGTACCAGCAGTAATAATAGGTTCAAATCTTTTTGCTCATGCAGGTTTAGTAAATGAATTAATCAAAAACGTAAAAGATGACGACAATACATTTCAATTAAATTATGATTCAAAAAATTACAAAAAGAAGATGTTTTATTTCAAAGATAGAGAGGATTTTGAAAATGTTAATATAGTTATTAAAAAATGGTTAATGGGTATAGTGAAAGAAAATAAAGTAACTGATATTATTAGTTCAAAATATCATCAAAAGTCGATGTTTTGGAACAGAATATTAGGAATGTTAAAAACGAAATTACCATATGAAGATACTAAATGTAAAGATAATATTGATGAAATATTAAAATTATTTAAAGTAAATAATATTATTATTGGACACACTCCGCAATCTATGCAAGATGGATTATTTATCAATGCGACATGTGGTGATAAAGTATGGAGAGTAGATACTGCAAGTTCTGCGGCATTTGATAGATTTGATGAAACATATGTATCTTCAGGAGTAAGATTAGAAACAAGAAAATTTCAATATTTAGTAATTGAGAATGATACTAAATATAATGTTTGTTTTGAAAGTGGATGCAAAACAGTTAATTAATTCATATTTATTTTATTTTATTTTATTTTATTTATTTTATTTTATTTTAATTTATTTTATTTTATTTATTTTATTTCTTTTTGTATTCAGCAACTTTCTTTTCGTATTTCTTGGCAAAACCAGATTTATCGCTAGCATAAGCATCTTTTGCCTTCTTTAAATCATTATCGTTTTCTTTGTATAAAGCCCAAGCTAAGCTGGTAAGAGGGATACCGTCTTTAATTTCATCCTTCTTAATAACCTCTTTAAGAGCTAAAACGTCCTTGAACTTTTGGTTCATTTCGCGTTTCATGCCAGATTTCTTGGAACGACGTTTGCCACCTTCCATAGCTTTACGTGAACCCTTCTTTGATCCCTTCTTGCTGGCTTTCTTGCTGCGGCGTTTGCCACCGGCTAAATCTTCTTCACCTAATTTGCGTGAACCTTTCTTGCTGCTTTTCTTGCCGGCTTTGCGTGAACGACGTTTGCCACCGGCTAAATCTTCTTCACCTAATTTGCGTGAACCTTTCTTGCTGCTTTTCTTGCCGGCTTTGCGTGAACGACGTTTGCCACCGGCTAAATCTTCTTCACCTAATTTGCGTGAACCTTTCTTTGAACCTTTCTTTGAGCCAGCTTTGCGTGAACGGCGTTTGCCACCGGCTAAATCTTCTTCACCTAATTTGCGTGAACCTTTCTTGCTGCTTTTCTTGCCAGCTTTGCGTGAACGACGTTTGCCACCGGCTAAATCTTCTTCACCTAATTTGCGTGAACCTTTCTTTGAACCTTTCTTTGATGCTGCTTTACGTGAGCGGCGTTTGCCACCGGCTAAATCTTCTTCACCTAATTTGCGCGAACCTTTCTTGCTACCTTTCTTTGATGCGGCTTTGCGGGAACGACGTTTGGCACCACCTTCCATTGCCTTCTTGCTACCCTTCTTGCTACCCTTCTTGCTACCGGCTTTGCGAGAGCGGCGTTTAGCACCACCTTCCATGGCTTTGCGGCTTCCCTTCTTGCTACCTTTCTTTGATGCGGCTTTACGTGAGCGGCGTTTACCACCTTCCATAGCAGCTAAGCTGAGTTTTTTTGAACCTTTCTTTGAGGCTTTCTTTGAACCTCTTCTCTTTTTACCACCTACTAAGTGTTTAACACTCATAATAGCATCCATAACTTTTCCGTCAGACATAATAATATAATATTCTTATAAAATAAATATTTTTATATTAATAATAAAAATTGTATTTTAATTTCTAAATAAGATAAAGAAATAAGCATAACCATCATATAATAAATGGGAGTCCCTGGATTTTTCGCATGGTTATTAAAACAAGATAAAAATAATAAGATTTTAAAAAAAAGATTATTTACTAATCCACATACATTATATTTTGATGCTAATTGTCTCTTTCACCCACAATGTTTTAAGATATTAAAGGCATTTCCGTTTGAATTATCGGTAGACAAGTTAGAGTCAATGATGATGGAAAGAATTATAAATTATATCAAATTTATAATTGAATATGCAAACCCATCAGACTTAGTATATATAGCGGTAGACGGAGTTGCACCACTTGCGAAAATTAATCAACAACGGAAGAGACGATACAAGTCGGTAGAAGAGAATGAAATGAAGAATAGTATATATAAAAAGTATTCTATACCAAATAATACTACGTGGTCTAATATTGTAATTACACCAGGTACAGATTTTATGAAGAAATTGGATAAGAAACTAAAAGAATTCATTAATGTATATAAATCACCAACTAGTAAACAGTTAAGATTTGTATATTCATCGTATGAAGAAAGAGGAGAAGGTGAACATAAGATATTACAACATCTAAAAAATAATTACACTGGTAATACAGAAAAAACGCATATAATATATGGATTAGATGCAGATTTAATATTTTTAGCATTAGCATCAAATATGTCGAATATATATTTATTGAGAGAGCAAAGTAATTTTGGCAAAACTCCACAAATAGTAGAGAAAGATCCAATAAAGGATGTTGTGGAACTTATGACGTATGTATCAATCGCGGAGTGTAGAAATACTTTTAATTTGTATTTCAAATCACGATTAGATTTTGATACGATTGATATAGATAATCAAACAAATAACACCGATAACACCGATAACACCGATAACACCGATAACACCGATAACACCGATAACACCGATAACACCGATAATAGAAATAATAATATGAAAATAGATTTCATAAATGATTTCATATTTTTGTGTTATTTTTTAGGGAATGATTTTTTACCACATATTCCATCAATTAATATTAGAAAAGAAGGATTAGAAACAGTAATAGAAGCATATTTATATGCATATGAGAGAACGGGAGAATTAATGATATTAAAAACGAATCCATGTATTGAGTATTCATATTTAACAGTAAAATTATTTTTGAGTTATTTAGCAGATATAGAGAAAACATATTTTAAAGAACAATATAATAAATTAACAAGAAAGAACTTTTCAAGTTTACATATTAAACCATATGAAAAAGAATTACAAGATTTAGACAATTTAGTTAATATAAAGAAAGAGAATGACCCATTTAATTTGTTATCACCATACGTGGAGATGGAAACGGCAAAATCACAATATTATCAACATCATTTTAATATGAGATTTAATGTTAAAAATCAAATAAAAAATGTAACAAAATCATATTTTACAGTATTAAAATGGGTAGGAGAATATTATTTTCATACAGCAGCATCATGGAATGTACAATATGATTATGACGAGGCTCCATTTATTTCAGATATTTATGAAAATTTTAAACAATTTGAAACAATTAATATAATATATGATACGATGTCGTTAACAATTCCTCAACAATTATTATCAGTAATACCCCCAGCAAAATCTGATATATTAGATAAAACTATCAAAAATAAAATGACAGATTTAGCAATACTTCATATGTTACCGAGTAAAGTAGAGTATGATTATACTTATAAAGATAAATTTTGGTTATGTGAAGCAATAATGCCATATTTAGATTATGAAGAAATTATTAAAATTAATTAAAATTAATTAAAAATAATTAAAATTTTTTTTATTATGTGTTAAAAAGAATTATTATTATTTATAATATATAATATAAATAATAATATGAGCTTTAATGATGATAAAAGTATAAATACACTTCACAGCACAAATAAAAAGAAAGTGCACGAAAAAGATTCAATACCTGTACGAATAGAGTTTATAAAAAATTTATTAGAGGGAAAAGATTTAAATACTTTAGTCAATTTTGATATAACGGATACAGAACATTATATTGGAAGAGATAATGAATTAGATAGTGGAGATTCATATGACACGAGAGTAGTTCTAAAAAAACGCATATTAGATTTTAAAAATGTTATAACGCAAATTGGTGGAAAGTTAAAATATATAAAAAGTGGTACAACCGGACATACATTTAAAGGTATTGCAAATGATGCAAATGGTGCATTTGAGTATGCAGTAAAAGTTGTAGCATATTCAAAGAAAGAGAAATATGGTAGTATTAATGACACTAGAAGACCAGAGAATGCGGAATTAATGATGATAAAATTATTAAGTTATTTTATAGTAAATCATCAAACTCCTCACTTAACAATCCCATTTGGTACTTTTAATACATCAATAGAGAATTTTGTAAATTTAGTGAAATGTGATAAAATTGATGAGAAAAATGATAGATATAAAGAATTTATTGAAAGATATGAGAAAGGAGAATTTAGTTCAAATGTATCAATATTAATTAGTGAATGGGCAAATAAAGGTGATTTGTTAGATTTTTTTAGAAATAATTATAAAGTATTTACACCAAGACATTGGAAAGTAATATTTTTTCAAATATTATCTGTATTAGCAATTATACAAAGTAAATATCCAGCATTTAGACATAACGACATGAAGGCAAACAATATACTTGTACAAAAAATAGATAAGACAAGAGAAACTCATAAATATATAGTAGTAAGAAGTTCATATAGAGTACCAAACATTGGTTATCATATAAAATTATGGGATTTTGATTTTGCATGTATACCTGGAATAGTAGATAATATTAAAGTTGAATCAAAGTGGACAAAAAAAATTAATGTAACTCCTGAACAAAATAGATATTATGACGTACATTATTTTTTTAATACTTTAATTAGAAAGGGTTTTTTTCCACAAATTTTAACAGATGAAAATGTACCGAGAGAAGTAAAAGAATTTATTGATAGAGTTGTACCAAAGAAATACAGAGAGGGAGAACCACATGTACACGAAAAAGGGAGAATCTTAACGAACATTGAATATACGACTCCTGATTATTTATTAAAAAATGATTTGTATTTTGAAGAATTCAGAATTAACAAGAATGGTTCAAAAAAAGATATAGGGGGGACGAAACAATCAACGTCATATGATCTTAATAAAATTTTAACTTCTGAAAAATTAACAATTCCATCATCAGTATATACATTAAATAATAATAATAATAAGAAAAAGATTAAATCATCAACTGTAGAGAAAAATATAGATATATTAAAATTATTAGAAAATACTTCAAATCATAATGATAAAGAGAAGAGTACTATATTAGACCAATTAGATATACAATTAAAGAAAGTATCTAAAGTGAATAAACGATATTAATATAAAATATTAATTTTATTATAATAATTATGTTATCAATTATTATAATATATTATGAGTAAATCGATATATGACAATTTAGATAATTGTATAAATTTATTATTTAATTCAATCTATGGTAAATCAGATAAATGTTATGCAATAAATCCAATTAAAAGAAAAGCAATAACAATGGAAGATTTAAGAAAACCATTAAATTACGACCCAACAAATGTATTTGATGGAGAATTTAAATTAATAGATAAAAATAAATATCGTATAGAATATAAAAGAACAAATAAAGAAGGTATGAGTTGTAATGTGTCTATTGGAGAAATTACTAAAAATCAGAATGATATAACTAGACCGGAATTACAACATATGGCGATGTTATATATGGGAAGTGAGATAGTATTTAACGAGAAATTTAGAGGAATAGAATTACCTATAATGTGTTTTGATATTGAAACAACAAAATTATTAAAATTATTTCCTAGAATAAAAGAAGATACCGGAGATAGAAAATTTGGAGAGAATATGTATGTAATTATTACAGAACATTTTTTTAAGACTGAAAAATTAGGTTCATATTTAGATAAGAATATAGATAATCTTACAGAGTTAGATATTAAACATATAATATTTCAAATATTTTATATTTTAGCAAAATTATCAGAAAGATTTAATAATTTTTCACATAGAATGATTGATTTAAATTCAATATTAGTATTGAAAAATGAGAATAAAGAAAAGAAAGTATTTAAATTAGGTACAATTATATTTGAAATTGAAACATCAATAGATTTAAGATTAACAAATTTTGATAAAAGTACAACAACTGATTACAATAATGATGGTCTTAATGATAATTTTAATTATAATCCATATTATGATATATATTTAATAATAAAAAGTTTATATAAATATTTTAAATTAAAAAGTATACACATGATAAATATAGAAACATTTATTGAAGAGATAATACCTGAAAAGATTAGAAATAAAGATATCTTAACACCCGATACTCTTCAGATAAATTCAGAAGAATTAATAACAGCAATATCAATTCTTAAAAAAAATAAATTCTTTAAAGAGTTTATAAAAATGGACTTATCTATTTCACCAAAAGAATTCACTCCAGAAAATCTAAACGATCTAAAACAAAAAGGTTCTGGAATTTCGTATATAGAAAAAAATAAAAAATCTAGTAAATATTATAGCATGAGCATGTATAAAGGTTCTAGAAGAATTGCTGTTCCAGGATTCAACAAAACAGGTTTAACAAGTGAATATTCAGATAGAAGTAATTTATTTACAGGAGGTGATAGTGAAAGAACTGAAGTTAATCCAAATGTAACATCAACTGCAACTGCAACAGAATCAACAGTTGTAGGCACCGATAAACAAAAGAAGAAAGATGAACCATCATCTTCATCCGTTTCAAATAAAACAAATAAAGATAAGGCATCATCTTCCAGTGCATCAGTATCTGTATCAGGTGTAAAATCATCACCAAGAAAAGAAAAGTCAGATATTATTCAAGCATTAGAAGAAGAAGCAAAGATTGCAAGATCAAAAGGGAAGAGAGGTTCAACCAAAAGCAAAGATAAGAAATCAAAACATAAAGTTGAAGAAAGTTCAGTAATGTCAGCATTAAGTGTAAGCTCTGGTGGTGCTAGAGGTCAAAGAAGATCAAAAGAGGATATGTATTCAAATTTAAAGATTAACCCTAAACACGCAGAACTTCTTAAGAAACTCCCCGAATCATATTTAGATATTGCACCAGAAGGAATGATTAACGGTATGCCATCAATTGATCAAATGCAAAACATGGAAAGCAATCCTATGGCAATGCAAGGAATGGATCCTAACGCTGTACACGGAATGCAAGGAATGCAAGGAATGCAAGGAATGGATCCTAACGGAATGAATCCTAACGGAATGAATCCTAACGGAATGAATCCTATGGCAATGCAACCTCAACAATTAGGTCAAGCAGAGCTTACACAACTTCAACAATTATCAGCATATCCTCCAATGCCTAATAGCATATCTGCCCACTTACCTGGAGGAACACAAGGTATGCAAGGTATGCAAATGCCAGGAATGGGTGGAATGGGTGGAATGGGTGGAATGGGTGGAATGGGTGGAATGGGTGGAATGGGTGGAATGGGAGGCATGCCAGGAATGGGTAAAATGTTTGGAGGAGGTCAAATTAAAAAATATAAATTCAATAGAGATAAACTTACCAAAAGTTTAGGCTCTAATTTTTTTTTTTAAGGGGCGGAGCGAATGACGATTTTTCAGGGAAAACTGTACCATTATTTGAACCCAAGAATAATCCTGCGATACCACACGAACAAAAGAAGATATTTGCAGAAAGAATGGGTGAAAATGCTCCCCCACCTCAAGATATGACAAAAAATCAAATATTAAATTTACAATTATATAATCCACAAAAGCCGAAACCAGAAGGACCCCAACTTCAACCAACTTCATTTATGCCAAGTTTTACTACAAATCCATTCTTTCCTCCACATATGGCGAATATGATGGGAATGAATCCAATGATGGGAATGATGTATCCAACAGTAAATTTAAATAAAGTATATGACATTCATGTTGGTGGTCCAGCAGACACACATCAACGATTAAATATGATATATGAAGATGTATTACCAACAAAACATATTAAAAATTCATATATATCACTTGGTGATAGAATCACACAATCTGATTATATAAGATCTGTATTTTTTCAAAATGGTGACGGCGATGAAATTGGTTTTACAGAAAAATCAAAAAATAATCTTTTGGCACACATTAAGTTTATGGATTTGAATCCATATAATACATATAGATTTTCAGATAATCCATACAAGGGATTACCAGAAGGTTTTTTAATATATCGTTCATGTTATCCAATTCAACGCGATCAAAGAGATGGTATGACAATATGTGCAAGAAATTCAATGTCAGTTAATGTTAGAGTGTATAAATTAACGAAAGGTTCATATAAGATTAATAAACAAAATAAGAAATCGTATGCTGATTATGACCAATGGAGAGAAGTTGCATATTATGAATTCATTAGAGAAAGAATAATAAAAAAGAAATTATGTCCAAACTTTGTTGGGATGCATGGATATTATACAACAGAGAAATCAGACATTGATTTTGATAGAGTTACTAAATTGAAGAATCATGTAAAAGGTCAACCAATGCCAGAGCAAAATTTTAATAATGCAACAAATTATGCACAAGATTTTATTAAGAAAAGTATTGAAGAACAAAATAAATTATTAAAGACATTTGAACCATATATGGGTATTCCATCAAAATCCGGATACAGTGACCCAAGATTTCTTGTTGCCAAAAGTAAAAATGATGCAGATGATGAAAAATTAGATGAATATACAGGTTCAGTACTTACAATTTTAACAGAAAGTCCAACATATAGTTTATATAATTGGGCATCAAAAATATATCAAATAGAAGGAAATATTAAAAAGATGGTTAACACTGGTTATCATAGTGATAAAGTATGGTTATCAATAATATTTCAGTTAATAGTTGCATTATATGTATTACAAATAAATAAGATAAATATAAATAATTTTAGTATCAAGAACAATGTATTTATTAAAGATGTTGCAAATGAATCAAATGTAACAAATTATTGGAAATATAAAATTAATAATGTAGAATTTTACGTACCAAACTATGGTTATTTATTACAAATAGATACAAATTACAAAGATTTAGATGATCCTCAAGGTTCAAACTTTATTGATAATACTAAAGTGGTCCATAAATTAGATGGTATTATTTATGACAAGACAATTAATGAAGCAAAGATTAATAAAGAAATATTTGATAGTTTTATAAATTGCATTGACCCAAATAATTTCAAGGGTAATTTTGTAAGTGAAGGTGGTGTACCTCCACCACAAGAAATATTAGATATATTAGATAAAATGCATAATGAAGCTAAGAATAAGACTTTAACAAATATTAGTGCTTATTTATTTACTTTTATGAGACAATATATGAATAATAGAATAGGAACATTCTTAAAAGAACAAGAATATATACATGTAAGAAAGGATGATATGAGAAATGCAAAACCTGGACAAATAGTTGTATTAGATGAAGGAAATGGTTCTTATAGATTTGTATTATTTGTTACAGTAGACAAGGGTGTAGCAACAATATTAACCAAAAAAGAAAGTATAAGTACTGAAGAAATAGTAACTACAGATGTACCAATTACAAGTTTATTTAATTTTTCAAGACATGAACCAATTGTTCAAAACTATAATCTCAATGAAGCTAATATAACAGAATCAGCAATTATCGAAACATATACAATAATTGAATAATAATAGAATATTAATTAATAATTTATAATAAATTTATTTATATTGTGTAACTTTATAAATAAATAATGAATAAAGAAAAAATATATAATGGAAGTAAAATATGTTTATTATCTGCACAACTATTTTTAATAGCAGGAATATACAATATATATCATAAAAATATAATAATAGGATTTTTATTATTATTATTATATATTTCATCAAGTATATATCATTATAATGGAAATCATACAGCAAAAAATATTGATATCGTCGTAGTATACATATCAAGTTGTATATGTATCTTAATATCATTATATAATCGAAACTTGATACCTCTATTCTTTCTAGTAATTGCCGGTACACTTTATAATCATAATGATAATAAATTATTAGAAAAATTAAAAGATGAATCGATGATACAAACACACCCAAATATGTATCATTTATATGATATGATATATCATTCGCTAATACATTTTACTATATTTATCGGTACAATGACTTTAATATATAATACTAAAAAAATATAATATAATTATATATTATTATATATTATAGAATGTCAAATTATGCACCAATAAATCAACAATTATCGTATACTAATTCTGCACCATATTCAAGTTCACTTTTACAAAAAGATGTTTATAAATCACAGCAAAATAATATTAATTTTAGTATTGAATCGAGAGAAGAATATACACCTCATAATACAACAAATTTAGCAAATACCGTATTAAGAGGAATAGTAGAAGATAACGAGACAAGTAGATTATTTTTTTCACAAGAGAATATAAATAGAATACAAAAGAAAATTAAAGTTACAGTATATGAAAGATCACAAGGAAAATTTAAATTAGAAGAAGACCAAGATGAATCAGATTTAGTTATAGTAATGAGAGCGGTATATTTAGAGAACTGTAAGAATTTATTAAATCAAACTGTCAGACAAGTAAAATTATTAAATGATTCTACAGTTAAATATTTATTACCCGACTTACTTACTAATATAAAACAATATTATGGATATATTAGAGATATATCTCAACCATTAACACCAATGATGAGACCAATGGGTACAACAAATGCAGGCAGAAGAACACTTCCATCATATACTACATTATGGAAATCATATGATAAGCAAGGTTAAATAAAATAAAATAAAATAAAATTATTCATAAGGTTAAATAAAATAAAATAAAATAAAATTATTCATATGGAACGAACATATCACGCAAAATAGTAGTTCCAGGAAGTGTACATCCAGCAGCGTTACGATGACCGCCTCCACCAAATTTTTTACAAATTTCAGAAATATCAATAGAATCTGAAGAGCTTCTCATACTTATATAATATTCATGTGTTTGAACATTATATCTCCAGCATACAGTAAATTGTGGTTTTGAACCATTTTTCATATTTTTTACCATTAAACTATTACCTACTTCTGATAAAATATCAGGAGGAGAAGTAAATAGCCAAATATTATAATTATCAAAATTACAATGAATTGCAGTTTTCATACAAGTTTTAATTTGTTTATCTTTTATTTCATATAGAATTTTACCACGTTCAACGAAAGAATTATATAGAGAAGAATTATAAAAATATGTTAAAGATGGATTTACATTCATATCAAACAATTTACTTAATCCTTTAAAATTAGTATGGTCGTCCTCATAAAGAACAGTATTAATTTCTTTTGAATTTGCTAGTTCCCACTTCCATAAATCACGATCCCCGATATAAGCGAGAAACCAAGGAATTTGTTCAGAACTAAAATAATTCCAAGTAATCATACATCCAGATTGATTGTTATCAAAAATATAATTTACATTTGGATGAGAAACATTTTCTAAACTTTTATATGCGGTAATATGATGGTCTAAAATAGTAATATGTTTGGCAATATTTGCAAGATTTTCAAGATATTCTTTGCTTGGACACAAATCAACAAAAATAATCTTTTTTCCTCGAAAGTATGTGATGTCATTTTGTGGCGAACGTCCTGCAAGACATGGAATGAGTTCAGCAGTAGGAATAAAATGTTTTACAACCCACGCTGAGGCAATACCATCAGAACAAGGATTATGATAAATGATACAATCATACATTATGTTATTTTTTTTGTTAGTCATTTTTAATTAGATAATTATAATAAGATATTATGACAATGATTAAGATATATATAAATCAATTTTTTAATTAATTAAATATTATTAATTAATTAGAAATAAAGGAAATTAAGCCTTAACGTACATGAATACGGTGCCGTACTTTTGAGCCATTTCAACAAAGCCAACTTCATTGGGTCCGTTTGCTGTGGGGTGAATGACGGTGATTGGTTTGTTGGTTTCAACGGAGGTTCCGTTGTCAAAGGCGTGGTTGGCAAGGAGTGGGTTGTAGTAGAAGTGGTCACCGGTAACACCGGGAGCAGCTGAGTGAATAACAACGCATGATGAACCAACTGAAACGTTTTCAGAGATTGGTGGGCGGTAAACTGTAACAACTGAACGGAGGTCGAATACTTCATTGCCGAGTTTCATGTTGTATTCAAAACCAACAGCGAGGTCGTTAACAGATGTTTGACCAACATTGAATGTTTGGTATGGAACGTTGGTGTAGTTGAATTTGTATGTGAGGTTGGCGAGAGTTGTGTTTTGGAATCTTCTGTTAACATAGAAGAATACAATGCCTCTGCTGTAGAGAATGCTCTTGTTCTTGGGAACAAGGAGTTTGTTTTCAATAAAGTAATCTGATTGGTTAATGGCGCGTTCGAGGTGGATTTGTGGCATGGGTAAGTTGAGGTTGTTGGGTGCAACAGCTGGGAGTCTGACGTTGATGATTGGGATTCTAAGGAAAGTTGTTCTGGCAAGACCGGTAAAGTTGGCAAAACCCATAAATGAGCGTTGTTGAAGTGATGAGATTTGAGCGTATGTTGGTCTAACGGAGAATACGGCTAAGATCTTTCTGAGAACGGAGCCTTCATCTTGGAGATGGAACATGTCAGGTGAGTCAAAATATGTCCAGTCGTATTGACCGAGAGTCTTGAGGAAACCGTTTATGCCATCATTTTCATCATAACCAACTGAAAAGTATCTGCCTTGTCTGAGGTTAAGAACATTCTTCCAGAGTTCAATTTGAATCTTGAATCTCTTCATCATGTTGGTGATTGGGGTATCATCACTGAAGTATGCGAGGGAGTTAGGGTCTTGAATGATGTCGCATGTGAGTTCCCATTCAGCTTCGAGTTCACCGTTAAGAACGTTGTCGTAGAGTTGAACGTGTTTGTTTAAATATGGGAGAGCGCGTTGAAGAACAACTCTGCCGAGGTTGGAGTAAAGCATACGCTTTTCGATTGCTTCAATCTTGGGGAGAAAGAGGGCAACAACAACGGGGTGAATGTGTGTGCTGAGGTTGTGCTTGTTTCTGTCGAATTCGCCTGAGAGAGCTTCATAAGCACAATCTCTGTAGAGAGCGAGTTGGTTCTTGATATCCATGTGAAGAATACGTGTGGTTTCAAAGAGTTTGACAACTTCATTGAGTGGGGCGTAATCTTTTGATTGAATGTTAAGGACTTGACCAGCTGGTGATTCAATACCCATGAATTTGGACATTTCACTGTATTTGAGATCGTTGATGGGGTTAAATGTGTTGTAAACATCACCTTTCATTGCCATTGAAATAATAACTTCTCTTTCAATGTTGGAAAGTTGGTGCTTTTCGGCGAATTTAACAGCTTTCTTAACAATGGTGGGAATGTCGTGGAGACCGTAGTGTTGGTCAATCTTTTCAATGAATCTGTTAGCGTATTTGCGAATACGTTCTTTGGCTTCCATAAGCTTGTTAATTGTTGATTCAACTTTGTCTTCGTTCATTTTTCTGTGACGAAGGATAGATCTGATTTGTTCGACAGGGATTTCGTGTTTGAGGAAAAATTCCATGTCATCTGATTCGTGAGTAGCATTCTTTGCAGTACGGCTGTCCATTACAATATATTATATTTGTATAAAATTTTTTATTTAAAAAAATTAAATTTATACGCTTTTAATAAAAAAACTATATTATTTTTAAAACTATATCTTATTTTAAAAATTAAATTACGGTACCGTAAAGTGCTTAATTTAAGCTTCCCTTAAATTAAGTACTTTTCGCTGGCGTGAGTGTCAAAAACTCCACGGTATTACTATATAACTAAATATAAATCATTCGTTTATTTTGTTTATTTATATAAATTTTATATATTTTATATATTAAATTACTTTTTACTTTTTTTAGTTTTAATTTTTTTAGTCTTCTGTATATTTTTTTCATTAATTTCAGTAATATCCAAACAATTTTTACTCAAACATTTTTTAAGTTTAGTAGAAATTACAAACTTTTCACCGTTTAACTTATTAATTTTTAATACTGATTCAATACCATTAATATCGATATTATAACCTTTCATTAATTCGTTAATTTTATCATAATTTTCAGTTTGTAATAGACCTTTTAATACTTTATTTAGATAAATATAATCGTCAAGTTTCATATTTTTAAAATGTAAATTAGAAGGAATAATATTTTTGGTGTAATTAATATGTTTAATAGATGTTTTATTTAAATCCAAAGGGAATGATAAAACTTTTGTCATCAATTTATCAGGATGCATTTTTTTAGGATTTAAACAATTACTTAATATAAACGATGGTTTTACACATTGATGAAAAGCCTGTGTATCTCTGATATCATAAATATTATGTTCATATATATAATTTTCAATAACGTCACCTTTAGATAAAGAGTTAGATATTTGTTTAATTAGTGGAAAATGTTTATTACTCAAAAAATTAACATAATGATGTTGTATCATTAAAGGGATAATAGTTTTTTCAGTTTCAAAAATTCGGATTACATCATCAATATTTTCATAAGAATACATTAATTTACGTGTTGCTTCAAAAATACCCAAATCTTGATCTTTGACTTTACTGATTTGTATAAATTCAGCAAATTGTTCTGGACCAAATACTTTTCCATTAAAGATTTCTTTAATAGATTGTAAATTAGTAACTAGTAAACGTAAATCTTTTTTAGAATGGTCAATTAGTTCTCTGTAAATTTCTTCACTACTAAATACCATATTTTCATTAAGACAAATTCGTGAAATAACATCCATGAAAGCATCAGTTGTTGGTGGAAAAACATCAATTTCATAGGATGATTTTTTAATAAAGTTTATTAACTTATTGTGTTTATTATTGCAAATAAAAATTATTGGATAATTCCATTCTAATTCATTTTGTTTTAAAATAGTAGAAATAAAAATCTTTTCATTAGGAGATGAAACAATTTCAATATTATCAATAACAATAACACGTTCTTTAGTATGTTTTTTATTTATAATAGATGAATATATGTCAACCCCCTTTACAGTTTTTTCAATAAATTCTGCAACATTTTTCATTTGATTAATTTTTTCAAAATTAATTATTTGAATGTCATAATTTTTTTCTTCTAAAACGGTGTATACAAAAGCGGATTTACCAACACCATGTGGACCAGTAACTATAATACAACTTTTATCATTTAATGTATTTTTTTGTTTAGAAGAAGTAATACTAGAAGAAATTTCAATATCGTTTTCATCTTCATCAAATTTTTCAATAATTTCATTTCGTGCTTTCTTTTTACTTACATTACGAAATTTTACTGCATTTTGTTTATAATTATCCAACCAAGAACTTAAATGTTTAACTTTTATTTCATTTATAGATAGTTCTTTTATTGATTTGGGGAAATATTTAAAAGTAAAATAAGGTGATTTTCTATCTATTTTATAAGTTTCCATATTTTAATAATAGTATTAACTATGAAATATTTATATAATGAATGAAAATCAATTTTTTTATAAAAAATTGAAAATAATATATATTGAAATATGATAAATATAATATATATATCATATTGTAAAATGTTTGAATTTATTTTAATTCCATTTAATAACCTATTTGGTAAAACACCAATTTATTGCAAACGTGACAAATGTAAAAATATTGTGTATTATTCAGAATATGAAAATGTTGAGCAAAATGTTGAGCAAAATGTTGAGCAAAATGTTGAGCAAAATCATAACACTATATATTGTTCTAAAAATTGTAAAATATATAGCCAATCTATTTATAACATTGTTTAATCTTCGTAAAAATTAAATATTTCAACAAATATAGATTTATCACAATCCATGTCATTATTAGAATAATCTATATCATTATCAGAATCATTTAATTTATTAAGAATATCATTATTAATAATATCATCAATGTCTTCTTCATTATTATGATTATCATTATTATGATTATCATTATTGTCATTATTAATATTATCATTATCATATTTTGAAATAAAAACGTTATCTTTTATATTATTCATAAATGTAGATAACATGTGAATATTATTAATCGGTGGTTTATTTATTGTAGAAAATATATTGGTATATTGTGGCTTTAAATTTCTTTTTGTCAAATGAATTTTTTTACACGAATAGTCTTTACACGAGCCATAATTTAAATCTTCATAACATATTAAATATTTTTCATAGGGTGAACCGAATCTACAATTATTACCCCCTGTACATTTATTTATAATACATTCTTGGCAAAGTTTAGTAAATAATTGAAGTTCTTTATAAATGTCTTTATTTTTTTGATAATCAATATTAGATAAATCATTAGAAGAATCAAGAATTTCAAAAATCTTATTTCTTTTAATATCTATTTTTTGTTCATTTCTATTATGTGCATATAAACATTTATCTTTGTATGTACAAAAGTTATCATTTAGAAAATTTTGACACATAATTTTTTTATGATTATTTTTATTTTCATAAATATTTTTTTTGATAAATGGCTTTTTTTTATTAGAAAAGCTATCAAATTTAAAATTTCTAAAATTAAGGAATTTATTAGTTCTTTTATCTATATTATCTATATTATGATTGTTGTTATCATTATCATTGTCGTTATCATTATCATTGTCGTTATCATTATCATTGTCGTTATCATTATCATTGTCGTTATCATTGTCGTTATCATTATCATTATCATTGTCGTTATCATCATTGTCACCATTATTATGATTATTATCTTTATGTTCTTCATCATATTGTGAATCAATATCATAATCATAATCTGTATCATTATCACTAAATCGTTGATTATCAATATATTTGGAATCATGCTTAATTTTATTATCATCGTTTACAACATCTCCAATATTATTAATATCATTATGAACATTTTTATTTTTATCATCAATCTTATTATATTTTTCATTTATTTTATCATTTATTTTATCATTTATTTTATCATTTATTTTATCATTTATTTTATCATTTATTTTATCATCAATCTTATTATATTTTTCATTATTATTATCATTTATTTTTTTATCACCGTCACTAAGTTCTTCATCAGAAGAATCAATTTGTAATACTTTGAAATGGTTTTTATCATTCATAAAATTATAACTATAATTAATATATTAATCAAACTTTAATATCATTTTATATTATAAATAAATAAATACGATGAGTTCAAAGATTGATGAAATTAATATTAAATATAATAGTTGGAATGAAAATTATTTCGTAAGTATAAATAAAGATACAAAAGAGATTTGGTATACATATGAAATAATTTGTTCATATGATAAAAATAATAAGAAAATATTATGGGCAAAAGATATGATCATAATATCAAAAAAAGTAAAAAGTAAATTAATAAAAGATAATAAAGATAATAAAGATAATAAAGATAATAAAGATAATAAAGATAATAAAATAAGTGAAGAAGAATTAGAGATTTTTTTAATTAAAAATAAAGATAAATATATTGATATAATTTCAAATAAGATTAATGATTGTAAAATATATATTGGATTAAAAGAAATACTAAAAAATTAAATTTCTTTTCATCGTTGACATTTTAAAATATTAACTATAATAACTATATATAATAAAAACTAATCTTATTTTATAATAAATATTATGAATATAATTGTTAAAAATAATAAAGAATATAAATTAATAGGATTTTGGGATTATGATGGATTTGATAGTAAAGGTCATAAGTTTGCATTACCATCGGAACAAGAAGAATGGAATGGAGAAGAATACTTTTTATCACAATTAGTTTTTGTGCAAAAATTATTAAAAGTGATGGAACATTTTAAAATATATGAAACACAAAAAGATTGTATAATATGTAATAAAAAGAATATAACTACGGGTAGATATATGTGGAAGAAATATTTATGGGAAGATGGACTAGAACATTATATACAAGTTCATAATTTTCAACCAAATGAAGATTTTTTGGATTTAATATTTTTTTTTAAATTGGATAGAAAGATAAAATTAAAATCAGAGATAGTAAAACAAGATAAGACATTTATAAAAATAAATCAAAATCAATTACTTATAATGGATGCATTAATGACACATGGAGGATACACGAAAAAATATATTGATTTGAATAATAAGAATATAATGAGATATTCAGAACATACGGGATTATTAGATTTTAAAATGAACATATTAGAAAAAATAGTTGTAGCAGGAAATACAACAAGAGTTGATAAAGGAGACGACGAGATATTTTTACCAAGGGACTTGACAGAATTAAAAGAGTATGAATATATTTTCCATACACATCCACCAACACCAAAACCCGGAGGCAGAGCATTAGAAGGTGTATTATATGAATTTCCAAGTATGGGAGATATATTACATTTTATAGATAATTTTAATGATGGAAAAATATGTGGTTCGTTAGTTGTAACATCTGAAGGATTATATAATATTAGAAAGATAAATTTAGATAGAGAAAAGATAAAAATAAATGAAGATAATATGTTTAAAGACTTTAATAATAAATTTTATGAAATACAATCAAAATATATTAATAAATATTCTACAAAATTTACTAATAATATATTCTATAAAAAGATAGCACAAGATTTGAAACCAATAGAAGATTATAATAAAATTTTAAATAAATATGAAATACAAGTTGATTTTTATCCTAGAATAAAAATTAAAAATAATTGGATACTTGATAAAGTATATTTACCTATTTTTTAAAAAAATATTTTATGTAAATTTATATATTAGATTCGTTAGATATATCAGATATATTTAATTTTGAACTATTTTGTTTTCTTACAGCGAAAACTATTATAACTAAACTTATTATAACTATTACTAGGAAAATAATAATACAAGCAATTACATAACCATTACGCATAGATAAATTTGAATCCCAAAGTAAATCAGTATTTTCTACATTTTTACAATTTTCTTTTAATCCGGTAATTTGTGAATTTAAATCATTAATTTGACTTTTTATAACAGCTTGATTACTACAAACAGCTGGTGTACATATTCTTTCAGGTGTACATTCAGAAGATGGACTAGAACCAGTATTGCCATAATTTATAAATAATGCTTGAGCTAATAGGGCTTGTGTATCATTATATGTTTTAATTCTAGCAGGATCTTGATTGCATTTGGTAAGATATGCTTTAGTATTTGTATCCGCAATTCTTTTAAGATCACTAATAATTGAAGTATATTTATTTAAAAAATTTTGAGTTTTTAATATATCGTTGTTTGAAAATGTATTTAACATATTATTACTATTGTCTCTACATATATTTGTAGCATTTTGGTCACTTATCTTTGAAAAAATACAGTCTTGATTAATTTTTTGTACAATTGCGGTTAAATCTTTTACTAAAGTAAATGTAGGTTCTTTCATAAATTCATCATATAAACATTGTTGCTTATTTTGTATAGATGTTGCATTACATTTATTTAAAATATTTTCTAAAGCTGATATTTTAAATTCATAATTTTCTCTATCTGCTGCTGTAAGTGTTGTACCTATACATAATGGAGTAGATTCTCCTAATATATATGGTTTAAAATCATTCAAAAAGTCAACAATGTTATCATTATATGTACCAACTGTAGAATATTTATTTTTTGATGCATCAAGAAAAGAAAACAAACTGTAATTATTTCGTAAATTATTATCATATCCTAAAATTACATTTTTAACATCATCGTTATATGCCATATAATAAAATATAATAAGATTAATTTTATTTTTATTTTTATATAAAAAAATAATAACTTTTTCTCTATTTATAAATATAAACAATGAACGAAAAAATCAAGTACGGAATTCTTGCACTTATAGTATTAGCCATAGTATATTATTTAATATCTGAACCTCGTGAAAATTTTGAAGACGGAAAAGACGGAAAGGAAGTTAAAATACCAGCATTATATAATCGCGAAACAGGACAACTAGTATCTGGATCAGAATTATTAGGTGTTCCTGATGAAATGGCAACTGCATGGGGTGCATCATATGGAACAAATGATAACTTAGATGATGGCAATGATGGTATTTATGGTTTAAACTATGCAATGTGTAGTAAATCATGCTGCAGCCCTCAATATCCAACACCATTTAACCAAGATACAGATGTAGTTGTAGATAAAATGAAAGGTGAATTTGCAGCAAATAGTTACAAATGTAACAATGCATGGCAAAACAGTGGATGTTTATGTATGACACACAAACAAAAAGACTTTTTAACATCACGTGGTGGTAACTGTGGTGATTCTAAAGATTCTAAATAAATCATTTTATGCGATTCTTAATTAGGATAATAATATTTTTTTAATATATATTATTATAAATGCATTATTATGAAAGAAATATAGTTGAAATACGAAATGAATATACAAATTTTTTTATTAATATGGTTGCACCATTAATATTTGAAGGAATAAAATCTATTTATGCAAGATCGTTAGATTTAGAAAAACAATATGAAGAAGCAGCAAAGAAAAACACTGCAATAAAATCACCAGGAGTTTTGAAAATATTCCAACATTTTTTAAAGGGTATCCCTGCATTAAATATTAATCTTATAGAATCGGAATTAATAAGAATAAGAGATTCTAGTAAACATGCAGATATATTTGAGAAATTAATTAAAGCAGTATTTAAGAGCAATATAGTACTATTAACTTATAATGCAAGTGGAAAAGAATGTAAACTTGTAAATGAGAAATTTCATGAAAAAATAGATATAAAAATGTTTATTCATAAGATTTATATAGAGTGTGCAATTCAGTTATATAATAATCCTGAATTATTTTGGGATAAATATCCTTCTTCAGAAATACAGAAAAATCATAAAGAATCAATAAATATCATAAAAGAATGTATTAGAGAAGCAATTATTAAAATGTTACCTCTAAATGATATATTATTTGAATATTTAAAAAATGATTATATATTAGATCCAGAAATAAATCAATCAAATAAAGTTAGACAAATATTAATCGACGAAGATAAACATATTAATTTATATGACGAATCTATGCCAATTTTAGACCCCAATGATAATGGCGAAGATGAATCTAAAATGTTATTTAAAGAATTAAATGAAAATATGACAAATATGGATGAATTAATACTTAATAAACGGTCAGATAACGATAATTATTCAAATGACAATCATAGAGATAACCACCACGATAGTCATCACGATAACCACCACGATAACCACCACGATAGTCATAATAGAGATGGTCGTATGAATACAGAAGAAGAATATAAGAATAGAATTAATAAAGAAGGCTATACATTTGATTTATTAAATAAGAAACTAAAGGGAAATCAAAATAATCAAAATAATCAAAATAATCAAAATAATCAAAATAATCAAAATAATCAAAATAATCAAAATAATCAAAATAATCAAAATAATACTAAATTTAATAAAAATGATAATGGGATGATGTCAGATTCTAATGAATTCAGTGTGCAAAAACAAAAGATAGTAGAAGATAAGATAAATAATATTAATCCAAAAGAGTATTATAATTCAATGTATATTTAATTGTTTAATTGTTGTGTAAAAAGTTAAATATAATTTCTAATTTCATATATATAGAATGTTTATGAATTTAGTTAAAAATCCTGTAATTATTGCTGTAATTGCAGGTTGTATAGTTTATGCATATATGGCATGGAACAGAAAGAAGGAAAATGAAATTAGATTAAAGAAAAATAAGAAAGTTAAAGAAGAAAACAAATTTGATAATATAATTATTCCAGGTATTACAGCAGTAATAGTATGGTTTATTGCATATGGTTATTTCAATCACATGAAAACAGTAAATGGAGGTATAGAAAGTCCACAAAATATTGGTAGTGCTGCGGCATTAAATGTTGCAGACAAACAATTTAAAATAGCAAATGATTCAGCATCAGTTACACGCAATTCATTTACATTAGTAAACAAAACAGGTGGAATATCTTTACCAACAGTTCCAGATATGTTTGTAGATTTTCAATAAATTTTTTATAATTTTTATATATATAAATGTCAACGATTAGAGATGTAGAAATGCGAGATGGAAATAAGTTACCAATTAGACAATTTAAATTGACAGACATGGTTGAAAATCCTGCGATTATTATGATAGCAAAAAGAGGTAGTGGTAAAAGTTGGATAGTTCGGTCAATTATGCATCATTTTAGAGATATTCCATGTGGGATGATAATTGCACCAACAGATAGAATGAATCCTTTTTATAATGTTTTCTTTCCAGATACATATATTCATTATGCATATAAAAGTCAAATAATTGAAAAATTATTATTAAGACAAACAGAGATTATAGAAAAGGCGGAAATTAGAAAAAAAAAAGGAAAGAAACCATTAGATGCAAGAGCATATATTGTTATGGATGATTGTATGAGTACTAAAGGTACTTGGATGAGAGACCAACCAATTCAAACATTATTATTTGAAGGACGTCATTACCAAATTATGTATATATTAACTATGCAATTTCCATTAGGTATTACACCAGAACTTAGAACAAATTTTGATTATATATTTTTATTAAAAGAAGAATATATTTCTAACCAAAAGAAATTATTTGACCATTATGCAGGTATGTTTCCAAATTTAGATTCTTTTAGACAAGTATTCGCAAGTTTAATTCAAGACAATGGTAGTATGGTTATTGATAATAGAAGAAAAGCAAAAAATTCATTAGAAAGAATCTTCTGGTATAGAGCTCCAGATTTAACAGGAGTAAGAGTGAATATGGGGTGTAGTCAATTTAGAAAATATCATGAAAATAATTATAATAAACAATGGAGAACACAACAAAAGAATTTTGATTTTGGTTCATTTTGTAATAATGTAAAGAAGACGAAATCAGTGATAGAAGTTGCGAAACAAGAAGTAGATGATAATGGTAATGTAATTAATCAAAAAGAAAAAAGTTTAAAGAAATTTAATAAAAATCATAAAGATAATAATTCATCACATCATTAAACTGCACTAAACAGCACTAAACTGCACTAAATAGCACTAAACAGCACTAAACAGCACTAATAAAATATTTGTTAATATTCTCTCTTTTACGTGTATCTAAATCATTAAGAGATACTATCCAAGAATCTGGTTGTGAAAACATTGTTTCAAAAATGTCACTTGGAAATACAGGTTGGTCCATTTGCTCTTTTGCAGTTCTTGGTAAATATCTATATTCTACACGTTCTTTTGGAATAGCATTATATTTATATCTATAATATTGGTCTACGTAAATTAAAATGAACCCTATTATTATAGCAATAATTCCTATTATTTGATATTTCATATAATATTAAATAATAAAATATATTATAAATTTTTATAAAATCATTAAATAATCTTTTAATAATCTTTTAATAATCTTTTAATAATCTTTATTTTTTTGTTGTTTAAGTTTTTCGAGTAAACCCTTTGCTTTACTAATATTATCAGCAAGTTCTGTTGAACTTGCGGCGGTTGATTTAACTGTTGTAGTTAATTTATCAACTGATTCATTAAGTTTCTTTGCATCTGTAAGTTCGTTTTGTGTTGATGCCGCTTTTTTCTTTTCTTCTAATTTTGCTCTAAGTCTGTTTTTAAGGTCAGTAGTATTATGTGATGATGGTACTGATACTTTTTCTGATTGTTGGGAGTTCTTCTCCTTTAGACCTTGTGTAATAGAATCTTTTACTCTAACTTTATGGTCATCTTTGCTAGTATCAATCTTATCTTTAGTTTTACCAATAAGAGCGTTCATTTCATTCATCTTCTGTTCTTGTTTACGTTTTTCAACAGATTCAAGTCCACTCATTAGTTTTTGTTGGTCTTCATTTGGCCATTTCTCTTCAGCAACTTTAGTTTTATCATCTGGGTTTGGGTCCCATGCACACCATTTACCACATGGCATAACGAAAATTGGGAAATATCTATCTAATTTATTAAGTTCTTCTGCAGCCTTTGTAGCCTTTTCATAAGTTAAAAATACTGATGTGTTATTGTATACACGAATTTTAAGAGCTCTAACTGTACAATTCATAATTCCTTCAGGTGAAGCAAATGAAACTAAAACATACATTTCTTGTCCTTTGTCTTCATCTAAATTATCAATCTTAGTATACTTTTCTAAATCTTGTTCATATGATGTTTCTGGAAATGAAGATTTAAGTTCTTCAATTTGTTGTATTTCATTTGATACTTCATTTTGTTGTACTTCAATTTGTTCTGACATTTTATAATAAATAATTAATTAACTATCTTTTAAATATGTTATTTTTATTTAAATAAATTTAATTTAAAGATTTTATTCCATGTAATATTATATATTAAATGGAAATTGTGAAGAAATAAAAGATATATTATTAGACAAATGGTTAGATATTTGATGGATGATATGGCCAATCTAAATCTTTACAAATATTTTTCCAAATTAAATCTTGTGTTCTTAATTTATCTCTACTTTTTAATAAACCAAAATATTTAGCATTATTTTTCATTCTTTCTTTAACATTATCGTTATTTGATATCGCACCAATAATTAAGAATAACTTGTGTAAAACATATGAATAATTTAAATAATTTGACATATGAAATAACTTGTGTTTTTTAAATGGAACTTCGGTTTTTCTAAACATCTTTTTAATTTCATCTTCTTCATCTCTTGTAAGTGATGGTGGTGGAGTATTAGTAACATGAGAGAATATTAGATAATTATGTTCATAATATAAATTAAGACGATATTTTTTAAGAATTTTTTTAATAGTTGTAGGAGTAACTTCATCAATTACAATTAACATTTTTTTCATTTCAACATCAATTAATTGATAAATTTGTTGAGGAATAATAGTAGTTTGTTTTGCTTGAAATTGATTTAATCTTTCTATTAAATGATTAATAGTTTTATAGGGATATTTTGGTTTTTCATTAAGAGAATCTTTATGTGATGGGACTTCGCTTTCTATAATAACATATTCAAATTTACCACATAATTGACAAACATAAATACCTTCTGAATGAATTAAAGTTTTTTCTATATTACATGATGAACAAATTTTTATAGGAGATAATTTTACTTTTTCACACATATATTTTGAATCGGTTAAAGATAAATATTGTTCTTTAAGAGTACCTTTTTCATTGATAATTTTAGAAATATTATCTTCAGTTTCTTGATTAGTTTCAATATTATCGGTAGTATTAGATAAAAAACTCAAGATAGATTTCACTTGAGTATTTTCAACAGTATTTTTCTTTTTCTTAATAGTTTTTTTTTCTTTAACGGATTTATTATTAATATCATTTAATTTATTTAATCTATCCATTAAAGGATCATCATCGTCATCTATTTTTACAGAAACATTCTTAGTATCTTCTTCAGAATCAGATTCTAATAATTCTTGATTTAAATTAGTTTCTAACTTATTTTCATTTTTGTAATATTTTAATAATATGTCACGTGTTTTTTCAAAATAATCCATTTCTTCATTTGAAGTATTTAGAGTATTTAATTCATTATGTAAACTTTTTATTTTTTTTTCAATTAATAATTGTAAATTTTTGTTAGTTTTAATAGTATCTTCATTTAATTTTTTTTCTAAAATGTAAATTTTTTGTTTAACTACAACTATTTTATTATCAATTTCATCAAATTTTTCGATGGTTTCTCGGTGAATTTCATCTAAAGTTCTATGTTCTTTTGTAAACTTAACTTTAGATGGTTTAAATTTAAACGAATGTGCCATTTATACAACTCTCAATAGTAAAAAATAATATTTATTTTCTTAAGTAAAAATAATTATTAAAACATCACTTTAATAAAATAAAATTTAAATATCTAAATAATGATGATACGTGTATTCTTGTATTCTTTTTAATTAAATTAAATTCATCACAAAAAAAACGAACCATATATTTTAGTGTTATAATTATTAATAAAAAGATTATGAAACTGCCAAATTAGTACACTATATATTAATTGTTTTCATATGTTTTATATATAGATTTTAAAATTATTAAAAAAAATTAAATAATTTTTTCTTTTTCAATAATATATTAATATGGGCGGAGGCTTAATGCAATTAGTTGCTTATGGTGCACAAGATGTTTACCTTACAGGTAATGCTCAAATAACATACTTCAAGGTTGTCTACAGACGCCACACTAACTTCTCAATGGAATGCATCGAACATCCTATTGATTCCGCCAAATTTGGCGGCTCACACACCGTTCAAATCCTTAGAAACGGCGATTTAGCCACAAGAATGTACCTCAGAGTCGTTCTCCCAAGACTCGTTGAAGGCACACACGTTACATACAAAGCCGACGACTTCTACAACACACGTGTTGCATGGGTCAGACGTGTTGGTCACGCTCTTATCAAGAACGTCCAACTCACAATCGGTGGTTCCGAAATCGACAAGGTCTGGGGTACATGGCTCGACCTCTGGTACGAACTCACCCACACCGTTGAACAAGAAAGAGGTTACAAGGCTATGATTGGTGATGTCGCTGAACTCGTTGTTCCCCAAGGTGCCAAAGCCGGTGGCTTAGGTGAAACCGTTCTCCCCGAATACACACTCTACATCCCACTCCAATTCTGGTTCTGCAGAAACACCGGTCTTGCTCTCCCCCTCATCGCTCTCCAATACCACGAAGTCAGACTCAACATTGAACTCGAAAAGGCCGAAAACCTCCTCGTTCAATCCGGTCAAACCGCTGTTACAGGTGTCTCGGGTCTCCAACTCGGCTCATGCGGTCTCATGGTTGACTACGTCTACCTTGATTCTGAAGAAAGAAGACGCTTCGCCCAAGTTGGTCACGAATACCTCATTGAACAAGTTCAATTTATTGGCTCAGAAAACATTGTTGCCGCTGCCAGCTCAACAACCGTCAGCCAAAAACACAAGCTTGAATTCAACCACCCCACCAAGGAAATCGTCTTTGCCGCCAAACTCGGCTGCTGGAACTCCAACGCTTCATTCCTCACATACACCGGTAACGATGCCCTCTGGACATCATCCGCCGTTGACTATGCCGCTGAAAACATTGCCGAAGGTATGTTCTGCATATCATCAACAGCTGCCGCACCAACATCTGGTACCTGGAATGTTCTTACACTCCCAGCTGTTGATCCTGGTTCCTCAAGATACGTCACTCCAACAGCTGGTGTACCTGCAGGATTAAGCATTACAGTTTTAGTTAACAACAACGGCGCTAATCCCACAACCGCCGTAGCTGAAGGTACACGTCTTTACGTTAACAACACTGTACTTGGTACTGCCCTTACAAGTGGTATTGAAAGTGTTCTTGTAACTGTTGATATTGCATCATGTGCTGCCAATAATGCTTGGCATTATGCTGCCAGAACCATCACTGGTGATGTCGCAGCTGCTGCTTTACCCGCCGCACCAGTTCTCCTTCAAGTTGGCAAAGTCAAGGTTATTTCACACAGACTCTCACTCACCGATGTATCAGTCCCAGTTTCAGATCTCACTGATGCTCGCGCCCACACTATCGCCAACTTAACTGGTGGAGTCACTGGATTCGTTGCCGCTCGTGACTTCAAGGTTAACGCCCCAAGCAACTACGGTCTCAGACTCGATGGTGCCGGTAACATTGTTACAAACGCCCAACTCAAACTCAACGGTCACGACCGCTTCTCAGTTCAAAACGGCGCATACTTCAACTATGTTCAACCCGCTCAACACCACACCAGAACACCCGCTGACGGTATCAACGTTTACTCATTCGCCCTCAACCCCGAACAACATCAACCATCGGGCACAGCCAACTTATCAAGAATCGACACAACTCTCTTAGCTGTCTCATACGCTGATAACCTCCGCGGCACCAACACACCAAGACTCGCATCACTCTTCACCAACACACAAGTCTTCATCTTCGCATTCTCATACAACGTTCTCAGAGTAATGAGCGGTATGGGTGGCTTGGCTTACGCCAATTAAAGGTAATATATTTACTTTTTCTTATATAATTATATATTTTATTATTATTATTATTATTCAATAAAAGTTGAATAATAAAGTTCTTGCGTTATTAACGTTAATAAATAATCTCAATTATTAACATTATGAGCACCAGAACTAAATTAGCACCAAAGGCACCTACCAAAGTAGTACGTCCTACTAAAAAGACAATGACTAACAAAGTAGAATCCTATTCTGATTCAGAAATATATGAAATACCACAAATATCACAAATACCACAAATATCACAAATACCGCAAAAAACACAAAAAGTTACAAAGGTTACAAAAATAATAAGTAAAAATGAAGATTCTGACTCAGATTCTGATTGCTATGGTGAAATTCCAGAAGATAAAATTCTTTCTATGAAAAAAAGAATTGTTAAAACTGTAACAAATAGCACAAGTGTTAGTAGTAGCGATTTTAGTGAAAGCGATGATGAAAATAAAAGTGATAAAGAAATTAAACCAGAATATAAAAGAAAATCACGTGCAGAATTAGATTACAATAAACTATTATTTGCAGAAGCTTCAGATAAATCAACAAATATAACAGTTAAAAAACTATGGGAAACACTTAAAAAATATGAATTACCAGATAAAGCAAACTTACGAATTATAAAAAGTCATCCAGGTCACATTGTTAAACAAGGTTGTGATGCAGGATTTATAAAAAACCCTCATTGGTTAGTATATGACAAAAAATCAAAAGAAGAATATTATATTATGTATTGTGAAACAGGAGGATATACTAAATTTGCAAAAGAAGATTATAAAGAAGTAATAAATCCAGCAAATGGTGTATATCCATCATGGCATCTTGAAAAAATAGGATATATATTATCAAAAACATATCATAATGGAAAAGCTATGTATTTACATCAAGTAATATGTCAAAAACATAATGAAAAAAAGTATGCGACACAATCAGTCGATCATATTAATTGTGATAAATTAGATAATCGTCATACAAATTTACGATTTACATCACAGTCGGTACAAAATATGAATCGTGATAAAAAGAAAAGACCAGCAAATGCATTTAAATTACCTGAAGGGGTTGACCAGCAGCGAGATATTCCAGTATATTGTTATCCAAGAAATGAAAAATATAATCCAAAAAGTGATTTAACACGTTTCTTTTATGCAATTGAAGGTCATCCAATGCAAAAAATAAAAGAAAAGGTTAAAAAAACTTTACCAGAAGGTCAGCAATTACCACAATCCGATTTTCCAATAAGATGGGCAACTTCAAAATCACGAGAAGTATCCGATTCTGATAAATTAAAAGCAGCCCAGCAAAAAAGAAAAGATTATGATAGAGAATTTGAAAAATTATATCCAACAGAATTTGCAGAATGGATAAAAAATGGAGGTAGAAAATATTAATAAATTTTATTTATAAAAATTGATTTTATTAAGATTTAGATAATAAAGTTAAATAATATTATATATTAATAAAAATTATGGAAGGAGGAAAGAAACACTATGTAGAAGAAGTTACGTTAACAGAAGAGAGAAAAACACAAATTAATAAATATAAAAAAATAGTATTTGGAGATAAATTTAATGATAGTATCGATTTTTTATCAGATAATGTTAGATATATTAGTTTAGGTACTAATTTCGATAAACCAATAAATAGATTACCATTAAATTTAGCAGTATTTAAAATTTCTATATACTCACACTTTAATCATTCGTTAGAAGATTTATTTCAAAATGAATTACAAATTTTACAATTGAATGAATATTATGATCATAATATATATATTCCAAAAGGTTTATGGAAATTTACTTATTCATTAAATTATAGTTTTGAAGAAGAAGAATTACTTGAAATAAATAAGAATATGATAATTAAAAGATATGAATATAATACTGATCATGATTATCGCGAATACGATTAATTTTTAATTAATAAATTTTATTTATGCAACAGGTGTTAAACCCAACTTAGTTAAAACAATATCGACTAAATACTGGTCACTATTACCCCAGTTATTATATTCTTCACCTTCAATTTTGAAGAATTTATTGTCAATTAAACTTTCATTATTATATAGAGAAACGGTAACAGAAACACTAGTAAATAAATCTACATTCATTACTCTAATGTGTACTTTGTTAATAGTATTAGTAATAACATAAGGAGAATCTTGTACGTTAACTTTAATATCACTCATTTATAATAATTATATATAATATAATTATTATTTAATACACTATTATAAATAAAAGAGTGTGAAATATCTTCTTTAAAGATATTTTTCAATGTCATTTTGTCCAACATTCTTTCGAGAAATAATTTTATGATTATTAAGTAAGTATGCATTTACAAAATTATATGCTTCTTCAATATGTATACAAGTTCGTGCACCGGTAATAACAATCGAACCTTTTTCGAAAATGAAAACAGAAATTTTTTTATCACCAGATTCAATTTTCAAATCTACAGATGCATGTAATTCGGGATCATATTTGCATTCAATATTATCTTTAAGAAGAATTTTATACAAAAGTGGACGATTAATTTTAGAAGGATATGTAAATTTACTAACTATCATTTCAACACTAATATTTTTAATTGCACCAAGATTAAGACAATCTGGTTTATCTGAAAAAGGTTTTTCAACAACTTTTTTCAATTTAATATCTCTAATTGCTTTAACTTTTACAAGTTCAATAAAAATACGTTCAATTGCATCAAGTGCATTTTCAACAAGTTTACACCCTGTCATTTGCATTGAACCATTAGAAAATAGTTTTAAATTTACCGGTTTTTCTTTCTTAGATGGAACCATTACACATAACGATACTTGATTAAAAAATACTTTCTTTTGTTTCTTAATCTTTTTTGCTTTCTTCTTATGTATAATAGTACGGTTAGTTAAAGTATCACCACTACGACCATGACTAATCTTAACAATGCCATCCGGATGCATATCAATATATTTTGCAATATTACTTGCATTAAATTTAATATCAGTATCACAAATAATAGTCATCGTATTAATAGTTACATCATCTGGAAGACTACTACATTGAATATCTTTAAGGAGTTTTTTAGTTAATATCTCTCGACTACTACTTGGTACGATTGGTACGATTGGTACGATTGGTACGATTTGTACGATTTGTACAATAGGTTCAATAGGTTCAATACTTGGTACAATAGGTGTTGTCATTATTAATAGTATATAATAGTTAATAATATCAATTTAATATAATCATATCATAAATCAATTTTTTTTATTTATTGCGAAATTATAAATTTAAAGTCGTAACAATTATAATATATATACGTAATGGAAACTACTACAACAACTACTACAACTATAGTAAACACAGTAAACAATGAGACAGTCAAGATTTTATCTTTTGATGTAGGTATAAAAAATCTTGCATATTGTTTAATGGAAAAAAAAGGTACAGACTTGATTATTAAGAAATGGGACATTATTAATTTAGTAGAAGATAGAGATTTATGTCAATACAAATTAAGAACTGGAAAGAATTGTGGCAAGATTGCACGTTTTACAATGAAAGTTGCGACAGACATGTCACATGTATTATGTAATGCACACAAAGACAAATGTAAAGTAGAAGTAACAGAAACAAATCAATATAAATGCCAGCATATTAAATGTCAAAACGATTCAAAAATTAATATATTAGATAATCAAGAATGGTCGTGGTGTGAGAAACATGAGAAAGATTCAAAAAAGGTTATGACAACATTTAAACCAAAGAAAATAACTGGACAAAATTGTTCACAACAACCAATACAAGAATTAGCATATAAAATGTTTACAAAATTAGATTCTGATAAAGATTTAATTTTAGTAGATGAAGTATTAATAGAAAATCAACCATCATTAAAGAATCCTAATATGAAAACAATCGCATCAATATTATATTCATATTTTGTAATGAGAGGTATTGTAGATAAAGATAAGAATAATAGTTTGATGAGAAATGTAAAATTTATATCACCGTCAAATAAACTAAAAGTTGATAAATCTATTACACAAAATAAGTTAGATAAAGCAAAAGACAAGAAAGAATATTATGATATTACAAAAGGATTAGGTAAGATTTATTGTTTAGCATTAATTAAAGAAACAGAAAAACATTTCTTATCGCTTCATGAAAAACAAGATGATTTATGTGATTGTTTTCTTCAAGGATTTCAATATTTATTTAATCCTCTTCCACAACTATATGTAGATAAACTTAATACAATCGATGAATCAAAATTTAATATTAAAAATATTAAATCTAAAAAGAATAAAGTTAATGCTGAAATTGAAGTCAATGTCGATAATAAAGAAAATAAAACGAAAGAAAATAAAACTAAAAGTAAAACAAAGAAATAAATATATAATAATTTAATTATTATTATCAAGTATTGATTCTTCATAATATGATAATAGAGGAATCATTGGCGGAATATTAATTTTAATAGTTTTTGTACATAATAATTTAGTATCGCGATATTTATCAATAGTTAGTGGACCACCAAACTTTTCTAAAACTTCCCGAGGTCCAGCGGGTTTAATATTACACTCTGTATGAAACATATCAGAATATAATTTTTTAATTAAAGCATTACGAATATTCCGTCTATAATCATCCATACTATCATTATAGGCAAACACGCACGCAAAACTACAATAATTACCAAATACATAATATTTATTATTTTGAAACTTTTCAGGTAAAAATAATGGATACGTATCAAAATTATATGTACACCACCAACAAGCATATTTAGAACATTCAGCGACAGATAATTTATTACCATTGTAACTAATTAATCCTAGATTTAGTAATTGTTTTTTATTTTCTTTAGTTACTGTTAACATATTATCTTGACTAATATTTTTGAAATTTTTAAGATTATCTTTTAATGTTTTTATAATTGCTTCCCGTTTATCAATTTCTGAAATTAATTTTGAAACATCATTTCCATAATCATTTGATTCTTCTGTCGACGATGATGAAGTTACTGCTTCAGTAAATTTACAACCATTCTTTTCAGATACTTCAGTATCGGCAACAGTGAATCCATTCTTTTTCTCAGTAGTATCATCTTCAAACGTTGGAAGATGTAATACTAATTCTTCATCTTCTTTATCGTGTTTATCATCTAATATTACCTTTACTTTATTTACAGTTTTTGAAATAGGGGGGCGACCCCGTTTCTTCTTTACTGGGTCAGTCTCTTCGGATTTAGAAATATGAGTATTAATCTTCTTTGGAGGCATTTTATTTATAATTATATATACTATTCTTTATAAGATAAATGCTTTAATATTCAATTTTATTTACAACCTATTTACCACCTATTTACCACCTATTTACCACCTATACTAATTGCACTCTTTTTACCTTTATTTGATGAACCAAATGATATAGAAGAAGCTTTAATTGGTTTATTGTTTAATCTAAATTGGGTGGCTAATTTCTTATTAACTGAAACAGTTGATACTGATGACATATCAGATTGGGTTGTTTGATTTGATAATGTGGATCTATTTGAAGAAGATTCTGATTCTTCTTTACGAGATCTTGATTGTGATTTAGATACTGTTTTTGACACATTAGATCTTGATTTAGAAGATATTGCGGACATTGGAGATTGTTGAGACATTTCTAATTGTTTCTTAATATTAACGAAATTATTATTATCTTCAGCTAACATTTTTTGATATTGTTGAAATTCTAATTCTTGGCGTTTTAAATCTTCTAAATCTTTTACGCGTTGTGCAGCCTTATCGTGTTCTTTATTCATATATTCATCAAGGTTATTGTTGGGTGGTTGTTGTTGATTCTTTTGTTGATTCTTTTGTTGATTCATTTGTTGATTCATTTGTTGATTCATTTGTTGATTATTGTTCATGGCACGGGATCTAAGATTTTCTAACATACTTTCATCATTTTCAACACCTGATGCTTGTTTAGGTAAGAATTTATGAACATTATTTTTACCACCAACAACTGCAACTGTACCAATTAAATTTATTGCTAATCTAAACCATGGGTTCATTTTTTTACCGGGTACATTATAGTGTTCAAAAATTTCACCTAAAATTTCATAATATGTAGTTTTGTCAGCACTAATTTCATCACTTAATCCTTTCAAACTAAAATCAAATGGATTATATCTATCATTACCTAATTCAAGGAGTTTTACTCCACCGATTAACATATGATTATATAATCCCATCCAATTGCGTTTTGTGCGAATACTAGTATGTAATTCATATTCATATTTCATCATATAATAATCATCATCGATTGAATAATTGGTAACTTTACAACCTAAATCTCTTAATTCACCAAGTTTTCTCATAAAATCTAATCTTCTTAATCTTTTTTCTAAAGGAGAAAGGTCTTCATATTCATCATCAACATATTTTTCATTAGATTTTTCTCTATTATCTTTATTATCATCATTTCTAGATGTTTCTCTATCACTATATTTATCATCATATCTAGCAGAATTATTATCACTGTGATTATTATTCGTTTCAGATTTAGCAGATTGGTCAGGTTTTTTATATGAATTAAATTCATCATCTACATCATCGTCATCATACTCCTCGCGTTCACTGTGATTATTATTTTTTTTAGTATAATGCCATCTTTCGTCTTCATTTCTTATTTTTTCACTATTAGCTAATAAATCCACCATCATATTTGTTCCTTCTGTCATTTCTGTTTGATTATAATCATAGTCGTTATCACTGTGTGTCATGGATATAATTAATTAAAGAAAGATTTATATATTTAAATACGCAATTTATTAATAAAAAAATAATTCTTGCATATTATATAATTAATTTATTTAATGTATACAACTTTAGATATTGCATATAATGATAATACCGCAGAATTAGATAAAATGGCAAGAGAAATAAATAATAAAAAGAAAAATTTATTTAAATCAGTAGAGAGTGATTATTTTAATAAACAAAAGAAATGGGAAAATGATATTATAGAATATAATAATTCATATAAAAATCCATATGGTCATTTTACTAAACATCCAGATGAAGATGAAACAAAAGATAAAGATAAATATAAAGATAAATATAAAGATAAATATAAAGATAAAGATATAAATAGTATTGGTAGTGATAGTATTGGTAGCGATAGTATTGGTATTGATAGTATTGGTAGCGATAGTATTGGTAGTATTAGTAGTGGTAATATAGGTAATAATAGTACCGATACAGATTTTTCATTAGATTCATTAGATTCATTAGATTCATTAGATTCAATATCAATTGATTCGCCATCATTAGACTCATATATTGAATCGGTAAAAAAACAACCACATAAAAAGAAATCGGTTCATTCGTTTATTAAAAAATTAGATAAAGATAGTTGTTCTAAAAACGACGAAGATATATTTACACATGTTAAATATTGTTATGATTGTAGAGATAAATTATTAAAATATATGAAAAAGGAAAATAAACATAAACATAAACAAACAAACATAATTGATTTTATAAATTTGAAGAAAGAATCATTATTTAATCATCAGGGAACATTAGAAACAAAGGAAATATTTTTAATAATAATGTTAGGAATAATATTGATTATATTCCTAGATTTTTTAATAAAGTCTCCTTATTCAATTCGATAAATTTCCAAGTAATAAAAACTTTAGTATCACTAACAATATAAGTATTTAAGTTTTGTTTTTTTAATTTTTCAGATATGTATCTTATTATGTCAATATTTTTACAATATATATTTGACATAATAATCATGTTAGGTAAATTAAATATTAAATCAGTTAAACCTCCTTCGTCTGCTTCTTTAATTTTTTCACAACATAAATTGTAAGATATAACCATATGAGCTCTGGTTTTTTCTCTTCTTTTTTTAATAGTTTTTAATAAATCATCTGAATTAAAATTTATATCGGGGTCATTATTTATATATTTATCTTTTGAAATTGAATTTATATCAAATTTACCATTATGTAAATATGATGAATAAGTACCAGGCATTAATTTATCAATTGTCATTTTATTCATTTTATTAGTGTTATTAGTGTTATTAATGTTATCCATTATATTGTATGCTTATATTATTATAAAAGAATATATTTATATTATAATATATGCAAGATATAGTTTTAGATATTGAGAATGAAATAAAAAAAATAATAGGAATTAAAGAAAATAATGAAAATAAAGAAAATAAAGAAAATAAAGAAAATAAAGAAAATAATGAAAAATTTTTAAATAAGAAGACATTAATTTTAAGCGGAGGAGGAACAAGAGGAATAGTATATTATGGAGTATTTAAAGCATTAGAAGAATTAAAAATATTGGAAAATATTACAACATTTGCAACAACATCGGTAGGTTCATTGATTAGTATTCTATATTTAATAGGATATACTGTAGATGAAATGGTTAAATTTATGTATTTATTTGATATAAAAAAATTATCATCATTTGAATCAATCGAAAAAATATCATTTGTTGAAGTATTACAAAATTATGGGTTTGACGATGGAGAGAACATACATATATTAATTAATAAATTATTAAAAGGTAAGGGACTAAAAGAGAATATGACATTATTAGAATTGTATCAACATAATAAGAAAAAATTTATTGCAACAACTGTATGTATTAATACAAAAACAACAGAATATTTATCATATGAAACATATCCAAATCTACGAATAAGTGATGCAATTAGAATGAGTACATGTGTTCCAATATATTATACACCAATTATTATGAATAATAAATATTATATTGATGGAGGGTGTATGGATAATTATCCAATATATTTATTTAAAGATACACTTGATGAAGTAATTGGTATATATGTTGATAATATATATGAAGAAACTAAAGTAAATAGTTTTCAATCATATTTATTTAACACATATCAGACATATAATAAGGGTTATGTATATAATATTTTAAGAAATTGGGAAAAATATACAATAATAATAAATATAAAACAAGATAATTTTTTAGAATTTGATGTATCTACAAAAAAGAAGAAGAAGTTTTTAAAAATAGGTTATGATGCCGTATATAATTATTTTAATCTTCATCCTCATCAGAAGAATAAGTAATTAGTTTCTTATAGACATCAACCATATGTGAAGTAATCTGTGATGGTTTTTGTGAAATATCATTACCAATAATTGTTCCAAAATCTTTACTAATACCAAATTGATCATCCATCACACTTTTAAATTCGTTAAGATTTAATTTATCATATTTGTTTGTTTCCATATCTCTCATTCTAGTAAATCTATCAATTTCATCATTTGTAATTTTAACTTTATGATTATTGTAAGTGTCTTCAATGTCATCAATATCGACATCTGAAATCGAAGACATTGATATATCATCGTCAACATTTTCTAATTTTGTTTTACTAAAATTAGTAGATGCTTTAAAGTCATCTTTACCAAATAAATCACCATAGTCATCATTTACAGAAATAAAATTTCCTACACCACTATCATTAAATGCGGTAAAACTATCATCGAATTTTACCATTTCTCCTCTGGCTTGTTTAATTTTAATTTTCTTATCTTCTTTCTTTTTATTTTTTTCAAACATTTTATTGAATTCTGATGGATTGAATGACCGACCCTCGAATAAATTATTTTGTGCTAATTCAAATTCTTCCATATCTCTTTGTGCTTGTAAATCTTGAAATAATTTTTTAGAAGTGTCGGTGTCAAAACGAACATTTATTTCCGATGGATTAAAACCTCTGACTAAATTCATCTTCTCATTATTTTTCTTAAAATCAAGTTGTGCAACCTTCTTTTTATCTTCAGTTAATTCTGATTTTTGCAAATCGAGAAAATCATCAAAGGATGACTTTTGATTTAAGAAATCTTTGGATTTTAAAGTTTTAGTTTGAAGGTCATATAATTTCTTCTTTGTAGGATTAGTTAAAACTTCTCCAGCTAATCTTATAAGTTGAAATTGTTCACTTTTAACCTTTTTCTTTGAATCAGATAAGAATCTTAATTTATCGGGATGAAATTCTGCAATTTTATGTCTATATTTTCTTTTAATTTCAGAAATATCAGTAGTTGGTGATATACCTAAAATTTTATAATAATCATATCCTATTTTTTTTATTGTATTTAATTCAGTATCATCGTCTATTTCAGTATCATTATTATTATCACTATTAATCGTTATATCTTTTTTATCTTTTTTATCTTTCTTGCTACGCATTTTTTCAAAAAGTTCATCATCACTCAATGTATTTTCCATATATGATATTATAATAATTTTTTGAAATAAAAAAAACGAGAATTAATATAGAACATATAATACATGGTAGACGAAAAATATAAGGCAATAATGTTATTACATGCATTAGGTGATACAATTGGATTTAAGAATGCGGAATGGGAATTTAATTACTTTAAAAAAAATGCGGATTATAGAACTACTTTGGAAATAGTATTTGAATTTATATCATTAGGTGGTATAAGTGGAATAGATTTAAAAGATTGGATCGTATCAGATGATACAATAATTCATATAGCAGTAGCAAAATCATTATTGGAAAATGAATTAGATAAAAATGATAAAGATTATAAAAAAACTTTTAAAAAGAATATAATAGAAGCATTGCAAGAAATTAGAGAAGATGAGAGTAAAGAAAAGAGAGAAAATTTAAAAGAGAATAATATAAAATTTAGAGCGGTTGGTATAAGAACTGTTGAGAGTGTGGAAGCATGGGCGGATAAAGATTCACAAAAAATAGGATTCATATCATCTGGTGGTAATGGTGTCGCAATGCGTTCTTTATGTATTGGATCATTTTATCACAAAGAAGAAGATTTAGATAAATTAATTAAATATTCAATAGAAACTGGAAAGTTAACCCATCCATCTCCTATTGGATATCTTGGAGGATTAACTAGTGCATATTTTACACATTTAGCATTAAACAAAGTTGATTTACATGAGTGGCCGTCATTATTAATAAAATTAGTAGAATCTGAAAAGATATTAGAGTATATATCAAGCGATTCACATGATGAAATAATTGGTTATAGACGATTTATATCATTGTGGAAAAAATATATAGATTTAAGATTTAAAGATGGAAAACCGATATTTGCAAAATCACATTTGAATTTATTATCTCGTTCTAAATTTTTTTATGATTTTACATTAAATTATGATGAATTTTACGCAGAAAAAACGAAAGATGAATATTCTGCATTTACTGTGGGAGGTTCTGGAGTAACTAGTATGTTAATGGCATATGATGCATTATTAGATGCAAAAGATTCTTGGGAAAAATTAATATATTATGGAATGTTACATAATGGTGATTCTGATACTGTCGGTGCAATTGCCGGTGGTTTATATGGAGCAATATATGGTTTGAAAAATGTTCCAAAACACATGTTAGAACATATTGAGAAAAAAGAAGAATTAATTTCTTTATCTGAAGAAATCTTCAAAATTGTTAACTAAAATTGTGCACTAAAATAACGCACTAAATTTATGCGTTTTCTTTAATAAATGTAACGATTCCATCAGCAGTTCTTGCACCATTAAATTCAATCGGCTTTTCAACACCATTTACATTTTTGTATAAAATCATAGTAGGATAACCATTAATTTCTTTTTGTTTACATTCTTCTTTTCCATCAGTTTCACAATCAACTTTAACTATTTCTGCCATATCTTCAACTTCTTTCATTTTATCTTTAAAATCTTGTGAATCAAGTAATTGTAAAGCTTTTTTAGACCAACCGCACCAATTTGTATAAAATACTTTAAATTGCATTTTTTTTAAGGTGTTATTAATTATTGGTTTAGGTGAATTACCAAAACTTTCAACAGGTGAATTTTTGCAAACAATCGTAGATGATTCTACAATTTCCATATTGTTTGTATTATTTACATCGTTGACATTATTGTCATTTTTTTGAAAATAAGTAATTGCAAATAATAAACCAATAAGGAAAATTATTAAAACTAAAATAATGAAATTTTTATTTTTCAAAATATCAATAATCATGTATAATATAGAAATATATAAATAAATTTTTTTTTAATTTTTTTATTAATTTTATTATAAATATTTTTTTCTACTTTATTAATATAATAGATGACTACTCAACATTCAAGTTTGGGATTACTCAGACCTTTTTTTGGAACTAGCAAGGATCAAAGAGGCGAAACCTTCACACACCTTAATTACAATGGTAGTGATTATGGTGTCGCTCTCAATGCCGGTGACGTTGATTCAATTAAAACCCAACCAGTTTTTCAACTTCTTTTATCAAATAACTACACAGACCATGTTACTCCTCAATTGGACGATTATATCCATCAAAGCATGATAGATTTAATTATTAATACCGCCCAATTTCATAAAATGATCGATATGGGTAAAACTTCATCTGCAAGCGGTAATAAGTGGGCCCAATGGTTAATAGATTCGGTTTACAAAAACTGGGCATTACTTACACCAGAAGTAAGAACTTTTTATATCACACACCTTCAAATTCTTATTAAGAACGGTGCAGGAGAATGGACAAAACCCATTGTTGAAAATGGTATTGAAATTGCTGCCAATCTTAATTCAGAAAACATTAGACTTAATTTAACTAAAGTTGACCCTAAAAACTCCGGTAGCGCAATTTTATTTGCATCAACTCTTCCAAGAATTCCTGCTAATATTAAGGGATTATCATTCACAGGTTTCGATAATAATGTTTACCCTATTAGTTATGCAGGAAAAACAGTTCCAGAAAATCTTCTTGAAGATATCTATACATCTGTATACAAATCTAATTCGATAACTTTTGAGAGTAAAACAGTTGGAGTACCAGCATTCCAATCATTTGATACCAATGCTTACCCCCACTTTAACCTTAATGTTAATACATTCCTCAAGAACACTATTGCTGCTAGCTCCGCTCCAGTTGTTGCTAAACCAAGAGCAATTACACCCCGTGAAGCAACATTCGATGATATTTACGAATCAATGGTTACCGGTGTTCAATATGTCAGAGACGGTGAAGACCTTTTTAAAGTTGTAAATGGACAGAAAGTTAAATACAATGAAGACGAAGAACTTAATAGCCTCGCATCAAAATCATGCTATGGTACTGGTCTTGGAGAGAAAGATTGCGTAACTGTATTTAACTGCCTTCTTTCAGGTAACCCAGCAAGTCTCTCAAGATGCCTCAGCAACTTTGCCAATAAAGATATGTTCAAAGTTGGTCAAGCAGAAGTCGAACAAATGCCTCCAAGTGTTGCAGTTCAACTCCTCAAAACATTTGGCTTTAAACCACGCAAAGAATTACCATCAATGACTGTTCTCCCCCCAACATTTGATGATTGGGTTGTTAACATTCTCCCTAAACAAGTTGCCCCAGCAACTGTTGAAAGCATTAAATCCAACAGACCCCTTATGGATTATCTTAGAGGTGTTGTAAGTTTTGTTAGATCAAACCCAGCAATTATTAAAGAAAACAAAGGAAGAAATAACACACAATCTGAATATTCACAACATGCTAACATTTCAGTATTTAGACAACCCACTGGTACTTCAACTCGTTCAACCCTCAACGCATCAATTCTTGATTTAGGTGTTTTATCAAGTGGCTCAACTGCTAATAACCTTCCTCTTGCAGCCTTATTAGGTAATGTTGGTTTTGGTAGCAGCATGATGTTACCTGGTATGCCAATGCAAGGTGGTGGTGTTAACCCTGCATGCGTTAATGCCAACGCTCTCTCACAAATGTTCAAAGTAACATTCAGTGAAATGGAAAGAAATGGTAAACAATTAGTTGATTCTGACAAAAGCAGAATTGGCGAGGCTGTCCGTAAGGTTGCTCAACTTGAAGAAAAGTTAATGAAGATTATCAGAGACCTCAAGATCTTCAACAAACTCCACGCAGCTTTATCAGTTAAACAAGGCCCAATTGGTGTTGAAGATGTTACACTTGCTGAAATCCACTCCAATAACCAAAACTCAGTTACAGGTGAAGCAGTTAACAACCTTACCAACTGTGCTTCACAAAATGTCACCGAATTAAATAAACTTATCGGTGACCTTATCAGCAGAGTCCAAAGACCTCTTGTTAGCGAAGTTCTCGGTGGACAAACTGGTGGTAGCATGATCGAAGTTGCATAAAATTATTAATTTTAAATAATTCGTTATTTCAAAATAATTTCATATAATTTAATTTTAATTTATAAATTATAAAATAATTTATAAATATAATATATAATGACAACAAATTTTTATACTCAATTAAACCCATTTTTTGCAAATGATGGTAGAGGTGTTCAATATACAAATCTTAATTATAAAGGTACTGATTACGAATGTCCAATTAATTCAATAGATAATACGGATAATATTATTGGAGAACCAGTATTTCAATTAATGATAAGAAAAAATATGGAAGGTACTTCAGATGATTCATATGATATTAGCGAACAATTCGTAGATTTTATTATAAAGACAGCATTATTTCACAAATCAATTGATGCTCCTACTTCATCACCAAAAGTAGCCGCTGCATTATTAATGTTAGACAATGATAGTTTACTTACTCGTATTACAAATCAATTAGTTGCATATGCTACAGCAAATAAAGATGTAATCTCTAGAATTAGTGATTCAAACCCTGATAAATTAGTTGAAGAATTTAATAAATTAGGATTTAATAAATCACCTGAATGCATCGCGTCTATTACAGCATTATTACCATTAATACAAACAATTAGCAACGATCTTACTTTTAATAAACAAGTTACAGTGAGATATATTATGAGAGGTTTAGTAAAAGCTACTACATTTATTACAAACGTAATAAACAGAACCGATATTACAACTCGCAAAAATTTTACATTAAATGCATTAAAATCAGAAATAGATTTGGTTAAAAATCACTTACCAATGAATGTTACTATAAATGCTATAAATAGTGATATCTTTCAAAATGTATATAAATTTTGGAAAAATCTTGATAACGATGCCAGAAAGTTCTATATGGCAAATTTAATTGTTATGCAAAAGTCACCGACACCCGGTGTATGGACACCGGTCTATAATTTAGAAAGTTTTCCATTATCCGCAGATAACTATCGCTTAAACTTTAAGAAATCAAAAAATAATAGATCAAGAACAGTATTCAGTGATTGTTTGCCCGTTGTTCCATCAGTTTCAGAAAAATTATGGTTTACAAATATTCGAGGAGAACCTCAATCAATAAACTTAAATGAATTATCTGACACAGATAAGAAGGACATTTTAAAAAATATATATGATTCTGTATATAAAAATAGTGCAATTAAACCATTTTTTCAATTAAACATTAATGGAAAAATAGAGACATTTTCAGTAAATACAAATATTCCTACACAAAATCAATTTAATTTAAATTATAATAATTTCTTTAAAAATGCAATTAAATTTTGGCAAGTTCAAACTAAAAAAGGACCAGAAGACTTTGAAGACATATATGTCGATATTGTATCTAATAGAATGTTTAGCAAAGATGACAATGGTTTATACACTTTAGAAAACAATAATAAAATATATTATGATGATGCTAAATTAGTTGCAGATCTTAACAATAATTGCCACGGTACTTATATTAAAGACAATACAGACCAATGCAGTACTGTTATGAAATGTATATTAAACAATACACCACAAAATTTAGTAAGATGTTTAGATTCTATTAGAGAAGAAGCATTATTTGATGTTGCAAAGAATGATATTCAAAATATTAATCCTACAATTATGAGAAATATTGTTAAATCATTTGGATTCAAAATTAGAAAAGAAACAGATGGTGTATATAGACCAATGTCATACAATGAATGGGTAATGTCATCTCAAATTAATGTCGAACTTAAAGAATTACTTAAAACAAATAAGAAATTAAATATCTATCTTAGAGAAATATTAAATATTATTAGAAGTAATCCATTAATATTAAATGAAAATTTAGTACAAAAACAAAAAGATTATTCAAAAATTGGAATGAGTGTATTTCATAATCCTTCAAATACTAGAACATCATCAAGAAATATCCCATATGATTTACTCTTAATACAAAAGGGATCAGAACAAACAATAGAAATGCCATTTTTTGTTAACTTACAAAGTGGTGGTGCCAATGGTGGTGCAATTGGTGGTGTTGTTGGTTGTGTAAACAATTCAGAAACTCTTAAAAAGATATTCAATCACTTATTTGCTCAATTAGTTGATTCCGGAAAAGAATTAAAAGATGAAGATAAACAACGCATATTAGACGCAATTGACCAAGTTGTAAAATTAGAAACAAGATTAAACAACTTAGTTCAAGAAATCGAATTATACACTAAATTATCAAAGATGGTAAAAGAAGGCAATTCGATTAATCCAGTTGATTTAACTGAAATTCATGATATTACAACAAACAAAGTAAAACTAGATGAGACATTAGTAAGAATAAGAGAAAAGATTAATAAAAATTTACTTGTACAACAATCATTATTTCAAACATTAATTGTTGCACAAAGACCATTAATGAGCTTTTTAATAAATTAAAACATTTTTAATAAATTAAAACATTTTTAATAAATTAAAACATTTTAAATAAATTAAAACATTTTAAATAAATTGCGAAAGCTTATAATAAATAATATCCTTATTTATTATAAATATATATATATGCCTGGAGGAACAATGCAATTAGCAGCATATGGAATAGAAGATATGTTTTTAACACATGACCCGCAAATAACTTATTTTAAAATTGTATATAGAAGACATACTAATTTTTCGATAGAAGAGATTAGACAAAATTTCATAGAAATAACAGATTTTGGTTCTAAAGTTACTGCAACCATTTCAAAAGCAGGAGACCTTATTGAGAAAACAACATTAGTAATAAATTTACCAAAGATAAATAAATTTAAAGATGGGATTAGTCAAATTGCATGGGTTAAAAATATTGGTTATAGAATCATAAAAAGTATATCTGTTGAAATTAATGGTAGAACAATAAGTAAACACTACGGAGAATGGATGTATTTATGGAATGAAATGTTTTCAACACATGATAAAAAAATGGATAAAATTATAGGAAACATTTCAGAATTGATTGACTATACATATGAAAAGAATGCATATACACTATATATCCCATTACAATTTTGGTTTAATAAGAATGCGGGAAATGCATTGCCAATGGTTTCAATGACTTATTCAGATGTTAAAATAAATTTAGAATTAAATTCATTAGATTATTGTTTAAAAATTACACCAACCCATTATATAAAATGTGACGCAGATATAGTAAATTTTATAAAATATGAAACAATAATTCAAACATTAGATAGTCAGCAAAATATAGGAGAATTTTTATATTATGATATTAATGAAAGAAAATTATATTACTATTTAATATCAAAAACAAATTTTCAGAGTATTCCATATGGTACAATAAATACTTTGAAATATAATATAGTAGGGGAAACGTCAAAATATATTGTTTCCCCATATACACAACAATTAATAACAAAAGTAATTACCCCACAATCATATGCATTAAATAAATTATCAAATTTACATTTAGGTGATACATTTTTATTAGTGAATTACATATATTTAGACGATGAAGAACGTATGAAATTTGCACAATCTAAACATGATTATTTAATAGAACATATATATTATACAGAGAATAATGAAGTAACAGGTCCAACTGAATCTATTTCGGTTGATGTTGATAACCCGTGTAAATATATGATTTGGGTTGTACAACAACAATATATTTATAATTCAAAAGCATATGATAATTATACTGATGGAACTGGAAATAGTTTAATAATAGATGAAACAATATTATTAAATCAAAAAGAGAGATTAACTAGTAGAAATGAAAATTATTTCTCTTTAATTCAACCATATGAATATTCTAGAAATACTCCACCACTTGGTGTAAATATGTTTTCATTTGGTTTAAATGTTAATTCAACACAACCAAGTGGTACATGTAATATGAGTAAAATAGAATCGATAGAAATTAAAATGAGAACAAAACCAATATTAAGTACAAATAATTATGGTATATGTAGAGTATATTGTGAAACCTACAACATATTAAGAGTATCTAATGGTTACGCTGGAGTCATTTTTGAAAGATAATAATAGATTTATTATCTTACAAAAAGAAGTTATTAATTATTATTATTATTATAATTCATTTTTGAAAGATAATAATAGATTTATTATCTATTTTTGAGAGATAAAAGCTGGGGCAATAAATCCACTCATTACTCTCATTACTTGATAAGATAGTGACCAATATTCTATTTCTATTTCTAAATTATCAGTTTCCATTTTTGAGATTATATCATTAGATAAAACATGGTCAAAACTTAAATCTTCAATTACACTTAAATTTGCTGCTCCACTTGGTTGTAATAGTTTTGGAAATAAACTAAATGAATACATACATTCTCCATCACTTAATGAACCTAATCCACAAATGTATGGAATAACAGCATTAAAATAATTATAATCTCCTTCTTGACGAGTATTACCATTAAAATTTATTTTTGTATTAATTATTAATGGTATTTGTCGAGTATATGGATAATATGTAACTAATTCTGTTTGAGTAAATGGTTCATAATAATTTACAACTTTTTGATATGTAACTTCATATCCGTTTTTATTCCAATTCAATGTATCTGTATTTTTAACTTTAACTCTCCATAAAATAAATTTGGTTGGGTCAGAAAAATATAATTTTGTATTAATTGTTTTATTAACAATATCTTTATATTTATATGAATATAATCCACCATAATTATATTTTTCCACTAAAAATTCTAATTTTGATGCAGCGATTCTTAATCTCTCTTCTTGTTCTAAATATACATAATCTATGACAAAAGAACATTTAACTTTTGGTTCTTTATCAATAAAAGAATTTGGTGCAATAATTAATAAATCTAGTAATTTTTTAAATTTAAATGCTATACTAACATCAGAATATAAAATATTTGTCATAGGTAGTGAATTATATGTATTATTTTTTGTAAACCAAAAATTTAATGGTAAATATATAGTTATATTACTTTTATTTAAACGATTGTATGTATATAATTCAGTACGATTACCAATTAAATAATCAATACCTCTTTTATGTGTTTCACTCAAAAATAACTTTTTATTTAATGAAAATAATTGTGAATTTTGAGATTCAAAAACATCATTATTAATTTCTAATTGAAAATATTCAAACATATAATATGCTAATTCTTTTACCCACGAATATGATGGTTTAATACCTGTTATCATACCCGATAATATTATATCTAATTCACTCGATTCGTAAATTTTGGCATTAGGAATTAAATTTCTAATTGGAAAGTATGGAGAAAATCTTTGATTTATATATTCAATTTCTTCATTTATTGGCAAAGTCCCATTATAATAAAGAATTTTAGTAATAATATTATAATAAAATGTTTTGTTTGTATTAATATTTTTTAGAATTTCAGCATTATAAATACTAATAGTTGCATCAGTGTAACGTAATAAATAACTACCATCACTAATACTAATTATATAATTTATAAAATATTGGTACAAATCATCAGAACTATAAAAGTTATTATATAAAGTCAATTTGTAAGGATCATTATAAAGAATATTTGTAATATTATTAGTTATATTTAAATAAAACTGTAATAATAATTGTCTATCACTTAATGTAAAATACAAATAAGATTCAAATAAATTAGGTTGCAATAATTCATCAAATGGATTTGTACTTTTAGCAAAATTATATAAAATATCTTTATAACTCCAATTACTTATCGACTCTATTCCTGTATCATAATTATTATAAAATAAATCACCACACAATTTATAATCAATAACTAATAGTGTTTTTGTAGGTTCGATAATATTAGTAATAACATCTGGGTCAGTTACAGTAAAAAAATTATTGTAATAATCTACAGTAGTTGATACAGTGTTGAAACTTAAATCATTCGAATATTTATTTTGAATATCTAATAAATAACGTAAATTATTATATGACAAATCATATTCTGATAATAATGTTTTTAAACTAGTTGATGTTTCTACTAATTGTCCACTTCCATCAACTAATTCATTCATACTTGCATCATTTACAATATTTTGAAAATCAAAAAAGTCATATCCATTTAATACAGGAATTGTAGAATTTATACCTGTTTGATTATATATATAATATTTTAGAGTCGAAATTTGTGATGGATCTAAATTTGATAATTCGTAATCCATTTCAATTCTTGGATATAAATCAGTATCAGTAAACATTTTAATATTAATATTATCTACGGGATTATAAGTAAAATATTCGTATGGCAAAAATTCTCCAGAAATATCAATGTTTCTAATATCGGTATCAAATTTATCATACAAGTTTGTCATACTTAACCCTAAATTTGTTTCATAATAAGTTTTACTTAAACATAAATCATTGTAAAAATCATTGTAAAATTTAGTATTATCTTTTATTACTGCCGAATATATTGATGCCGGACCATATATATATTTAGTAGTGTCATTATTTTTAACAGTTTGTGAATTTATTGGAGTACCGCTAATATCTTTATAAAATAAATTTGTAGGAAATTTATATTTTTGTGTCGTATAACTAATATAAGATGAATCGTTTAAATTTTCTGAATCAAATACATTTGTAAAATCAAATCTAATATATTGGTCTAAAACTAAATTTATCATTTCAAATAATTTTATTTTTACTGCATCACTTGGTGCAAATCCCCCTGTAAAATTTGTACCATCTTTTATTATTCTATAATATTCTCTTCTATATTCTTCAACAACTGCTCTACCATTTGGTATAAAATACATTTTATCATTTATTACAAATGGATAATTATTTTCAGGTCTTACTACTTTAAATAATGAAAATTTGTTTGCATCTATTAAATATGATGAAGCATATGCATTAATAAAATCTGAATCAGCAACCGATAAACCACTGTCATCTGAAAAGACAACATTCTCTAAAATTCTTTTATATAATTTTGTCTTATTAAATGTTATATCAGTTAATGGTAAATTATAACCAATATTATCATATATATTACTTGACAAGTCTAATTCACTCATTTGATTGGTAGTTAAACCTAAGTTTGCAATATTAGTATTAATTGCTCTAGGTATATCATCTATTAAATATATTGGCAAATAGTTTACAATTCCCATTTTATCAATAACATTTTGATTTAAACTACCTTCTAGTAATGTATAAACTACGCTATTATTTACACCTTGATTTCCATAACGAATAGTTTGTAATAGCGATTTAAACTTACTACTATTAAAAGATAAAAAACTCCATAAATTTTGGTCATTTAAATATTCACTAAATACACTACTTTCAATTGTTTTACCTAAATTGGTAATAAAATTATTAAAATATGTATTAATTTCACTTTGAAAATATATATTACTTGTTAAAATCGTATTTATATTGTCAATAAAATTATCAATTAAACCTAAAGACGATGGTTGAATTATACTAAATAATCTTGAATCGGCTTGATATACACCTCCTATATATGTTGTATAATTATTATAAATACCAAATCTAAAATGATTAGAATTTTGAAAATATGAATCTCTCATAATTTGTGTAATAATATTATATAAATTATAGTTATCTCTCAAATTGTCATACATGTTGGTGATTAATGTAGATTTTATTAAATTAATACTATTATCATCATAAATATTATCATCTGATAAAGTTGCTAAATATTTATACAAGAGTTTATAACTATCATACATATTATAATAAATTCCAGGAGGAGGTAATAAATCTGTAGGGATGTTATGTGTATATAAATACGGATATGATTGATTACTGTATATTTTACTAAAAGTATCTGTATAATAATCCCCAATATTTTTATCTAAATAACCAATAACCGTTGGTATAATAATTTCATTTAATAATGCAAAATAAGTGAAAACATGTTTTAAATTAGTTTGATTACTTGTTGGAGTTGCACCAGAATCAATAATCTTATTTAAATATTCATCAAACATTCTATCTCGAATATATATCGGTGTTTTAAATGTATTATATGACGTGACATCTTTCTTGTAAGATTTAAATACATCAAATATGCCAGAAATCTTAATTGTATTTGCAGATAAATTACTATTTTTAATAATTTTATTACCAGATGAATCATAAATATAATTATAACTTACATCCAAACTATATTTCTTTTCTATTCTATTATTATTCAAATCTCTTTTATAATTTCCACTTTGATCTAAAACAAATAAACCATATCCATGTTCATATAAATATTGATTGTAACTATTTTGATATGATAAATAATATAATTGAGTACTATAATATTGATTTAATACTATTATATTATTTCTTATTGATCCACTATACGTATTATCAGGATTTCTAACTATAATCGTATTATTTGTTCTATCAAAAGTTTCTTTGTAATTAATTGGAGTTATATTAATATTTAAATTATCTAATAATGCATAAATTTCATTTTTATTTTCATAAAATGATGTATCATTATATAAATTATTGATTTTTCTTATAATACTTAATCTAGTATCATCATTATTTTCATTGTAAAAATCTATACCTCTTTGTATATCTGTTAAAATTCTAAAATAATCATTATATATTTTTACTCTATTCGAAATAGTATCATATACTATTGGTTTAATTACTAATTTATATGTTATCAGATTTATAATATTTTTCGAATCAAGTGTATTACTCCATGTAATCCCATATTGTTTTAAAATATTTATTACATTTTTATTAGTCGGACTTAAATAACTTACATTGAAATCTCCTATGTCAATTCTCATTAACATATTACTCACACAATCGCCCCTTTTTTCAATAGTATATTTTCCAGTTGTACCAAATTTTGTAAAGTTAGTTACATTACAATTACTTTGTGTAATCGTGAAATTTGTATGTCTTCTATATATACATTTAAATATCGTTATAGTAGGATCACCTGTTAAATATACAGTATCCGCACCAGTTGCTACTAATTGTAATATTCCACCGGTCATATTTAAAATACGAGTATAATATTAAATTAGTAAATCTTCTTAAAGTGGAAATAAATAAAATAGAAAATAAATAATTAAAATAAAATAAATTATGCCGCAGAAAATGCTAAACCGCAATAACCATTGCTAAATCTTAGAATATTATATGTTATGGCATAAATTTTAAAAAACAAATTAGTTTCTAATTTTAAATCTTCTGCACTTCCAACAATTACATCAGGATTAATATCTGAAGTATTATAATAAAATGCATCTGGATTTAATATAAAATCAAATGCAACATCTTTAATTCTACTCAAATTCATGGTACCACTGGGTTGAATCTCTTCTGGAGCAATTGAATTAGAATATAAATATATACCATCATTTGGTGTTCTTGTATGGTGTTGATAAGGTTGAATATAATTATAGTATTGCCATTGACCCACAAATTTATTTATTTTTAAATCACCATTTAAACTAATTGAATTTGATAACATAATACTTCCAGTATTATCTACATTTAATGCATAATTATTAAATATACCAGCGTTTTTACCATTTTCATCTATTCTATATGCTTCCTTTTGAAAGAACCAAATAAATTCTTTACATGGATGTTTCATATTTAAATGATAAATAAAATTGTTTTTATTAATTATGTCATATTCATATTGTACAGTTTCTATAAGATATTCGTGTGAAGATTGTGCGAATTTGCGACGTTCTAACCCATCTAAAAATATATAATCAATTAATAAACTACAATTTAAATAATAATTTTTATCATTCCATAAATCCTCTAATGTATAATCATATAATGATAAATTTTGTATTGTACCACAATTATTTAAACCACGTAATTTAATTTTAAAAGTAACTTCACTATGTTGAGACGCAACAAGTGGGAATGCTGAACCTATATGTTTATTAAACCAAAATTGAAATGGTATATATAAAGTATAAGATGGTTTAGGTGTTGGATCAAATGTATATAGACTTGAAATATTTCCAATCATTTTTTGATAAGTTTCATCTTGTGTATTTTTATTTTTAATTTGATATAAAATTTCTAACATATCCCCATCAGTTCTATCAACAAATTCTCCTCCAGTATATACATCAATATATTCAATAATATTATGACCAATATTATTATTCCATGAAAAATTTAAATTTTGCAATTGTAATGAATTATATTCTTTATTAGCATCATTATATAAATTAAAATAATATTCTTGACATTTAATACTCGATCTAATACAATTTTGAGCAATATTAAATACATTTAATATGATTGCACTATCACTACTATCAATTGATAATATTGATTCAGTCATTGTATATATGTTACTTGTTTTAATATAATATTTTACCATATCACTTTGTCCACTGTTATATAAATTTTCGAAAGCTATTTTTGCCGCTTGACCATCACCATTAATTAAAATGTCTAAGTTCTGTTTAATACTTGTGGTTGTTACACCTGTCACTTTATATTCCCTCAAAATCGTTCTATATGCAGCAGTATTATATTTCATAAACTCTTTGACAGTATTAAAATTTGCCAAGTATGTTGGATCAAGTGTTGGGGTTATAGTGTTAAAATCAAATTCATTATAAGAAAAATATGTTTCAGGTAAATCAATCTTTAAATATGTACGACTCATTAAATCGCCATATCTTGGAACCATTATATCAATTTCTTCTCCAAAGTTTGTATGTATATTAGGTGCAACAATAACAGATTCTACGGAAAAATTAGTATATCTTCTATATGCAATTTTAAAAAAAGTTATTTGGGGTGCCCCTGTTAAATATAAATCATTACATCCATAACATACCATAGTTAATAATCCTCCTGGCATTTTTGTTTTATAATATATAAATAAATTAAAATAATAAATAAAACAAACTAAAGATAATAAAACTAATAAATAAAACTAAATAAATAAAACTAAATAAATAAAACTAAATAAATAAAACTAAATAAATAAAACTAAATAAATAAAACTAAATAAATAAAAACAAAAGACATTAGACATTAGACATTAGATATTAAACATTTACGTTTGTTGAAAACGACGACCCTTAGACGAGTTATATTGTTGCTTCTTCTTAGTCACAACAAGCTTGAAATGCGAATCATTATCATCCGCCGCCAATTCAGTCACCGATTCAGTCACCGATTCAGTCACCGATTCAGTCACCGATTCAGTCACCGGTTCAGTCGCCGATTCAGTCACCGATTCAGTCACCGATGGTTCCGCCGCTGGTTCCGTGGTCAAATCCTTCGTAGTCCGTGCATACGATTGTCCAGGAACAACAATAGCAGACGATGCACCAGTAGATGATGATGCATTGTATTGTTGCTTAGTGTATTGTTGCTTCGGGTGTTGTTGCTTCTTGTATTGAGGCTTCTGAGTATCGTGAGCAGACTTACGATAGTGAGATTCTTCACGAGTTGCTTGTTGAGCCGCACGTTGTGCAACACGCTGAGCAGCAAGTTCATTGCCACATGCCTTTGCGAGTTCACCACTCTTCTTGAAGAGGGCAAAAAACTCATCAAGTTTCTCAGTGTAAACACAAAAGTGCTTGTGGATAGTAGAGAGATCGTTACAGAAACGAACAAACTCATCACTGGTCCGACGATTGTCGCCAACACGATAGGTCACGCGACGAGAATCATACGACGATGGGTCATATGAACCGGTAATCTTCTTGAACAGTTCACTCACACAAAGGCGAAGAGCCTTGATGAGAGTATACGGGCGACATTCGTCAAGCTTTTCATCAAGATTCTTGTGAGGAATGTCGAAAGCAATGTCAAATTCGCCCTTCCGGCGACGACTCAGCCAGCCGAGGTCGCATGAAAAGATGGTGCCATATTCAGCGGTTTCGTGGTGTGCATAAAGTTGACAACACTTTTCAAAAATCGTATCAAACTTGAGGTGCGAAAGAAAACCCAGAACACTTTCAGCATAAACCTTTTGAGGAGTACGACTTTCAGCAGAGAGAGACTCATACTGAATTGACATTTCAGCACCGAGAACGGCACAAAGGTCAATAAAACGAGAAAGACGAAGAGTCTTCTCGCCAAGCTCATCACCATAATAGCTGAGAGCGTTGGAGTAAATAGAAACGGGAGAAACCATAGAGGAAGTCATTGTATTAGTAGTATTTGCTTGATATTTATAGGTTTTTAATGATTTGTCAATTTCAATTTTTTTAGATGGTTAATATATATAAATATGGTTATAATGAGTAATGCTATAAATGTTACTTATAAAGGTAAATATTATTCGGTAATTTCTATTAAAAAAGGTAATATAGACGTTCCTATAGTATTAGAAATGGGAATATATGATTTAATTAAAAGAGACCCTAGAAACTATACATTGAATGATAATTTAATGTTATCTACAAAAGTTAATATTGGTACCCAAAATAATCCAAAAATAGTTGACATATATTTACACGAGATTGTGATGAAATTAAAGAATAAATCATCATCGTCATCAAAAATTGCTCCAATTTTACATATAAATAAAATTAATGTGGATAATAGAGTAAGTAATTTAGTATTTGATACAATTGATAAAGATTATACTAAAAATCTTCATAAAAAAGATAGAACGATTGATTTATCAGAAGATAGAATTGATTGTAACTCTTTACCATCATTTGTATGGTATTTAAAATCGGATGATAGTCACGGAGATAGATTTATTGTAGAAATGGGACCATTAAAATGGAAAACAACGTCATCTAGAAAATTAAGTTTGAGATATAAATTAGAAGAAATGAAGAAGTATTTAAGATTGAATAAAGATAAGAGTCCATCATTATTCAAAGAATATTCAATGAATGGTGATTTAAATAATATAGGTGATACACTCAAGAAAGAATATTATACAATAATAAATCTTGCTGGATTTAATTATACATATAATACAAAGTATAAAACAAATGATTTCTTAAAAGAAGATTTAAAAGATTTAACTGAAATAGAGAAACTATTATTAAAACAATTTAACTTAACTTCTGGTGAAACTACAAATGATAGAATAAAAAAGTATTTATAATTATACTGCTTTATGTACAAGATTATTAATGTATGGATTACCTTCTAAACTTAATTTTACATGTGAATCTAAACGGTTATTATCGTGTCTTCTTAAATCATTTGAACTCATAGTAAATGGTAACTTATCATTTATTGCGATAGTAGATGGTAAACCTGCTCTATTGATTTGTATTTTATCACAAACTCTGACCATTGTAAAGTCAGCAGTTGGACCCTTTGAATAGTTAGAATATGTCGGAGGTCTATTAATAATTTCTATTTGTTCTTTTCCAACATTCATTATTGCATTTTCATAATCGGCGCGTGTACGAGGTTTAAAAGTATTATTAGATCCTGCACCACCACCAGTTCTATCTAATTTAGAATACTGTTCTCTCTTTGTTACATCTGGTGTCATCAAATCATAATTTATTGTGTAACCCTTTTCTCTTTCATATGCTGCACCACCACCAGTTCTACCTAATTTAGAATACATTTCTCTATTGGTTACATCTGGTGTCATCAAGTCATAATTTATTGTGTAACCCTTTTCTCTTTCATATGCTACACCACCGCCAGTTCTACCTAATTTAGAATACATTTCTCTATTGGTTATATCGGGTGTTAATAAATCATAATTTATTGTGTAACCTTTCTCTCTCTCATATGCTGCACCACCACCAGTTCTACCTAATTTAGAATGTATTTCTCTTAAAGTAATATCGGGAACATCGTTCGGGTCATATGCTTTACCTTTAAAGAATTCTCCGGTAATTGCTTTACCTTCTCTATCGTACATATTGTGAATATTTCTCAATGTTGGTTCTGGAACATCATTTGGATCATAAGTATGACCTTTAAAGAATTCACCAGTAATAGCTTTACCTTCTCTATCGTACATATTGTGAATATTTCTCAGTGTTGGTTCAGGAACATCATTCGGGTCATAAGTATGACCTTTAAAGAATTCACCAGTAATAGCTTTACCTTCTCTATCATACATATTGTGAATGTTTCTTAAAGTTGGATCGGGTACATCACTAGGGTCATATTTATGACCTTTAAAGAATGCACCGGTAATTGCTTTACCTTCTCTATCGTACATGTTGTGAATATTTCTTAATGTTGGTTCTGGAACATCATTGGGATCATATGCAGTTGATTTTTGATATGCTCCTGTAATTGCTTTACCACTTCTATCATATGTATCATACAAGTTACGGTTTGTTGGGTCGGGAACATCGGTTGGATCATAAGCATGTGTTTTACCAATTGCGGATGTACCAGCAGGACCAATATAATCTAAATTTTGACTTCTTTGTGTTGGGTCTGGAATAAATTTTTCTTCATCTTCACGAGCTAATTGACCTTCTATAATAAACAAGTTACGAGGTTCAGCTTCATTAAAGTTTTGTCTGAGTGTACCATCCCACTTTTCTCTTAATTTTGTTGCAGTAACACGAGATACAGTACTTTGTGCAGGACCAACATAAACTGTTTGAGTCAAACCTCTATTAACTGTACCAAGATTTTTCTTATTTACTTCACCATAAACAGATGGAGCCTGAACATAACCAAAATTCTTAACCATTCTGTCTGTACCCCATTCTTTAGTTCTTTCTGGTCTATATTTCTTTTGTTCTCCTATAACTGGACCTCTTGTACCACGAATACCACTAGTAACAACTGGCTCTGTATAAGATATTTGTCTCTTTCCAGCTGTTCTTAATTCGTCAATTGATTTATATACTGGTCTATAATAATCACCCATAGGATTTTCTTCATTATAACCTAAATTTAAACCAGGAGTAATTCTTCTTTCTTGAAATGGTTTTTCACCACGTTTTTCAGAACCTGGAATATATCTATCTGATGTTAAACCGGCAACAACAGGAGACCCATAAATGTTTGTTGCATTCATTATGGGGTCAAATAGCGGTTTACTTTCTGTTTTATTTGGTCTAATAGATTGTGAACCACTAAATAATTCTACTTTTCTTTGAGCAACATTTGCAAATTGTTTATCACGTTGTGGTTGAGAACCATATGATTTACTTTTAAAATGTGGAACCATATTATTATGTGTTAAATCACCTCCGTTCACACCATATGACATATCGTTATAATTACCATATCCTTCACCAAAATTTGAATAATTACCTGAAAGTGCCAAATCTCTTTCCATATTAATTCTATTATTAGTTGAGGAAGACAATGGTACAGCATTAAGTGATACATGACCACCAATTGTATCAAACTTTAAAGGTTCAAATTGTGTTAAATAATCATTATTATTATCTCCTTTTCTTTTATCAATAATTTCTCTTTCATGAAATCTATTATCTACCATTTTAGATGATTTAGTTAATAATAAAGTAGGGTCACCCATAACCGACACCGATGACACCGATGACAATGATGCATCATCATCTGAGAAATCTGAATCTGATACATCATTGTGTATAATAGTTTTTGATTTTTTATTAGCAAGATTACCAAAATGTTCATTGTCAGTATCAATTGTTCTTCTATTAGTTCCTTTACGACGAATATTAGGATTAATAATTCCAGAACGACGAGGATCTCTAGATTTATTAGTTCTATTTTTACCCAAGTTTTGTGTATATTTTATATTCTTATTTAATTCATTAGAGGAATAAATATCCGTATTTTTTTCTCTATTATTTCTTTTTTTTGTATTATTTACATTTATATCTTTTTTTAATGTAAAGACATCTTTAAAAATAGAAAAACTATCCATCAAATTCATAATATATAATGTTATATTATAAAAAATATTTAAAAATATCCAATTTAAATTAATTAGATTAATTAGATAATTAGATTAATTACCAATGATTGGTACTGGGTAAATATAGTTATCTTTGGCTTCAAGAACAGTATTCTTGGCAAAGTCATAAAAGATATTTGCTTGAGGGTCGCGGTGAAGATTGTAAAATCTGTTCATTGGCATTTCTTTGTAATTGTATGCGGGGTGTGAAAGACGAGAGTTTCTTGGGAAAGCATCATTTTCACAAACACGTGGGTTAATTGTTTTAATGTTTTGGGGTCTGACTTTATTAACATTACCATCTTTACATTTAGATGTGCGAACATTGCGGTTAGATAATACTGATTCGACATCAACTAATTGTTGTGACATAGCTGGAGCGTTTTCAACGGCGGCAGCAACACCGTAACCTTGTCCACGAGGACCATTTAAATTAATGCAAGCATCGCAATTATAGTTGTAGTATGGTTGTAATCTATATACACCAGGGGAAACACTTTCGGATAGTCTATCAGGGTATGCACAATTATCATAAGCCAATCTACTGGAATTACCAATGTTATTCATTTGTATATTAATAAATAAGATAATATATTTTTATTTTATTTTTTATATTTTTAATAAATTTATAATAGTATTTACTTTAACAATTTTTTTAAAAAAATTAATTATTTAATAATTATAAAACTTGTGTAATTTCTTGAATAAATACTGTAAGAGCTGTATTTGGTACGCCTGCCCAACCTTTTGGGTTCCAATTATATACTTTCCCATTAGATTCATATAAAACTAATTTTATACCTTCATATGGAATATTTGTTTGTATTGATTTCAAATTTAGAACTTGTGTCATGCCTTCCTGGCGATATGCCGACATAAATGCTCGTGTAATTAGGTTACTGGTTGTAGCATTTTCAATATTAAAAGATATTTTAGCATTTCCAGTATTGGATTTTAACATATATAATGTTAAAGAACAATCAAATTTGTAAGTTTTTTTTGGATCAAATCCTATAATTTTCTGATTTTCTATATCAAATCTTAAACCATATTTATTAGTAATTGAATTATATGGACTATAATATGAATAATGTTTGCTATTATATATATCTTTCTTTATATCTAATGGAAAATTTGTATCTATTAAATTTGTACCAAACCCCCAATAATTATCACTAATATTCATACTACTACCCATATTATTTTCAGACCTGCTAAGTAAATTACACTTACCTTTATCACCTATCTCGTTTATTGTACCATATACATTTAAACATAAATATTCTGGAAATACCGCTCGGCGATTTGTCCAGATTTTCTTAGTTGCATCATATTTTAAAATATCCCCATGATTAATATTTGAGCTAATGTCAATATTAACTACAATATTCTTATTCAATTGTTGAGTATTAATATTTTTTGTAATGATGTTATTAAAACTAACAGAATTTGGATTTACAAAGGTACTAAATAAATTTTTTAATGATTCTAAATTTATAGTTGGATTATCAAAATGTTCTGATTTATTATTTTTTTTATATAAGAAAAATAGAATTATTACAATTACAATTATAATTATAATATAATTTTGCATATTATTTTGCATATTATTTTGCATATTATTTTGCATATTATATTGTATATTAATATAAATTAATAAAAAATATTTTTAATAGATTTATAAACCTTGTCTAATTTCTTCAACTATCAAAGAAACATTTGTATTGGGATGTGCACGTGCCTCTCTTGAATTTTCTCCGTTCCAAAAAGTTAGCCATTGTTTACGATCCTTCACAACATACTTCCCATTAAAAATAAATATTTTTATACTGCCAGTTTCTATTTTCGGATCTGTCCCGTCTTTTATACCGGTCACATAACAACCAACTCTTAATGCAACTGTCATAAAATCATTGTGTATTGTTATCCTATTTTCTCCATATATTTTAGTACCATCAATATTAGTAATTTGTATAGTAAGACCCGAATCCGGATCACCATCTATCCCATACATTGACAAAGTGCAATCAATTTTATATAATTTATTAGAGTTAAATCCTGTTATAGCCGATGCAGCACTATCATATCTTAATCCATTTTGATTAGTAATATCATTAAATGTACTATTAAAACTATAAAATATATTTTGACTACCATCAACCTTTGATTCATAATTAAATTTTTCTATATCAGCTAAATTTAATACAGTTTCAGTATTAGCTTCATTAAAATATGATGCTCTATCTAAAATGTTTACCCTTGGTGTGTCCGTAAACCCTTTGAGTGAACCATATATTAGTAATGTAACAAATTGTGGATTAATAGTCGGACTATTGATCCATGCGTTAGTATTATCGTTTGTACTATATCTTAATACATCGCCTGTATTATATGGTGCTGAACTTTTTTGCATTTTTATGATAGAATGAGAATTTATGGAATCTGCTGTAATATTTTTACTAATTAAATTATTAAATTTTGCTAAATTTCGTGTTTTATTATATGTTTCTTCTAGTATATTTATAGTTCCGATACTATCTTCAGAATATACTTCAAAATCATTGAAATGTTCATTTTTATTATTTTTATTATTTTTATTATTTTTATTATTTTTATTATAAATGAAAAATATAATTATTAAAAATATAATGGAAATTATAATATAATTGTTCATATATTATAAATTAATAAAATAAAATTATAATTATAATCCTTTTCTAATTTCTTCTATCATAATTGTAAAATTTGTATTTGGTTGTCCTTTTTCTTCACCACTCCCCCAAAATTGTATATATGTATCTGCAGGATCTCCTCGGTTTGGCACTAAACATATTTGTATCCCTGAAAATGTTATACCTGTACAAGTTGTTACTAATCTAAATGCATGAGTCATACCAGCACCATGATGAGCCGTCATTTCTGTATGAGCTAACGATCTATCGTCATTCTTCATATAAAAATAAAAACGATGACTAGATATATTAGATTGTGTATAATATAATGTTACATTACAGTCAATTTTATATGTTTTCTTTGGATCAAATCCAATTATTGCACTAAGCCCAACATCATATTTTAATCCAGATAATCTTTTTACTTCGTCAAATGGTCCATAGAATGTAATAAATTTATTCATTCCACTTGATACTTCAGGTGCAAAAGTAAAATCAGAAGGATTTCCAGCAATATCAGATTGGACATAAGCTTCTTTTGATAATAAATTTTTAGTAGTCCCATTATAAAATCTACCAAGTGTTGCAGAAAAAACCATACTTAAATATGATGGTGTATTTAAAGCATAATTTCTCCAACCATTGCCTAAAACTTTATCACCCAATCTCATTATACTTCCGTCAACGAGTGGTTCTCTTGGTGTAATTAATGGAATAAGATTATTATTCATAGTTTCTGCAGTTACTGAATTAGCATTAATATTATTAAATGTAATTGTCATATTAGGGTCAATGTATAAATTTGTTAAATTTTGTACAACATCTATACCAGTCGATGATACTTCAAAATTTTCATTTTTAAGTTTTTTTAAATATAAGTATATTATTATTAAACATAATATAATGGATATTATAATATATTTATTCATATATTATAATTAAATAAAATTATTTAAATTAATTTTTAAAGCAATTGGGTTGGTCAGGCATAATGAGACCATTTGTTTTTTGACGAGGAATGTTATTAAAAACAATTGGGCAAACATTTGAATCAAGAATTACTGGAACACTGGGATCAAATGTATTTATGCATTGACCTGACTTTTTGCATTTAGGATTGTATTTGAGTGAAGGGCATTTTGTTGCGGGGCGAGTAATATTTTTAAGGTCTGATTCAACATCAATGACATCAGCATCAATACGTTTCCAGAATTTATCTTTTTTGCATTTTTCACCATTTTCATATGCTCCGCCATATGTACGGTATGCAAATGGTGAAACACTTTCAGAAAGATCTTTTTCATATGCACATAAATCATATCTTAATCTATTTGAACTACCTTGTTGAGTCATTATATATTATTAATATAAAATATTTATTTTTTTATATTTTTAATATTTTAATAGATATTTCTTCCTTTATAATTCACAGTTTGTTTATTTGATAAACGTGATAATTGAGGGCGTTCGTTGACAATATGATTAGGATTTTGTATATCAGAATCAATAAATGAAAAGTGATGGTCCACTGGATTCTCAAACCCTAAAGATTTTGCTTTACTTGTTGGCGAGCCGAATTTAATATAAGTTTCTATGTCAATATTTTTTAATTCTCCGCCAGTCATTTCTCCTACTTTACCATACATTCTATCATAATCGGCTTGTTTACAATCATTGCGATTAAAACGTACTCCGCCAAATTCTGCATCAGAATTAAAATTATATGAATTATTTACTTTATTTTTATATGAATTAATATCACCAACAATATTATCCAAAGATGGGGCGTGCATCATACTCGAATCATAATTGTCATTATATACTCGTTGATTATATTGTATTTTTGGTATCGAGTGTACTTCTTGTTCTCTTTTATAATGGTAATTATTGTCTTTATTTTTTGTGGAAAGTTTTGTGATATTATTAGTTAATTGTTGTGGAAATGCTTTATCAAAATAATTATCATTTGGATTAAAATTGTCATTAAAATTGTCATTAAAATTGTCATTAAAATTGTTATTAAAATTATTACGTTGACTATTTTTATTATTATTATTATTATTATTAGATTCATAAGGTGAATTAAAATTACCACCCATTGATGCAATTCCATTATTATTAAATAAATCATAATTTCTACTTAATTCACTAATATCATTACGCCCCATATTTGCCGCCTTTTCCTTCTCTACTTTATTTCTTAATCTTTCAAATCGTTTATCGTTTCTAAATTCGTCATTTGAATTTTTTGCTTTTTCTTTAGAAACTTCAATAAAATCACAATACATATTCTTTTCTAAATCTCTTTTTTTACTAATGTTTTTATTAAGATACATATTCATAACTTGTTTATCTGTTGGAGTTATCATATATTGTTTTTCTAAAATTTTAGTATCCGTGTCATTGCCTTTAGAAAAGTCTCTTCTTTGTAAATATTCTTGTAAACGTGGTTCTAGGTTCATAATAAATTTAAATTAGAATAAAAAAAACTATATTAAACATTAATTTACTAAAATATAGTATATAATAATGGATTCAAATGATTCGATTGATTCAGAACTTCAAAAAAATATATCAAATGATTTTACTCCAGAGACTTTAGCATGGATGTTATTAGTTGATGAAAATGTTGAGAAAAAAATAGACGTTGGTCAATTAATTGCAGCAATTGACTTGGATAATGAACCAAATCCTACTGTTTACAATTCAGAAGCTTATGAATTTGAAATCCTCATTACTATTTATATGGAAATGGTTTTTGGGTGGTTTAAACTTTTACATTTAATGGAGGATGAACAAAAAAATTTGGAAACTGAATTTAAACCAAATTTAAGTTTAGTTACTCTAAATGATATTATTGAACCATTTACAGAAAAGTTGACTTTAATTGGTTACAATTTACATGTTACTGAAATTACTAATATGGATTATTATAAACTTTTACAAAATAAATCATATGGTAGAATAGCATTAAGAGATTTGAAAAGTGACGAAACATTTTTTAGATTAAATAGTAAAAATATTGATCCTGAAAAAAGATATCATTTTGTAATGAATGGAAATTATAAAGGTGAAAGGTTATTAAGAAATATTTACATGATATTTATGCTTAATGATAAAGGGTACAAAATTAATTTTACTCATCAATTATAAATAATTTATTTAAAAATAACCAATATTTTTTTTACTTAAAAATAACCAATATTTTTTTACTTAAAAATAACCAATATTTTTTTACTTAAAAATAACCAATACTAAATATGGTATTAGTTTTTCTTAATCTAGAATAAAATATAAAACTTCTATCAACGACAAAACGTTTATCTGATTTATATTGCAAATTTGACTTTACTTTTTTTGTTTTTCCATCAATTTTAATTTCACAATTGTGTAAAACATCATCAATCTTAGTTTCATCTTGAAATAATTCTGGACAATTCAAATCCAAAAATATTGTTTGTAAGTCAGTCTTTTTGAAAACATTTTTTAATTTTAATTTTGTTTTAATATTAAATAAAGGAAATTGTACATGATTAAATAGAACCGGTTTAAGTTTTTTTGTTGCATTATTTAAATCATTACGATTAAAATTAATTTCACCATTTTCATTATGATTTAATAAGATTAATCCAAACATTACTAAACTATCTTCGCAGCAAATTTCTAATATTTTCATATCTTCTGTTTCAGTGTAACCAAATATTTGTTGTGATGCAATTAAATATTTTACATTAACATTACCTACAAATATACTTTTGAATCCACCAATTTGCATTTGAATATTATTGAGTAATAATGTAGGATTCATAAAAGCGTATGTTAATAATAGAACATTAATATCTGCGATACATGATGAAGATACAGATTTTTTCATATCTGGATTTTTAACAAGTTGTGAAATAATATTATTAATCATACTTACTTCTTCAGATACATTTGATTTATTTATTTTTCTTACTTTTGTTATATTTGAAAAATGGGAACACATTTCTGGATTTATTGATAAATCTGAATTAAATAATATACATGAACCATTTTTAATTTGTTTTGTATTCTTTTGTAATTCTTGTAAAATATTTTTATAACCTTCAACGAGTAAATCTCTTCGAGGAAATTCAAAATAGTTTTTTAATTCTATTTCAGTATTACCTTTTGAACTAATATATAATGCGGAGAATATATTGTAAATATCAACAGTTGATATTACAAATGGTGTTCCTACTATTTTAACTAAATTTTTAACAAAAAATACACTAAGATTATTAATATTATCTGTACATAATGATTCTACTTTGGTTGCAGAACTTATTTGTGTATCTGCCATAACATCTGCAAAACCTCCGGTACTATTATTTGTTTGTGAATCAAATGGGTCAAATGCTTTAGTATTCTTTGTTGGTGCATTATTCCGTAAAATATAATCAGGATGTATATTTTGATTATGAAGATTTTTTCTAATATTTACTTCGGATCTAAATGGCATCCCTCTATCTAACTTTCTATCTAACCCTCTATCAAAACTATTTTTTGTAATTTGTCCAACACTTGTGTCATCATTACTATCATTATCTTTATTTTGATTATCGTCATCTTCATACGAACTTTTCATAAATTCATCTCTTTCAATATCAAATCTATTTACATTTTGATTATTCATCCCTTTTTTTAATTCAATATCTAGTAAATTTCTATCATTATATCTAGTGTTTGCTCTTGTAGTAAGTTTATTTTTATCTTTAAATACAGCATTAAAATCATTATATCTATGCGACATTATAATCTTTACAAGATTATTATATACAAAATAAAACGAAAAAAAAACATTCATAATAACAAATATATATAATTATAAAAAAAGTAATTCTTATGAAATATTCAAAAGAATTAAAAAATACATAATAATTTATAAAGAAAATATAAAGTTATCTATAACTTGTTCTATATCTTAAATCTTCATCGAATTTTCTAAGACATCCTCCACCTTGTTCATTACATGTTGGAGGTAAGTTAAAGCACCATTTAGCAAATGCATCTTGGTCATTTGGTATTGAACCACCTGGTACAGTATAAAATACTCTTTGTGAATTCTTTCTATCATATAAATCATTTAAGTCTCTAAATAAATCTTTATTAAATGCAGTACTGATTTTATCTTGAATATCTTCATCATCCGCATTTGATGCGGTAGGAATATTTTCTGTATTAAAGTCAGACATTAATGGATTCATAAATGGATTATCTGGAGTAGGTTTTCTATTAATTGATTTTAAATACTTTTCCATTTCATCATAAGACCTATCAACATCTGGAGTTTTATTATGTTTATGTGAATAAAATTTACCCATTCTTAATTTATTGTCAGAATCATAATAACCAGTAGATATAGTTACGTTGTTATCATCTTCATACAAATTATCATTCAAATTATCATTCAAATCATCATTTTCATTATTATTTTCCATCAATTCTAACTTACTATAATACCCATAATATAATACAATTAAAACTACGATCAAACATATTACAACAGTATTTGACATTCTATTACTTAACTTAAATATATTTGAAAAAAATAAAATGTATATTAATAATAAAGTTATTGAATTAATTTGTTCAGTTTTATTCATATCTCTTGTTGGAATAAAATTCAAAAATCCCTTATCTGATACAAATAATGTTGGATTTTCCAACCATATTTTTGTATTATTCTTCATTATAATATTCATTTAGAAATTTATAATTTTTTTTTAATTTTTGATTCTTCTATCTTCCGTTGTTTTATATCTTTTAATAATTCTACATTAAAATCTTTTGCTCTTTGCTGTAAAGTTATAATCTTCTCAATTGACTTTTGTTGTGATTCTAATTCTGTTTGTTGTAATCTCCATTCTTCGTGATTTACTTCTGGTTGCGATAGTTGCGATAGTTGCGATGGTTGCAATGGTTGGGATTGTGATTGTGATCCTTTACTTTTTCTATTATCATTGTTATCATTGTTATCGTTGTGATTGTCATTGTTATCATTGTTATTATTATTTTCTTGTTGATTATTATTTTCTGTAATAAATCGTTCTAAATCTTTTTTATAATATTGTTCTCCTGCCTTAAATGCTTCCATAATAGTACCTTGGTTTGCACAATTAACTTTAATAAAAATGTTACTTGTATCATATATATGATATATAAATGGATATTGTGTTTCGTCTTTATCTAAAAATGAAATTTTACCTAAATCTTTTTGAGCAGCTTTAAAGAATAAGAATTTCATATTAGGAAAAACTTTTGCTTTAGATTTTAAAAATCTTTTGATTGTTGTTTGTAATTCTTTTGGTGTGGATTCTAATACTATACCAACAATTATAAATTGTTGCGGACTAGCTTTAAGAATTTTAATTAAATCACTTACACATACAACTTCCCAGATGTTCATTATAAAATATACTTATATAATGAATATATTATTTAAGCCGCAGTAAATTATTTAATTGTTCTAATTGTTCTAATTGTTCTAATTGTCCTAATTGTCATAATCGCTTATTGTTTTGTAAATTGTTTTGCCATTGCAAAAGTACTTTGGAATTGTTTAAATAAATTTTCTCCAATTGGATTACCTTGTTCATCTTTTAAATCTTTTAATTTGTCTTTGTTATTTTCCATTAAATCACCCATTTTAAATGCTGTCTTTGCCATCTTTTCGTGTGAAATTGATCCCCCTAATTTTGAACTTACACGTTGTGCGATATCAAAAATGTTTTCAACACCATTTATTTTTAAATCATCAATTACTGTTCTAACCATAGTTGAACAAACATCTTTTACATCAGAATCATTACCTAAAAGTTCCCCAAGGGTATCAATTGTTTCATCTACATCATTATCCGTAAATTTCTTGATTTCATCTGAAAGTGAATTGAGATTCATTAGATTACCTAAACCGAGATTATTTAAAAATCCTGCATTCGCTTCTGTTCCTGGAATAAGAATATCTTGTGTCATAAGAGAATCCATATTAATTGTTGCATCTTCGTTATTAACACCCATAAATACATTATATGCACCAAAATCTGAACCAAAATCTTTTGATAAAACTGCCATTTCTTTCTTAAATTTATCAACCATATCTAAAACATTCTTTTTATGTTTAGAAACTGGAGTATTTGAATATACAAGATTTACAGATGAAACAAATAATGCATAAATATAAAACCATACTTGTTTTTGTTCATTTTCATCTAATAGTTCATATACTAAGTTTAAGTTGATACCGGGAATAATTGAAGTAATCTTTCCATCTTCATTGCGAATAACAAAAAGTTTTGGATTCTTTTCATCAACATATTTCATATTATCTTTTAATACATAAAATACTTTTTTAATAATTTTAACTTGGTCAACTGAAGAACTTTCTAATGTTGCAGATGATGAATTAAATTCTTTAATAATTTCTTCACATACTACACGTAATTTACGATGTGCGTCTTCCTTACCAGTTTGTAATTTGTTTTCAGAAGCAAACAATTCAGATTTTGATTTAAGAAATGTTACGAGATTTTTTACTGTATAAATAAAAAAACTTTGCATTATAAAAACCATTTTATTTTTGTTATCTTCAACACTTTTAGTGTCTTCCACTTTTTTATTCTCTTCTAATTGCGAATCCATATTTAGATAATTATTATTATCTGAATATGTTTAAATACTTTAACATTTTAAAAATGTTAATAATTATTTTTTTTTAAGTTTATTAATTTCACATAGAACATCAATATATAATGTTGTTCTTTCTACAAGAGATTTAAAAGTATTTTTAACAAACGTTTTATTTGATTGATCCATTTTAATCCAAATATCTTTCATCATAAAGATATGTGAACTTACATCAGCGTGTTCATCATATGTTTGATTAAGAAAGAATGATTCATCGCCTGTCAAGATTTTATTACGATACACATCATTAGAATATACAAACTTTATAAAATTAGCAATTGGTTCATATGGAAATTCTGTTACATATTTATTAATAGTAATTTTATATGTTCCAAAATCAGTATCGGGATATTTATTGGCAAGATGTGTGCATAAAATTAATACAATTTTATTAAAAGAATCTTTAATTTCATCTTTTGATTTTAATAGTGCATCCATGTTTTGTTATATGATATAATAAAAATATTTTTTTATATAGGTTGTTGCGTAGTTTTATTTATAATATTATTGATTAGAAACTTTATTAATTAAATTGTTTTTCATTTGAGTTTCAATAAGGTTTTCAATCATATTTGTTTGTTCAGAATATTTTGTTGTATATTGTTTTAATTTATCCGTTAATTCATTTGATGACATTTTTCCTTGGTTATCTTTAAAGGTTGCAATTCTATAATCTCCATCCGAACCATATGGCATAAAAGATTTTGGTTGTGCAACATCTTGTAATGCTTCAGAAGTATATGAAAAATTATCTGAAATGCCTGTAGTTTCTAAAGGTAAAAATGATAATATATTATTTTGAGTCTGTGCATTTACTTGTGAATTAGCATGTAATATTTTCTTTCTATTTATTTCTACAAGTCTTGCCATATTATCTTCTCTAAATTTTACTATTCTTTCTAACCATTCAAATGCTTTTTTACCTTCAAATGATGAATTTGAATTATTTTCTCTAATTACTATCATTGGAGTGTAACTAATTCCAAGACTTATTATTTGTTCTGTTGGCATTTGGTCAATTGACAATAAGTTAAACATATTAATTAATCCTTTATTTTGTAATATTCTTATAAAGTTTGCACTACTTTCACAACGTGAACTGTAAAATAGATAATTCATATAATTTATATAATAAAAAATTATTTTAAATATAATAACTAAACGGGCAAACTTGAAAATTCACTCTTTTTTGTCTGTAATTCAGTACTAGAATCATTATTCGTTTCTATTATTGATCTTATTTCTTTCTTCTTCCATATTTTATTATTTTTATTACTATTATAAATTGGGTCACCTCCTACACTCATATAATATTTGTCATCTTGTATACTTACAGCTGTGCAATTATAATCATCATTGCATATTCTTTTTGCATCTTCTATTGTTTTAGCATTTGGTAATAAAAGTGGACTGAGATAAATCAATTCTGGATATGGACCATCGTACCATTTATAATCATTCTTTTCATCATAACCGTTCGGAGGTAAAGGTGGAAATGTCTTATTACTTGTTAACTGTACTCTCTTCCATACTTTAATTTGTCTATTTCTAGCACGTGTTTCTAAATCTGATGATAATGCCTGTGTACTAGAATCAAAATAATTACGATGACCGAAAGAACGACCATCTCCACCATCTGTACCAATTTTCATAGTACCAGATTGACTAAATATTCCATCACTGCCTCCACCAGGATTAGCTAAATCTGTTTGAACAAAACTGGTATGTCCATATAATGGAGGGAGTGCATAATCTTGAATTCCATTTATTCTATTCTCATCGGCATATGGTCCCAATGTTCTAAAATATATAGATTCATTACCCCATTGTTCTTGCCAGTCTCCGCCAAATAATTTAGAAGGTGACATAGATTCTGGAAATGCTTCGTCTATAACGTTTGTATTTTTATCTGGATATTGTACATAAAATGAACCAATCGGATATATACGGTCTACCATATAATCTTTTAAAGTTTTTGTTTTCATTTGAAAGGTACCTGTAACATTAACATTACTATATTTTACATTTCCTGCATTATCATAACATAGACCAAATATATTATTTACACTTTCTGTATTTAAATGTTCTTTTGATTTATTAGATTTATTGTATTTATCAAAAATGAACAACAAAATTAAAAACCCAATTATAATATAAATATTTTTCATATATATTATAAATTTAGAATTTTTTATTCAATACGTTTCCAAACTTTTATTAATCTATTTCTAATTCTTATTTCACCAGGTGAAACTTTAGATTGTGATTCGTTATTAAAAATATTATTATGACCGGTAGAACTGCCTCTATTACGTGAAGCAAATTGTCCCCTAAATGTGTCAACCGCACCCGGAATCGTTGTTCTAAGATATTGACGTATACCTGCTGCTCCAGCAGCAATAGCTACCCAAGGACCAACTGTCATAGCAGATATAGTACCGGTGGATACTGCGGTAGACCCAACGGCTGCTGCCATTTGAAAAGCAGCAGGATTAAATAAAAATGTTGCAGCAATTAATATTGCAGCAAGTATTAAACCAAATTTTTTAAAATCTTCTTTAATTTTATCACTCTTTTTTTTACCATCGGTACCAATTCTTTCTTTCAATAATACTGTACTCAATATACCACCTTCGTTTACACCATAACCTGGATTCCAAAGATTTGTTTGTGATAAACTGGTTGTACCATATAATCTGTTTATTGTTCCGGGTTGATATCCATTAACTCTATTTTCATTTGCAACAATACCAGGAGTTCTAAAATATATTCCTGTATTTTTAAATATATTTTCCCATTTACCACCAAATAATACGGGTGGAGATTTTGATTTTGGAAATGTTAATTCTTCATCTTTAAATTTCTTTAAATCTTCTTCTGTTTCCCAATGATTATTATTATTATTTTCAGGATATTGAATATAATATGACCCAACTGGATATTTTAAGTTACAAATATATTTCGATAATTCTTGTTCCTTTACAGTTAAATTACCATTTAATTTTATATTTGTAACATTTTTATAATTTTGTTTGTTATAATTTCTGACAATATTATTAAATAATACATTATTACTTGCATCTTGAAATGTAAAATGTTCTAAATTATGTTCTATATTTTGTTTATTGTCTATATATTCACTTATATATAAAATAATTATAATAAGAATTATAATAATGATAATACTTTTCATTATATTATATTCTACATATATTTTATTTAAATTTTATTTAAATTTTATTTAAATTTAATTTTAATCAAATACTGATGGTACATTTGATGCATCCACTGGTTTATCAATAGTATTACCAAATTCATCAGTATCATAATATGATTCAACGTTATCGCCATAATCTATCATACCTTCTGCAAATTCAGAAGGGTCTGTTAAAACTGGTTCATATGTAGTAAATTTAAAGTTATCATCAAATTCATTATATGGTATTTCATCTTGAACTTCTAAATCATATATCTTTTTTCTTTCCCAAATAATTTTTTCTTTATCGTTAACATAATTTTTTAAAGGATCCGTAAAATTATCTTTTGAATTTATTATCTCGACGGGTTGCATAGAACTCCAAGTAAATTCTTCAGAATTATCTTCTTTGAGTCTTCTTCCTATATAAAAACATTCTTGATTTTTATTACATTCTTTTTTTGCGTCAAGTATATTTTTTACATTGCTAAATACAGTTTCATTTGGTAAAACTTTATAGGGTGTTGGTCCTAAATAATAATTATTATCATATTTTGATTCCCATCCATTTTTTTTAATTTCATTTCTGAGTAATTTTTTTCTTAGGTTTTCTTCATAATCATTCTTACCTCTAGGAATATCTGGTATTTTTTTCCAAACTCTAATTAATTTATTATCTGGTCTTGTTTCAAATTTAGATCCGAAACTGTCAAAATCCATAAGATTACGATGTCCAACAACCTCTCCACCGTTTGAATCTGTATCTATTTTACTTGATGGAATATCTATTTGCGTACCAAATACGCCGTCCGCACCTTGTCCTGGTTTCCAAAGATTTGTTTGTGTTCTTCCCATATGTCCATACATGTGTTTTAATGCATAATTTTGAAATCCGTTTTCACGTCCTTCATTGCTCAATGTACCTCTTGTTCTAAAAAATATAGATTCAAATGGCCACTGTTCTTGCCACGTTCCACCAAATAATTCTTCTGGTGTTTGTGAATCAGGAAATGCTTCAGATATAATATTACTATTATTCTCAGGAAATTGTACATAAAATATACCCACTGGAAATAAGAAATCTTTGATATATTGTTCTCCTTCTTTGTTACCCAATTTTATATTATTAATTACATTTAAATCATTATATATAACGTTACCTTCATTATTACAATTATTAATTATAGTTTTTACATCTTTTGCGGATGTAAGATTACTAATAAATGGTTCATTTTTTATAGTTGATTTCATTATAGTTGATTTCTTTCTATTTAAAAATAATATAAATGATAATAAAATTACTATAATTATAATAATCGTTTTCATATTATATGTATATATTATGTATATAAAATCAAAAAAAATTGATTTTATTATTTAGTGATTTAAATATAATATAATTACATACAATATAATATATAATGAGCAAGAACTTTGATATTAAGCTAGAAGTAAAGTCATATACTCCTAATAAAAAATTTACCTCTAGTTCTCTTCAACTTGAATTTACTGGTAAAGACGTATATCCTAAACTTATTAATACACTTAGTAGAGTCGCTGCGAATGGAATTCCATCTTATGCATTTCCTCCACAACTAATTAATATTGAACAAAATACTTGTGCAGCATATGATAATCAATATATGCAACTACGCTTATCTAATTTACCAATTTATGATGTTCCACTAGATATGTTTCATCTTCATGATAAATATTGGAAAAATGTAAATTATGGAGATTTAAATCGTGAAAAATCTCCTTTAGAAAAAGATATTAAAATGTATCTTAATGTACACAATAATTCTGACCAAATTCAACATATTACTACAAATGATATTAAGATGTATATTGATGGTGAGGAAACTAATAAATATAATAAAGAGTTTCCAATTCTATTAGTTAAACTACGTCCAAATGATTCATTTAAATTTAATATGACCGCGGCTTTAGGTATTGGCGAATTACATGCAATATGGCGAGCCGCAGTAAATAGTTGTGCACCATACGAAGATGATAAATATTTTTTACATCTTCATAGTAATGGTCAAGAGACAGAATTTGCAATTCTTACTAAAAGCTGTAAACATGTTATTAAAAGATTAGAAGATATTAAAATACAAATTGAAAAAATGGCAAATGAAAGAGAAATTAAAAATGATAGTAAATTACAATTAATTTTAGATGGAGAAGACCATACGATGGGTGAAATTATTAATTATGAATTACAATCACACCCAAATTTAACATCTGGTGTGTGTAAACCTGATTTACTAATTAAATCAGTAACTTTTAAATTAGAAGCGATTGAGCCATCTAAAATGATTAAATCAATCGTCGAATGTATTGATATTCTTCTTGCAAAATATAAATATATTTTAAAACTTAGTTCTGAATTGAAAAGTGTTTAATTTAAGGGGGTATTAATTAATAATTTTTATTTAATAAGTAACTAATTGTTTTAGTATTAATACAATCTTCAAAAAATATTTTAAAATTATTATTATCAAAAACTTCTTTTATTGATTTTATTAAATCGTTTCTGTTTAAATAAATATTTTCAAGAGAATCAGTATCAATTTTCTTAAAATATTTATAAACAGTATCAACGGTTAATGATTTTTTATCCGCAATTTCATTTTGAATTATAAATTCATTCTTTCTTGTTGTAATAAATATTGTATGAAAATCATATAATATTTTTTTATTTATTTCATCTAATTTTTCATAAATTTCAGGATGTGCTTTCTTTCTAGTCATATGATAAATATTTAAATATTCTTTTGAAATTGTTTTAAATGATAAATTTATTCTTTTAATAATATCAGACGGATACGTAGATAAATAATTTATAACATAATTTAAATTATCGCTCTTGTACAAATCTAAATATATTTTATTTATATTATTATATTTTGGTAGTAAACCTGACAGTTTTTCATATAATTTATTCTCAATTAAATACTTTGTATTATTATAATAAATAATATATCCAGCATTCAATAATTTTTTATTATTTTCCATAAATTTACAATTTTGATTATGTTCATAATCTAATTCATCATAACATGAATAATATACTAGTGAATCAAATGGGTCAATGGTAATATTATTAAGTTGGTTAAAACTTGAATCATATGTAATTATATGTTTTAAACGTTGTGAAATAATAATTTTATGTATGATTTTATTTTTATTGTTATCCAAATTGTTATCCAAATTGTCATCCAAATTGTTATCCAAATTGTTATCCAAATTGTTATCCAAATTGTCATCAAAAACTGTTGGTACAATTTGAGAGAATATACTATTATCAAATTCTCCGATTCTATATTTTATACAATAATATCTTTTATCATTGTGCATAAAAAAAATAGTATATATACCAATATAGTTTTGATATACTTTACATTCTGACCAATTAGAATTAATTAATTCTTTTGATGTGTTGTCTATAATAACATTTTTTGTTAAATAAGTAATTAATTTATAATCATTATCGATAATAATAAAATCTATATTATGAAGTATAAAATCAATTAATTGATTTGAATGATGTAAATTACAATTAATTTTATTTGTATATATCATTTTCAAAGTTTCAAATTCACTAATATAAATATTACTAATATTTGAATTCATTTTTATCATCTCGACAAAATCTTTAATATTTTTAATCAAATCAAATTCTTTCATTTCGCTCCTAATAAAAATAACTGATATTTATTTCACAAGAGTTTTACGAAGCATAATCCAATTCTAATCACTTTATAAACAACTTTATAAACAACTTTATAAACAACTTTATAAACAACTTATAAACCACTTTATAAACAACTTATAAACCACTTTATAAATTAAATATTAAAAACGATTCTCAAAACGAACAATATTCAACTGTATAAATTTAAAGTTTATTTTCTACTATAATAATATATTTTACTTAATATGTATCTTAGTAAAATTGATGATTTATTGGATAAATTAATTGATGACTTCTATTCTGTAAAAATTAAAACAGATAATAAAATACAAAAGATATTAACAGAGACAAACTTTGTTAAATTTCAAAAAGAATTAAATGATATTCTAAAAACTTACTCACTAGAAATGAACTTGGGTGATATTGAAGAACTATTTAAAAATTCTGAAATTAAAATAAAAATTACTGAAACTATAAAAAGATATTTAGCACTTTATTTATTTTTATATATAGGTTTTTTCTATGGAAATTCTGATTCTACATACATGAACAATATTGTAGAATTTACAAAAAATCAATCTGAATATAACTTTAAGATTGAAGGTTTTTTTAATTCAGAAAGTAATGCAACAGTAATAAAATATTATCAAATGATAAAAAAATTACTAAATTTATTAGATGCTGATACATCTCAGAAGAAAGATACGTTGAATGATAGACCTGATTATAAAGATATAATAAAAATTAAAAAAGATTTAGGTGAAGAATTCTTTAAAATTGCATATTATGATGTAACTAATAAATCGATGAAGGGTCACAATATAATAAAAACCATCATATTATATGAAATTTATAGAGCTGAAAAAAAAGAAATATATAAATTAATTGAATTATTAGAAAGTACAGAAGGCGAATACATGTTTTTAGATATAGTATTGCCAACTAAAGAAGTTATTGATTTTAGAAACATAGAAGTTTTATTAACTAAAAAGGATTTAGTTAGAGGTATGGCATATGTTTTATGGGATTATATGACAGAATATGATGAAAGTTTAATGATGCCTGAAAAATCAGTTGATGATAAAATTAATGAATTATTTGAATCGGGGATTGTTCTACCAATTATAGATGATTTCTTATTATATCACAAAGATTCTGAGAAATATGATAAATCTTCTGACCAAAAAGTAAAGAAGAAAGAAGACACCAAAATCAGATATATAGTTAACAAAATTGATAAAGTTAGTAATATCAATGTTGATGTTGATAAAAGTGAAGCAAAGAAATTATTTTTTACTCCATTAGCTACAAAGAAAGCAGTTATAGTAAATAATAATGAAGATATGAAAATTATTACAAAATTTATTAATCAAGGAAATATTTCTTCTGAAAATTCTGAATTATTAAAAGATTTAGAACAATCAACGCTGTATCCATTTATTAATTTTAAAGAAAGTGAAAATGGTATTCATGCCAATGTCAACAAAACAATTGATGCTGTACGTTTAGTAAGTTTTGAGAGAACTGGTGAATTTAAACAAAATCCTAAAACAAGATTACAAATGAGAATTGGAAGTGTTGACCAAAATTTAAATGTTGTAGGTTTATTTATTCCATCAAGTTTTAAATCACCTTATTGTATTAAAAATAGTTCGGTAAAAGATATAAGAGAAATTGGTGAAAGCAAGAATGGTTTTAATTTAACTGCTGAATTTTTAAATCAAACTATTATTAATGATACTAAAACAAATATGTCTGTTTTTTGGTTATTTGATTCAACAACTGACGATGTTGATTTAGATACATATGAACAACAAAATAAATTTAATAATCAAGATACTATTAGACATACTCTAAGTAAATTTTATGATACATTAGTTGAAGATATATACAATAATATATTAGAAAAGTGTACAAAATTAAAAGAATCAAGTGGTGATAAAATATTATCTATTGATAAAGTTCTTAAAACTATAAATGATTATGAACAAGATAAATTAATAATTACTAAAAATAAACAAATTAAAGAAATGTTAGAAGATAAAATTGTTACAGATATTATTAGTCGTTCTGAAATTAAATATGATGAATTTGATGATATGGTTTATGGTTTGGCTGGTGATGTTTTAGAATTACCAGAAATTGATATGAATGATAAAGATAATAGAAATATTCTTAAAGTAAGTACAGAATTTCTTGAAGAAAAAGGTGTTTATGAAGAACAAGATACGATAGAAGGTGTATGCCAACATAATATTACTTGGGATAGATTATCTGAATTAAAGAAAGTTGATGCAAAATTATTTATGGATGAATTATATGCATTTGTTCAAGCATATGTTATTGAAAATGCTGATTCAGATTTTATATGTAAAAGTTGCGGTTTCAATTTAAATATTAAAAAATATATTCAAGATGGTAAATTTGATGATAGTTCTCAAAGATTTATTGTATATGGTATGCCCCTAGATTCCCCTTTAGAAGATATTCCAGAATATGAAAAGTTTAAAGGTTCAATTAGAAGTATTGATAAGTTTATTGAAAAGATTGCATTAATTGCAAATGTTCCATATTTCTTAGGTAATTCTTCTACAACAAAATCACGTAGAAAATTAATCATTAAAGATACTATTGATGTAGTTATTAATAATAATATAATATTAAAGAAATTTTATAAAGAACGCAATGAAAAAGCACAAAAAGAATATGGAATTAATAATTCAAATCTTTTTGTTTTTGATTTAGATAATAGTATCTTTATGTTTTCAAGTAAGGATAAAGATTTCTTAAAACCAATCAAACAGAACAATGTATTAGGCTACATAATGTTTATTATGATGTTAGAATTAAATGATTCACAAATTGCATATATTAATTCAGATAAAAAAGGATTTTGTAATTTTCAAATATTTGATAAAGTTTATACAACATTATTTGAAAATCTTAAATTTAGAAAAAATAATAAAGGCGATACAGTATTAGTAAAGTCATACCCCATATTTTGTTACATATTATATATGTTTGCATGTTATACTGCCAAATATAGTTTATGGTATTATGATTACAAAGAAGACATTAAAGATAAAGCAAAAAAACAAAAATATATTCCAGTTATACAAAAAATAATTATTCATACGGTTGTTGATATCATTAATAGTATTCTTGAAAATGGTCAAGAAAGTAAAAACATTATTTTTGAAATATTAACATCTAAATTTTACAACAAATTAAACACAACATTTTCTAATGTAGATATTTATAACAAATTTAAAAATCAAGGAGCAGAATCTATGTTAGGTGAATCCAAATCATTTATTGTTACAAAACCCGAAGCATATGTTCTAACTGGTAATTATATTCCGAAATCATACGAAGCACCTTTTCACTGGAGAAAATATATATTTCCAAAGATGTATCATGATATTAAAAAAATAGAATATATAAATTATGATACTATAACTAATATATCAAATTGTTCAAATGGTTTATATCATAGTTGGGGACCAGTAGGTAATCAATTTGAATGTAAAAATTGTAAATTAAAAACCGGCGACTTAAAATTATCAGAAGAAGAAAGCAAGAAGATAAAGAAGAATTATAAATTAATTCAATTAAGAAATTTATCTGAAAAATATTGCCTAAAAGATGGCGAATTACATTCATTTGTATTTGATGAAAATAAAAAGAAAAATATATGTTCAAAATGTAATAATTCCGATGTGCATGTATATTCAGATGAAGAATTATTTAAATTAGATACTGCTGTAACTATTGCTCGCAGTACTTTATCTACTACAACAATAAAAGACACTGAAGATAATATTATTAAGAAAAAAGAGACGATTGATTATAATACAAAATTAATGAATAAATTAAAAGATAAATATCAAGATAAAGATAATACTACAAAAGATAATGAATATAAATTTATTGATAAGTTTATTGATATTGTTAAAGATACAATTCACGACGATTTAACAAAACAAAATATTTTTCTTAAAGATAATGCTTATATTTTTGACCATGATTATTTAGGTAATGAACTTGATAAACATATAATTATTACAGATAAAGATAATAAGATTAATTTTAAGGCTGCCCATCCTATTTTTAATACTGATGTAATTTATTATACTTCTTATAAAAATGGCAAGATAGATGTATTTTATGATGCATTAACTAGAGTATTATTAGGATACAAAGAAGAAAATAAACAACCAACAATTAATAAGAATAACAAAAGATTAATACAAATAAATTATTCAATTATTAATAAGATTAAATTATTAGGTTATCCATCACAAATAATGGATTTATATGAAATGAAAAAAGATCATTTAAGAGAATATGTAAATGATGTAGGTGAAGATATTGATAATAAACTTAAAAATGAATTTTTATTAAATATTATTAGAAATCGTCATCAAAATCTTAAGAATTTAATATATAAATTTCAAAGATTACTTATAAGATTATTAAATTCATATGTTATCAAAAAGAAAGAAGAAAAAGAAGAAGGAGTATTTCAGAAAGATGATAATGATTATTTTATAAATAAATTTGATTCTTTAGTAGAATTATATAGAAAGAAAATTACTAATTTGAATGTTACATCACAAAATGGTTCACATCAAATATTTAAACATTGGAAAGGTATAACTGAAATAACTAAAATTGATAAAATAAATGAAGTACCAATTGAAAATAATACTATAAATTATGAAAAAGTCAATAAATATGACAAAAATGGAAATATGTTATTATTTTATATAATTGATGAATTCACATCTTTATTAGAATTTAACGACAATAAAACAAACAAATCAAATTTATGTTTCTTAATTATTGATTTTATTAATGTATTATTTGAATTATATAATGAAGAAAAATTAAAATATAAGATGGAATATAAACAATTTTATTATTTCATACATTCTGCAACATATATCGATTCAGTTAAAGATACAATTGGTATCACTGAAGGTGTTTATGAAGAATTTGTTGATGAAACTAAAGAGATAAGCGAAGAAGAAAAAGAGGCACTTGAAGATGCTAAGGAAGAAGAAGATGCATTAGATGTCGAAGGTGATGAAATTGATTATGCTGCATTTTACGAAAGAAATGATGAAAGAGGCGTCGATAATGATTTTTCAGAAGGTGAATTTACTTACAGAGAATATAAACATATATTATCAATAAATGATTATTATTCTTAAATTATTTTTTTATTATAGAATATTATTATAAAACACAATGGATAATCTTAGTTTGTTTATCTTACTTATAATAATATTATTAGTAATTTTTATTTATTTTTCTGGATATCATAACAATTTTAATGATACAAATGCAAATTCCAACAAAAAAAAATCCAATAGTAAATATTCCGTATGTCAAAAAAGAAAAGAAAAGATGCAAAAAAATGGAAATTATTATATTCACACCGATGATAACAAATATTTAGATAAAATGATTACAACTTCTCAAACATGTGAAGTATTACCTTACTTTGTCGAAATGCAATTTCATAATGACTATAAAGATGTTATTACTGCTTTTGATAAAATGACCGAAACTACTGGTAAACCATTATTCAATAGATCCAATGAACCTGTAAAGTATACACCATTAACAATAAATGATGGTGAAAAGTTCATGAATACTTTTTTAAATGAATTAAATCAAGTTCTAAAAAATAAAATTTTGGATGTTGTAGATTTAGAAAATGGCTGGAATAATATTCAAGATAATCCTAACGTTGAAAATGGTTGGGAAAAACAAATGAAACAATTAGGTTTACCACCAAATCTTTATAATAAAGGAAGTAAAAGAGACATTGTTACTTTAGTTAGAATTGATAAAGTCGATAAGTTTGAAACAGATAGTCAAATTAGACACGATGTTTATTGTATCATTCAAAAAGGAAACACTTTAGATCAAATTGTCGTTAAAATATCATTCTTAATGAATCGTCATGACCTTAATAATGACCGTAACTTCTTTAATGATGATAAAACCGTTGACTTGGATATCAATTTAGAATCAGTTTTCATTGTTGGATTTATGACCGACCACTCATATGGTTCAACTAATAAAAATACTCGTCAAGACTTTTATACTTTTGAAAATATCGAAAAAGATGGTATGATGGATCAAGAAGAAATATTTAAACAATTAAAGAAAAAGTATCAAAATTATCAAATTGAAGCAAATGGATTAACTACACAAGTCGATCCTAATACTGGAAATAATTTAGCCATCCAAAGATTAAGTGTAAAAACTCCAATCTATCCACAATAATTATCAATAATAATTAGTATTTTTTTATATTTTTTTATCTATATGAATTATATATGGGATTAATAAATCCATTCAATCCGTTTAATCCCTTAATTAATTCAATAATAGTATATATAATTTTAATTCTTCTTCTTATTTATAATAAACCTAACATAATTTATGATAAAAAAACTAAAAAATTTAAACAATTTGGTATGTCAGAAGGAAAGAGTATTTTGTCTTTACCTGTCTTAGCGATATTGTTATCTATTATTATTTATATTATATTTTCATATGTTGAACGTTCTGCACAGATATATAAATCATATCATGAATTAACTATGAATAAATAAATTTAGTTTTTATAAACATCAAGTACGCGAGCACTCGGGTCTTTTACGTTTCCCCATTTAGGTAACCAAAAATATGGAATTACATTTGCAACATTGTTTGAAAATGTTTTACAAAAACGATTTCTGTAATATAGAGATTCTTTAGTGTACGGTGTGCAATGTGAATATAATTCGTTAGCCGATTTTACGTCTTCTTCTGTATATAATTTATTAATATCTTCTTGTAAAATAGAATACCATGATTTCTTCATAGATGATACACCATCTGAAAATGCTTCTTTTGGTCGCCAAATTACTTTGTCTGGAATATATCCTGTTCCTTCAAACGCTTTTCTAAGTAAATACTTTTCAACTCCATCGCGATTAATTCTAAGTTTTGGATCAATTGATAAGTATAATTTAATGAATCGGTGGTCGCCAAATGGTGTTCTTGCTTCTAATCCATTCATTGCGATACACCGGTCCGCGCGCTGTGCATCAAAATAATGAATGTTTTCAACTAATTCATAAATTCTTTCACTAAATGCTTCTATCGATGGTGCATATTTAGTTTCATTATAACCACCAGTAATCTCATCTGAGTAATCTCCTATGATTACAACTTTACAATCAGTTAGTTCTTTAATCTTTTCTGCTGCAATTAATTGTCCGGTTGATGCTCTAACTGTTGTAATATCATATGATTCTACTGTATCAATTACACGTGTCTTCGCCGCATCAAGAAATTCTTCTTCGGTACATAATACATGTAAGTGCTCAGAATTAATATGCAATGCAACCATATTTGCATATTCTTCATCTGTTCCACCTTCTAATCCAATACTCATTGTTTTTACTTTTAATCCATGTTGTGCTGCAAATTTTGCTCCAATGCCTGCACACAAACTTGAATCTAAACCACCACTGCACATAAACATCATCTCTCTATCTGAATGCATACGTTGTTCTACACATTTTACAAAAGTATCTCGAATCTTTTGTTTCGCTTCATCTTCATCAAATATAGTGATTGGTATAGAATCAATAGAGAATGATTGATTTAATTTACTACAAAATTTTGCTTTTAAATTTTCATCAAGTTTAAAAGCAATAGTTTCAGTTGAATATGGTCTAAATTGTTCAGTTTTCATTTTATCTAAATATGGAATACTTGACAATTGTGACGATATACATAATGATTCGTAAGATTCTGTAGACGCAACATATAATGGTCGAACCCCGCCCATATCACGTGTCATAGAAATATGTATTTGGTCTTTAGTAATATCAACAATAATCATTGCAAATTCTCCAGATACTTCTTCTCCATTTAGTTCTTCATATAAATTTTTTAAACCAATTAATTGATATAAATGAATTAACATTTCACAGTCTGAATGTGACATTAATTTATCTTGAAGATTATATTTTTCAACTAAATATTCATAATTATAAATCTCACCATTGCACATTAAATATATAGTTCTATCTTCATCTTTAATAATAAATGGTTGCATACCCTTTGTTGTTAAATCCATAATTGCTAAACGATAAAAATTTAAATATAAAGTATAATCACCAAATTCTATTTTATTTTTAGATTCCATATCTGGACCACGGGGTTTAATCTTATCAGCGGTTTGTAAAATTGTTTGTTCATTATAAGAACCATTTTTAGCAAAATATAACCAGATTCCACACATTTTTTAAGTATAAATAAAATTAATCTATTGTTTATTTAAATCATTATTAAATCAATTTTTTATTTTTGAGAATATCAAATATATTAATAATAACCATATCAAATTGATTAATCTCTCGGCGACCCTTTATCATATTAAATTCACCATCATTACATATTTTAATAATTTCTACTTTTGCTTTTTCTGAAATTGTTTTTACTTTTAGAATTCTTGTTAAAATTCCTGTTAAAATCTCTGTTCCAGTAAAATTTGTAATTATTAAATTGAAAAATATATTTCGTATTTCATCAAAATATACACAATCTGCTTTTAATATTAGTTTAACTAACATATCTAATACAATTTTTTTATCTGTATTAACATCAAATAATTTTATTGTATTAAATATTTTTGCATACACATGTTTTATATTTAATAATATTTCATCTAATTTAATCTTTTTATTATCTATTAAAAATTTTATCTTTTGATCTTTAGAAATATCTTTATCTTTTGTAAAATTATTCATAAAAATTCTACATGAAGCAAAATATTTTTTATGATTACAAGTATCTGTTAAATTCTTTAATTTTGTATTTAAAATATTAAATAAGTTATTGCCAATATAATTTACATATCGATTTGAATTTTTATGAATAAAATCCAAGTTTAAAACCATTTTTTTTAATGTCTTAAATTCTTCATTCAGATATTTCGAAATAGTCACTTCACCAAGTTTCTCATATTCTATTATTAGTTCCTCAAATTGATTAAATATAAAATCCAAATATAAATCATTATTCTTAAATATTTGTAATGTCCATAATATTTCTTTCAAGTTATTACTATTTTTTACTAAATAACTTAATCTGTTTAATGACATATTTATATCTTCTTTATTACTAATACTTATTACATATTTTATAATATTGCTATCTGTTGGATATGTTAATTTAATACATTTGCAACGACTTATTAATGGTTTTATTATTTTACTAATTGAATTTGTCATAATAATAAATCTACATGTATCACTATATTTTTCTATTGTTCTCCGAAGTGAAAATTGTACACTTGATAACATGTGTTGAATATTATGTATCACAATTACTTTGAAATTATGTTTTGTTTTAAAAAAGTTATAATTTGTACTAGATGCATATTTTTTAACAACATCTTGTATTAAATAACGATCGTTGTTATTGCCTTTTGGAATAATATCTATATGATAATTACTTTCAATAAAATATTCTTCATTTGTTTTATTACCAGACCCTGAAACAATATATTTAACTTGTTTCACATCATCTACTTCATCTCCAAACAAATTTCTCAAAAATGTTCGAATCATCGTTTTCTTACCTATTCCATCCATTCCATGAAATATAAGATGTGGTATAGATTCATCGTCAGATATTGTTTTTAAAAAGTCATAAGTTTCTTTATGAAAATAGTTTTGATTATAACTATTGGGTATATATTTATCTATAAAAAACATCTATTGTTAATGATTTAATATTTTAGTATTCTTTAAATTATAATATAATCTAAAATCATTTTTTTATCAATTTTTTATTTAAATCATTTTTTATTTAAATCATTTTTTATTTTATATGAGTTATATTGGTGTCCATATTGATTCTACTCCAAATTCATTAATTGACCAAATAGAATATTATTCGAATAAAAAGTGTAATGTTATACAATTATTTGTATCCACAAATAAAAATGCAATACAATTTTATAAACCTATCAAAGAATTACAGAAAAAATTAAAATTTATTATTTCAGTTCATATATCTTATACTATCAATCTTGCATCAGACCCAAATAAATATTCTTGGAGTATTCGACAATTTATAGAAGAAATCAAAATTGCTCACCAAATTGGTGCATATGCCGTCGTCGTACATCTTGGTAAACAACTTGAACTATCAAAAGAATTAGCGATAAATAATATGTTAATAAATTTATTAAAAGTCATCAATGAAATAAAAGATTTGGATATTACTATTTTGATTGAAACATCTACTGGACAAGGAAGTGAAATGTGTTATGATTTAGATGATTTTAGTAGATTTTTTAATAAGATAAAAAATAAAAAAGTTGGTATATGTGTTGATACATGTCATATATTTAATGCTGGTTATGATATTAGAACTAAAAGTGGTGTAAATAAATATTTCAAAGATTTTGATTCAAAAATTGGATTACAATATATTAAATTAATTCATCTTAATGATAGTAAAAATAAATTGGGTGCAAATATTGATAGGCATACGAATATAGGAAGGGGATATATAGGTGAAGAAGGATTAAAACAAGTTTCGATGTTTTTCTCTAAATTGGGTGTACCTATTGTATTAGAAACACCCGATGAATTCATTAATGACGATTTAAAAAAATTACAGAAATTTACCCTAAAACCCTTTAAAATATAAATTTTAAATCTGTATTTATTATAATTATAAATGTTAAATACAATAATTATAATTAACAATGAACATTTTTTACCTATTGAATGTGAATAAGTTTCAAGTGAATTAATTACTGGAGAATATATTGATTCAGAATTTATTCCAGGTAAAGAATTATATCGTTGTCATCAGTATCTGTTATAATTGCATTGTACAGTTCTAATACTACAACTACTGCCACAACTAATGCAACTAATGCAACTAATGCAACTAATGCAACTAATGCAACTAATGCAACTAATGCACCTAATGCAACTAATGCACCTAATGCAACTAATGCACCTAATGCAACTAATGCAACTACAACTGCAAATACAACATTAACTGATAGACAAACTACATATTATGTTAATGCGTTAAATGCATCAGGTCTCTCCGCTCTTTAAAATAAATTATGTAACCAAATTATGTAACCAAATTATGTAACCAAATTATGTAACCAAATTATGTAACCAAATTATGTAAACAAATTATGTAACCAAATTATGTAACCAAATTATGTAACCAAATTATGTAACCAAATTATGTAACCAAATAAAATACATCATGTGATGTATATCTTCTTAAGTTAAAATCTAATAAGAATCCGTGTTTATCATAAAAACGTCTTAATTTCTTTTGTGTTGTATCATATATTAACATAAGACCATCACAATATTTTACATTTGATACTTTTTTAATATAGTTTAATAACTGACTTCCTACTCCTTGTGTTCTTAAATATTTTGCTACAAAAATATAAGATATGAACATTACTTTTCTACCGTCTTCTAAATGTACTATATCTGCTAATAAATAACCTCCTATTTTACCTTTATCCATAAATAATAATAATACTGCATCAGGATTGTCTAATGTTTTAGTAATAGTTTCTATATTATGATTTAATTTTGGTTCTGTCGAAAGTTCACGGAAGTTTTTATAAATAATATTTACAAGTAAGTCTTTACGCTGACTTGCTAATTCATCCTGTTCTAATTTAATAATTCCCATTCTATATTTTATATTATATTATTATATATTATAATATAATGTTGAAATATTCAATAATAATAATATTTTTATTAATTATTTGTATAATATTTTTAATTAATAAAAAAAATAATAATAAAGAGCATTACGATGCCCGTATTTCTGACGTAGATTCTTATGAAAAGTGTGCAAACCTATGTAGTTCTGTATATGGATGTAGTGGATTTGCTTATAATCCAAGTATTTATAAATGTTATTTAAGTAAATTTCCATTAACTGCACCACCTATTCCATCTGTATTTAGTAATGAATATCAATCTGAAAATGTTTATTGTAATAAAGCCCTACCTATACTATCTGATGCATCAATTAACAATGATTTATATGTTGACAATAAAATTTATGATTGTTATAAAAATAAAGCAGAACTAATTGGTAAAAAATATATAGATATAAATGCAAGAGAAAGACCAATACAATTTAATGATGTTCAAGGTTTAAAATCTGATCCTTATACAATTCAAAATTTAAATTGGCCAAAAACTAATTATGATATCAAATTTGATAATAAACTTAATATTTTATATGATGAACAAGATATATATTATGATATTGACCGTGCAAATGAACATGTTGGTACATATTTAAATCCTGGTATGTGCAAAACAGATACCAGTTTAGATAAATGTTTACAAGATTGTACAAATAATCCAGATTGCACCGGCGTTGAATATAATGTAAATTTTAAAAACTATGATAATGTTTGTTGTCCAAAATCTAAAATCGATAAAATAATTAAAAGAAGACATAATACAAAATATGGTTCATTTTATACTAAAAAAATTAATCAAAAATAAATTAAAATAATGTTATAAATAAATTAAAATAATGTTATAAATAAATTAAAATAATGTTATAAATAATGTTATTTATATATTCTTATTTCTTTTTTGTGATTTTCTTTGATCCTTTATCTTTCTTATCACAATTAAGTTTATCTTCTTTCTCTTGTTCTTCACTTAATTCTTTTACCCATTGTTTATAACTTACTTCAAATTCATATAATTCGCTTAACCATATTTCCTCTTCTGTTTTGTTTCTATAATTTTCTAGAACCTTACGAATATCTTCTAGTTGTGATTTTAATTCTTCAACCTTTTCATATGTTAAACTCCATAGAGGTAATTCAATAAGATATGAATAAGATTTATCAGGATTCATTACATTCTTAGTTAATTTAGGATATTTAAGTTCCACTAAACGATCAATAATTACTTCTTTCTTTTGTTTCTCAATTTTAATCTTTTTATCAAATATATCCTCAATGAATTTGACTTTATATTTTATAATGTTTAATTCATTCTCAAGAACTCCAATTTGATATGCTTTACGTTTTTTATAGAATGCTAAACGGTCTACATAAAATTCTTCTAGAATATCATGCACTGTTTCATATAGTGTTAACTTTCCATTTGAATCATATAAATGCATATTATTGAGTGAAATTGAAGTATTAAGTTTAAGATACTGTTCTAATTTATTGTTCTTAAGCAAGTCTTGTAATTCTGTAGGTTTGAATTTAATAGTCACGTCTACTTTATTAAGATATGGTTTTAAGTTAAAATCCAAAATCTTTTTATGTAAACTTGTTTCTTTTTTATCTACTATTTCAAGATTTGTTAATTCTAATTTATAATCTTCAATACTCTTAAAAATTGGAATTTCTGTAACGCGGACTGTTTCTTCATCAATAATTTCATAAATACCTTTCATAATATATTTATTATCATCTTTATCAGATGGTGTAATACTACCAATAAATCCACGATAATATGGATGGATATCTTCGTATTCTTCACGTTTAATAAAGTTTCTAAGTGCCTTTAATACATCAAGTGGATTAAATGGTGGTACGTCAGTTGAAAAACCTGTTCCGATACCAGTTGTACCATTAATTAGAATGATTGGGAGAATTGGTTTATATGATGTTGGTTCAACTTCTTTTCCTTCTTCTACAATAAAATCGAGAATTGGTTCATCTTCTTCTCGAAATATCTTATATGCTAACTTATTAGTTAGAGTAAAGATATAACGTGGAGAAGATGCATCTTTGCCCATTTCACGACGTGAACCAAAGTTTCCATTTGGTAGGAGCAAGTTAATATTATTACTTCCTGGAAAGTTTTGAGCCATACCGATAATTGCCCCCATTAATGACATTTCACCGTGGTGATATTCTGTTTCTGTACCGACATAACCAGAAAATTGGGCAACTTTAGTTTCTTTGGCATTCTTACCACGTTTAAATGATGCATATAAAATCTTCCGTAGAGATGGTTTAAGACCATCACATATTGATGGAATAGAACGAATGTTATCCGCATTTGAAAAATGAATCAATTCTTTATTTACGAAATCATCATATGATACATTACCAATAACTTCTAAAGTGTCATTTATATCAAACTTTTTCAACCATCCTTTGCGGTCATCTGCTCGTTTTTTATCAAACGCTAAAGTGATAATGTTATTTACTTTCTTAAGTTTTGCCTTTTGTAATTTACTAAGTCCCGATTTCTTTTTTGGAGTTTTCGTTTTAACTTTTTTAGTAGTCGATGATATAGACTTTGTATCTTCATTATCTGAATCTTTTTCAGTATGACTACTATTATTGTCATCATTGTGATTGTTGTCATTGTCATTGTCGTCATTGTCATCGTTGTCATCATCGTCCTCATCATCATCATCGCTTCCATCATCTTCTAGATTCTCTCCACAAACAAAATTAATTTGTTTCTTTTCAAAATCTAAAAAGGTTTGTTTTGCTTCATATGCAGTTGAAGTACCTAAACCCTTATAATATTTAGGTTTATCCCATTTACTAATATCTGAACCAATATCTTCTTCCCATTTCTTAAATTCCGATTGAGAATAAAAGATTAAAGGTTCTGCATTTTTCTTATCTGTTTTTTTGAATGTTTTGATAAGTGGAGTTTTTAAACATTGAATAAAGTCATCGCGTAGAATTAGTGATGGCCACATAAAGTGAATCATATTAATTACTAAACCTTTGATATGAGAGCCATCCGCATCTTGGTCAGTAAGAATAATAATTCCACCATAACGAAGTTCTTTAACATCTTTATATGTCATTCCTTGTTTTAATCCCATAATCCGTTTGAAAGAAATAAATTCTTCATTCTTAATAATTTGTTGCACAGTTGCACGACGAACATTAAGCATCTTACCCTTCAATGGGAACACGCCATATAATTTATTGCCAATAACTTGTAAACCATTGAGTGCAAAACTTTTTGCCGAATCTCCTTCTGTTAAAATTAGACGACATTTATGAGAGTTAATACCTCCTGCTTCTAATGCATCTTCTAATTTTAATACATCACGTAATTTATTAGTTTTTTTACCATCTGTTTTCTTCAATTCTTTATTTTCACGAAACTCAACTAAACTTACAACTTCGTCAATGATACCAGTTTTTGCAAACTTTTGTACACATTCATCGGGTAAATTAAATTTTGAACCGAACATAGATTGTTTAGTTGTCAATTTATCTTTTACTTGTGAATTAAATGTTGGGTCTTCAATCGAACAATCTAAAAATACTGTTATATTTGCCTTAATTTGATCCGGTTTTATTTTTAAATTTTTATTTTTCTTTACAATAATTTCAATAAGTTTATCACATAATTGGTCAACAATATATTTTACATGTGTGCCTCCATTATATGTTAAAATACCATTTACAAATGATACCTGATTATAACCTACGTTATTATCAAAAATTAATCCGACTTTCCATCGTCCATTATCTGATTCACTATAACATAAACTTTTTGGTGTCGATTCATAATACATATCAATATAGTCTGTAAATTTTGTAATCTTCACTTCTTCACCATTTAAAAATACTTTTACAGATTTTGAAGTACACGCAGCAATATCATAAACACGTTTACTAAATAATCCAATTAATTCATTGGTGATATTTTTAAATCCAAATCGTGGATAATCAGGAATAAAAGATACTGATGTATACGATGATGATTTTGAAGGTTTAATTTCTGGTTCAGTTCTATCGCGCATATTGTTACTAAAAGTCTGACGAAAATACTTCTTCTCATCATCGTCTACTGTTTCAATTGTAAATTCTTTTGAAAAAATATTCGTAAGTTTTGCACCAAAACCATTTTTACCACCAACTATCTTTCCTGTTTCTTCATAATTCGATGATGTACGTAGATGACCAAAAATCATCTCTGGTACATATTTTTTAAAGTCTTTATGAAACTTTACTTCAATCCCTGGACCATCATTCCAAATAGTAATCCGACCTGTATCTTTATCAAGTGTTATTTTGATGTTTTTACATGTCTTTGGGTTACGTACTGCATGGTCACGCGCATTAACTAGAATTTCATCTACTAATTTATAAATACCTGGAGAAAATAGAATCTCTTCTTTTTTAAACTTTTTAGTATTTTTATCAAAAATCCATAAATTTACTGTATTTGAATCTAGTGTACCTACGTACATATCAGACCGTTTCAAGATATGTTCAAGGTCAGTAAGATGCTTGTATTTATCTTCTACAGTAATAGGCTGGGTTGAGGTCTTTGAGGTCTTTGAGGACTTTGATGACTTTTGGGTCTTAGTGGACATTGTAGACATTGGTATAGTTATTGTGACTAATATATATTGTTTTTAAGTCTAATACTATAAATATCAATTTTTTATTATTTACTGGTTTTTAATCTATTTAAAATTCACTTAATAATATATAATTAATTAATGAGTACTAGGAATATACCAAATAAATATAATAACTATTTTGCCATCCCATATCAATCAAATATCGATATTGATGATAATTTAGTTAATCAAACTAAAGAACTAGTAGATATTAAAAAAGATAATGTAAGCCAAATGGGTACACCTCATGTGAATTATAATCCATTATATTCTCCTGCCGATTTAGTTGATTATGGTGTTCAGAGAAACTATTCGAATCGTTTAAATGGTAATATAATTAATGATAATAAATTTGACCCTTATCTAAATTATTTAAAAGAAGCTGGTTTAAGTAATGATTCGTCTAGTGTTAGATATAATGTTGAATATATTAATATAGATAGTTCACATAGAAAAAAGGATCCATATAACATAATTGATAAGAGTTTTGATTTGGTAGAAAATCCTCTAACCATTGTAGGAAACCACTTATTTATTAAATTAAAGGATGATAGTTTATATGTGGGACAAAAAATTATTATTAGTGGTTTGTATGGATCCGAAAAAACTTATAAAAAAACAGTGTCTAATGAATATATCAAATTTTATCAAAATTCACAATTTGTTGAAATTAATGTAAATGCAAATTTATCGTATATTCTATCAAATTATGCAAAGATTGATACTAGTAAAATGTTTGTAATTCTAGATAATATTGTTGGTAATAATTTAACTTCTTACATTGGAAATATACCAATCAATTTAATTAATAAAACACATAGAATATATTTAATTAATACTGATTCGAATAGTTACGGTGAAAATAAATTTTATATCAAATTACCAATTATATCTGATGGTACACAATGCACAAGTACATTTAATTTTACTATTAATTTTCAACATTATAATTGTATTCCAATCAATGAAATTAATGCAAATTATCCAGTCAATAATGAACATACAAATGGTTATCAAATTATTGATGTAATAGATACAGTATATAATAATGTTATCATGGTTAAAGTTTATCCACCAACTACGGAATATACAAATACTGTATTTACAAACTTTGGAGGTGATTCTATAACTGTGAATACAATTAAAGCAATCAGTAAAGGTTATCCTTATTCACATTCTTATACAATTGAATTACCAAAAGTGTATTCTAATATTATTCAAGTTAAATTAATATCATCTTTATTTCCAGATATATTTAAATCTTTTAGAGATAGTACATCTTCATTAAAAGCAAATAATAAATTATATTTTCAAGATATTGACAATGGTAATAATATATCAGTTATAGAATTGGAAGAGGGTACATATACAGATGAAGAATTTATTGTAAAAATGCAAACAAAATTCTCAGAAATTACAAGAATTACGGATAATGCAAATAGTTCATATGACAATAAATTTCATGTTATAATAAATATAGAAAGGAGTAGAAATTATATTGAATTTAATAATTATAGAAAAGCATTCTTAAAAAAAAGTATTGTTGCAGTAACTCCCCCTATTAATCAAAATAGTACAGATATTGGTTCGGGTACATATACTTTAACAATATTGCATCAAAATCATGGTATTAAAACAGTAGGAACTAGGGTAATATTCGCCGATTTTATTGAACACTTAGGTATTGATTCAAAATATTTAAATCAAAGTCATTTAATTAGTAATATTATTGATACAAATCGTTATGATATTGTATTAACAAATATTAATTTAAATATTACTAAAAATATTACTGGTGGTGGGTTCGCAAGTTATATTTTAGTACCATCTCTATTTAGATTACTATTTAATTATCCTGATTCTATGGGTGCACAAATTGGATTTAGAAATATTGGAGATCAAAATTCTATCACCGTATATGCATCTACTATTACAAATAAAGAATTATATGAAAATGAAACCATATACGATTCTTTAAGAAATATTAAAAACTATACAAATACATCTTTAACATTTAATAAAAATCAATATATAGCAATTACTTGTAAAGAATTACCTATTATGAAAAATACTTCAGCACCATATGATATCTTTGCAAAAATTAATTTAAAATCTTCCAATAATGAAGTATTAGTTGATAGTATTATATCGCCTCCTATATTCTATTATAATCCAATTCAAAGATTAAATCAATTAACATTTGAATTTTATGACCCCACAGGAGATAATTATGATTTTAATAATGTAGACCACTCCTTTGTTTTAGAATTTACTATGATTGATAATATCCCACAGAATACCGGACTAAACTCCAATACATCTAACGTTGTTTAATTAGAATTAAATTCTAAATTGTTTCTTTCTGTGCTTTTTCTAATACTAATTTATAAATATTTAAAACATTTGAATAATTAATTATTGAATTCATATATCCATCTACAAATTTCTTTATTAATTTCAAATTCGTTTCTGTATAATCTTTAAAATATGGAAATATCTTTTCTCTTAATTCTTTTATCATTAATGATGTCTCATCTAATTTTATAATTGCATTTGATTCTAATAATTTGATAATATAATTAAATGCTGAAGATATATCCCCGATATTGTCTTTATCGTATGAATCTTCATATAAATTCAAATTAATTTTTATTATCTTTTCAATAAGTGTATTCATGATATATGTGTCTAATTTAATACCTTTTACATTTGAAGATACTAATATTTGTTTTATCTTTTCATCGATTATTTTTGTATGTGATAATTCTGTTTGATATGTATTTACATCATATGGAAATTTTATTCTTAATTCTTCTCGTAATACTTTTTGTATAATATTCATTAAGTTAATACCAACGGTATGTGATAAGGTATGTTTAATAATATTTATTACAGAGTTTAATACATAATTGTCTCCATTATAATTATACTCCAATTCATTATAATCTTGTGCTAATTTTGATAATACTTTATCTAAATAACTTTGTAAAATAGTTATGTTTGGTAAATTTTCTAATGTATTGTACTTAGATATATAATTTGAAATGTTTTTAATTATCATTATTGAATCGTTATCATTATTCTTTATTGATTCTTTCCATAATAACATATATGTTTTTAAATCATCATTTAATGATACTCCTCCGTTATTAATAATATTTGATTGTATTGATTCATACATTGGAATAATATCCGATTTTAATTGTAGATTCTTTATTCTTCTCTTAATTTCATCTATATTTACTTTTAAACCAATATTTAATTTTTGTTTACTTTTTTCTAATGATTTATTATTTATATCCAATTGTGGTACATTAATATTTGTTAATTCTAATCGTAAGTTTCCTATCGTTTCATCTATTATTATATTTCTTGATTTTTTTGTTTTTGGATCAGCTTTCTCTAAATTTAAATTATCTATCTGTCTTTGTATATCGTCTGCTTTTTGCTTAGTTTTTGTATTTGTATTCATATTATCACCAATTACATTTTGTAAATAAGAGTTTTTATCTGTTGATTGTAATTTTGATAATGTATTTAATAAAGGAATTTGATATTTACCCATATTTAATATTTGATCTAATTCTTTTTGTTCTTGTTGACTCCAACCGTTAATATATTGTTTACCTATTGAATAAAAATAATGATTGAGTAATATTTCCATCATCGTATATATTTCTCTATGATATCTCATTTCTGATTGTATTTGTGTCTTTTTCATAATCATATTTTGTGACATCTCTATTAAATCTGTCATTATATTTTTATCCATAAACATTGTATAATAATAATTTAATTGTTCTAATGAACGATCATATGGTCTTACACCAAATAAGTTCTTACTATGTTTATTATAAACCGGTAACAATTTAACAAACTTTTTAATAATGTCCGGGTCATTCATATCCAATGCAGTAAATATTACAGTAGATCCTTCTTTATCCTTAATTGAAACGTCAGCTCTAAAGTCAATTAACAAATCTATTATCTCATAATTTATTGTGTAACATGTAGGAGGATCATTATCTAATATATTACGCGAATAACGTTTCTTAATGTTCATTTCATTTTTCTCTATTGATTTCTTATCAAATATATCTTCTGCATATGAATATATATATTCTGAAGTAGAATCTTTTAATATATTAGATATTAATTTTGTCGTATCTTCTACTAAAAATGTATTATCTCTCATATAATGTTCAATATCAAACTTTTCTGAACCTAATGATAATAATAAACCAAGATTCACTTTTAATTGTTTTAATAAATTTAATATTATTTCAAATTCTGCAGTTCTATTCGTTTTATATGCAAATCTATTAATTCCAGAAACAATTAAACTTTCAATATTAGAATTTAATAATTTATCTACACATGTTGCAATAATGATTAATATAACGCTCTTATCATTTACATCTAATCCTAATGTTGTCTTTGTTTTATCATATAATCCAAATATTAAATCTGCATATGATTGTAATTTTGCAGGAATTGGAGTATTTTTAATTTTAGCCTCAAGTATATTAAATGTATTTTGTAAAATATATCTTAGAATATAAAATTTAATAATTTTAATATGTTCGCTTAAATTTGATCCAATAATTGGAATAACCGAATCTTTTTTATCTGGACGTATTGGTGTTTTTATACCATACACGCCTTGTACATCTGTCACCACTGCATCATTTAAAAGTGCAGGAATTGTTGATTTAACTCCATATGTTAATGTTGGAATTGTTGGGTGTGTTACTGATAATAAATTTATCGATGGTTTATATAAAAAACCAATTGTTGGTAATTGTACAGTTTTTGTCCCATCATAATATGAAAAATATGAATTTTGATGTATTTGATATAAGTATTGTTCTATAAATAATTTCTTATTTTGTTCATTATTATTTGATAATATTTTTTGTAAATCATCATATTTAGATGGAAGACTATTAAATCTAGAAATACTTGATTCAAACATATTGTCTATATCGGAAGTATTACTGGTGTTAAAAAATCGATCAAAATCCACAAATTCATTAAAATATTTATTAATATATTTTATACTACACGATTCATTAATAATATCTATCGTATTATTTATACTATTATATGTCTCATTTAATAAAACATATGTATCATCTATTGTTTGTTTAACTTTTAGTTGGTCAAAATTTTGTAAAATCGAATCTAAATTCATTTGAAAATCTTTAAAATATGTATCTATCTTATGTGTTTTAGGTGGTACAGTTGTTATTGTTATTGTACCACCTAATACTATTTGTGTACATACATTTTGTAAAAACTCTTTTAATTCTAAATTTTTTGTATTTATATTTACTATTTCAGCATTTAATAAAGGTAAATAATTTGCTACAGATAATAAGATGTATTGTATCTGAACTGTCGAATCAAATATCACATTAAAATTAATAGAATCAAATTGTTTATTAAATTCTGCATCAATTATCTTTTTATTATTATCCAAAACAACTAATAATTTTCTTATTTCTCTCATTATCATCTTTAATTTTCTTATATAAAATTTTGAATTATTTATTTCTCCTAACGGATTTGTTGCAATATGTGGACCTAAAAATGGATTATTTGTATTAATATCATTTAACATATCACGAATCGTATTTCTTTCTTTAAAAGTTTTATCCACTTTTTCATCTAGTTTTTCATAAGTAAATGACCCGTGTTTTGGTGTCTCATTTAATTCTAATTCCGTTGGAGGAATAAGTGTGAGGGTACGTACACCTAAATTATTAACTTCGATTATCCTATTACCGCTTAAATCATATCCACTTGTTTTACCAATTTCTCTCGATTCAAAAGTTTCACGCCCTGTTCTATATAATGCTTCATATGTAAATATATCAATATATTGTTGATTAGTAATTGGTACGATTAATGCTGCATTTGGTATATTCGATTGTAAAACACCCGCACCATCAACTAATGTCGAATATATTTGTAATATTTGATATTGATAATTTAGTCTATTTAATAATCTATCTATTGATTTAATATATAAATTATCTATAATATTCATTTTTGTAATTAAATTTGAACTATTATTATCTAATTGACTAAATATTTTTGTCATTTTTGCTCGCATATTAAGTATGAGCGTATTTTTGAAATCAAAATTAACTTTCATAATTTTGTTTTTGGGATTATTATCAGGACCCCATCCATTTTGTGTATTGGGTTGAAACGTATTTGGTTTTAAAGCTAAATCTAATTTATTATTAAGTAATAGTTTTGCTATTGACATTTTAGTTTCATTTACAGCATTAAATATTTTATTAATCTTTACATCTTCAGAATCATTCGAAGTTAATATATCTATTACTTTCTTATTATCTTTTTCAAATACAGTATTTATATCACCTGAAAATATTGTATCTAAATTTGCTGCGGTATTACCAATATGAGTGAATAAATTTTGTATTTTTGGTTGACCATTGATAATCTTAATTAATTCCTTAATAATTAAATATGTATCACTCTTTTCTAATTTAAATTTTGTTTTATCTAATAATTCTTTTTTATTTTTTTTGGGACATTCTACAGTCTCACCAGATACTGCATAAAATAAAGGAGATTTATTATTCATATCTAAATTATTTGGATTATGTCCTGCTTCTAATAATATTTTTACTATTTCTGGTATTTGTGTTTTAACTGCTAAATGCAATGGGGTCGTTTGATTCGAATTATACGACATCTTTAATAAATTCTTCTCTTTCAAAAATCTAAATAATTCTATCTTATCACGTTTTGATAAATTCTCATTTTGTAGTATTTTATGTAAAATACTATCACCGGTTGTATCAACCATATCATTTACAGTTAATCCATTTTGTAAAATAAAATCTTTTATAGCTGATACTTTCCCTTCTATACATAATAAAAATAATTTACCAATTATCGACTGGTCTACTACCCTTTCTTGAAATAATGTTCTATTTATTTGTGGTGGAGGAGGTCTTGGTATATTACTTGGTTGAAATGATGCTTTACTTATAAATGTTTGAGGAATATTACGACTCATAATATAATAATATAGGTGAAAATAATTCTTATAATTTTATTTAATCTTAATTATCAAAAAGATTAAATATTAATTTAAAATGATGTTCTATAATCAATTACTGGTTTGCATTGTGCGGTTTTATCACCATTTACTCTAACATTGTTGTATCTAGCCATTTCTCTGTTGAAGTCGCCACTGGGTGGTGATGTTGGGCTGGTGTGTATGCATTCATTTGCTGAGCAACCATAATTCATCTTCATGTATGCCCATTCAGCATTCATAATTTTGCTTGCGTTTTGTTGTAAGAGACGTTTGTAATCGTAATCATTAGTTACACCATTAATAGAACGAATATATTGTTCTCTTCTTGTTGCATCTCTGTAATCGGTAAATGATGAATAATCCATAACTGCTGGACAATTCTTAAAAAAGTTATCTCTTGCTGAGGCCATTTTATATTATGTAATTAGATTTTTTATTTTGATTTATTAATTATAAATTCCTTCAGTTTTAAATAAAGTTCTTCTTTCTTATAAGGTTTTCTAATTGTTCCTTGTTGGTATGTCATTGGAACAGTTAATATCTTTGCTATTCTTTCTAAATCGGTCTTTGAATATGAACTAATATGGTTTAATTTTGTTATAGATAATATATTGTTTGTATCAATTGATTTAGATTCATTAATTTCTAACCGCTTTCCTTTATTTCCATTAGATGAACCTATTGTAATATTATCTAATTTAATTGAGTTATTATCTTCGTGTGAAGATACTACTGATTCATCATCATCGTCATCATCGCCATGTGATATTTCTTCCATTTCTTTATGATTATGTTGGATTATTTCATCCTCTTCTACTTCTTCGACGTGATTCTGTGGAATTGCTTCTACTTCTTCTTCTACTTCTTCGACGTGATTCTGTGAAATTGCTTCTTCCTCTTCTACTTCTTCGACGTGATTCTGTGAAATTGCTTCCTCTTCTACTTCTTCGACGCGGTTCTGTGAAATTGCTTCCTCTTCTACTTCTTCGACATGGTTCTGTGAAATTGCTTCCTCTTCTTCCTCTTCTTCTTCCTCTATTTGTTGTTTATTAAGTATTTTAGATGTAATACTTATAAATTCAGATGAAGTTGATGAATTATCTTTCAATCTTATCTTATTATCTGATTTTAATTTATCTGATTTTAATTTGGATGATTTATCTGATTTATCTGATTTATCTGATTTAAATTCATCTTTAAATTTAATTTTAAATTCACTATCTGATTTTTTTGCATCAGATAAATAATCTATTAAGTTCTTATTTCCATCCGATTCTGATTCTGTATAGTAATTTGACATACTTGTAACCATTTGTGAATTAATAGTATTAATTTTTTTTAATTGAATAACTAAATCATTATTATAATTCTTAATCTCACTAGTTATTAAATTTATTCTATTTTTCAAAGTTTTTATATTATTATTTACTCCTTGGTCAATTGAATCGTTTATTTTCTTTATTTGGTTTTTTTGAGAAAATAACTCTTTTAATATAACTACAATACCAATTATTAAGACAATTATCACAACGACTATGATGAGTTTAAAATCCATCTATATAACAAATAATTTAAAAAAATAAACAGAATTTTACGAAGAAAAAAATGAAAAGAAAACTATTTAATACAAAGATAATATTATATATTAAGTAAAAAATATGAAAAGACCTATTATATTAAAATCACAATTAATATTTATTGACCAGTCTCCTTCTGAATCTGATGAAATGTTTTATGATAGAATAAATTTTATATCAAAAAATTATGAAAAAAATGTAGACCTAAATATGATTATTAATATGTCAAAAATTTATTCTAATATAAAATATAAACATTCTAAGTATGATGAGTATATTCATAATGAACTTGAAAAATATTTAATTTAATTTAATTTAATTTAATTTTATTTTATTTTATTTTATTTTATTTATCTACCAGAATTTATTTTTTCATTAATGTATGTTGAATTAATTTGGTCTCCGGGTGTAACACGTGAAACATCTCCCCATTCTTTAAGACCAGCAACGGTACCTGATGTATTCATTGGGCAAACCGGACATTGTTTTTCAGCTACACATACTGGAGGATGGGGTGGAATTGGATACCATCTGTCTGGTGGTAAAAATGAATATGAAAAATCATCTACTTTAGTATCAATCTTTGCACCAATTGGTAAAGTATTATAATCAGTATATGGCATATCTGAGCCAAGTATACCGTTCTCCATACGTGAACCAGTGCTGGGATATCTTCTTGTAGGAGTATACATGTAAGCTAAATTGTCATCTTCGTTTGCAATTTTTTTTACATCTGTATTATCATTTAAATCAACTTTACATGATGTACATTCTTCTACTTCCGGAACTTGTTTTTGTGCAACTGAGTCAAGAGGTGTTACTTCAATTGGTCTTGTGTCTAATTCGGGTACATATGCTATAGTTGCAGTTTCTTGTTGAACTGATTTTGAACGTACGGAAGTTGATATAGATTGTAATTCTCTAGGTAATTCTCTTGTAGGTGTAGTTGTAGTTTCTGTTAAATGTTCTCCATGTGCAATAAAGTTATCAAAAATTAAATATGCAACAACTAAGACTAAAGAAATTATTAATGCGTCTCTATCTTCAAGTGGAGTTTTAGGGATAACGCGTAATAAATAAAATATACCTAAGAATATTGCAGCAATTGTTATAATTTTTTTTACAATTATCATTGATGTCATAATAATATATATTAATATAAGAAAAATATTAAGAACTATATTAAATTAATTTTTAACTTTTGACCAAATACTTATAAATAATAATGTAATTAACATTACTATCATCATTATAAATAATGATATTAAAGTGATATAATGTGGATAATACCTCTTATTTATATCCTCTAATACTGGTTCAATAATTGTTTTCATAATCTTGTCTCTATTCTTTTTCTTCTTTACTTGTTTTGTTATAGTATCAATTAAATTATCGGTCATTGGTCCAACATATGATTCCATATTTACTTAATAAATATATGATAAAATCTTATTCATAAAAAAACATACCTATATATATATATATCTGCGTATTTATATAAAATATCAAAAAATTACTAAATTATATCATGGATAAACAATTAAATAAACAATTAAAATGTGTTCTTAAAAATAAAAAATTCATTACGGTATTTGCTACAACTAATGAATTAAGTACAAATGATATGAATAATACCATAAAATTTAAATTAGATAATATATTCTTACCATTTGGTGTTGAAAGTTTTAATAATAAATATATATTAAATCTAGAACTTGAATCAACATCAAACACACATAACAATTATATCTCTACGTTGTTATCATTGGAAAAAAAAATATTAGAAAAGAAATATAATAGTGAAATAAATATTGAATCGGTATTAGTAAATAAAAAATTTGTTTCTTCAATAAAAGATAGTAAATTGGGTAATATTCTAAGAACACATATTACAGATTCTACTAAAATTTTTATACTAAAAAAAGATTCCAGTAAAATGGATATTGATAAAGAAAATCTTAAAGGGACTACTACTAACTTAATAATTTCTTTAAAAGGACTATGGGTTAATGATGATACTTACGGATTTTATTGGAATGTTAATTCTGTACAAATTACTAAATTTAATTAAAATTTAATCAGACTCTTCAGATTCAGTTGAAATACTTAATGTCTTGTTTGAATCTTCTGATTCTACTTTCTTTGATTTTTTTGTTACTGGTTTAGATTCTTTACCTTTCTTTTCTTTCTTTTCGTCCTTATCTACTTTTTTCTTATCTTTTTTTTCCTTCTTATCTTCTTTTGATGTTTCTGATGTTTCTGATTTTTCTGATTTACTTTTTTCACTAAAATATTGTTCTATTTCTTTACTTACTTGGTCAATATTGATACTTTTTAAAACATCTTTTGTTATATTCTTTTCCATTTCAACAGACCTATCGTAATTGCTTAATTCTGGATGTTTATCTTTAACCATTTTCCAAATTGCTGCTTTATAATTTCTTACTTTTTTATTTTCTTCTGGATTTTTTAAATCGAGTTTTAATATTTCAGCAATCTTTTCAATTGATCTTTCGTGAATATCATTTGATTGACGAGCAATATTACGTGCCATTTCTGATAATTCACTTGTTAATTTATTGTCAGTATCTGTATCAACTGACTCTTCAGTTTCATCTATTTCAATATCTTTTACATTTTTCTTTTTATTTATTTCTGGAGTTCTTGCTTCTGATTTTATTGGTTCACCATATGATAATTCTGAAAATGTTAATACTCTTCTACTCCCTTTTGATTTTGTTTTAGTAGATGTTTTACTTTGTTTACGGACACCACCTAATAATTGAGGCTCTGGTTTTTTACTTCCTCTTAAATTTTCTATCATCATTTCAGTGGTTGGTTCCATATATCTTGATGGTGGTTCTCCTGTGCGTGGAAGCACTGCTAATTCAACTGGTGTTATTATAGTATCGTCATCATCAATATTAGTTCTTCTAGATTTTATATCTAATTTCTTAAGCTTACTTAATAAATTATTTGCAACATCTTCAGTTCTAGTCCCTTCGCCATGTTCTCCGTTATGTTCTTCAGTATCTTGTGTAATGTTCTTTAATGCACTAATAGATACTGAATTTGGTAATTTGAATGTTTCGGATGGTTGTGATTGGCGCGATTGACGTGATTGACGTGATTGTTGGGATTGTTGGGATGGTTGGGAAAATCCTTGTACTATTTTTTCAAGTGCCGAATTAATTTCTATGTCCGACATCATGTTTCTATTTCTATCTGTACCAGTTGGAGTATCTTTAATAAATAAATCTGTAATGTCTGTCATGTCTGTCATGTCTGTCATATCGGTATTGTCTTTATTATGTAATGTTGATTTTATTGGTTGCGTCGTATGTGTGGGTTTTGTTTGTAATATGATTAATTGTGTAGGGTGTATCGTTTCAGATTTTGTTGTGTTATTTCTTGTTGTGTTTTCTACCGTATTTTGTTTATTAGTTTGCATAATTGCAGTTGGTACAATTGTAGTTGGTACAATTGCAGTTGCTGTCGATGTTGATGTATCTGTATCTGTTTTTATATAGTCTCCTTCATTATTTTTTAATTCTTTTTTACCTCCATTTTTAATAATAATATTTGCAATATCATATAATTGAAACATTACCGCATAATGTAAGGGTGAATTACCAAGTTTATCTTGTACATTAATCATATCTTTTAATGGATAATCTTTTGAGTTATTCATTATATCATTAAATAAATTTCTTATAGAATCATAACCATAAAAAATTATTAAATAATGTAAAATATTTCTTCCATATATATCTAATTTAGTTATATTTGAAAATTTAACTGTCATATTAGATAATATAAAAACAGCAATTTCTGGAGCACGTTGAGTAAATGCTTTTAATATTAATTCAGATACATCAGATACTTTATTATCAGGTGTATTTTTTGTCTTATCTATACTTGAATTATTTCTATTATAAGTATCTGATAATTCGGATCTTGTAAAAGTGAAACTATTTATATCATTGTTCATAATTATATATATATACTCAATAATATATTTTTAATATAAAAATTTATATTATAATTTTTTATTTTTTATCTTTGATTAATTTTTTTATCTTTGATTAATTATATATCATGGCTCTGTCTAATGAACAAAAAATTTTGATATTTCTTGCAATTCTTATTGTAGTTGGTTATTATGTTTACAATACTAACGAAACTAAACAAACCATTGAAAAATTACAAGGTGATACATCATCTGATAACGCTTCTAACGACTCTAACGACTCTAACGACTCTAACAGTTCAAGCGATAACTCTTCTATGGATAGCTCTTCACCATCATCTGAATCATCATACGACTCTGCTTCAAATGATTCAACTGTAGCAAGTGTAGCAAATAAACAATCTAATACTCAAAGAACAACAATAAGACGTGGAAAGAACGCCAATACTTCCGGTCAAACCAAACAAGTTTCATACAAAGATGGTCAACGTGGTGGTCCAGGTGAACTTGATAAATTCTTTATTAGCGGTAACGTAGAAAATGCTGCCGAAAATGCTGAATTCTCTCCATCAGATTTCGTTTCAGGCAATCTTGCCGCTTATTCATCAAAAAAGACAGATGAAGGTTTATTACCCGTTGAAGAAAAAGATTGGTTCGAAGATGTTACACCAACTAAAATCAAGAACCGTCATTTAATAAATATTTACAGACCAGTCGGTGTTAATACTATTAGCACATCACTCAAGAACCCATCACTTGATATCAGAGGTGCCCCTGCTAACCCCAAGACTGTTGTCTCACCATTTCTCAATTCATCTATTGAACCAGATCTCAACATTAAAGGATTATGTGTTTAAATAAAAAATTGAATAATATATATATTATTATTATTTAGTTAATTAATAATTTAACTAAATAAATGGAATCAATCGAAGAAATTATGGAAGATTATGAAAATAAACATAATAACGATAACAACATTAATAACAACATTAACAACATTAACAACATTAACAACATTAACAACAGTGATAACAACAGTGATAACCACACCACGAATAATGAATCAATCAATAATAATCAAAATGATGTTACCGATGATTTTAATGAAAATATAGAAAATATATTAAATGTTTATATACAATATTACAAAAAAGCATTTCCAGATAATAAACTCAATCATTTTTTTGATAATATTGTACAATATGATGATACTAATAAAATTATGGAGCACTTTTATGAATGTATTAATGATTATAAAGCATCAAAATATAAAGAATCATTAGAGTATGACTCAAATACTATAGATAATTTTGACGATGGTGCTTACATTTTACAAATTAATAATGAAAAAGTTAAAATGAGTGATAATATATTCTCTCTATTAATTGATATTATTAATTCAGTACATTCAGTACATTCTGATAATTGGTTTATTACTGAAAAATAATTTTTTTATTTAAAAAATAATCATTATATACATATATAATGAATAAAGTTGAACAAACGAAACGTCAAATTACAAAAATAAGTAAATCTAAAAAAGAAAAAAAAGAAAAGAAAGATAGTAGCGATATTAGTAGTTATGACTCACAAGATGATAATTTAACAAATGAAGATATACAAAAAGAAGCTAGAGATACTTATATGCAAACAGAATTATTAGAACGTATTACAAAATATCTTAGAATTGATAACAATATTAAAGAAAAGAAAAAAGAATTACAAGAATATATGAAAGCGGCAAAGAAACAAAAAGACGATATGGAAAAATATATTATTGGTTATTTAACAGAAGTACAAGAAGAATATATTAAAATTGATGGAGAAGGTAAATTAACTAAAACAGTTAGTACTCGCAAGGGAGCTATTAAAGTAGATAATATTAAAGAAGCAGTAAAGAAAGGTCTTATGAAAGAAAATATTAATTTGAATGAAAAGAAATTTAATGAAGTCTTATCTTCTATATTAAATATAGTTGAAGATAATAGACCACAAACAAAAAGAACATATATAAAAAGAACCGTACCACGTACCGCAAATAATAAAGATAAAGATAAAGATAAAGTTAAAGACAAAGTTAAAAATATTCATAATGAATCTAAAAAAACTAATAAAGAAGAACAATATAATTCTGATTCAGAAGAAGAATTACCAAAATATAAATAATAATTAATTATTATATTAATTTATTAATTTATAATTGAGGATTCCATATGTGGATGTATGGGGTGAGTGGTACATTAAATGTTGGTGTGAAAAATCTTGTTACACGATAAAGCATTGGTGTATAATGCCAGTAAACAATTGGTTGCGACATTCTCTTATATCTACTAAAATTAAAGTATGCATCATCATCATCGTCTGATGAATCAGCTTCTGATTTATCTTTATCATCTGAATCTGATGATGACGATGATGGAGATGGAGATTTCTTTTTACTTTCATATCTTTTCTTTTTTCCTCCTAATTGATTTGATATTTGTGACATTTTTGCACTTTTTACACCATCTATCGCTTTTAAAAAGTCACCCTTTAATTTTTGACTAATTGTGGGATGAATTGCATGTATACTAAAATTTGCCATTTTAGATCCTTTTGAAATTTTCTCTTTAATTTTAAAATGATATAATTCACCACCCGTTTGTTCTTTTACTGTTATATAGATTTGTGGGATATTGTTAGTAAGGTGAGGTGTTAAATCATTCCAAAATTGCTTTGCCGCATCTAATGATGAACCCGACTCATATACTGAATTAAATTGGCCTAAGATGCATGGATTAACTAATTCAAATTTAACCATTATATTATTATATAATTATATATATATTATTTAATTTCTAAAAAAAATTGAATTTAGAAATTTCTGAAAAAAACACATATAAAGTTTTTATATATAATTATCAATATCATGAAAGAGGACCGTATTATCGAATATAAAATTGAACATACCAACACTAGCAATTTCCGTAACTTATTTGAAGTTTTAGGTCAAGTACTACACGAAGTACGTCTTACACATATAAAACCTCTCAAACCTATACGGAATGACGAAAACTCAAATTCTGAAGATGAAGATGATGAAGATGAAGATGATGATAAAGATGATAAAGACACTAAGGACAATAAAAAAGATAGATTTGAGGATTCAGTAGACGATGACGAAACAACTGATAATTCTGATGACGATGATAGTAATTCTAATGCAAAGAAAAAGATTTCTGAAAAAAAGAAAGCGTTAGTTGCAAAAAAACCAATCCACTGGGATGCATCTAAAAAGGATCAAGGTGGTATTAAAATTCTAGAAATTAATGATTATAAATCTATTATTGTTCATGTAAGACTTCATGCAGAAAACTTTTATCGGTTTGATTGTAAATATGATTCTTATACAATCGGTTTAGAACCTCAAACGATGTTCAACTTTATCAAAAATATTGACAAAGAAGGTGTGATGACAGTTTATATTAATGAAAATAAAAAACAAATTATGAATATTGAATTAAATAATCAAGAAAAGAAAAATAAATCTACATATGAATTTAAACTTATGGATTTAAATGAAAGTAAACACGAATTACCTCATCCACAATTTGATGTTATTGTAGAAATGAAAACAGACGAATTTCATAATATGTGTAAAGAAATGCACACGCATGGAAAATATATGGCAATCGTTTGCACAGAAAAGAAGATTGAATTCAGATGTAAGGGTAACTCTGGTGTAATTAAAAAAGAATTTGAAAATGGCGGTAGTGTTGTTATCTCTCTAAAAGATGGTAAAAAAACAAGTGAACCAAAAATTATTAGCGAAGTATATGATTTACAAAATATTACTGCATTCAATAAATGCCGTTCTCTTTGTACTTATATTCAATTACTTCTTAAAAATAAATATCCTATGTTCGTTCGTTATGAAGTTGCAACACTCGGTGTAATGCAAGTTGGGTTCGTTCCAGTCAATGAAGATAATATTAATAAAAATATGAATTATAATGAAAAGAATGATCAATTCTATACAGAACCAGCTATTAAAATGAAATCAATTTAATGAAATCAATTTAATGAAATCAATTTAATGAAATCAATTTAATTTTATTTATATTTTTTATTTAATTTTATTTAATTTTATTTAATTTTATTTAATTAACTAGTTTATTACTCATTTTTGATAATATATTCTCACTTTGTACAATTGACGATTTACCTAAGGTTTGTGCAATATTTGACATATTTAATGAACCAAATTGTTCTTGACTTTTTAATTTATATGAAAAGAAACCAACTAAAATAATTAATATTAATATTATTAATTTATGCATAATAATATTAAATAATATTTTTAATTTATATAATTCATAAATGATTGAGTATTATTATATATTCCTTCACAATTATAAATAAAACATACTGATTTTTCATTATCATATAGTCTCCTTCTCAAAATTATCTCTTATACTGATTTTACATATTTCCATATTATTTTAAATTTATATTAAAATTTAAAATATATTACATATCGCGAAATAAATAAATAAATAAATAAATAAATAAATAAATAAATAAATAAATAAATAAATAAATAAATAAATAAATAAATAAATAAATAAATAAATAAATAAATAAATAAATACAAACTCCGGTTTTAAATAAATAAAGTTAAAATCGTTGTTTGAATTTATTTATTATTCAAACTCCGGTTTAATTTGTTTATATTGAATACTAATCTTACCATCATTTGTAAGTAAACTCTTACTTTGCTTTTGCATTTCAACATTAAATTTATTCATGAGTGGAACTGGTAAATCTTTTGAAAAGTCATGCTCTGGTGAATATGACTTTGTCCAAATTTTAATTAGTGAACTACGCTTTTTGACAGAATATGAAATTCCATTAATGTTTTTATTTTGTCCAATAAATGTTTCGTTCATAATTAATAGTGATATTAGATTGAATACTTCTGTTGATAAATCTGTTTTCATACCTCGTTGGATTGAATCAATCTTTAGTGAACATATACCTCCAAACTTGTTATTCACATCTTCCCAAATTGGTGCAACCTCTTCCCGCATAATAAAGATTTGATTTTGATATGTATTAAGAAGTTGAAAATTATTAAAAAATCGCCAAAATGAACCTATCGAGTTTATTACATATATCTTTTGATATCCGCTAAGTGTCCAATCTGGACAATTAATTTTATGCACCCATACCGTCCAATATGAATTTAATTTTTTGTCATTGCCAATTTCTCCATATGTTTTATTCTCATCATAAATTTGTTTATTATCTAATAGTTTCTCATCACGTATAACATTTTGACCATCTCTATATTCACGATTGTCACGTGTGTCGCGTGTGTCACGTGTGTCGCGTGTGTCACGTGTGTCGCGTGTGTCACGTGTGTCACTATGATTATCATCAAACTTGTTTTTATAACGTCTTCCCTTTTTCTCAAATATTTCGGCATCCATTGATGTATCTACAGTATCTACAGTATCTACAGTATCTACAGTATCAACAGTATCTACAGTATCAACAGTATCAACAGTATTTACAGTATCTACAGTATCTACAGTATTTCCCGTATCTACTTTTTTTTCATCATTGTTCAAATTATCAGTAACTTTAGATACTACTTCTTGTGTTACTTCTTCTTGTGTTACTTCTTCTTCATAATCAGAATTGTCTTTGTTGTCTTCATTGTCTTCATTGTCTGAATTGTCGATAGTTAAAAGTGAAAATGTGTTACGTTTATTATTGCTCATTGTGAATAGTTTTAAATTATTGGTTTAGTCTTTAATTCATTTATTTTCAATTTTTTTAAAATCAATTTTTTAAAATCAATTTTTTAAAATCAATTTTTTAAGTTTTTGTTGGCTCAATCTCTTCAGATTCATTCAAATAATCATCATATTGATTTTTTCTTTTTATAAAAATAAATAAAATAAATAAATATAAATAAAATTTAATAAAATTTAATAAAATTTAATAAAATTTAATAAAATTTAATAAAATGCTCCTACAAATGATGATAATAATAATGATTCAGATACAGTAATAAAACTATTCTGCTCTAGATTTTTTAAATTTAATACTATTTTGGAAAATTTAGCCACACTAATTTTATCATCTATAAAGTTTATTTTTAATTTCAAATGCATCTCATTTATTATATCCAATAATAAATACTGATTATCCATAATTATTTTTCCAATTTCTTGAAGTGCATCATAATATGATTTTTTAAATACTATATTATATATTAAATCTATTTCAGAACTTGTTGGATATCCTATACATTTCGATACATTATCATATGTAATTATTTTATATGCCATATATATCGATTGCAAATTATTTAATACTTTTCTCATGTCACCATTTGAAACTTTAATAATCATATTTAATCCATCTTTCGTATATGATATTTTTTGTTCTTTACAAATTCGTTCTATTCGTGTATATATGTCGTCTGGATTTAACGGTGCAAAACGAAAGTTAGTACATCTAGATTGTATCGCCGGGTCTATATTTTTTAATTTATTACATATCAAACAAAATCGTGCAGTACTTGTAAAATCTTCTATCATTCGACGTAACATACCTTGTGCACTGATTGTCATTGCGTCCGCTTCATCTAATATTACTAATTTAAATGGTATTGAATGTGGTGAAAAATTCTTTGTCATTACAAAATCTTTTACTTTATTTCTAATTACTTCAATACCTCTTTCTTCTGATGCATTAATATGCATGGTCATTGTACTAAATGTTTGTCCGTATAATTCTTTTGCACATGCTACGATTACTGATGTTTTTCCAGTACCAGATGGACCACATATTAGTAAATGTGGTAGATATTCTTTTTTAACATAATCTTTTAAAGTATCTACTATTTGATTATTTGAAATTATTTCATCTAATTCTTGAGGTCTAAATTTCTCAACCCATGGTAAATATTTGATATCTTTATGTTTTTCAGGTTCCGTATTTTGTTTAAAATCATCATATATATCAAAATATTTCTCCGTATATTTTGATAATGGCATTAAATTTGACATTAAATGTGGCATTAAATTCGGCATTAAATAAGATACTTTAATATATAATATATATTATTTTAATACATTTATTAATAAAATATCAATTTTTATTTATTTATGATACTTAATAAATTGTTACTAATTATTTTATTATAAATGGAAACAATACCAATTATAGAGGATACCACTGGTTGGTGTGGTGAAATATCTCTATGTTTGCCAAAAACACGTGACGGTTTTGGATATATTTTTAATTCTATATTTTCACATAATATACAAATTTTCACGATTAAAGATAATAAATTAATAAGATTAAAAATATCTTATATATTTTGTAAAATACCCTTAATTAGAAGATTTTTTAATAAAAAAGGTGACTTCTTTTGTATTGTAAATAATAAATTTGGATTACATAAGACAATATTTAAAAATACCGATATATTAGAAATTATAAAAGTGCAAAAAAGTTTAAATATTTTGAATAAAACTGATAATTTATTTGATAATAAAATTCTAGAATCTATTAAATTGATACACGATGACAACACTAAATTTGATTTTACTAAAAAAATCGTAAATATTGATAAAAGTTTAAATATGACATTAAAAGATTTTTTTTACTATCATAATATATTTTATAATACAGATGACAAAATTTATATTAAATTTACTGATTATACTACATTTAACGAGATTGAAACCATTGAAGGATTAAATAAATATTATCATAAAAATATTAATGAACTAATTACATCATAATTAACTATAATAACACTAAATTAATAGTATAAAATAAGACTATAAAATAAGACTATAAAATAACACTATAAAATATCATACAATTAATGTAAAAAAAGGTATGATAACTATAAATTATAAAAAAAATGAATTTGTAATAGATTATAATATAATTACTTAAATTTATATTATATATATATATTATCAATGGATACCCCTATATTTGCATTTGACCGTAATGTCCGCCCTATTGACCATATCGAATTCGATGTCTTAGGTAACGATGAAATAAAAGGCCGTTCCGCCCTAGGTAGAAATACTCACGGTATCGAATTTGCTGAAATCCATGAAAATAATGAAGCTAAAACTAATGGTTTAGCTGACCCCCGTCTTGGTACGGTGGATAATAATAGTATTTGTGCCACATGTGGTTATAATACAAATTTCTGTCCTGGTCATACTGGTCATATGGATTTAGTTGACCCATTTTTTCATATTGGATTTTTGGATCATATTAAAAAGATTTTAGATTGTATTTGTCTTAAATGTTCTCGTGTTTTAATTCATCGCAATGAAAGTAAAATTGAAGATATTTTAAAAACTAAAATTGGTAAGGCTCGTTTAATCGAAGTTGCTAATCTTAGTAAATCTATTAGTTATTGTACAAATTGTGGTTCACATGTTCCAAAAATCAGAGTAGAAGTTAAAAAATCTTCTGCTACTATTTCTGTAATTGCAGAAACTGATTTAGAAAATATTAAAGATGAGACTCTTTTAGTTGATGGTAAAAAGAAAATTAGTTATAATCTTACCCCTGAAATAGTTTATGAAAAACTTAAAAATATTTCTGATGATGAATGTCGTATTATTGGTTTACAACCTGAACGTACTCGTCCTGAATATATGATTCATAAAACATTTTTAATTCCTCCTATCGCTATTCGTCCATCTGCTAAAGGTGATTTTGGCGGTGGTGCTATTATGGAAGATGGTTTAACACATCGTTTGGTTGATATTACAAAGTTTAATTATAAACTTTTAAAACAAAAAGAAACTGGTGGTGACGCTGTTTCAAAATATAGTAAAGACCAATCTACTCTATTACAATATCATATTGCCGCATACTTTGATAAAGATTTAATTTCTACGCCAAAAGGCGATGGTGATAAATATAGATCCTTAGCTCCAGGTATTAAAGCTAAAGAAGGACGTATTCGTGGTAACTTGATGGGTAAACGTACTGACTTTACTGCTCGTACTGTAATTACTAGTGACCCAGTTATTGATTACAATCAATTGCGCGTTCCTGTTAAAATTGCTATGAATATTACTTTTCCAGAAGTCGTTACACCATATAATATTGATTACCTACGCGATTTAATTCGTAAAGGTCGTGATAATTATCCTGGTGCTAACTTCGTTTTTCCAGTTAGTAATATGACCGCTGGGCAAACTATATGGCCTATTGATTTACGTTTTCGTAAAGAACAAGTTGAACTTCATTATGGTGACATTGTTGAACGTCATCTTAAATCAGGTGACATTGTTTTACTCAATCGTCAACCAACCCTTCATAAACAAAGTATGATGGGTCATCGTATCAAAGTTATTAACGATCCAAGTCTTATGACGTTCGGATTGTCAGTTGCAGTAACAAAACCTTACAATGCCGATGAAAAAAAGTGATAGAAGCTCGCATTTCAATCACATAAATTTCCAATCATCAACGTCGGCAACAGGAGGCGTGAAAAGCGTGTTACCTCCTAGTGTATAATTTAATAAAAATTATATGCAAAACACCTTGAAGCGGGAAACCCCTTAGAGCTCAAACTACCACCTTTTATGAGAAATTGTAAACAGGGAACTCGGTTAATAGCCGAAACCAATGGTAACAATGTTTGAGATTGGGCAATCCGCAGTTTACCACCTAAATCCGTTTGACAGGATATGGTGGGGCTTCAACGACTGAACGGGTGTTGGTGAACAATGATGGACTAGTCATCCAGAGTTTGCTTAAGATACAGTCTGCCCCCATAGGAAACTATGGGGAATCAGCGTTTGATGGGGATAGACTTTTGTCCCAAACAGTAGACTGCTGTCAAGGTTGCTGAATACACCTTGATAGGAAAACAGTGTAAATTCAGTTTTCAATATAATCTACTAGTGATTTAATAATAATATTAAATTGCAAGATTCCCAAATTGCGGGGATGTCCTAAAGCTTAACATACTAACTCATGTGCGAAAGTGCATGAGGGGGGCGCGTAATGGCGTTCGTTATAATTCTTCAGAATTATATTCTTCAAAAAATGAAATTAATATGTCTTCTCATTTAAAAATAATATACTTATATAAAGTATAAATGGAACCAATATTAGAATTAAAAGATAAAGATAAAGTTTCTGGTGAAATATATTTAATAACCAATATAATTGATAATAAATTATATGTTGGTCAAACAAGAAGTCATCGTATGAATAAGGATAAATATAGACCATTTGGTTCAATCGGTAGATTTAAAGATCATATTAGCGAAGCAATTAATAACACAAAAAAATATCAATGTGTTTACTTAAATAATGCTATTCGTAAATATGGTTCTGATAAATTTAAAATTGAACTAATAGAAAAATGTGAGGTTAAAGATTTAGATAAAAAAGAACAATATTATATTTCAAAATATAATACTCTTTTTCCTAATGGATATAATCTAACTATTGGTGGTCAAGTTTTACCAAGTGATAATAATGTTGTCAATAATGCACAAAAGAACGTACCTAAAAAACGAGGTCGTGATTTTGGTTTTAAGCATACTGATGAAACAATTAATAAGATGAAAGAACGTTTAACAGATGAAAATTTGTTAAAAGCCAAAAAGAATACAATGGCAACGGCAATGACTTCTTATTATGACAACAAGAAAATCGAAATATTATCAACATATAATTTAGATGATGACGTAAATAAATATATAAAACCAGTTTGTAAAAAGAATTCTAAAGAAGTTCACGGTTACATAATTCGTATTGATAGACGTAAATTAACATTAGCAAAAGAAGATGATTCTCTTGAGCAAAAATATCAACGTCTATTAGATATTTTAACGAAAGTTAAAAAACAACAATCTGAATTAAAATGTAATGAAGACACAAATACAATGAAGAATAAAAAAAGAATTATTAAGTAAAAATTGTTAAGATGTGTGAAAACAAAATGGATTATCCGCAGCCACTGATCTAAGTCCGCTATGATAGGATATGATTGGGGTTCAGAGACTTTAAGGGTATCGGTCAATAATGATGGTCTAATCAACCTGAATTGGCTTAAGATAAAGTCCAATAGCTCTTCGAAAGGAGAGATGCTATCTGTCTTAAAAAGTGAGTCTAAATTAATATATTCGTATATTAACATGATGAACGGGCAGTGATTGGAAATGAATATTTTTATACCACAGAGTATACAAACTCAGATTGAGTTAGAAGAAATTGCTGATGTTAAACGGCAAATTATTTCACCTAGTTCTTCAAGAACTAGTATTGGTTTAGTACAAGATGGTTTAGTCGGTGCTTACAATCTTACTGGACCAACTGTTAAAATTGATTGGCGTAATGCTATGAACATTATGTCTTATACCAGTTTTGAAGATATGAGAAAATTCGAAAAAGATAAGAAATATACTGGTCAAGAAGTATTCTCACTTATTATTCCTCCAGGTATTAATATTAATGGTGATAATAACTTCCAAGTAAAAGATTCAGTTCTTATGCCTGGTTCTCGTCTTAGTAAAGATGTGCTTGGTGAAAAGAAAAAGTTTGCCTTACATCAATTGATTTGGGACGAGTATGGTACTGAACAAACAAAAACTTTCATTGATAATGCTCAAAAACTTGTAAACAACTTTAACTTATATAATGGTTTTAGTGTTGGTTATGGTGACGCATGTGTTGATAAATCTGTAAAAGATAACATTGATAAATACTTTATCACTCTTAATCAAAAGATTGACCATATGATTACAGAACTTGAAAACAATCCTGATATGATGGATAAAGACGTATTTGAATTTAAATTACAACAAGAATATGGTATTGTACTTGATTCTGTTGCTAAAGTTGTTGTAGCAAGTTTACCCCCAACCAACTCATTCTATGTCATGTGCGACAAAGGTGGTTCTGGTTCAAAGGGTTCACTCCCCAACATTGGTCAAATTATTGGTTGTTTAGGTCTTCTTGCCGTTGAAGGTAAGATTGCTCCTAAAAAATATAATAATCGTACTCTTGCATATTTTCATCAACACGATGATCGTGGTGCAAGCCGTGGTCTAGTTCGTGAATCTTATATTGATGGATTAAGTTTTCCATCATTCACATTTTTATTGATGGCAGGCCGCGAAGGTATCATAGACTCTGCTTTAAAAACCGCGGATAGTGGGTACGCGCAACGTCGTTTAGTTAAATCTGAAGAAGATGCAATGATTAAATATGACTGTAGTGTAAGAACTGCAAATGAAATGTTATTACAACTTGTATATGGTGATTCTGGTTCAGATATTACTAAACAATATGAATACAACGTTGATATGGCTAAAATGTCTAATGAAGAACTTAAGAAACGGTTCTCTTTCACTTCTGAAGAATTGAAAGCATACAAAGACTTTAAATCTTCAGACAATGAAAAAATATTTGATATGATTAAACATATGCGTGATGAATTTAGAGTATGTATGAAGAAAGCTCGTTGTGATTTCAAATCTGTTATTACTAAAGTTGCTTTCCCTCTGAATTTCACACGTATCATTGACAATACTATTGCTAATAAATCACTACAAAAAGGTGAACTAGTTGACCCATTATATGTTTACAATGAAATTGAACGTATTTTAGATAATAAATATCTAACTTTAGTACCTATGACTCAAAGTGAAAGAGATAATAAAAAATCCATTAAGAATATGGATGAACAAATTTTTAAGACATTCTTAAAGACCGCTCTATATAATAGTATGGCTCCTAAGAAATGTTGTATTGAAAAGAAACTTACTCTGCTTCAATTCGATACTATTATTAAGACTATCATTTCAACATACAATCGTAGTGTTGTTCAACCAGGTGAAATGGTTGGTGTTATGAGTGCACAAGCTTTAGGTGAACCTTTAACACAATTAACACTTAACACTTTCCACGCTGCTGGTCTTAAAACTATGAGTTCTACTCTTCATGGTGGTGCACGTGTAAAAGAAATTCTGGGTGTAAGTAAGAAAATCAAAACACCTCAATTACTTATTCAATTGATTCCCGAATATGCAACTAATAAAGAAATGGCACGCAAGGTTGCTTCAAATCTTAAGTATACTACAATTGGTGATATTCGCGGTCGCATTAATGTTTATTATGAACCTGATCCCGATGAAGCTAATAGTATTATGAAAGAAGATAATGTTAAGAATGTATATTATAATCAAAAGTCAAGTAAGAACTCTTGTCAATCTGATTATAAAGGTTTACCATGGTTAATGAGAATTGAAATTGTTAAAGAAAAAATGCTTGAAAAAGAAATCTCTCTAATTGATATTAAGAGTAAATTCTGTAACTGGTGGGAAAAACGTTATGTTGATTCCAAACTTCTCAAGAAAGAAGAAAAGAAAGTAATTAATAAGATTACAAATATCGCGGTCCTATCTAATACTGACAATGACTTACAACCTGTAATTCATATTCGATTTAATGTGAAAGATGTTGATAAGACTCGTGACCCATTTAATCGTGAAATGATTAATGAATTTATTGACCAAATTATTGATAAGTTTAAATTAAAAGGTATTGAATCAATTAGTAATATTGATGATATTGCACCAGAAAAATTTATGGTTGTTGATAAAGAAACTGGAGAACTTAAACAAGAAGAACAATATATGATTTATACCGCTGGTACAAATCTTGTTGATATTCGTTACCTAGTTGGTATTGATATATATAATACTATCAGTAATGATATCGTAGATGTTTATAAACATTTTGGTATTGAAATTGCCAGAACTCGTCTACTTCGTGAATTATATGATGCTTATGATAGAGCTGGTCAATCAGTCAGTTATACTAATATCTCTGTCCTAATTGATATTATGACAAGTAATGGTATTCTCATGTCAATCGATCGTCATGGTATGAATAAATCTGATACTGATGTACTCGGTCGTGCTTCTTTTGAAAGAGCCGTTGACCAAATTCTTACCGCTGGTGTATTCGGTGAAACTGACCATATGAGAGGTGTCTCGTCGCGTGTTATGGCAGGTCTTGTGATTAAAGGTGGTACTGGTTATTGTGATGTAATCTTAGATACTAATGCAATTGAAAAATCAGAATACAGTGATGAAACTAATAAGTATAGAACACATGTTGAAATTATTACTGATGCTGTTGCAAAAGATATTATGAAGAATGATGTTGGTGATATGTTCATTCCAGAATAAAAAAAATGATTTATTTATAATTTGTTAATTAATTAATAAAAATATTATTAATTAAAATGAAATTCAAAAAAGTTATTAAAGTTACATATGATGCAGATGAAGAAGACAACACGAATGTATCATATACTGATTCTAAACAACACATTTATTATAAATATAAATATCCAAAATGTTATTTATGTTGTAAATATAAAAAAAAGGTTTTTAGAAAAAAAATTATTAAAATAAATAATAAGAATATTAAGAATAATAAGAATAATAAGAATAATAAGAATATCATAGTTGATGATTTTATAAATTTATTTGAATCACTTAAAATTAAATCTTAATTACTTTATCTGCAACTACTTTTTCTAATTTTACTTTATCTTTTTTAAAATCATATATACAATTATGAGATTCTGGTAAACGATGTGCACTACAATATTTTTGTTTACATCTACATTCCATATCAAAAATTTTAAGTTTAGTTTTACAAGTATTCTCATTGCATAAATTTTTATTTATTGTATGATTGTTATCAATAGTCATAGTCATATTCATCTTATCAACTTCCATTATATTATAGTACAAAATATTTAAAATTAATTAATTAAATATTTTTAAATTCATTTTTTTATTGAACATCATTGTTTCGATATTAATTAATCATCATTAATTTAAAATATAAAAAGCGCGAAGCTTGCTAAAACCGATTTTTTTACTTTATGCAATAAAGTAAAAAAATAGCATTTAGTAAATTACGTGCATTCTATATCTTAAATTAATGAGGGTTAAACAAAGTTTAACCCTCATTAATTTAAGATATAGAATGCACGTAATTTACTAAATCCATTAAAATCGCTGGCAGCAGCAACAGTATATGCACCAAAGTTTGGAATAAAACACCATTCACCAATTGCGAGTTCTGGTAATTGAATATCTTCACATACAGTATCCATACTATCACATGTTGGTCCAAATACTGTTGAATTATAATTCTCTCCATCACGTTCATTGTATGGAAGTATTTGTGGTTTCTGGTGGTCAAATACTATACAATTAAATGAACCATATATACCATCATTCATCGAATAACAAAATGTTTTATTCCCATCAACGTTTCTTATTTTCTTTCCAATCACATTCACTAATAAAGTATGTGACGATTGTACAAAAAATCTTCCTGGTTCTGAAATAAATTTTAAATGCGGTGCAGTTTCATCTAGAATATTATTATCATAATTTTCAATAAAATAATTATCCATAAATAAATCTCTTACTGCTGTATTAATTTCAATACTAATATCTTTTAATAATTTCTTTGACTTTTCATCTTGATATCCTGGAAATCCTCCTCCAATATCTAACATACTAAAAGTAAATCCAATATCTTTCGCCGTAGTAAAAACTCTAGAACACATCTCTAGAGCACGATAATATTGTGTAGCATCATAACATCCACTACCTACATGAAACGATATACCTGTCACATTCAAATTCATACCTTTTGCCAATTTTAATAAATCTGATACTTCACTTTCATCTGCTCCGAATTTCTTAGAAAATTTACAAAGAGAGTTACGATCATCTACTTTTAATCTAAGTAGAAGTTTACATTTTGGATGATATAATTTAATCTTATATAATTCATCTTCTGAATCAAATACACTTGTATCAACATCTATTGATCTTGCATACTGAATACTTGAACACTCTTTATACGGATTTGCATAAATTACATTATCTATATCTCCAACATAATCTTTCACTAAATTTATCTCATTCTTACTTGCTACATCAAAACCTGTACCTAATAAACTAAGTAATTGACATATAACATTGTTTGGATTACATTTTACTGCATATCTTGGTTCAATATATGGAAATAATTCTAACCATACCTTATATTGACGAATAATCTCTCCTAAATTTATTATGTAAAATGCTGTAGTTGGATTATTCGTTTCAAAAATTTGTTGAATCATTTCGTATATATCTAAATCTTTATTCTTTGATGGTAATAATACATTATTTTCTTTTAAAAAGAGCGATAGCTCTGAATATTCTGCTTCAATATCAATCATAATTTTATTATTATATGTTCTATTATCTTTAATATAGTTACAAAAATTGAAAATATAATCACATCACAATAATATTATAATATACAATATTACTCAAAATGACTCAAGTATCTGAACCAATATCTGAATTAATATATGAACTCAAATCACTTCACCTATTTATTTCAAAATCTATTTTATTAACAAATAATGTATTTATGCTAAATTTGGATATGACTAAAAACTCTTATTATACACTAAAAAAAGTATGTGATTACAATACTGCACCATTATATGGAAGTATTAAAATATATAATCCTAATAATATTAATCTCAATAATTCAGAAATTATGTCTACACTAAATTATTCTCCCAAATATAATAATTTTATCATTAAAAGTGTTACAGTCATTGATAAAGTATATAAACATAATAATTCATATAATAAATCATTTAATAAACGCATTATTAATAATATAATGAATATACCATTATAATACAATAATAATGATTAATTAATACCTTTTTTTATTCATAATTATCCTCCAATATTATCAACCTTAAAAAATAGTATAAAAAATTGATTTTTAAACTATTTAAAATCATACTTCAAATGTATAATTCATATTAATAACCATGACCAAATCTACTAAAACCTCAACTAAAGTTGTTGCTGACCACGTCGACGAGACTGTAACCCCTACAGATACTGATGAAGTGACCAGCTATATTAATGCTAACGAATTTGACATTAAAAAGTTTCTCGTTAAACCAGTTGAAGAAAAGATGGGTACTAAATCTCAATATATGGCATTTCCTAAAATTAAAGGTAAGACATCTAAAGATGACGAAAGTGTAATTATTGTTACTGAACCTATTAAAATGACTAAGGGTGGTATTCCAAAGATTGACGGCGAATACAAAAAGAGCGATAAAGACCGTGAATTCTTTTGGCTTGGTGAAGATAAAACTCAACAATCATGCGTTGACCTATTCAATGGTCTCCGTAAAATTGATGAACGTTATTCTACACTAATTGCGGACAATGAAAATAGTAAAATTATTCATCATCTTAAAGAAGGAAAGAAAGTTGCACTTGATAAACTTGAATATGTTTCTCTTGTTCGTGAATCTGGTTCACCAGATAACGCAAAAGATTCTGAAAAACAATATGAACCATATGACCGCATTAAAGTACGTTTCAGTACTAAATATGATGCTGATAAAGCTGAAGGCGAACCAAGCGAAATTACTACACATCTCTTTCTTCTTGATAACGAAGAACCAGAGCCATACACTAGCGTAACAGATTTTGAAAAAAGTCTTCGTTGGAATTGTGAAGCTCGTTTTGTTCTAATGGTTAACAAATTCTGGGCAATGAAAGCTCTCAAGAACAAGAAACGTGAATGTGGTTTTACAGTTAAATGTCTACAAATTTATATTACTAAAGTTTCAACTAGCGGAGCTGGTGTAACTCAAGTAGAAAAGTTTCGTAAACGTCTCTTTGCATCTGCACCATCACCACAAGTTACATCAGTTGCATCAGTTGCATCAGTTGCATCAGTTGCATCAGTTGCAACTTCTGCACCAAAAGTAACCAAGAAGAATGATACTGAATCAGAAGATTCAGATTCTGACGATGAAGTTGCTCCACCTAAAAAAGATACTAAACCAGTAAACAAGACTAAGAAGGTAGAATCAGAAGAATCAGAAGAATCAGAAGAATCGGATGAGTCGGATGAAGATGTTGTACCAGTTGCAACTGCATCTAAAAAAGGTACACCTGTAGTAACTAAATCTAAGAAAGAAGAATCGGAAGATTCAGAAGAATCGGAAGAAGAACCAACACCACCTAAGAAGGGTGTTAAAGCAACTACTAGCAAGTCTAAGAAAGAAGAAACTGAAGATGATGACTCTGAAGATGAAAAGCCAAAACCTAAAGCAAAAGGTAAAAGCAAGTAAATAATTTATTTTATTTTAATCTAGTTTTAATCTAATATTATTATTTATTATTTATTATTTTATTTTAATATTTTATTTTAATCTAGTTTTAATCTAATATTATTATTTATTATTTTATTTTAATCTAGTTTTAATTGTTTATTTCGTTTTTTATTATGTTTTTTATTATTTTTTTTATTTATAGATATGTCAAAGCTCATCCATTATAATACTATCGAACTTGATAAAATTTATTTACATAATCCATTACTTGAATCGGATAAAGTTATTTGCGAATTATCATATGATAAGTTAGAACCATTTATGTTTTTTATTGATACTTTAAAAGTTATTAAGTTTACCAATGATGAAATTATTCTAGATTTAAGAAATAATGATCATATTAAAAATCTATTTAATGATATCGATGAAAAAATTGTTGCTGAAATTCAAACTAGACAACTTGTTAAAAATTATGGATTAAAAAAATTTACTTATATTCCATTAATTAATAATTACACTAATAACAATAATGAAACTTTTGATGTTTTAAAATTAAAAGTTAATTTATTTGGAGATTACAAGACCGCATTATTTTTTAAATATGACAAACCTATTCATAATTTATCTATAATGCAAACTGATATAACCGTAAAAACTATATTTGAATGTATAAATCTAACATTTGATAAAGTATCTAAACTTATATATCTTGATAATTGTGTAAGACAAATTAAAGTTAAACAATTAAAACCAACCAGAGTTAAAAACTTAGATTATTCTTTTGTCGACTCTGATGATGAAAAAGTAAATGACAATAATGTTGAAGATGATAAAAAAAATAAATTAGATAAAATATATGAATTATCTACAGATAATAACAATGACATAGATAATGAACTAATTAAACATAAAGATATTATCAAAGAAGATATTATCAAAGAAAATAAAGATATAGAAGATGAAGACGATGAAATTGATATGAATGATGAAGATATAGAAAATGAAGATGATGAAATTGATATGAATGATAAAGATATAGAAGATGAAGATGAAATTGATATGAATGATGAAGATATAGAAAATGAAGATGATGAAATTGATATAGAAGATAAAGATATAGAAGATGAAGATGATGAAATTGATATGAATGATGAAGATAATGAAGATTTATTAAATTTAGATCAAATTAATTTATTAAATAATTCTGAAATATTTGAATCATCAACAACATCTTCATCTGGTGAGAACTTTGGTGAATTATCAGACTAAATATATATTTAATCAAATGATATAGTAAACTTTTCTATACCTTCTGGTATTTTTTTATTTGAATTATTAGAATTAGTAGATGTTCTCTTTTCATTTTGTTTATTTTTTGTTTTTGTAGTTACTATTTCTACCTTCTTCTTTTTCTTTTCTGTTTTCTTTATTTTTTCTTCTTTATTATAATTAATCATTGAGCGGTTAATATCTTCATAATGTTTTTCAACATAATCTATAATCTTATTACTTGTTGCCCATTTAAAAAAATTAAGTTGACCAAGTGTTGTTAATACTTTCTTTGTATCATCTAATTGGTCGTATGAATAATAAAACTTTTTATCTCTTCTAAATGGGTCAAAATTCTTTTTCTTATATGATTTTAATTGAGCTTTATACATAATATTTATACTAAAGTATTCATTATCTCCTATTTTAATATTTACCGATTTCTTATTTGATTTTGTAACTACCCATTCAAGTACTCTTAATGATATTATAGAGTTTGCATTTATGATATCTACCATTTTTTTATTTATTTCTAAAGTCGATTTTTTAAAAAATCTATCTACCATTTTATAATAACATAATTGTTTTTGCGATTTAAAAAAAGTATGTGGGTTAAAATTCTCACAAATTTCATCAGTTTCTATACTTTCATTATCGCTATTTGAATAATCTATACTCGAATTAGAAGAATCATCTGTACTTGACATTATATATAATTAATATATACTCTTATGTTTTTTTAAGTAATATAAAAAAATAAGTAATTTAATTTAATATTTTTATTACACCTTTTTTCACTGAAAAAAGTTTAATCATCGTCACTATCACCTTCACTATCGCTTTCATCATCATATAAATCACCTGGAATATATTTCTTATTTACATATGTTTTTGGAATCTTCTTTCCTTTTTTTTCATTATTATATTTTGTTACATTCTCTGCCATCTTTTTAATATCTTCTTTCGATACATTAATATTGTCATCATTCATTTCTATCATTTTATCAATTAAGTTGATATTATCTTTAAACTTTTTGTCTTCTTCTTTATTAATCTTATAGATTTCTTCTTCAACTGTATCTTTCATGATAAATCTTACTACTGATACTTTTTTAGTTTGTCCCATTCGGTATGCACGACCAATTGCTTGCCATTCCATATTACGGCGATATTCATATGAACCAATACCATTCGTTTTATTAACCATCATATTATTAAGATCTACCACTGTATCATCTTTATAAATTGCATCTAATAATATAACATTTTCCGCTGCTGTAAGATTTGTACCTGCTGCTGCTGATTCAGATGATAACATAATTACTTTAACATCTTCTTGAAAAGTAAATGCACGGATTGCCTTATCGCGTGTCCACACATTACCTTTACAAAATACATTCTTAATTCCATGGGCATTTAGAACTTCACCAGTTCGATGTAACATGTCATCCCATTGAGAGAATACAATAGATTTACCTTTGTTTGATTTTAAAAATAATACTAAGTTTGCAAGTTTGGTTCCAATCTTATTAATTAAATCTTGTTTATCCTTAGTATCTTTATTATCAGATATTTTTTGTTTCTCATATGAAATTATAAATACATCCGAAGGAGTTATTGGTTTTGTACATGTTGGGCATTTAGGTTGTTTTACTATATTAACTTTAATACATTCATAACAAAATAGGTGACCACATTTAGTGACACCTACATCGTCCCCGGTAATTTCATTCAGACAAATTGGACAATTATCTTTATCTTCTTCATCTAATTCTTCACCTGATTTAAGTTTAGTAAGTTTATTTAACATATTTGTAAAAAATTCACACGTACCACGTTTACCTTGGTATTCTCTGGTTACAACGTCGAGCTTTAATTTATAATCTTCATGTAATTTATAAAATTTTTCTAAAGTTACTGATGGATTCTTAACAAGTTTTGCTTTTACTTGATTATTTAAATCATCAAATGTATTATTATTAATTATAACTAATTTTTTATTAGTTAGTTTATCATTATTATCGTCATCATCATCAGATTCATCACTATCATCATCATTTATATCATTGTTATCTTCTTCTTGTATTTTCTTTTCAAATTTAGGGTCATATATTTTAGGAGGAAATTCGATCTTAACTTTATTACCGAGTTGACGTTGAAATTTTCTACAACGTTTATATTGTGTAACAGTTATTTTACGAAGTAATTTCGAAATACTATATTTTATTATATTTACTTTTTCAAGTGCATGCGATGCAGCATTTTGGTAATGTGTAACCATCATTTTTTCTATGTCTTCCGGTGTCTTGCAAGTTGATATATTAAATTTAATTTCTTCAGCGAGACGAGGATCATTACATAATTGACGAACTAATACCGAAAATCTATTAATATTTGGATTAGCTAAATATGCAGAATAAATTGCACGTTCTGTTGGACTAAGTTTCATAAGGATAACCTTTTCATCATATGGTTCAAGTTTGTATTCAGTACGAATAGATTGTTTTGTATTACGACGAAAAAACTGTTTAGTAATATAATTATATACAGATTCATTCATAAAAATTTTTGTTATGTCTTGAATTTTATATTTTGTTACATATTCTACCATTTTCTCTGCACATATACCCTTATTAAATGGTGTTCCTGTTACACACCATTTATAGTTACCAGATATTAATTGAATAATTGTTTTAAGATAATTATATTTAGGTACTGTATAAATTTCATGAAATTCATCACAAATTATACGTTGGAAATTTATACAGTTTAATACTGGATTTGTTTCGAATAATTTCAATGGGTTCTCAGATAAGTTATCATATATTTTTTCAAGAATTGTATTTACTTGTCCAATATTAGAACTATTTTGTATAAAATTTATACCTTTTTTACAATGTGTGTCTTGTTCTTTTAACCATGATTTGTAATAAGAATCATTTCCTAGAAAATTAAATGATACAACCACAAAGTCAGCATCTAAAATATCCATATATGTATACTTATCAAAATGTACTTTTGTCATCATTGGAATTGTAATAACATTGTAATCTTCTTTAATTGTTTTTGTAATTTCTCGAACCCATTGATTACATAATTGATTTGGACAAATAATTAGTGTAGCACGACTTTGAAGTCGTTTTAATTCTGGTGAAAAATAATTTAGTTTACAAGGTGGATTAGATAATGATAGAGCAATAGTTTGGAATGTTTTACCTAAACCTACTTCATCTGCAAGTAATCCTCCAAAAAATTCAACACTCTTTCTGTTTTTAACTGAAATTAATTCTTTACGAACAGTATCACATACATATTCTCCAAAAAATATTTCATCGTTATTACTATAAGAAATCTTTTGAATGTTTTTTTCTTTATCATACATCCATTTTACTGTTTTACGTTGATAATCAAAAAGATTAATCTTTGTAAAAGTAGGATTCTCAATAATTTGGTCAGTAATATCTGTATTACTACCATTCGAAATAAGTGTTAGATGATCTAATTTTTTATCATATGTTAATTGTGAGAGAACTGTCCCATTTTTAGAATATGATATATGACATGAACACGCATCTAATAAAAATTTCTTATTAGGAATGTTATTAATTTGTTCTGAAAGTAGTTTATGTGATACACCAACTACAAGTATTGAAATATTAGTTTCTTTAAATTTAAATAAGAGAATTTTATAAAAAGTATAATCAAGTGCATCTTTTATTTTATGTGTGTCTGATGCATATGAATTATAATTCTTAATTGCTTCAATACCTTCAATCGTTTCAGCATCAGATTCTAATAGTTTATCTAAAGTGATACTATTAGTAAGTGGATTATTATATGAATGGTTTTTAGCAAACTTATCATATATGATGTATGTATAACCGTCAACGTTCATTTTATTATTGTTATTTTTCGTTCTTTTATATATATTAACCTTTAAATATCAATTTTTTGTTAAATTCTAACACTAACATTGGTGTAAGATATTGGTGTACACTATGTAACACTAAAAATGGAAATAGTAATAGAATTAGAACATAAATATTGCAAAAGGATTCATAAATAATATATATAATAATATATAAAATAAAGTATATGATGTAACGAATATTGTTGTCTATATAACTTTACATAAAATATTTCAACAACTCTTGTGTAAAAAATTCAAATTCTCCCGACACTTTCAGAAAAACCAAAACATTGGGCACAAAAATGAAAAATGACTTTCGAGGTATATACACTTTCGAAAATCACAAAAAGTCGATTTTTCCCGTTTCGCCCAAGAAACCATTGATGCGAATTTTA